CCGCACGTCGAGGCCTGGGGGTCGAGCCAGCCGCACGTCGAGGCCTGGGGGTCGAGCCAGCCGCACGTCGAGGCCTGGGGGTCGAGCCAGCCGCACGTCGTGGCCCGGGAGTCGAGCCAGCCGCACGTCGAGGCCTGGGGGTCGAACCAGCCGCACGTCGAGGCCAAAGGCACGGTACAGCTGTCGATCCGCGGCGCCGTGTCCGTAGTCGCAGCAGCCACCGTCGCTATCGTCGTAGGTGGCGGGACGCCGACAATCGAAGGCGGTGGATTTGTCCAGCGTGTCGACAGAACAACTCCCGAGACGTGGTGTGCTTACTATGGGGTTGATGTCTGCGACGGGCATGCATTGCTCTATAAAGGAGTCCGACCGGACCTCTGCGCTCCCAGCCATAGTGAGTTCTGCTACCCGATCGCCTCGACCCCAGAGGCTCCGGACTGGGACGGTGGCGAGGCGGAGTGCGGAGGCGGGCTACATTTCTCACCGACGCCACGGCATACGCATGAATTCATGGATACCAATGCCACGCGATCGGCCAGGTATCTCGCGTGCCCGGTGCGGCTCGATGAGATGGCTGTCCACCCCGATGGGGACTATCCTCAGAAATGTAAGGCAAAGCGCGTAGCGCTGCCGTTGTGGGAGGTCGACATTGATGGCAAGCCGGTGCCGGGCGCCGTTGTCTCCTGGCCGCCGCCATCTGTCGCTACAGCGAGTAAAGAGATGTAGACAATACCACAAATCGTAGAGCCACTATTGCCAAAGCGTGTGAAGTGCGACAAGTGCGGCGCGACCATGGAGTATCTGCCCATGACGTCTAACAGTAATATCATGAAAATCATCTATTCGGTGAACTATCCGTGTCTCACAACGTTTGATCCGCTCTGGCGATCGGTTTTTTTTGGCCGGGCCAACGCCAAGGGATTCGAGTGTCCCAAGCTGGCGTCCGGAGGCTATTAGGTTGTTCGAGTCCATGGGACACAGAGGATGGATCTTCGTTCCCGAGCCAGCGGCCGGTTTGGATGCTTGGGCATGGGGTGGAAAAGAGCAGATGGACTGGGAGCGCCACCATCTGGCGCAGGCCAGCGTCATCCTGTTCTGGATCCCTCGCTCTGAGGATAAGTTGCCAGGACTGACAACAAACCTTGAGTTCGGAATGTGGATATGCCGTGATCCGCACAAAGTTGTGTTCGGGGCGCCAATAGACGCCTGGAAAATGGATTCTCTGGAGTACTATGGTAGAGTCCACAACGTTGAGAGACATCTCACCCTGTCTGATACGGTTTATGCTACCATGGAGCTTCTAAGCAAGCGCAAGGAAGTGTGAAAATGAGACGGATTGTTGTGATACTTACATTGCTGTTGTTCTGCGGAACCGATGATTGTAACGAAGCCAACAGGTCCAAGCAAGCCAGCGCTCCACCTACCTCGATGCGCGTCATTGAGTACAGCGAGATCACTGGAACGGTGCCAGGTCCGACAGTCCATGTGTGGATGGTCGCAGACGACAAGCGGGATCTTTGTTTTGTTGTGTTCAACAGCGGTGGTTCCAGTGTAGCTCCTGTGAGGATCGACTGCGCGGTAGTGAATTCAAAAACAGAAAGGGGATACCCATGAGATTTCCATACGTTCCTGGAGCGAGGGTGCGCGCCATCCAAGTTATCACTGAGTCCGGACCAGGCTGCCCGCCGGATCGCTCCAGGACGCTGGAGGATAACGGCGGCCACTTCTTCCCCGGCTATGTCCACGCCGAGGTGGGCGAACTGGGCATAGTGATCGAAGTCGACGACCCCTATGGTGAGAGGGAGGACCCGGAGACCGGTGAAATCCGCCAGTTGAACCCCATCCCGACGGTGCGTTTCGACCGGACGAGAACGGCCACGATCGTACGCGAAGATGAGATCGAGTTAGTGTAGCCGCTCACACCCTTCAACAATACATTGCGTGTTGGTCATATTCCAATACGAAATAATTTATAAAACTACAGAAGGCAAAGATGGAATTCGACCTCTCTAGCCGGACAATCTTTCTTGTTCTTCACGGAAGTCACTCATACGGAATGGCGCGTCCAGAGTCCGATGTTGACCTTCGTGGCATCGCCATTCCCCCAGCAGAGTATTTCCACGGCTACCTAAAACAGTTCGAACAATCCGAGGAAGAGTTTCCACGCAATTTCCAAGTTGAAGGCGGGGAGACTTTCTTAGAAAAAATCCAACGAATGGTTGGACGGGCAATTCCCGAGGACGAGAAGATCGACTTCGTAGTTTACAATATCAAAAAAATCATATACTTAGCCGCACTTGGAAATCCAAACATTTTAGATATCTTATGGGCAGATGAGAGTTGTCACATTCTGAAAACCAAATTGGTTGAACCGCTTCTTGAGAACCGTGATCTGTTCCTGTCCACCAAGGTGCGCTGGAGTTACTCGGGTTACGCAGTGAGTCAACTCAAGCGTCTGAAACTCCACCGGCAGCACCTGCTTCATCCCCCGGCACGCAAGCCGTTGCGGGCCGACTTCGGCCTGCCGGAGCACACTGTGATGCCCCGCGACCAGTTAATGGCGGCTGAGAGCCTGGTGTCCCGCAAGATCGAGGAGTGGCTGGGATCGAAAGAGGAGTTACCCAAGGATGTCCTGCTGGAGATGCGCCAACGGACGACGCTAGCGATCAGGGACATCTGGTCCGCCCTTGCGACCGACGGAAAGGTTACTCCGCCGCTCACGGGGGATGGCGACCTGGACGAGGGACGGATTCGCTGCGCCGCTGGGAAACTGCTGGGATACGACAGCAACTTCCTTGAACTGCTCGACCGAGAGAGGGCTTACAGATCCAAAATGACCCAATGGCGGCAATACGAGGACTGGAAAGCGAATCGTAATCCGGCGCGTGCCGAAATGGAGGCGCGGTTCGGATACGATTCAAAACACGCCTGCCACCTCGTTCGGCTGATGCGTCAGGCCAAGGAGATCCTGGAAACCGGTAAGGTGATCGTGAAGCGTCCGGATGCCGCCGAACTGCTGGCCATCCGCAACGGAGCCTGGAGTTACGAGAAACTCATCGAGTGGGCCGAGCAGCAGGACAAGGAACTTGGCGAGTTCTATGAATCTGGCAAGTCGCCCCTGCCCAAGAAGCCCGACCATGTGAAACTGGACGCCCTGTGCCGCCAGATGGTGGAGGAGTCGATGCGATGATCATTCCAGGCGAGGTCAAGTTGAGGATCGAGGAACTCACCAAGGAGCAGCTTGTGGTCGAGGTGCTGAAGCTCCAGCACATGCTGGACAGCCGCGTGGACGACCGCGAACTGCGCAGAAAACTGGCCACTTTCGAGGACGAATGCTACAAATAGGGCTTTGTCCTGGACAAGATCTGCCAGACCCTGCACCATTTCGGGTACGAGACGCCCGACCTCCCAAGCATCGCCAAGGCGATCCAGAAGGTTTTCTATGTCGACTGGAAACCACAGAGGAAAACCGACGATGTCGAACAAGGCTGACAGGTACCAGTACCAGCCGTGGTATGTCAAGCTTTGGCGGCGCAGGCACTACATCCCGATCCCGTTCGTCGCCCTGCGCGCCTACCTGGCGGGCAGGCGGGTGCGGGAGGACCTGCCATTCAGGGTCTGCTGGAGCATCGCGATCGGCCTTGCCCAGGTCAAGATGGTCTGGCTCCACGACTGGTCCGAGCTGCGGTCGAAGGAGGAGAGCGAATGGAAAGACTGATCTTCGCTTCGCACAACCGCAACAAACTCCGCGAGGTGCGCCAGCTGCTCGACTTGCCGAATGTCGAGCTGCTTTGCCTGGACGACTTGCCGGGCATGCCGGACATCGAGGAGACCGGCTCGACCTTCGCGGAGAACGCCATCCTGAAGGCGCGCGGCGTGTCGGAATGGAGCGGCCTGCCCGCGCTGGCCGACGACAGCGGGCTTGAGATCGACGCGCTCGGCGGCGAGCCGGGCGTGCGCTCGGCCCGCTACGGCGGGCCGGGAGCCGACGCGATCGACCTTCTGCTCCGCAACCTTGAGGATGTCCCAACAGGGAAGCGCACGGCGCGCTTCCGCTGTGTGGTAGCTTTCGTGGATCCCGGCAACCCAGGCAGGGTCAAACTGCGCGAGGGAACCTGCGAGGGCATCATAACCGAGGTTCCGCGTGGCTCGAACGGTTTTGGGTTCGATCCTGTCTTCTACATGGATGAGCTTGGCTACACGCTGGCAGAGGCCGCGCCAGAGGACAAGAACCGGATCAGCCACCGTGGCAGGGCCGTGCGCGCCATGGCCGAATTCCTGCACCTTCATTTTGAATAGGGAGGCAACATGGACGTAAAATCTGTGACAACAGAGGATGTGAGACAGGAGATAGAGGCCGAGGCGGAGGATATCAATCAGTGCGCCAAAGAAGACGGCTGTCCGCATTGGCTCCTTCCGCTTTTCCAGGCCGGAGAATGGATTGGCCGTAAGGTAAAGAGGGCGGGCGGATCCGAACAGGAGTCCAAGAACCTGAGCTTTGCGTTCGGGCAGATCATTTGTATGAAGGGTGTCGAACAATCTTTTGAGGTAGCCGCCGAGTGCTTTAACCGTTGGCTCGAAGGGAATCCGGATAAGCCCGGCGCAGAGCTTGCCAAGGCACTAATCACCGGAAAAAGATGAGTAAATCCGATGGAGTCTTATAAGTACAACCCAAACGCCGCCGGGCATGTCTAGCCGGTCGACCACGGCGCGCACCGTCTTTGGCGGACTACGGAGGGAGGAAGGGAAAGCTGGATGGGGGGCTGCCATGGGCTACATACAGACCGGCATTGACCTGTAAGAATACCAAGGAGACTGGGTGGACAAGATGAAGGAGCTACGAGAACTGATTGCCCTGATCGACATGGACGGCACTATTGCCGATTTCGACGGCGCTATGCTCCGCGAGCTGGAGCGGATCGCGTCGCCAGGCGAGCCCTCCCTCATTGGGCAGGACGGGCAGTCTGTCGACCTGCCGCACATTAGATCTCGCCGTAAACTGATCAGGAATCAGCCGGGCTTCTGGCGATGGCTGCCAATCTACCCTCCCGGTTTCGAGATCATGGCGGAACTGAAGGCGCTTGGGTTCCAATGCCATGTGCTGACCAAGGGTCCGAAGAATGAGCCTGCCGGGTGGATGGAGAAGGTTGAGTGGTGCCGCAGGCACCTGCCTGACACGCCCGTCATCATTTCCGAGGACAAGAGCTTGGTGTATGGTCGTGTGCTTGTAGACGACTGGAGTGACTATTTTCTGCCTTGGCTGGAACATCGTCCGCGCGGTCTGGTTGTCGCTCCAGCCCATCCGTGGAACAAAGATGTCAAACATCCACAGGTTGTGCGGTATGATGGCAACAATTTGGAAGAGGTTCGGCAACGGCTGACAGAGGCAATAGACTGATGTACGGCTGAAAATAGATGCCTTGACAGTTTCGTACATACAGGCCCAAACAAGGTTCTCATCAAATACTTCTTTGTATAGAGCCCTGAAAATGTTTCCACCTTTATACAAAAAGTATTGATAGAAAGGCTCATTATGAGATTTGTTCTTGGAGATGTTACCAAACCACAAGGCGAAGGACTAAAAATAATAGCCCATGTCTGTAATGATGCTAATGGCTACGGATCAGGCGTGGCTGGAGCTATAGCCAAATGCTGGCCTGAGGCCAAATTAGCCTATCATAGGTGGCACGCCAAGGCCGAGAATTTCGCGCTGGGCATGGTCCAGCTGGTCAAGCTTCCGGATGGGATCATCGTCGCAAACATGGTGGCCCAGCACGGGTACGCCTACAAGGGCCATCCGGCCATCCAGTATCCTGCACTCCACATGTGCCTGTCCAAGGTCGCGAAGCGCGCCAAGGAGTTGGGAGCCTCCATACATTGCCCGCGTATAGGGTGCGGACTGGCTGGAGGGACATGGGACAAGGTCGAGCCCATTATCCTCGAGACCATGGACGGTGTCGATGTGACGGTGTACAATTTTCGGGAAGATGTGTAATGAGCGAATTCATAAAGAATGTCAGGATGGCGTGGGCAGGGATGAAACCGCAGGACCAAGTCTGTACTGTCTTGATGATCCCGCTGGGAATTGTGGGCGTGGCCTTTATCGCACACGGGATACTTGCTGACAGAGGATGCGCCGCACATGTCGGAGTGTGGACTTATGCCACCGACGGGTTAGCGGCCCTCATCCTTGGTATAGTACTTGGGACTTATGCCGCCTTTCTGGTGCGCATCGTCATTGGCGTGCCGGAGATTGCCATGGCGGCCAAGAAGAAGGTATACAAGATCCGGGATGAGCGCGAGTGGCGTAGGACGCACTATCCTAACGACCGTAGTTTCGATTGGGGTCCAATCCTGCGCACGACACTGTTATTCCTGGTAGTCGCAGCGACAGTCATCATGATTGGCGGTGGTATCGGGTACATTACCTGGCTTCTGTTCTGCTAAGGAATCGTGCGCGTTGATGCAGCGAAAAAATTTCGCGCCACTTTTTCGCAAAATGAAGGGTAGGATACATAAAAACCATGGTAGAGTTGGAGGCTTACCAACTACGAATATGACGACGTCGGTGGGAATGAGGTAGCCGGATTGTTCACATAGTCAAGGGAACTCGATTTACCTCTTCTTGTGCGCGGCGTGAACATGAGGCTCGACAACAACACCTATGGCGTGATGCAGGTTGTCGTGGACTAGGACGGCGCGCAGACGATCACATGTCGCTACAATATTGGCTACGACGGGTTCCGCGAACGCAAGTTCGCCAACCTGATCAAGAGGGGCTGGACCCTGGTCAAGGAATACAAATGATGCGAATTTTCGTCATGATGGTTGGGCTCCCCGGAGCAGGAAAGACTTGGCTGCGCCAGAAGGCATTTTTCGACGCCAAGGTCATCTGTCCCGATGACAGGATTGGATACACCAAGGACAAACCGTGGACGCCAAGGGTGGCCTCGGCTGCCTGGCGCGACGCCGACGAAAAATTCGATGCCGCGCTCGCGGACAAACAGGCGGATCTTGTGGTTTTCGATGCCACGAATGTGGCGGCGAAGCGGCGGCGGAAGTACATGTCGAACGCCATCAAAGCAGGTATGCAGACCGTGGCCGTCTATTGCCAAGCGGGAAAGAGCGTATGCCTGGAGAGGAATGCCGCTCGGAATGAGCACCGCAGGGTGCCATTGGATGTCATCGATAGGATGTGTGGGAACCTGGAGCCGCCAAGTCTTAAGGAGGGTTTCCATATGGTGGCACGCATCGATCCGCTCGAAGGTATCCACAGTTTCCACGAGTCCATGGACTGTAGATGTGGAGACGCGATCCGCGAACGGTTTAAATTCTTGTGGGGAAACGCGCAGCATCGGTCAGTCACCGTCACGAAGCAATGAGGATGGTCATGGCTGAGAACATCCTGGGTTTCCTGATTTTCATTTTCGGCGGCGCGATCTTGGAGTTCCTGGAGGTCCGGCGGCAGCAGAAGTGCGCGCACGAGCGGGAGACGGTTAGGATCAAAACGTCAGTCACAATGGGGCGGTGTGGTAAAGGAAAAAGAAATGACCGACCAGGAACTTCAACTCCGCCTACTCTACGCCGTGATCGTCGCGGGCAAGTCGGCCAAGTTCGCCGAGCAGGCGATGGCCAGGCTGTTTGTCGGACTCGGAGGCAACCTGCCGTTCGACAGGGTGCGCGCCTGGGTCGCGGAAGGCGCACTGGAAACCAGGCTGTGGGAAGCGCGGGTCGGGAACTACAGCAAGGTGCTCCGGGCGTTCGCCGCCTTGGCCGAAGCCGGGCTCGACCTGCGCAGCTGCGGTCCGGCCGACCTGGAGGCGATCCATGGCATCGGCCCGAAGACCGCACGATTTTTCATCATCTGGACGCGCCCTCTCGCGCGGGTAGCCGCGCTGGATGTCCATATTTTACGCTGGATGCGCCAGCATGGCTATAATGCGCCGCATCAGACCCCTCCATCCGGTAAGCGGTATGCCGAACTGGAGGCCGCCTTCCTGGCGGAGGCCGACAGGCGCGAGCTGACGCCGAGGGAACTTGACGAACAGATATGGAGCAGAGGATCAGGATTACGCCAAGACGTCTGTTTCGATTCTGTGTCAGCTAGTGTCACAACTGTGGACAAATGATTCCTGGTGTTTAGATGGTTCCCAATCTTGTGTGGGAGGGGCATATGGCGACCGAGATCGAACGAAAGTACCTGGTCAATAACCGGTGGCAAGACGTGGTTCCTGATGACATGATTAAGATTACGCAGGGATACCTAGCGACTGCCGAGGACACAACGGTCAGGATCCGCATGATGGATCGGAAAGGGACGCTGGAGGCCAGACTTGCCGTGAAGGGTCCGACTGTCGGCATCTCGCGCCCGGAGTTTGAATATGCCATTCCCCTTAGTGATGCCCAGGAGATGTTATATTTGTGCGGCAGCCGGATCGTCTGGAAGATCAGGTTCTTTGTGCCGTCATCTCGCAAGGGTCTGGTGTGGGAAATTGACGTGTTCAAGGGTAAGCACGAGGGGCTTGTGCTCGCCGAGATCGAGCTTGTCAGTCCTGAGGACCGCATGGTCCGCCTTCCGAAGTGGATTGACAGAGAGGTCTCAGGGGATTGTAGATATTCCAACCATAGTCTGGCCATCCACGGGCTGAAGCTTGTCGGGAAAGAAGCATAGCATGACCGTCTGTAACTGGTGTAAACAAGAGATGAGGAACAAGGTGTCCTGTAACGGCGAGCCGGTCAAGTTCCCGGACGGGACAGAACTGCTCCCGATCCCGTATGATCCTGAGTATGGCGGATCGGAGCAGATCTGCCACGATTGTAAAACTCCGAGAGGCGGGTTCCATCATCCTGGGTGTGACATGGAGCGGTGCCCGAAATGTGGCGGCCAGCTCATCGGCTGCGGATGCCTGAGCGACGGGAACGACTGCGAGGACGAGTAGATGTATCCCGAGACCAAGGAGGCCGTCCGCAGGGCCATGCGCGTATGCCAAATTTTATGGGGAATGGATTCTGAGGAATACGTGCGCCTGTTCGAGGTCGCCAGTGCGGTGGAGTTTCCTACCCGAAATATAATCGCCACGCGCCTGCGCGAACGCTTCAGGGACGAAGTCATAGGTGACGAGGAGTTCGCTTGCCTCGTCGACGCAGAATTGATCGAAGAGTTAAAAACCAGGTACTCAAATGCCGCCGTGGCGGCCGGATTCGATGCCGAATACGGCCTGGCGATGCTGGAATACGCCGCAATTCTCCGAGACTTGGAGGATGATGACGGCTACGAGGATCCATGAGGATACCGACACCCGACCAATGGCGATATGAAGGGCTGGCAGAATCCCTTGCCAAGATGATTCGGCAGGATCCGGATTTCCTGACCCAGGAGGAGCGTCTTGAGGAGTTCCTCCTGGACGCTTTTGACAAGGTCTACAGGATGGGGCAAAATGATCCGGCTGCCGCCCACGAGAATATCACCAAGGGAATCGAAGTCGGCCTCCGCATTGCTCGCCCGGTGATATCGGTCACTGACCTTTCCGGAATGCCGGAAATACTCGAGCGGATCAAGGAAAGATGGAAAACAGGATCTTGTCATTAAGGCAGGGAAGGCTGGCCTGGTTCTCGGCAGCCATGACCATCGTGTTGGCTGTAGCCGACGCCTTGGGCACGCAGATCATCATCGGCATGGGTGGAGAGGAGAAGAATCCCATCTGGGCATGGTTCATATCGGTGGCCGGTGTCTGGTGGATTGCTCCGAAGTTGCTCCTAAACGCTGCGGCAAGTCTTTTACTTTTGGCTTGTTGGCGGATTACGCTCGCAAGGGTGGCGATGGCTGCCTACATCGTGATATACTTTGCCGTTGTAGTTCTCCATATCTGGCTTATAGCACATAGAGGATGACGTGGTCAAGACCTTACTACCCCTGATCGCCCTACTGGTCGCCTGTGAATCGCGTCCCCCGATGATTACCCCAACACCCGCCAAGGTTTGTGACAAATGGATGGATTTGGAGGTAGACAGTCTTTTCACTATCCTGGAGAGGACTGAAATTCTCAAGGCCATCTCGGACTGGAGAGCCGCATCATCTGATCGGATATGTTTCCAGATTACCTGGTGGGACACGTCCAAGGACGAAAGAACATTCCGATTCGACGGCAGATTTGTGATCTACAGCTGGCGCAGATCATGGCAAATCAGGGCCGCCACCTCGATCGACCGGAGCCCATGCCCGACCAGGAACATTTGCCTAGGGGTCACGATCTGGGAGCACGACGTGCGGGCATCGGACGTGTTCGTGTTCACCAAAAAACTAGAATACTTGAGAGCCATCGCGACACATGAGTTGGGCCACGTATTCGGTCTGAAGCACACCGGTGTCTACGACAGCATCATGTACGAAACCGTCCGCCAGGACAAGACCATCGGCGGGATCGACCGCAAGAACCTCGCCTGTCTCCTGAAGACCAGATGGTTCCTCAATCCCAGAAACGACTGCACGTACACCAGGTGAGGGAGCGAACTGAATAAGTCCCTATGGACAATGAGAGGAAATTCTATGGACGCGAGACAGAAATCTCTCCTTGCCCAGTTTGCCCTTCATAAGGTTACAAGTCCAGCAGCAAGGGACTACATTCTCGGGCAGATAGCCCCGCGAATTGTCGAGCCGGTCGACGCCTATCATGTGCCCAGGAATATCTGCTGAATCACCACAGTAGTGGCATACCTGTGTAACAAGTGCCTCAAACTGTCCTGCGGTAAGGGTGAAATCAAGTTGCCTCTGTTCGGCTCCCCGTTTGTAGACGGCGTACATGGCTTCGGGGGATCGTCGGCGTTGACAGGTTGAGCAACGTATGGATCCGTTGGGAAGACGGACATTGGGCACGCTTTCTTCCCCGCAGTCGGAACAGATCTCCAAGTGCCTTTTCTTGGAGCACCACGAGCACAGAGCGGTTCCGTCTGGTAGGCGCCTTTCTACAGGTCGCTTACGACCACATTCTGCGCACGGCTCTGTTCTGCGTTTTCTGCGACAATCGGCGCAGACGGATCCACCATCTGGAAGCCGCACACAGGTAGGTTTGTCTTTGCCGCAATCAACGCAAAGTTCTTTGTGCTTGTTGTTCCAGTCCTGAACTTTCTGGTTATTACAGGTTTTGCAACTGTAGCACATACCGTCCGAGTTCCGCTTGTGGGGAGAGAAAAATTCCAAAGTGGCTGGTTTGTCTTTCCCGCAATCTGCGCACCGCTTTGTGCGAGTCGGATCCTCGGCTGGCTGAAAAGTTCTGGCTTTGTTGTAATTGGACTTACACTTTTTACACATAGCACAGAGCCCATCTCGGGCTCGGCTGTTTCTGTGAAACTCCGTTTCGGACAATTCGTCCTCACAGGCGCAACAACACTTCATTCTCAAGTCCCCCTTTACCTTAATAATGAATTATTGATAGGAACGGAGCAAAAAATGTGGAGACGGGGAAACGATAGGACTTTTCTAGACCTGTCGAGAATAGATAGGTCAGAGTTCAAGGTTGTCTCGGAAAACGGTTTTCATCTAGTATATCCCAAAAAGAACAAATGGGACTGGACCCTCGAAGAGCGATGGTTGAGATCGATCATAGTGGGTGACGACGGCGCAGTTCTTTCCTGCTCGTGGCCAAAGTTCGGCAACTTTGGAGAGTTTCTCTCCGATACAGACGCCTTGAAAACAGCCCTTGCCGATGGATCAACTGTCCGATTTACAGCAAAAGAAGACGGAAGTCTTCTAATTCGCAGCGTCGTCAATGGACAGGTCATCATGCGCACGCGTGGTACCCTTTTCGGCGGCGAGTCGGACGATGGCAGCGAGACCTATGGCGAAAAGTTCCGCCGGGTCGCGGCCGCCAAGTACCCGAAGCTCCTGGATCCGGCATGGATGCCAGATGTGTCCCTCCTGTTGGAATACATTGCGCCCGACAACGCGGTAGTGGTGCGGTACAAGGATGAGGACCTGATCTTCCTAGGAGGCGTGGAGCATCGCGGGCCCTCCATAATCCCGTGGCACGACGCCACTATGATCGCTTTTCTCGGCGGCCTACGGCTCGTCGAACTGAAGGAGCTTCCGTCCGATCCGGTGAAGTTGCTCGAGGAGGTCAAGGAGTGGCGCACGGAGGGCGTGGTGGCGCGGTGCGACGGCGACCAGGTCTTCGTGAAGGTCAAGAGCGCCTGGTACCTCGCCAACCATCGCATGAAGTACTCCATGAAGTACAGAACCATCGTGGAGTTCGTAGCCCTGTCTGGCGTGGCGAGCGAGGACGAGCTGGTCGCCAAACTGCGCGAATACGACTACGATTTCGAGGTCGTCGAGGGCGGCAGGGAGTTTTACAGGCGGTATGCGGCGGCCCGCTCCGCAGCGCTAGAGTTGCGCGCCAAAGCAGAAGAACTGTATGCCGGATCAGGCATCGGCATCATGCTGTTTGATACCGAAGCTGCCAGGCGCAAGTACTTCGCGCAGATTGCCTGTGCTCAACAGCCATCCATCAAGAGCATGATGTTCGCGCTCTACGACAACAGGACCGAGCGTCTGGATACCGTGGTGCGCAAACTGATCCTCTCTGAGGGCGAAAAACACAAATGATTCCAAGGGTCGGACAGAAAGTCCAGGTTTCCTCGGAACTGATAGCCTGGGCCAAAGCGACCAACCGTCTTCGGCTCGCGCATCTCGGGGGCGTTGGGACGTTGTGAAAGAGGCCAAACCGGATCCTCTCCTCGTGAATTTGACAATAGTGATCACCAATTTCGGCAAAGTCGGCACATCCTTGTCCGTTGGGATCGACAAGGATGGCTGGTAACGTCGGCGAAGGCCACTGATGCTTTTTGTCTGCGAACTGGTCGGAGATCCGTGTCCGAGATGCGGGAGATTTGGCGCCCGCGCCGATGGCCTGCGTTTGCCGAAACCCCGAATGTGGACAAGGTGTCATCTGGAGGATCTGATGAAGCAATCCCACCACATGCTCTGCGAGGTTGTTCCGCTCAGTGTGGTAAATCTGCGTCCAGAGGCCATCCGTGATCGTCTACGCGAAGAGGTCCAACTCTACCTACATGGTGGATGGACACTGCGCGCCCAGGCGGTGTACGGTGATTTCATTTACCTGACTTTCGTGCGGAAAGAGACGCGATGACGAAAACAATCAGTTTTGATTTCGGGACCTACGTGGAAGACAACCGCGCAACCCTGAATCGCCGCCTGAAAGATGACGCCCCGGTGGCCGAAACTAGGCGCGCGCGCCGACAGAAGACCAGGAAGACCATTGCGAAGATCGCTACAGTCGCAAGGGAGGTGCTCGACATCTACACTGCGGTGAAGCGCAAGGATCCGATCTCCGTGGCGCTTGGTGCGCTCTCAGCATACGGCTGCGTCAGCGAGCTGTTCGAGAAGCCATCGCCGCAGGCCCAGGAGCACCTCAAGTCCATTGGGGCCACCAAGGTCTTCCCCATGATGTGCTCTTTTATCTTCCACACGCTTCAGCAGATGGATATACCAATCAAGCGCGCCTGGAGCTACTCTGATACCAGCGATGATGGGAACGAAACCAAGGAGGGAATCGAGGAGTTCGACCTTGGCGGCGATGTGAAGGTGTGGTTCATTAACTCGGGATCCGACGACAAGATGGAGGGTCCCGAGCATGGGCCGTATGTGCTCGATCAGGCCGCCTTCACGGCACGCTTATCGTCCGTTCTCGAAGAGAAGCTTAGCCGCATCATGGCGGTCAACACAATCGTGAAGGGGTGGGAAGACATGTACTATCTCGGCCCCCTGAGGATACCAACATCCCTTTATGTCAGTCACATCGACGAGGACGAGCTGATGCGGCGTGTGTTTGAGCTACAGAAGCTCGGTTTTAATCGTTCGGTGCTTTTTTTCGGCCCGCCAGGCATCGGTAAGACTACCTTGGCTGCCAAACTAGCCGAGCGAATGGATGGCAGGCTGCTTGTGGCATCCTCTGCGATCCTGGATTCTCCGCGCGGGCGAACCATCTTGGAAGAGCTGACGGATCTGGTCGATCCGGCTGTCATACTGCTCGATGACCTGGACAAGATGTGGCGGCCAAGCGAGATGCTCGAGAGTATGGAGCGCCTCAATCGCAAAGTTGGAGTGCGCCGCCGCTTGATTATCGGGACTGTGAACACCCTCTCCGAGATCCCCGAGCCTCTGAGGAGGCCAGGACGTTTCGACGAGATCGTGGAGTTCCCCCCGCTGACGCTCGAGCAGCGTCACGCCATCCTCGCCGTCTACACCAAGGAGTTCGGCTCCTCACTGACGGAGATACAGCTTGACAGGCTCGCGAGGGCCTCGAATGACATGACTGGGGCCTACCTGAAGGAGATTGCTATGCGGACCACGGTCGTTCCGTTCGACCTGATGTGTGAGCACATTGCACAGATGAAGAGGATCTGTAACATGGTCGATAAGGTTGAGGAGACAAAGAAGGCAGAGAAGGTTCAGAAGCTGACCGAAAACCGCCGCCGCAAGGGCGGATCCAAGACCAGACTGACAACACCAAGGTGAACGATGGAAGTGATTCGACTACCTTTCCTGCCTTTGCGAGGGCAGAACCTCATCATGTTCCCGACGCTGGGATATCACGTCGACCTCACGCGCCCAGGCTCGCTGTCAACCGTCAGAAAGGCCATCGACACAGGAAAACGCATCGTCATCGGGTTCCATAAAGCTCTCCAGAAAGGATCCTCCACGAGAAGTACCGTCTCCGACTTCTGGGAGACGGGCTGCGAAGCGGTGATCAAGGACATTTCCGATCAGGGCGACGCTAAGTGCGTTTTCGTAGAGGGCGTACGACGCGTCAGGATCTGCGCAATCAGGGCCGACAAGGGCCTGTACTCCTGCGATTTCGAGCCAATTGGCGAACTTGAGTTCGAAATGACCGACCATCTTGGCGAACTCGCTATGTATCTCCAGAGCTTGGCGCTCGGTCTTGAGAGTACGGCTGCTTTTTCGCCAATGGTTAAACCTAGGACAAGCGGCGATCTTGGCCGGTTCGTCGACACGATAGCCTTCAAGATCGCATCAACCAGCAAGGAGAGGATCAGACTGCTTCGCGCCACTGATACACGAAAGCGGATCGAGATGTTACACATGATCCTAACCCACTTGGTAGAGCGCGAGAACGAGCGTATTGCTGAACAAACTGTCAAGGAGATGGCTGGGCAACAGAGTGGAGGATCTACGGCCACCATTACTACGAACAGGCCAGAAGCTCCGGTGGATGTTAAGGATTCCGAAGTTAAACGTCTGACTGACCTCGTAGCAGCCGCCGGGATGAGCGACGAGGCCAAAGCTATTGCATCGGGTGAACTTCAGCGCCTACAGTTGATGTCCACCAGTTCGTCCGAATACAACGTCACGGTTACTTACCTCGACATCCTGGCCGGGCTGCCATGGTCCAAGATGAGCGAGGACCGGGTCGACATCGAGGAGGCCCGCCGGGTACTCGATGAGGATCATTACGGTCTACAAGAGCCGAAAGAGCGGATCTTGGAATTCCTGGCCGTGCGAAAGCTGACCGCAAAAAACGGCGGAGCAATCCTGTGCTTCACTGGTCCTCCGGGCGTGGGCAAAACCAGCCTCGGGCGGAGCATCGCTAAGGCCACGGGTAGGGTCTTCATCCGCACATCCCTTGGTGGGGTGCGCGACGAGGCTGAGATTCGTGGTCACCGCCGGACCTACATCAGCGCGCTGCCTGGACGGATCCTACAGGAGCTGCGCAAGGCCGATGTCAGGAATCCCGTGTTCATGCTGGACGAGATCGACAAGCTTAGCAAAGATGTCCATGGCGATCCGGCGTCCGCCCTCTTGGAGGCGCTCGACTCCGAACAGAATTTTGCTTTCAAGGATAACTACCTCGGGGCCGGGTTCGACCTCTCGCAGACCTTCTTTATCGGCACGGCGAACGATGTGTATGGCATGCCACCTGCGCTGCGAGATCGGCTTGAGATCGTGGAGATCCCAGGCTATTCTGCCATGGCCAAGTCCCACATCGCTAGGAAGTACCTGATTCCCAAGCAAAAGGAAAAAAACGGCCTGGCGGATCGGGACATTGTCATCCTGGACGAGGCCATCGATCACATTATTGGATCCTACACGAGCGAGGCCGGCGTCCGCGTGCTTGAGCGATGCTGCGGATCTATCTTCAGGAAGCTGGCTGTGTATGCCGCCGCAGAACGCGATGTACCAAGCACCGTGGACACCAGGATGGTAAAGGAGCTACTTGGACCGCCCAAGCTATTTGTACAGAAAATGGCCGACAAGCCATTGGTTGGAACCAGTACCGGCTTGGCATGGTCGGCAGCAGGCGGATCTATCCTATTCGTGGAATCGGCGTTGATTCCAGGCTCTGGCGGCTTAGAGATGACTGGGAACCTTGGGCAGATCTTACAGGAGTCAGCTCAGGTGGCACACACCTGGATCCTGACCAACGCAAAACGGTTCGGTATGGATACTGGGTCATTGGAGAAGAAGACTATCCGTATTCATCTTCCCGCAGGAGCTATCCCGAAGGATGGTCCAAGTGCGGGTCTGGCCATGGTGGTTTCGGTCTTCTCGCTGTTGTTCAATATTCCAGCAAGGAACGATATCGCTATGACCGGCGAGATTTCCCTACGCGGCAAGGTCATGCCGGTCGGCGGGATCGTGGAAAAACTTCTGGCGGCGCATAGGGCTGGGATCAGAGAAATTATTCTGCCGAAGGACAATACAGACTCACTGACCGAGGTTCCCGAAGAGGTGGCGCGGGAGATGAGAATTCATCTGGTCGACCAGCTAGATGAGGTTCTAGATATCGCACTGGTCGAACGCAAGGAAATAGCGACTTGATATTGGATCGCGCGCGTTGATGCAGCGGTTCGATTTCGCGTCGCTTTTATACATGGAATCCAATAGTGTTGCCGAAATGCTGAAGCTAATAATGGATTCATCCCCGGCACTGCCGTGTGAATATCCGGATGGCGAAGCGGGGGAATTCCTCAGGAATCCCACAACACAACCGATGGCGCTGTTATTGGGCACCATAAGCTTGTACGGTTCGGAGGATCCTTGGGCGCTTCCACACGGTATGGCGATCCGGCTGAATATGAATCGCTTTGATGCCAAGACAGTCGCCGCAGTGGGAGAGCAAAACCTGCGGTTCGCAATCAGTACTAAACCGGCACTACATATCGATCCACATAGGATGGGCCGGTGGGCCTGGCAGGCAGCCAGCGTCGTAGTAGGACAGTATGGTGGGGCCAACTGGATATGGAACGATTACCGCACGATTGATGTGGATCGCCTTATTAGGCGTCTGATAGGGGTGCCAGGGGTAGGTTTTGTCAAGGCCATTATGCTTACGTTCCTACTCCACCGGGACTGGAAGGCTGACATCGTAGGTTGGGAAAGATTCGAGCCACCGATGGACGCCGGGATGATGTTGGCCGCCAGCCGACTCGGGGTGGTCGGAACCATTGGAGCACCAGATCCGGAGCGGGTTGTCAGGGCGTATGAGGGTTTACGGTCTGTATCGAAATCATTTTGCGTGAGGAATATGCCGCTTTGCGGCAGATGTCCCCTTTCTGAAAAGTGCCCAAGACAAGGAGTATAACTAGAAATGGACAATAGAAACAACAAGCGGCAGGACAGGTATCGTCATGGCCGCAAAAACGAGTTTGGAACGCTTCGGGACGCGCAGCGCCAGAAGCGCGACCGGCGCGAGCAGGTGAAGCAGCCGCAGCCGCCAAAGGCAGGCGGCGGAGGCGAGAGAACGCGATGTGAACATTGTGGAGGGTCACTTAGGACGCGTGGTGCGGTCGGCCATGCTGGCCATTTGCGGTGGAAGTGTCGTAAATGTGGACGCACCATGTGGGTGCGCCCGAATTTTAAGCCCCCTGTGCCCATCGTTTTAGTGAGCAGGACGGGGCACTTCGGAGGATGAATGTTCATCTGTGATGGATGTGGCCACACATCGCGGCCCGGTCAGGAGAGTTGGGCATGGGTGTCGCGAAGAAGACCGATGTCTTATGGGCTTCTGGACAGAGAGGGTAGGCGGATCGGGACGTCGTCCGGATGGGAAATCGTGCGCGAACTCAGACTCTGCGAGAACTGCTACAAAGAAGTTATAAAAAACGATGAACATGGAAGTGAAACAGACAAGACAGATGTGCGACAAACCTAAGCCGGACGAGACGGAGATTACATGTCGACTGCGAAACCAGGTTTCCGACCTGGAGGCAGCCGTCACTGTAGCTAAGAGGGAAGCTGTACAGCTCTTTCGGGAGCTGGACGCACGAGCCCGCAAAGCCAAGAACCTGGCTTCGACACTGGATGGCAGTGGAGACGACTGGGCCAGGCGTGTATCGAAACTCATGGATATCCTGGGGTATTGCCGGGAAACGATGGAGGGCATGAGCGCCATCGGCCTTCTGCGCGAAGCAGGATTCTCCTGGGGTGTCGAGAAGGTCTTCGATGGACCTGAAAACGATCGCGTTCCTGACTAAGCTATACATTGTCTTGGCCGTGGCTTTCGGGCTCCTGTCCATCTTTGCTGTGGTAGTTTCCTGGGCAAGGCCTGCCCTGAACATAGCGCTGGCAAACCTCGTCCTCACTGCCGCAATGGCTGTGATGAACAGTATTTTGCTGGACAGGCTGAAAGGGAAATGATTCAGTGTCTCTTGCGCCATTCTTTTGCGTAGTGGTTGGCGCACAGTCTGCTCCCACGGGATCTTGCTTGATGTGAGCAGCCAGCGACGGAGCATCTGTTCCAGGCTCTCTCTGGAATTTCGGTCTGCCCCGTGCGAAGAAGCCTGCCATAGTGTAGAGCACATAGCCCTCGACATCGTTGCGGCGAGGAACAACCTGGAACAGAACAAGGTCGCTTCTGTGTAATCTGGCGAACAGGCTTCTCTGTTGACCCATGGCGGCGAAGACGCTCGTAGTGCTTCTCGCACCACTGATGGCTTAGGCAGGTAGCCAGGTGGTTACATCCGTCGGCCTGGCATACGGGTTCGTTTTCGCAGTCGACAACGATGTGCGGGGCAGAGAGAGCAGCCGATTTAAGTGCGCACACCAAGGTGTCTGGTATCTCGCCGATCTCCTGGTAGAGGACAAGCCTTGCTCGTCGTTCGACTCGGTATCGCATCATGGGCACATTGTGCTCGGCGCACCACCTGTCCTTTGTGGCGGCGTTCTCCTGTGTCTTCTCGAAAATCTCGCCGCCATATATAGGTTGGAAGTGGGATGGGCCGTCCACCTCTATGGCACAGATCGGCTCTTGATTATTCCTGACAAGGATGTCGATCTCCAGGCGTCCAGGAATGGTTCTCCTGTCGTTGTACAGGACATCCAGGTTTGCTGCTTTCAGGGCCAGATATAGGCGCCTTTGGATACAAGGCTCGTATTGCTTCTCCGCCTTGTCCTTTCTTGTGCGTTCGGGCACGGGATGGTTCCTTCTGCGTTCTTGAAGACGAGCCCGCAGATAGTGCTTGTGGCACAGTCTCTTTGCCTCGACAATCCCATCGCAGGATGGAGAGGAGCATATGTTGTATCCATCGACGACCCTGTTTTCGACCCACCATTTTTTGTAATGCTTCTTACACATACCCCTTGAGATGGGTTTGCTGTCGCATCCGTGGGTTGAACACTTTGCGACGGTGGACGAGTAGGTGTTTTTCGAGGCGTGGTTTTTGGGGTAATTCATACTTTTAATGGAGAATATTGATAGATGGATCAGGCAATCGATCTGGCAAAAAGGACGGCGGCAATTTTTTCCTCGTATTCCGAAATGCTTGGAACAAAAGAGGAAATCTGTAGCCACAACACCAAGACGGGATTCTCCTTGAATTTCCCGTTGGGCAGGTTTGGGGGATTTGGCACCTGCCTTGGATCCACTGAGGTTTGTCGGCAGGCATGCTACGGGGCAAGGAAAGGGCGACCGATAACCTGGGAGAACTCGCTCAGGAAACAGATCCGAGTCTACAGATATTTCCTGTCTGTCCCAGCGGAAGAGATTGCGAACCGCATCCATACGGAATACCAGAAGCACAAGATGACCTTCTTGCGCTGGAACGGAGTCGGTGACCTGTTCCCCGAGTCAGCAGCCGTGGTGAGAGAACTGACCAGGAAATTTTCCGAAGACATCCTGCTGGTGGTCACAAGGATCCCAGAGATGGTTTCCTTGATCCCGAGGGACGCCGAAAACCTCTACCTGATGTTCAGCCTTGACGGATCGTCGAGCAGCAGAGTGAAGAAGACGGCTGTCCTCCGGCGCAGGCATCCCCGCCTGTACTTCAGTTTCCTGCGCCGGTTCGCGGACGAGGACACCCTTGGGGCCAGGATCGTGTTCAACGCGCAGCAGTCCAAGAAGGTGCTGCCGTTCGACGATCCGGTGACGGTGTGCCCGGTCGACGCCGACAGGATCCCCGTGAAGGGGGCCTGCGCCAGCTGCCGGAAGTGCTTCAACCCCCATGTGCTGGATGGCAGGACGCATCCGGGGCCGAAGGAGATCTGACATGGTCGAGGGTCTAGAGGAGTTCATCCAAAACCGCAACATCAAGACGCGCGACGGCAAGCTCGTGCTCTACAAGGCAGTTTCCAAGGAATGGAGGTCCCTCTACATCCGGATGATAACGGGCGGAGACTCCAGGGCACATGGGGCCGTCGGCGCATATCGCCCTGGGACGGTCGTTAAGGCGAGCGTATGGAGCACCAACTCCAACAACGATTGTGGAGAAGGGTTACATGTTTGTACCCTGCGGCGCGCTTTGAAGTATCGTGATCTGACCTATTTTGACAACAATGACTGGAAACGTCGACTGGTGGAAGTGCTTGTCAATCCAAAGGACGTGGTCTACGTGCCGCGCTATAACAGTAGCAAAATCCGTTGTAAGAGACTGTTTGTCGTTGCGGAGGTCAACAGCTATGGGCGGCCCTGCTAGGGCCGCGACGAAAGGGAATGAATGAAAATGTATTTCGATGCGAACGAGAAGCGGGAACAGCAGGATCATAACGTGACCAAGAGTGCGCACACCTACCTGGTGTACGCTAAGCGTAATACCTCACAGTTCGGACAGAAACTTCAGGAAATTCGGTGCCGCGTGCTGGATGCTCGCACGGGCTATCTCTTGGTTGAGTCGCTCAAGCGGTGGAATAAAAAGTACGCCGTGGCATCCAAGACCAAGAGTGGGATCTATGAGGGGCTTCCGGTGCGGCGCATCAACAAGGATCAGGTTCTCAAGATCATCGACGAGAACACCGGCAAGGAAGTGAAGTACAACACGGTTCGCAGGCGCGAGGGCAGCCAGCAGACGCCTGGCCGAGCGCGAGGAGGCAAGTGATGAGACTGCGACCGACTTCCGAGTACATCGAGGCCATCCGGACGATCCTGCCGGGTTCGGAGGCCGATGCCATGAACTACGGGACGCTCGTCCAGCAGACGGCCGGGCGGCTCCGGCCTCACCCAGGACAACTTGCGCGAGGTGCGCCCAAACGGCACTGGGCGCGTCAAGAATCAACATCGATCCTCCGTGTCGTTCGCGATTTTCCGCATGGTGAGCGGAGGCGAAGTGCTCCACGCTGGATCGCGCCATCAGCGGCGCTATTGGACAGTTCCGCGCGCAAGATATGCTGGCGCGATCCGAACTACGACCCACGAGGAGATTGCTAAGAGGGCGTTCGAGATCTACGCTAGCCGTGGCTATGTCCACGGTAACCATGAGCAGGACTGGCTCCAAGCCGAGCACGAGCTGCGCGAGGAATAGCGATGCCCAGGTTCAGGGTCGGAGTCGACATCGAACGGACACAGTCCACCACGATCATAGTCGAGGTCGAGGCGGCTACGCTGGAAGAGGCCGAGCGCAAAGCCGTTTCGGAAGCCCAGCAGAGATGCTGCCGGGCAACCGGGATGGAGCATCTTGGCATCGGCCCGTTCCACGAGTGGGGAGAACCCGATCTCAAGGTGTGACATGGACCGGACATTCTACGACGCCTTCGCCGGGATGGGTGGGATCAGGCTCGGCATGGAGCGTGCCGGGTTCCGCTGCGCGGGCTCGTGCGAGATCGACAGGGCCGCGCGTGCGACGTACGCGGCCAACTTCGGCGCGGAGCCGAAGCACGCGGACATTCGGGATGTGGAGTCTCTGCCGCGCGGAACGACCGTGCTGTGCGGAGGTTTCCCGTGCCAGGCGTTCTCCCACCTTGGGCAGCGGCGCGGATTCAAGGATCCGAATGGCAACCTCTTTTTCGAGTTGGCGCGCCTAATGGACGCGTCGCGCCCAAGGGCCTGCCTATTCGAGAACGTGAAGGGCCTGGTGAGCCACGACGGTGGCCGGACGCTCGGTACGGTTCTCGGTACGCTCGGGGAACTGGGGTACCACACGTCCTGGCAGGTTCTCGGGGCGCAGGACTTCGGGCTGCCGCAGCGGCGCGAGCGGGTCTTCATAGCCGGCTTCCGTCACCGGAAACATTGGGAAAGCTTCAGGTTTCCGGAGGGTTGGCCGATGGGGCCCAAGAAACCGTTGTCCGCGATCATGCAGAAGGGGGTCGGCAGGAACTTCGACGCCTCGTCCGCCGTCCTGGTGGGCTACCTGCGCAAGCTGCGCGAGAGGGGACCGAACAGGGGCGGCCGTTTCCTGCCCGCGCTCCACACGCCGAACGAGGTGGGGAACACCCTGGTCACGGACGGTGACAGGATCCTCGTGTTCGACGGCAACATAATCAGGCGTCTGACGCCGCGCGAGTGGGCGCGGATGCAGGGTTTTCCGGACAACTTCAGACTATCGGATGTGAAAACACAGGCATATCGGCAGATTGGGAACTCCGTGCCGGTGCCAGTTGTGGCTGCCGTTGCCAAGGCGATAGCCGCAGCCATGAATACAAGGAGGAAATGAGAATGGTAGACATTGGTGAGATTCTGAAGGAAATAGCGCGTCTCCACCCAACCTTCACCCTGAAGATCGGGCAGGCCAATGGATCGCTCGTAGCCGAGATGCGTATCGCGAACCACAAGTCAGCTACGACCATGGGAACCAACTTGATCTCCATCTTGAATCAGGTACACGGTTTGGCCGTGAAGAATCTGGCCGACAGCCTCTTGGCAGAGAGCCGCCTAAGTGAGGCGGTGTTCGACAACAAGGTGACTGAGCTGGAGAGCGACTGCGGTGGGTGTGGATGTTCGTGCGCTGGGTGTAGTCTACAAGACGACAACGATGAGTACTCGGACGATTTCGACGACGACAACAACTGATCGTCGCGACAAGGAAAAAAGGAGACAAAAAAATGGAGAAGCGTAAGTACGTATATGGCGACCTCGAAGTTATGATCGACGCCAGTCTGACCCCAGCCCAAGTGAAGGAGAACTGGGCCACGATCTACCCGGAACTAGGACACGCGGCCATCGTGAACCGCGACGACGGCTCGGTGGAGTTCGTGGAGCAGCAAGCCACCAAGGGGCAGTAATGGATGTCAAACGGATCTTCGACAGCCTTCCACAATGGTCGCGCACTCTTGGAGAAGAGCAGGCAGCCTTCCTCGATCAGCTGATGGCGGCCATGGATACGAAGGGTTTCTCGGGGATTCCGGTCGAGGAAATGCGCCGAATCCAAGAGCAACTGTTGCGCGCTAGCGAGGACGAGGGCCGCCAGGGGGGCATAAAGCGCGCGGCGGAAAACTTGGTTCCGGTCGTCTCCGGAACCAATTTCATATGAGGGTGCCATGAACAGGGCAACCGTCCTGAAACTCCAACAAATTGAGTTTTTCCTGCTGTATAGCCTGGTCGTGGACGAGCTGCAGCTAATCAAGCGGTCGAAGCGCATGACTCCGGCGTACCGTGCGAGAGCCTCTGCGCAGCAGCGCGAAGTCCTCATAGGGAGGTTGTTTCGCTCGTTCCTGGAGAAGGTATTTCGGCGCAATATTAGGATCTCGAAACGCCCATATTTCCAGGAATTCACAGTTGAGTTCGATGCGGACACGTGCGACCGGCTGCGGAACGCACAGGCTACGCACCATGACCTGTGCCGCACACTACAACCGACGGTTGAGGAGATTGGGTTTCTTCGCTTTAACTCCCCACAGTCACTGACCGTCACCATCATGACCGGCAACAAGCATAGGTACAACTACCGATATGGCTATGAGATAGGGGTGGCTGACATGGGAATCGGACGCTATTGCCCAGCGGTAAAGGCTGTCATGGCCTGGAGGGATCGTCTGGATACCGCGCTGGCCGCCTTGGACGCGGCCGAGATGGTCGGTCCACCAGAACCGAAACGTAACCAGGCGCAAGAACAGCTCGATGCCGTCCTCAAGGACGCTGCGAAGACTGGAAGGTTATGAGGAGTATCAACATCAGCAAGGCCACACTCACCGTGGAAATCGGCGACGGATCCAGCGAAGCCGTGGCCAAGTTTAAAACCAAGGAAGGCGTCGTCGCGAAGACGATCTCTGTGGCCGACCTCCTGATAGAGCTTTCGCGCGATATGGAGATCACGACCGGCATTCTGCCCGTGGGAACCAAATTCTATGCTGGAACGAAGAACTCATATCGGATCGGCGTCCAGGTTCCAGCCAAGGTGCGCTCGGCTGACTTTATGCTCCACGAGGTCGGGACACGCAAGATGACGGTGCCGTTTCCCGAGATTCTGTTTGTGTTCAACATCAAGGATAAGCGGATCATAGAGTCGTCCCTGTACACGTGTATCCCGCCAGTTGGCAGGCCGTACGATAGACTTTATTGCTTCCCGTTCGGGAATGTGTACGAGAACGGCAATATCTGCTGGGGAAATGCCGTCCATCCGGTGATCGGCGAGCCGATTGTCCTCGACAGCGTGGTGTCCCGCTTCTTCACCTCCGTGTTTAGTGGGCACATTGTCCACGGCACCAACATGTTCAACGCGCCCGAGGGCGTGGTGAATCTGAGGACTCTTCTCGAGCACCTGTCTGGACAGGAGCATTTTCCGGACAGGCTCCTGAAGCCCTCGGATGTAACAGTCGGTACGGCGATGGCCTCGCGCGACAGGAGATGACCGTGATGGAAAAAAACGCGGCGTTCGAAGACATGGTTGGGCATTTCATCGGCGTCCCGACAAAGTGCGACAAGCCCGTGTCATGGGCCATGTGCGGAGACGGTCTTTGGGAAATCCGTAGGAATTCCCTCGGGATCTTCCGTAGGCACGTGGCCGAGGCGGCAATTCCTGGCCTCCCATCGGGACTCGAGGAGGGGTTTGACCTCGCGCTGCCGAAGGTGCCGGTCTCCCTCTTGTGGCAGACTGTATCTTTTTTCCGACACGTGTACTCGCTTCATCAGAGCGAGGCAGCTGTGCGCGTAGTGTGGAACCGCAAAACCAGGAAATACCTGCTCGACTGTCCGTCGCAGGACGTGAGCGCAGCCCGGTGTAATTTCGACAGGCACAAGACCATCGAGAATTCCGTGGTGGTGGCGGAGATCCATAGTCACGGTCAGATGACCGCCGGGTTCTCCGGAACAGACGACAAGGACGAACTTGCCGACCGATTCTACGGCGTTGTCGGGAAAGTGCTCGACTTTTTCCCCCAGATGACCTTCCGCCTGGCCATCGGCGGCAACCACCTGGACGTTGATATCTGCGATCTGTTCGACACGGCAAACGACCCGATGCTGGGTGCCAAGTTCCCGCTTGGCTGGATCGACCTAGTAAGGAAGCGGGAAGTGAAACCTCTCCGGTTTTCCAAAGGGCTGCGGAGGTTTCTCGATGATCCGGATGACCCGGAAAACGAAAGATCCCTGAGCTGTGATTCCGTGTTTGGGTCCGATGCGAATGGCGACAACCCCACCGATGAAGAGATGTGGGACGCCATGGATGTCATCGAAGCCGAGGAGGACGAGGAGCAGGAACAATGGCGAAAATATCAAAGAAGGCGGTAGAGGCGCCAGTCTTGCCGGATATCAAGGCCATGAGCGGGTTCCAGCGGCCGCAAACTATCCTGGTGGTGGGATGCGGTGGAACAGGTGCCTACGTAGTCGGCCATCTGGCTCGTCTGGTGGCCGTCCTGAACCAGGCGCCAAGCGCGCCATACCAAGGATTTCACATCGTCCTGGCCGACGGGGACAAGGTGGAGCGCAAAAACCTGGAACGACAGCATTTCATCCAGAACGACCTCGACCTAAACAAGGCGGAAGTCCTGGCCACCAGGTACTCCGGGGCGTTTGGTATTGAGATCCGCGCTATCACATCTTACATCGAGGATATCTACATCATTGAGAGCGTTGCTCCACAGCTGGTGATCGGCTGCGTGGATAACAACGCATCAAGACGTGTAATCCACGAATGGATGCTCTACAATCGCGAATACTGCCCAGACCGATTCTGGATCGACTCTGGCAACGAGGAAAATTCTGGACAGGTCGTGTGCGGGTTTGGTCCTAACTACTCTCAGGGTTCACAGAGCGATGACGAGGATAGCGGCTACAAGTTCAGCCTGCCGATGGTGACGGAGGTATACCCCAATCTGATGAAGGCCGGAGAGGACGAGAAGTTTGCCTCGCAGATGAGCTGCGCCGAGCTGGCCCAGGCAGCGCCCCAGAACATGATGACCAACATTACTGCGGCCACGATCATCCTGAATTTCGCGCAGAAGATTCTGCGCGGCAAGGCCCTGCGGACCCATGGGGCCATTTTCTCGGTGGACAATTCCTTCCGGACGCTTCTCAACACGCCGGAGAACCTGGACAAGGTCAACTCCAAGCGGCGGAGAAGCTGGGAGCAGACAGTACTAGTACAGACGATCTGATAAGGCAGGAGACGAGCTAATGAATAATACCACAAAGAACCAGAACCTCCCCTTCGCAACTGACGAGGAGTGTGAACAGCTCAGGCAGCGACTGGTACGCGCGGGCAAGATCGTTCCGGCCAAGCGCGTTGTAACTGCGACCGCAACAATCAAGCAGATTGCCGATGATTCTGACCTAGAGTTTGGGTCGCCCAGGCGCAGACGCAACGCGGCTGACGTTCCCGAGGAGGGCGTATACAGGATCCGCAAGATCACAAGTGACAAGGAGTACGAGAGCCGCAAGCGCAGTTATTTCGAAATGCTCCAGTCCGTACTTAGGTCAAGGATCGAGCTTGACCTTGAGTTTGGAGAGCATGAGGAGTTGGAGGGGACATAGAGCAATTCTACCAGCTCATCGTACACTCTGTACAGATTGCTTAAACCGGAGCAGGATATAATGTATTCCCTGAAAACAGACCTCTACCAGATAGCCATGATGGCCGGGTACTTTCATGGCGGAATGGCCGATAAGGTTGTGACCTGCGAGGCCTTCGCCCGCAAGCTGCCATCAAAACGCCGGTTCCTGGTCATGGCCGGCACCGAGGAGATCCGCGAGACGCTCGTCGGTCTGTGCTTCATGGGCACGGACATCGAGTTTCTGCGGAGCATTCCGGCGCTGCGCAAGGTCATGACGCCAGCTTTCGAAGAGTGGCTGCTCAATTTCCGATTCACCGGTGACATGTGGGCCATGGCCGAGGGCGAGATCGTCTTCCCAGGCGAGCCGCTGGTTAGGATCACGGCGCCGGTCGCGCAGGCCCAACTTGCCGAGACCATGGTCCTGTCAGTCCTCAATCACGACATGAGAGTTGCCTCGAAGGCGGCCAGGATCGTCCTGGCTGCGCGCGGCAAGCCGCTCATGGAGTTCGGCACGCGCCGGACGCACCACGAGGCTGCTCTCTACTCTGCGAGAGCTGCCTATCTGGCTGGATTCTCGGGGACATCCAACGTGGAGGCTGGCCTGCGATTCGGAATCCCGGTCATGGGCACCGTAGCTCACATGTGGACCATGGTCCATCAATCAGAGGCGGACGCTTTCAAGAAGTGGTCGGAACTGTGGGACAATCCGACTTTTCTGATCGACACCTACGACACACTGCGCGGAGCTAGGCTGGTGGCTGGGATCAGGAACGCCTCCATGGTGAGGATCGATTCCGGGGACCTCTTGTCTCAATCGAAACTCGTAAGGTACATTCTCGATGAAGGCGGATGTAAGGCAGGCATCGTTGTCTCCGGGGACCTAGACGAATACGCGGTCCATGAGCTTGTCTCATCAGACGCGCCAATCGACAGCTTCGGGATCGGCACTAAACTGGTCGCTCCGGACGACGCGCCATCTCTTGGGATCGTGTACAAGGCTGTCTACGACGAGACGGAGGCCAGGCCGCTCATGAAAACCTCGGGCGGCAAAGCAACCATGCCTGGCAGGAAACAGGTTTTCCTCGACCAACGCGAGGGCGGCTGGACCCATCTAGTCGCCTTGGACGGGGAGCTGGAGTCATCCGAGCTGCTCAGCCCACTGCTCGACAGGCATATCGCTGGCGGATTCATCGTGGACGGAGTGCGCGATGTGACCCTAGAGGTGTCGAGACGGTACTGTAACGCGGCGCTCGGATCGCTTTCGGCCCTTCCGGTCGGATACGACCTTTCGTCTATACTAGAGCCGAGCGTCGGCGTCCCGGTCAAGGCACACGACAGCCTTACCAAAATGTTCGTGTCGGCGCGTTGCGCCATGGAGTCCGACGAATGATGGAGCTGCTTTGGGGACGAGGAGGTGGACACACGATGTTCGATCCCTATTCCCTCCAGCATGTGGTGTGGTTCTTCGCGATTACGGTCGCGCTGGCTGCACTGCGGTTCAGGCACTTGTGGGCATGGGTCCTCGGATTGGCGGCCCTGTGGGAAGTTGCCGAGTGGTGGATCGTCGACAACCTACCAGGGTTCCCCTTCGTCGGTCGTGAGGATATGTTGAACAAGGCGATAGGCGACCCGATCAGCGACCTCGCCGGGTTCGCGCTTGGCCTGGTTGCCATGCGCGCCGTCCACCTGGTCATGAGCCGAAAGCCAGATTCGTTTGTCATGCTCCTGGAGCGGGCGAAGCGTTTGGCTGAGAAGGCGCACAGTGGGCAGAGATATGGCAGTTTTCCGTACACGCATCACCTTTTTGGAACCTGGGATGTGCTCGAGAAGTTCTGTTTCACCGGCAGAGAGCATGACAAGCCAAGGAGAGAGCGTAGTCGACGCCTGATCCTGGCTGCCATTCTACATGATACGCTGGAGGATACTGACCTGACATATGGAGAACTTGAAGACAACTTCGGGCGTGAGGTTGCTGATTTGGTTTTTGCCGTGACCAACGAGCCGGGAGCGAACCGCAAGGAGCGCTTCCTTAAGACATACCCGAAGATCAAGGCTCACCCAGATGCTACAATATTAAAGCTGGCCGACAGGATCGCGAACATAATTCATGCCCTACAGTCAAACTGGGACATCCTGGTAATGTACAGGAAGGAATGGCCCATTTTCGAGCGCGAACTCCGGCGTCCGGGGGAGTGCGACCCAATGTGGGCGTATCTGGAGTCCATTTTGATACCCACGGATTCCGCTGGACAACAAGGTGCCAAAGCACCCTTTTTGGAGAACAAACATGGATGAGAAAAGGCCACAGCCCGCCTGGCGGCGGGACAGTCAGCAGGGGCGGAGGGATGATCGCGGACAGCGTCGCGACCAGCGCGACAGACGTCGGCAAGACAGCCCTCCGCCAGAGAGACGCGCCCCGGTGGTGGGGCCGCTTGAGGTCGAGGTCTACAACAACGATGTCGGACAGGCTCTGAAAGTTCTCAAAAACAAATTGGCAAAAGATGGGATCCTAGCAGAACTCAAGGCGCGCCGCCATGCGGAAAAGCCTTCCGAAAAGAAAAGGCGCAAACATCGGGAAGCCCTGAAGCGTTTGCGGAAATCAAAAGGTAAACGTCGTCAGGGAGGTTGGAGACCTGATAGACCAAAGGCTTCCGAGTCCAGACCAATTCGGGAATCGGCCACGCCTGTTGACCAAATCGCAAATGCGCCAGCAGCATCGGATATAAAGGATCCAAAGTAGGCAATTATCTTCTTTGGATAAGTTGTTTTACGGTAGTATTCCTTATTGGGGAAGAATGATCTTGGTTCATTTTGATACCTCTTTTCCCCAATGCCGAAAATTGATAGGCTTTCAAACTGCTGTCAGAAAGTGAAATATCATATTGAAAACATTGAGGGAGTTCCGTAAAACAACAGGTCGTGGGAATAGAGACCAGGTCTGGTTTATTGGCATCAACCCTGCTGACGCTACTAGGATAATAATCAAGTGGGGCGTTTTGAATGGCACGCTCCAGGAGACACAGGATTGTCCTGGAGATTGCGGCACTATCGGTCATTCCGATTACCAGACACCAGAGCAGTATGCCAAGACTTGTCTTGAAAGGGAAACGAGACTAAAAAAAGAACAAGGGTATGTCGAATGGGTGGATGGAAAACCTGTTTCCACGGTGGCGACCGCTATCGACTTCACAAAACCTTTGCCCAAAAACTTGTCTTTCTACAAACCACAAACCAAGATCGAGGACAAGAAACTGGCGAAGTTACATCTGGCTGGTCGGGCGATCTGGACCTTAAAGCGTGATGGGATGATGCATATTGCGGTGCGCAGTCGTGACGCATGGCAGATCTACTCGCGCCGCATGGATCTGGCAACGGAGCGTTTCCCACATGTCGTGGAAGCACTTGGCAAGCTTCGACTGCCGGATGGCACCATACTGCTTGGTGAGATGGTATTACTGAAGGATGATGGGCGCGACGATTTCAAGGGCGTCAGCCGTATCTGCCGGAGTGACACAGATCTTGCACTGGCTTACCAGGGGCTAGGGACTTTTCCGAAAGACCATGATGACAAGGTCATTCTGGGCAAGACCTCGTACTATGTTTTTGACATTGCGTTTTTAAATGGCAAAGATGGCATCATGGAGAAGGAGATCCACAAGCGTCTGCGTATTCTCCGGAATGTTTTCTTGGAGTTCGATCCCGACTTGTCGGAAAACGCAACAGGACAGGGGACTTCCATACGGGAACTGATGGCCGAAAGCAAGCGGCGTGAGCGCATGCTGCGCACCTACTATGTAGCACCCCTAAAGATCTTCCACGCCTCTCCTGAGACAGATCTGGACATCGCGAAGAAACTCAAAATTGAAGGGTTTGTGGTCTTAGATGCAGACGCAATCTATGGAGACAAGGGGTATTCGTTCGACGGCAAAGCTCAGCGCCCAGAAGGCATCTGGAAACGGAAACCAAAATGCGAGGACGAATTCATCGTGGTAGGTGTGTACGAGGGCACTGGTAGAAATATGGGCAAGTTGGGTGGATTCTACCTGGAGCAGATCCATCCTGGAACCGGCAAGAGGATCGATTGTGGTAAATGCGGCGGAGGATTTACTGACGAACAGAGGGAGGAATTCTGGCAGGATCAAGACAGCCTGATTAACACAACGGTCAGGATTGAGTTTGACTCTCGGCAACCTGCCAAAAACGGCTCGTATGCGCTGCGTTTTCCAGTTTATCTGGGAGCTTCAGATAAAACTCCTAATGAATGTGTATCTCAAGGCCTGTCCGAAAACGATTCGGAGTGACTCTGTTCTGGCATTGTGTCGTTTTTTGACAAGATTTGGAAGAGGACGATGCGAACAGTTAGCAGCCTAGTGGCTCTAGTTTTCCTTGTTGCTACCTTTGCGGCTTGCGACGACGAATCATCCCTGCCTTATGTGCATGTCGACAGCGGAGTGACCGATGTGGGAATGCCTAGCGTTCCGAATACGACATCCTACCCGCGCTATCTGTCCTGGGCCAACATCGACACGGACGGAGATGGGATCGGTGAGAACTACATCACCTCTGTAAAGAGACAGTCCTGCTCTGATTGCTATATGTATGTAGCAACGGCACTTGTAGAGGCTAGATGGCAGATCGACCACAAGGCTGCCGTGTCCCTCGACCTATCCGAGCAGAACATTCACAACTGTATGAAAATACCATGCGATGGCGTAGGGGATCTGTGGTGGATGTTCGACTATATACGGAATTACGGTGTGATGCCCGAGGAGAATATGCCGTCTGGCATGTGGCTTCCTTCCTGCGAGAACTGCCTTGGGATCGCATGGAGCGGAATCGGACCCCTTTCGATACGTAATGTACCGTTCTACCGCATCACAAAGTACGACACACTTCCATTCCAGAAAGAATACGCGAAGCGCAAGGATGCGCTGGTTGCCGCGCTCCAGGAGGGGCCTGTAGGAATAGGGATTAACTCCTGGTATGGATACACAAACTACAACGGCGTTCTATATTGCGATGATCCTAAACCTGTAGGATCCGGGCATGTTGTCCTCGTAGTCGGCTACCTCGAAAGCGGGATGGCTTTTCTGGTGAAAAACAGCCATGGCGAAGGAAAGCTGATCACTATGGTCTTCGCGGGCGGTGACAAGTGTGGATTTGCCTCCGAGATGATCAAGCTCTCGCCCGGCAGCGTCTATATCTCGTGGGGATGGGGCGAGACGTTTTGCTACTCCACGCTTGACAGCGACGGAGATGGTGTCCCCAATTCGCATGACAATTGTCCATGGAATTCAAATGCTGATCAGATGGACTCCGACCTGGACGGATGGGGAGACGCATGCGACCGTTGTCCAAAGGACAAAGGCCCTACAGGGTACTACTGTTCCCCTTAATCAGCTGAGTTCTCCTACTTTTTGTCCAGATTGTACCCAAGAAACATTGACCGGAAGGTGTGTGACATGTCGGACGCGAACCAGCCGCAGGTGATCTACCTACCGGCCCAAAGCAAGTGGCGGACTATAGTGACAGTGGTAGGTGTGGTAATGGCCATCCTTCTCATCTTGGCAATTGGCGGACTGCTGAAAAAGTTGTTCGACGAGAACGCCAAGCTGCGGACCGAAATAATCGAGTTCAAGCAGCTCACTGACGGCCTCGTGCACGCCAGCACAAAGTGGGCAACCAAGGCAGACCTTGAGGAGAAGTTGAAGGACATGCTCACAAAGGAGGATCGCAAGGCCCTCCAAAAGGATCTGGGGGAGCTTCGTGCCACTCTGGTGGCCGTGGGCAAGACTGTGGGATCACTTGGCCGGAAGATTTCTGATCTCGAGAAAAGTACCTCGGAAGGTCCTCCAAACCCAGACGTGGAGAGGTGTCCGGACGGCCGTGTGATCGATACGTACGGGTACACCAAGGCTCCGCAGAACAAGGAGCTGACGGACGTCAATACAGCTCCATTGGCTTTCGTGACGTTCGACGCGGCCAAGGATAAGCCTTGGAAGTACAGCGTGTATGAGCGTCAGTTCTACTTGTCTACGGCCGTGGCACGACAGGACAACGGGCAGTTCATCTTCTACCATACACTTAACTACAGCGTGCCGGAGAAGTCGAATGAGAAGCATCGGATCAAGTTGACGTCGTCCGAGTATCTCCAGGTGCCGGAGTCGCGGAAGATGTTTTGGTGGAATCCGCTGCTCGACGTGGGTGCATTCGTTGGCGCGAACATCCATTCGTTTACCATCGGCCCCGGTCGGTCGGATGGGGTGTTCTCGTTTGGAGCGGAACTGGGTATCTCGTTCTCGTCGTATGGATACACAAAGGCGGACAATCTGTGGCGGTTATTCCGCGTTGGTCTCGGCTACGACGCGGAACGCCGAGCCGGACATCTCTCGTTCAGCCCGGCCGCGTTCAACATCGGTGATCCTCTTCCGCTCCTAACCAACCTCTGGGTGTATCCATATGTAGGCATCGACAGTGGAGGCGGAGTCTTGCTCGGCGGAGGCATCGGGTTCCAACTGTAGGAGGGAGAAGATGAAAGTAATCGAACGCCTGCGCAATGAACTACTGGATCGGGTTGAGGAACTCGTGGTGCGATCCAAAAGGTGGAACGAGAGGAGTGTCCAGGACCTGTCCAGCAAGGCCAAGAAAATTAAGGCCTTTATCGAGGAGGAATTCGACGAGTCCGAGCAGGGGAAGTTCCTTGGCCTGTGCTCACTCCTCATTGGCGAGGAGATTTCTACTAGCGACGTGGAATACAAACCCGGCCTTTTCCTGGTTGATGAGAATACGGTCCTCTTCACCTGTGGAGGCCTGGTCAACAGCGAGGGCGACACTTTGGGGAATAACTGTGCCTTGGACTCCGAGGACGATGTGTACTACGACATTGTATTCAGTGACGCCGCCACGGCAGACGAAATCAAGGAGTTCCTCGAGAAAGCAAACAAGGGCGCGCTTCTGGACATGGACGAGATTCTGAACAAGGGAGATGAAGAATGAAATTTTACCATGTGATCGACAACAGGCGGAGACGGAGTTCGGGCATCACCATCGCAGTGGAAATCGTTCCCGCGCCCGACCATCCGGGGAAACAGCGCGTGTTTTGCGGCCTCTCGTATTGTGCTCCGGTGGAGCGTCAATTTTCCCGGCCGCGAGGGCGCGTCATCGCGCAGTCGCGCCTGTCCAGCAATAAAGAACTCCCATTCTTCAAGAGGTTCGGTTTCGTGACCGAGAACACGGACGGACTGAAGACCCAGATCCTGGGATTTCTCAGGGATCACCTGAGCATATACTGGGCACAGGCGCTAGTCAATAAAGAGCTGGCGCGCCTGGAGGAAATCCAGTGCCTGAAAGCTATCTCTTCCAGGGTAATCGGGCAGGACGATGGTGGTCAGGAGTTGACAACGGCCAAGGAGTGATTATCTTCTGTTTGCGCGGACAGATTCGCGCAGGCAAGGAGGTGCCAAATGCTGGAAAGAAAAGATTGGTTCGACAGCCTTTTCCATGATTTTCTTGGTCTCAGGGATGTGCCGATGGATGTGAGGGAGAACGACAATGGGTTCGAGGTCGAGGTAGACCTGCCCGGGGTCGAACCGGCCGACATCGACATCCAGGTATTAGATGGTAAATTGTACATTAAAGCTGAGCGTAAGTGGGCGAAATCGGGCGTAAAAGCGGCGTTCAGTCGTTCGTTTCACGAAACATTCGTCCTGCCGACGAGCGTTGATTCCTCAGGAATCACAGCCACATATACACAAGGCGTGCTCAAGGTGGCCATCCCTAAACGAACCGATTCGTCGGCAAGGAAGGTGGAGGTGAAGGCGGTCTGACTTTTCCATAAGATCCGCTTAGATGGAGCCTGTGGCTGAATGGCTCTATCAATTTTTGGGCATTATTGGCAGAAGGTAAGCCTCGATTTTGGAGGTACCTATGACTGCCACTGTTCAAGAAAGTGTTGGAAAAGTCCAAAAGATCTTGAGGGTTTGGGAGAAGATCACAAAGCGTTTGCCGCGCACATACCCTAGGGCTTCCTTAGTTTTCCATGCGGACGAAAAGCGGCTCATGGAGTACTTCTTCGTCTTCTATGAATGTTCAGACGAAGAACGCAACAACCCGCCATATGCATTCTGCGACGCAAACACGAACACGGTTCATGTACATACCACGATGGCTGAGTGTCCTATCAGAGAGATCGCCGGTTATCTACTACATGAAATAGGCCATCTTCGAGCTTTCCAGAAATATGGCGACAATGATCCTAGAGCGCATGACCCCAACGAGAAGGTTGATGAAGCGTATGCCTGTCGATTTTCTTCCCGATGGGTTTCCCGTCTTTGTAAAGAGGGATCCTTAAGATGACATCTGATCATCAACGCTTTCGGAATCGTTGCGCGCGTTGATGTAGCGGAGCCATTTTAATACGGGGCGCGCCGTTAGGGCGCGCCCTTTCTTTTGGAAAACACCGGGGAAAAGGACAGCAAATGGGCGCATCGATGAAGGTCAAAGCCTGGACGGACGGGGAAAAAGGCCAACCATCTTTCCCATCTAATTTCTCTGTCACTAAACGTTGGGAGGGTAGCTGTACCAGCTTGGCAAAAAATAGCAATAAATTCTTCCACATAGAGGTACAGGTTGCCCTAAACGGGCAAGCTCGCATTTACACGGTGTATGGTCGTGTAGGAAACAGCGGCGCACGAGAGTTTCGGTATTACTCTTCGGAGGCTGCTTGTTTGTCGGACTATGAAGCACTGATCCACAAAAAACGCGATCGGAAAAAGGAGCCTTATACGGAGATCGACCTGGCCATCACGTCCGTTGGCTCCGAGGGTGCAAAGGCAATCACCAAGCCGATGACTGGCATCTCGGCCTCGTCCGCTCCGGAGCAGAAAAGCACGCTCCATGCCGAGATACAACGGTTGGTGCGCCGATGGTTCGGGGATACAGGACACTTCGTCGAAATGAACCTCAAATGCCCACTGGGCCAGCTGAGTGTCGAGCAAATCGACAAGGGGCGCGCCGTCCTGGATGAGTGTCGCAACCGGATCAACACAAAAAGGAAAACCGATGAGGCCGAGTGGGATATGCTGACGTCCCAATTCTACAGCCTTGTACCTCATGTTCTCCCACGAAAAATCGACGCTAGTGCCCTGCGGCTCGATGCCATAGACCGTATTATGGCAAGATCGGATATTCTTGACACTTTCCTTGACGCCAAGAATGTAGCCTCGGTTCTGGCTAAAGGCACGTCGGCGGATGCGCAGTATGCCAAACTACAGGCAAAGATGGAGTGGATGGATCCGCAGGATCCTGTTCGCCAATGGATAGAAAAACTTGTCCACGAAACAAGGGCAAAGAACCACGCAGGTCTAGGCAGGCTCAAGGTGTTCAATGTATTCAGACTTTTGCGCAATGGGGAACTGGATCATTTTTCCGCCTCGCTCGAACGGATAGGCAGAGAAGTCAAAGGCAAAGGCCAGAAGCCAAGGTTTACCACCTTAGAACGCCCTGATTTGAGCAAAGACGAGCAGCAGGCTTTCGTGAATGCTAATGTCTGGCCCTTGTGGCACGGGACGCAGCCACAGAACATGGTCGGCATCATCTCGGCTGGACTGAAGATCAGACCTTCCGGATCGGTTTACTCTGGCAGTATGTTTGGTGATGGAGCTTACTTTGCCGAGTCTTTTAGTAAGAGCGCAAACTATTCTGGTTGTAGGGGATCTTACTGGAGTAGAGATAGCGGGGAAGACAGAGCATTCGTGTTCTTGAACGATGTAATCATAGGCAATCCGCATATCGTATACACCTCCCAGTTTTTCCATGAGCCACCGTTCGGCACGCATAGTGTGTATGCTCTGCCAGGACGGGGACTTTACAACTCGGAGAACATCACCTACAAACAATCTGGAGCTGGACAGCAGAACAGACTGCGCTATATCGTGGAGTTTCAATCGAACCAGTAGGAGGAAGAGGTGAATCCAACCGAGATATTCGTAGACAAGACTCGCAGGCTCGTTCTTCCGGGCGACTACATCGTCTATGGGCACGCCCTTGGGAGATGCGCCGGGCTCCAATACGGTCGGGTGATCGCCGTCCTGCCCCCGGTTCGGGACCCGTACGGTGGAGTCTGTGCGAAGATCAGGGTACAGGGAGTCGACGCCCACGACAACTGGCTCGGCTACTCGAAGAAGAACAAGGGATACAAGGCCGGCAAGGTCGAACTCCTGAGACCAGGGACGCTGTGCTACCCGTCCCGCGTCCTGAAGGTCGAGCCGCACCAGATCCCCGAGCAAGTGCTGGCGCTGCTCGAGCAGGTCAAAATCCCGGACGCGGCGCAGCAATGATCTGGAGAAAGCTGATGAATTACCTGAGGAAAACGGCTACTTTGGTGGATGCCGCCAAACAGATGCTCGAGGACGCCGGGTTCGGAGACCATGAGTCGTTTTTCGCGCGACGCGTCAAAGACGGGGTCCTCAACCTGGCCAACCAGTTCCAGCAGGAGAACTATTCGACGGTGGTGGGCAGGCTGGTCGTGGCCCTGTTTTCCAGGGTCGCGCGCGGCTCTCCGCCGACGCCGGATTTCCTGAAGGAGGTCTGGCGGGAGATCGAGGCGTTCGCCAAGGACGAGCCGTACAACGAGAAGGAGGAGAGGGGGCACTGGATACAGAAGCGGTACCCCATGCTCAATTGGGTCGGAGATCTCCACAAGCACATCAGCGATGAGGTGCTCCAGCGGCCGAAGGCGCAGACGTTCTCCGGCGCGCCGCTCGTCAGGGATGACCAGGAGCCTGCTCCTGTTCTTGTGGATGACGAGGTCTCCAAGCCGTCGCGCCAAGTGCGCGTGTCGGAACTCAGGGCCATGGCCAAGGACGGGAAGGTAATCGCGGCAATCAAGCTGTACCGCGATGCCACCGGAAAAGGTCTAAAGGAATCCAAGGATTTCGTGTTGGCATTGCGCGACGAACCGACCGAACTCGTGGACGACAGGCTGCCGCCTCTCGACCATTACGGATTCGGGGCTCCAGTGGTTCCGTTCGTAAAGCTCGACAGCTACGGCTCAGAATCCATGGCCCTGGCGCCCGGCAAGGCGTCCGGGACGATCGGCGCCAAAAACGTCACAGTCGACCTGGCCGCGAAGAAGGAAATCGAGGGGAAAATGGACGCAAAGAGCAAGATCGTCGGGGTCATCAGGGAGTTCTGCAGGAACATGGAGTCGTTCACCAGCCTGGACGTCAGCAACAAGGCCAAATCCGAAGGTCTGGTGGCCAGGCACCGCGAGGTTGCCGAGCTGGTGCGCGGCGCCCACGCGGATGGCGTGATGGACACCTACGGGTACGTCCGCGACCTGATCGACGTCACCCTGCCTGGCGGGGGAAGCGCGCAGGCGTACCTCTACCGGCACACTACCGTTCCGGCGGACGACTACAGGAACCGCGCCCAGGTGGCGCTCAAGCCGCAGCTCCAATCGGCTCCGCAGGCGTACGACGATGACGGTCTACCGCCCCTGCCGACGCCGATCATCCCGCAGAATCTCGTCAACCTACCGCAGCCCCCGACCTTCGCCGCGCCCCCGGCTCCGCCGACCGTCGGCAGGCTCACCCGCGTGCTGAACACCTCGTCCGTGACCCGCACTCAGAAGGGCGACGGGCGCCTCGAGGTTCCGCACGTCTGGCTGGCCAGGCTCGGCTGGCAGGTCGGCGACACTGTGTCGGCGGTCGTAGATGGAAATGGCCTTGTCCTGAAAACCACAGTCCAGCTAGGCGAACAGGTTGTGCGGCAATTCACCGTCGACAGGTGGAACCGCATCAGGATCACTACCAAAGCTCTCAGCGAAGTTGGCATCCATTTTGGCACCGGTGGACAGCATATCATGACGCTCCGCACGGGCGACATCAGGATCGACTGAGGTACATATGATGGAAGAGAAGAAAGTTGAGTCGCACGAGAACGACTATGGACATGTTCACAACCATCCGGTTGCTAAACGCCCCATGAATGAGCGATTCACCGCGCTGCTTCTCCAGTGGGCCAGCAGTAAGAGGCCGAAAACTGTCAAGCCCTACGAAGAGATGACCGAAGAGGAACGGAAAGTAGAGAAAATCGAGCGGAACCACAGACGCAAGTATAAGGCTAAGGCAGCTAAGGCCGCAAAGGCGGCTACTAAGAGACTGGGCAACAAGCCGCCGAAACCGAATCAATGTCGCCGACGTAGGCTGGCAGCGAAGCACCCTGATCGCAAAGGGAGGAGGAAGTGAGGCCGGTTCGTTGTGGAAACAGCAGGCCAACCCCGTACCTACGCAGGAATCTGCCAGGCATTCCTTTGGTTGGGACCTGGCCGCGTGCGCTGGATCTCGGTGCGGGCAACCTGCGGAACACTGTGTTCGCAGAATCGCTGGGCTGGACAGTCACACCAATTGATGTAGCCGGAGATAATGGAAACCCATCCCTGGGTGTTCAAGAGGAGGATACGATGGACGCCACGGAGAAGACTGATTTCGTGAGGATGTCGCTCAAGATACCAAGGGCGGAATACGATCTTCTTCGCAAATATGCGGACGATAAGAACATTTCCATAACTGATGGAATTCGGCGGGCAATAGGGTTGCTGACCTTCATAGAAGGCCTTCTGGACAAACACAGCCTCTTGCTCGAGAACAAGGACACCGAGAGAATCAGAGAAGTTGTTTTCCCTTGGTGACTCTGCGTCGTGGCGGTATCCTAGCCAACGCATCGGCAATTCGGTTCCCCTATTCCTATGTAACTATGTGATATGCTTTATGAATAAAGGACAGCGCACCCATCTCTTCTCGGAGATCCGACGAGCCGCGCGTCCGGGGGCACATATAGTCGCCGAAATGTACCAGGCCAAAAACTCATCCCGATACGTCGAAAAGTACAGGTAGCCATGGGAAGATCAACAGCTATAACGCGTTTCACGAAACTGTCCCCGGATGGGCGGCAGCCGCAATACGCAACCAACGAGTCGGCCGGGGTCGATCTTGTCAGCGTAGAAGAGATAACCCTTCTTCCCGGCGAGCGCAAGCTGGTCGGCACTGGAATAGCCGTGGAGTTCCATGGGGGCTTTGCGCTCCTGATTTGTCCGCGCTCGGGATTGGCGCTACAGCACGGTGTGACAGTTCTGAATGCTCCAGGGGTTGTCGACTCGGATTATAGGGGCGAAGTTAAGGTCCTGCTTATCAATCTTGGCAACTCGCCATATGTGATCAAGTCAGGCGACAGAGTCGCCCAGGGGGTCCTGGTCCAGATAGCCAAGGGCACCTGGAAAGAGGAGGATCTTCTCAGCGACACCGGACGCGGATCCGGAGGTTTTGGATGTACGGGGAGATAAGCTAATGAACAGAAAGGCATCTATTGTCCTGGGTATCATAGGATTGGTGGCATTTAGCATTGCGATCGTACTGGGTATGTCGTCCTGCTACTCGGAAGAGAAGCTCGAGAGACAGGAAATCCTGCTCTCATTTCCGGAGATTTCGTCAATGACCGTGGGTCAGACGCATCCATTCTCTGTGGGTTTGAACCTGCCAGCGGAGGGCATTGAATCGATGTCCGCGCAGAGCGTGTCCGGCAACTTTATGGTTCGGCCAGAATCACAGTTGCTGTCGAAAGGCCAGGATAATCTCGTTTTCAATCTCAAAGCCCTTCGGCCGGGCGACGACAAGATTATGTTCTGTCTAGACCAGCTGCTGTGCGAGACTCTGCCGGTCAGGGTGTTCACCCAACCAGAGTAAGAGAGCCATGTGGCTATTTATTCCATCAATGTCCTGTTCCTCTGCTCCGGAATCGGAGGGCTCAAATTCGGGATCAGGCTTGCCGAGTCAGCATGCGCCGCAGATCATAAACCCAGATCTAACGGCCTGCCTTTGGAGTTCATCGTGTACAAAATTGTAGAGGTTGAGGCCTGCGCAAGAAGTTTGGACTTGATCGGAAAGTACAAGTTTTCCTCAACATACACGTATTGTACTAACAATGCCTGACTACATTGACGACATCTTCGGCCCACATGGGGTGATGTCCAAGGCGTTCGAGGGATATGAGCCACGTCCAGGCCAGATGGTTCTAGCACGAGCAGTAGACCGGGTTTTCGTAGATGGCCGACATCTTATGATTGAGGGACCAACAGGCATTGGTAAAAGTTTAGCCTATTGTGTTCCTGCTATCTACCACGCTGTCGCGAATGGTCGGCGTGTTGCCGTCGTCACGGCTAATATCGCCCTTCAAGAGCAGCTACACACCAAAGATCTCCCGATGCTGGAAAAGCTGCTTCCGTGGCGGTTCAAGCATTCCCTGATCAAGGGGCGCAGTAACTACCTCTGTATCGACAGGTGGCAGAACGAATCCGCCGGTAGCGGCCTGAAGAACCGCAGGGCGAAGAAGGACAGGGACCAGTACCGAGCCATTATGTCCTGGGCGCGACGCACCGGGAGTGGCGACATGTCGGAACTCAGTTTCGTTCCCCAGCCAGCCGTATGGCATCTGTTCTCATCCACCAGCGACGAATGTAAAGGCCAAGACTGCCGGAGTCATTTCGACTGCTTCGCCGAACGGGCCCACAAGGAGGCGGCCGGTTCCCACGTGTTCGTCACGAATTACCATCTTCTGTTCGCGCACCTACAGGTCCGAATGAGAACCGGAAAGGACCTGATCCTGCCGGAGTTCGACACAGTAGTGTGCGACGAGGCCCACAAGGCTGCGGACATAGCGAGGGATTTCTTCGGATTCAGGATCGTGGAAGGAAGTATCCGCTTTGTCTCTCGACTCCTTGGCAAGCTGGGGATGAATAGCGAATACGACGCCATCGATTCCTTGTCCATCGAGTTCTTCGGCGACCTCAAGAGGTTCAGGAGATCCGGAGGGTATCGCATCCGATTCAGGAGTTCGCCGCCAATCCAGTCGTGGCAGCCCCTCCGGGACGCCATGCTCGACATCAGATCCAAGTTCATCTCGCAGGCTTTCGGGATCACGGACACAGGCAAGGCGGACGAGAAGGCTGCCCTGATGCGCGCAGCCGCCACAGCTGGCAAACTGGCGGAGAACCTCGAATCCGCCATGACGATGGCTGACCCGGAAATGGTGTACTATATCGAGGAGAACACCGATGGTTCCATTGCCCTGATGGGCAAGCCGGTGTTTGTGGCACCGCTTCTCGCGTCCGAGCTGTTCGCAAAAACCCGAAGCGTGGTGGCTACCTCTGCAACTTTGGCGGTCGGGGGCAGATTCTCGCATACCATTAGCGAACTTGGGATGCCAGATCCGATGACGCTCGCTGTGGATAGTCCGTTCGATTTCAAGAAGCAGGCGATTCTGGTGATCCCAGAGGGCATGCCGGGTGCGACAGACTCCGGATTTCCCAAAGCAGTGGCCAAGGCTGTCGAGCAGACGATCAACCTGGCAGATGGGCGGACCCTGTGCCTATTCACATCCTACAAAAATCTTGAGGAGGCCTGGAGACATGTGTTGTCGGATCCGAAGCATAAGATCTTAAAGCAAGGGGACAAGCCGCGCACCACGCTGATTGAGGAGTTCAAGAACGATATCCATTCCGTCCTACTAGGGACAGAATCATTCTGGGCCGGGGTCGATGTGCCTGGTGAGGCTCTGTCGTGCGTTATCATGGACAGATTGCCGTTCCAGACCCCGGATGATCCGGTGCTCAACGCCATATCGGATAGGGACGAGGACTGGTTTATGAACTACAGCGTCCCGAAGGCCGTCATAGCATTTAAGCAGGGATTCGGACGACTCATTAGACGCGTCACGGATCGCGGAGTTGTGGTTCTGCTCGACCGTAGAATTGTCACCAAGAACTACGGGCGCAGTTTCCTTCTTAGCATACCAGATGTGCGCCGAAGCAAAAAATTGGAAAGTATCAAGGTTTTCCTGGATAAGGAAACCTAGACAGGTGTGGACGAACGCAATAAGTTTACACCGGAAGGTTTTGCCAAATGTCGAAAATTGTCAAGTACGACGATGAAGCACGCCAACTGATCAAGAGCGGCGTGGACAAGCTCGCAAACGCCGTGAAGGTTACGCTCGGCCCAAAGGGCCGAAATGTCCTGCTACGCAGGGAATACGGCATGTCACACGTCACAAAGGATGGGGTGACCATTGCCAAGGAGATCACTCTACGCGACCAGTTCGAGGACATGGGTGCACAGATGGTGAAGCACGCAGCCCAGACCACATGCGACGAGGCTGGGGACGGCACGACCACCGCAGCTCTGCTGAGCCAGGCCATCTACGCCAGCGGGTTGAAGCTGATGGCGGCTGGACACAATCCAATGGATCTGAAGCGCGGCATCGACAAAGCTGTCACCAAGGTGGTCGAAACTCTCGGCGGCCTCGCGCAAGAGACCAGGGATCCGAAATTGATTGCGCAGGTTGGCACAATCAGTGCCAACGGCGACACTACGATCGGCGGCCTTATCGCACAGGCGATGGAGAAGGTGGGGCGCGACGGCGTCGTCACCATCGAAGAGGCCAAGGGGCTCGATACGACGCTCGAAGTGACCGAGGGCATGCGGTTCGACCGCGGCTATCTGTCCTCCTATTTCGTCAATGTGCCCGAACGCGCCGAAGCTGTGCTCGACAACTGCCTGGTCCTGATCAGCGCGAACCGGATCGACAACGTACAGGATCTGGTGGAGCTGCTCAACACCGTGGCGAACGCGCAGGCACCGCTGCTAATCCTGGCGGATGACGTGGGCGGCACCGCCCTGCCAGCCCTGGTGATCAACAAGATGCGCGGCCTGTTGAAGGTTTGCGCGGTGAAGGCACCCGGATTCGGAGACAGGCGGCTCGACATGCTGAAGGATATTGCCGTCCTCACCGGAGCCACTCTGTTCTCTGAGGAAACCGGGGTCAAAATTCCGACAGCTACCGTCGGCATGCTTGGAAGGGCTGAGAAGGTCGTGATTACCAGGAACCACACGACCATCATCGGCGGCATGGGCACCAAGGAGGCCATCCGGGAGAGGATCGAGCAGGTGAAGCTCGACATCGAGCAGGCCACGAGCGAGTGGGACAAGGGCAAGGCCCGCGAGCGCCTGGCCAAGCTGCTTGGGGGAGTGGCCGTGGTGCGTGTCGGAGCGCCGACCGAGGCCGAGATGAAGGAGAAGAAGGACCGGGTCGAGGACGCCATGAACGCCACCAAGGCGGCCGTCGAGGAGGGTATCGTCCCTGGCGGCGGCGTGGCCCTGCTCCGCTGCTCCAAGTCCGTGGCCGACTTCATCGGGTCGCTGCCGGAAGTCGAACAGGCGGGAGCCCGCGTCATCCTGGAGGCCCTGCGGGCCCCGCTGAGGCAGATCGCGGCCAATGCCGGCGAGAGCCCCGACATGGTTGTCGCCACGGTTGATGGCGAGGTTCCGAACTATGGTTGGAACGCCGCCACCGGAGAGTATGTGGACATGATGGAGGTCGGCATCATCGACCCGAAGAAGGTCGTGCGCTGTGCGCTCCAGAACGCCGCCAGTGTGGCGGGCCTGCTGCTGACCACCGAAGCGATGGTTGCGGACGATCCGGACGAGGAGAAGCCGAAAGGCGGCCCCCCGCAGATGGGGATGTAGGAAAATTCCCGTAATGTTGCGTACTGGTGTCCTTCATTTCTATCAATCTGGCATAATGATTGACGGAGGTGAAGCACATGGAAAGGACAGAAAAAGGAAAGTTCTCCAAACAGTTTGAGATCAATAGGGAGTTGTTGATGTCATACTGTGTAGAAGGTCTATCTCAGAACAGAATTGCGCAACTTTTGGGGTGTTCGCAAGCGCTCATAAGCAAACTTTTCAAGAAGTTTGTGATCCTGACCAGAAGGAATTTCAAACCTCACGATGCCGTGGTTCTAACCGATGCTCAGAACGACATCCTGTTTGGCATCCTTCTTGGCGATGGGCATCTGACTGCTAGGAAAAGTGGGAACAGTCAACTGTCGTACCTGTCGCATCTTGAGGCGCACTCCAAATACGTCGGGAGTTTTTTTTGAGGACATCTTGACGCCAGAAACAAGATGGGCACCCAAACACTCTTGCGTTTTTGACCAGAGGACAGGTCGGGCGTACCACCAATACCGCATACGGACACAGAACAATCCGACTTTTTCTGCGCTTCGCCAGAAATGGTACCGCAATGGCAGGAAAATCGTGCCAGCAGATCTTGTGTTGAACAGCCGTATCTGTTTATTCTGGTACATGGACGATGGCGGTCTTGTGAACACAAACGGCGGACAGGAGATCAAACTGTCAACTCATGGTTTTCTGCGGGAAGAGTTGGAAAAAGTGTTGGCGCCTCAACTGGTCGCTTTCTCTCCGCGACTACAGAAAGAGACGACCACGACCGGCTCGGAACAGTTCTCAATCAGGATCCCGAGGGGCAAAATATCGAAGTTCCTGTTGTTTGTTGGGGATTGTCCGGTTGAGGAACTCCGCTACAAATGGCGGTTCAAACCATACAAAAGACCGTCGCTGGCTGATCCCAATTTTGCCAGAACGATTAAGACCTTGTATGCCAACGGGCTCTCGAAAACAGATATTGCCGCACAGTTTGGCGTGTCTCGTGGATGTGTCTCGTACCATCTGAACGCACGGTGAAGCAAATGAAAGACTCTTTAGGCAACCGCATGAAACAGTATGAGTCGTTGAGCGATATCTCCCTTATGCGTCGCACTCCCGTTTTGGTGCGTCTTTGATGGCAAGGGCTTCTCCAGGCTGACCAAGCGGCTCAAGCTCGACAAGCCGTTCGACATGTGGTTTCTGGACGCCATGGCCGACACGATGTTGGCCGTGGCGTCCCAGGTTCAGGGGTGCGTGGTTGGATACACGCAGTCAGACGAGATCAGCCTCGTGCTGGTCAACCACCAGTCCATCGACACCGAGCCGTACTTCGGCAACCGCGTGCTGAAGATCGCAAGTGTCACAGCAAGCATGGCAACCGCCAGGTTTAACCGCTGGCTGCGCGTGCGCGACGAAAAGGCAGAGGCTTGCTTCGACTCCAGGGTGTTCACGGTGCCATCCGCCATGGAGGCTACGAATGCCCTGGTCTGGCGTCAACAGGACTGCGTGAGGAATTCGATCCAGTCGGCTGCATACTACGAGATCGGCGCATCAAAGGGACGCAAGACAACCCAAGGTATGATACATGGACTGGATACCTCGAAACTCCAAGAACTCCTGTTCCAGGAGGTCGGAATAAACTGGAGCACGAAATATCCGGCGGAGCTGAAAAGGGGAACTGTGGCGTACCGCAAACCGGTGGAGGTCGAGACACCAAACGGCAAAGCCGTCAGGATGTGCTGGATCAGGGAGGCGGCTCCAGTGTTCCAGTCGAAGGATGGAAGGGCCTGGCTGCTGTCTCTGATGGAGACCGCGCCCAAAGACGGCAAGGAGCCGACCGATGGCGAGTGAGATGATCCAAAGGTTGGCGAGGCTGGTCGCCCATAGGGACGGGACCCTCCTGTACCCGAAAGGCGACGGCCGTGTCGAGATACCACACGGCATAGTCCGGTTCATGGGATGGAGTGATAAGTCCACGGTGTGGATAGGCAGGAGTCCTGGGTGCCTCGTCCTCTCAAACGAAAGGCAGGACGATACCGTTGGGCGGGTGGCAGTGAGCATGGAACGGGTCAGGGTGCCGATGTCCATCCTGAAGTCCGCCGCGATGGGCGACGGTCCTGTGGTGGTGTCCATAGACCTATCTGGAATCATCGTGGTGCGCAGGCATCTGGAGGGATCGGCCGATCTGGCGGATCTCGAGGGTGCGTTCGGGGAGGCCGGGGAGCCGGTCTGCCAACGGCTTCTCGGCATTCTGGGCAGCTACAGGCAGGCCATAGATGCTGAAGAACAGCCCATCGCTACCGTGGTGACGCCAAAGCCAATCGGTGTCCCGCAATCCTTGACCGAGTGGAAGTACGATATCATCAACAACGGGAAACCCAAGCTTTTCTTGATGAACATGAACAAGCCCACGATCATCAGAGTTGTCGGCATGCCGTTCGCGTTCCAAGCCCATTGGGTTCCAGCCCAAGACCACACAGCGGGCAGGATCGTGCCACATTCCGACGGATGTTCGCTGTGCAGCATAAGGGCCCCCGAACGCATGTCGCTTGTTCCCGTCATCAAGAAATCTGATGGGCGTTCCGAGCACGGTTTCCTCCTGGCGCAGGAGGACCTGCGTTCGAAGATAGCCAGTCGGTTGGCTGGTAGGAACCCAACAGATTTTGATCTTGTTCTGTACTTTGCGCCCTTTCAGGATGGGATGTGCTCGGTGTACATAGTCCCTCCGGAAGTGCTGCCGGACGATCTTGTCAAGCTGGCGCAAGCAGCTTGCGCCGATCCAGATGGGTTCGTGGCGGAGACGTTTGGAAGCGATCCGCCGGAGGGGCGCCCGGCAAGGGCGCCAATGTTCATTGTCGAGGGGCATTTTGCCGAAGACGCTAAACCCCGCAACCTTGCGAAGTGAGCATGCGCGATTTCAAAAACCAGAATTATCCGCCTGAGAGGGCGATCAGGACGAGGACAGTACTACTGATCGATGCTAAGGGAAAGAACCTTGGTATTGTGGACACACGAGATGCGTATCGCATGGCAGAGTCCGCTGAGCTGGATCTGGTCCAGATCGGCGACGGAAAAAACGGTGTCCCGGTCTGTAAGATAATGGACCACGGCAAGTGGAAATACGAGCAGTCCAAAAAGCGTAAAGCGACAAAAGCAGTCCAGCAATTGACCAAAGAACTGAAGATTAGGCCGAACACCAGCGAGCACGATCTCAAGTACCGCGCTGAGCAGGCCGCGTCGTTCCTTACGGATGGAGACCGGGTCAAGGTCTTGGTAAGGTTCAAGGGTAGGGAGCGAACCCACATGACTAACACCGGCAAGCAGGTCATGGAGAAATTCCTGGCGATGCTCGACCCAACTAAGTACAAGGTTGAAAAGCCGGTAGAGATCGGGGAGAGAGACATATCCTTGACCCTAATTCCGGTGAAACAATGATTGTCACAGACCAGGCAGAACTCAGGAAGCCGAACGAGCTAGCTTCGTCCGACGAGGCAATCGGCATCATTACCAAACTTGAGCATGAACTTGCCACGTCCTCTCGGCTTGGTATTGGACTGGCAGCTCCACAAATTGGTGTACACAAGCGCGTTGCCATCATACGCACAAAGGAACATTTAATCGACCTCGTAAATCCCATCATATTCGACATGGAGCATGGAATACTCGTCAAGAATGAGGGATGCCTAAGTATGCCTGGGATGTCGGTCGATACGTGGAGATTCAGTGAGATCCTCTTCAGGTGCGATGGAAATCCAGCTGGCGTCGTGGCAACTGGGCTTGAAGCTGTTGCTATACAGCATGAGATAGATCATCTAGATTGTATGTTAATGGTTGATCGGGCCATCCGAGGTGGCGTTGGGAGAAATGACCCATGCCCTTGTGGTAAACATACAGATACTGGAAAACCGGTCAAGTTCAAAAAATGTCACGGACGTTGATTTTTATCAATAACCTGGCACAGATAGCAAAACTGGTGGGTTTACCGTGACAAAAAATGGAATGAATATTTGGAAGTAGCGACCAGCAAACAACTTTTTGTGGAGTTCTTCAAGGAGTCTCGATGAGGGAAAACACACATTCAAAAAAACAAGGGTTTAGTTGTCCGGTGTCCCTATATGTCCCGTGGTACTGGGGCTTAATCTACCAGGATTGCCCGGTTGTCCCGCATGAGCGAGACAGCGACGAATGTAGGAACTGTCCGCTGAGGGGAATTACCGAGCATCGACGCAACAAAGACAGACCAAAGCGAGAGGATCACGATAGGGATCGAGACAAGAAACCTCATGGCCTACGGAAACAAGGTACGCACGGTGGCGAAAAGAAGGTCTTCGCGGGCTAAGATTGTGAGAAGAAAGTAAAACAGGAGTAGAAAAATGAAAATTACCAATACCGTTCCGGGCCAGGTTGTGAAATTCACCGTCAAGGTGGAGCGGTCCAGCAAGGGCCAGTCGATTCAAGAGGTTGTACTGCGCGTAACCGAGGTTGACGCGGCGTACATCAGAGGTGTAAATGTAAACAGGATTTTGGATGGAACCCAGGATACATTACCCTATCGCACCTACAAGGTGGCAAATATTGTTGACGGAACCGTCTGGCTGAAGTTAGACGACTAAACTATCAATAATCGGACATACCCATTGGGCTTGGAGAGCGGCATCCAAAGGGGGCCGCTTTTTTTTGCCCGATTCCACATCGGAGGTTTGCGGATGTCTTCACTGCCAACAAACGGTCTCGTGCTGCTAAAATTCTGGGCTCCATGGTGCGGCCCCTGTAAAACCATGGCTCCAGTCTTGGAATCGGCCCTAGAGAAGTTTGGGGATGTCCGGTTCGAGAGCGTCAATGTGGATGCCGATCCCACCCAAGCGGCCGAGATGAACATCCGTTCTATCCCGACGCTTGTTCTGCTGAAAGATGGCGCCCCGGCCGGGAGGCTGGTTGGCGCCCACTCGCAGGAAGAGATCGAAACCTTCCTATCCAGCCACCGCTGAGAGAAGCAAGGGGAAAAGCATGTCCAGGTACCAGATCCCAGTCCTGGATTCGCTGGTTGTCGGCCATGTGAATCCTGATGGGGATTCCCTATCTTCTATCAAGGCCGTACTCAACCACCTTAGGGCCTGCGGGAAGACCGCCAAGGCCAAGGTCATCGGAAAGGTGCCGGATCACCTTGGTTGGATCCTGCCCGAGGAGGATTTGGCTGACGAGGGTTTTGCGGGAGAGCAGACGATTGTTCTGGATTGCGAGCCCACCAATGAACGCGTCGGTTTCCAGTTGTCTGGAAGCGTGGTAAACATAGACCACCATGAGACAAGAGAGGGCGACCACAATCCGAAGAACGGCACATATGTTCTCGACAGATGTTCCACAGCGGCCGCGCTCATCATGGATTTCGGTGTGCTTGATGAGATTCTTCTGGTGGGGCTGTACACGGACACGCTGTTTATCCGTGGATGGAACGAACTCCAGAAGTGTTTCCGCAAAGTCAAGGTCTCTGACGAGCGCGCACACACTATCCTATCGGCATGTAGGCCAACTAGGGACAAGAAAGCGCTCCATGTCGTTCAGACCGCCAAACTACACAGATGTCGCAATGGGTTCATCCTAGCGGAGACAGAGGAGAAGGACCAAGGGGTCATCTCTGAGGTGATGGAGACTCTGTTCAGGTACGCCGAAGGTGTGTGCCTGATAGATGGGAGCGGCAAGGCTAGGCTTCGCACATCCAACGAGAGCATAGACGTTGGGGCGATAGCGAAGATGTTCGGCGGCGGAGGCCACGCGTTCGCGTCGGGATGTGACGCAAACGGCAAACGCACAGCGCTGATGGCTGTAATCAAGCAACTCGAGGTCCCGCCAATGAGGCTCGACCACGAAGGCGAAGCCGACGACGAGCCCGACCAGAAACGCGCAAGCCATGCGCAGAAAGAAAGCAAGGAAGGCAAGACATGCGTGGAACCTGGAACACAGGACTGAAGCCGTTCGGCGTTCCCTTGAGAGTCAACTGGACGTTCCTTCTGTGGCCGCTCATGGTGTGGTCCCTTGGATGGCTGATGGGCTACAGGTCCTGGTGATACTGACGCTCTCCCTTCTGATACACGAGTATTCGCACGTCATGGCAGCAAGGAGCGTGGGCTCTGAGGCAACCGACGTGACCGTGTTCATCTTTGGAGGGCGGCTAGGATACCGGACCTGATTCTCATGAGTCCCGGCAAGGAAGCCTTTGTGGCCGCCGCTGGCCCAATCTCCTCCTTCATTCTGGCAGCAATCGCCTTCATGGTCAGCGCCGCACTTACTGTGCTGGGCGTGTCGACGCCATGGATGCTATCGTACTCGGTGTTGATCAACATCGTGCTCGGCGTGTTCAACACGCTTCCGCTGTACCCCATGGATGGCGGCAGGATCTTGAGAGCCTTCTGCTCCAATAGGATGGGTCACGAACGCGGGACAAAGGTTGCCGTCTGGACGACGGCCATACTAGGAGGCATCCTGTGCGTTGCCTCCATCACATTCAAACTGTGGAGCGTCGCAGTCATCATGCCGCTCATCATCCTCGAGGCCTTGCTGAACTCAAGATGCTCAAGCACAAGGCGTTCCTAGAGGAGATGTGCGTCCGACTGAGGAAAGCTGGCTACGAGGATGCCTGTGTTGAGATGGTAGACGGGCAATGGCAGATCAACTATCGAGAGTAGAATACCTGAGGCGGGTTGTATAAGTATTAGACAAGGAGAGTCTCTCATCAGTAGTGGTTGGTATACTCTCCTTCTTTTTTCCAACAGCCCCCTTTTCCGGACGCGCCCTGAAAAGTATCGATGCGCCCCCGGATTGTCAAGTGGAAAATTCGAACATGCCGGATGAAAAGGAAGATTTCGACGGCGAAGCGAAGGATGGCGAGGAGGGTATTTCCTGCCCGCTGTGCCGGAGGTTGATCGAGGATACAAACCTGCTCTCCGACCATCACCTTGTGCCGAGAAGCAGGGGTGGCAGAGCTACTCAGATCCCGATCTGCCTGGATTGCCATAAGCAGATACATGCAATGTACAGCAATAAGCGGCTAGAGGAGGAGTTAAATTCTGTGGAGGCACTTTTTGCCGATCCGAAATTTGCCAGGTTTGCGGCCTGGGTGGCTAAAAGGCCACTTGGGGCATTGGTCAGAGCAAGACGTTCAAAGGACAGTCGCAGACGTGGAAGGAGTGGATGAATGAAGACGTTGAACATCAAGTCGTGCGAGGATTGCCCGTTCGCAAAATGGCAAGGGTATTACTATCCTGTGGAAATGGCTTGTGAGTGTCCCGGAGCTCCAAAGGAAGACACCAGTGCGTTTGTATTTTCGCGCGCCAGCGGATGGTGGTACAAGACGCCTCCGGCCTTCTGTCCGCTGAGGACCGATGGAGGGGTGCGATTCAAAGTGGAGGAATCAGTGGAGATAGGTAAATGATCAAGGATGGTCTCAAACTTATTGATATGCTGGTCGGTGCCATGCGTCAGCAGGCTTCTGAGGCAAGGACATCGAAGGCCGAGGTTGATATATCCGGAGGTGTGGATAGCGCAGTTGTCGCGGCCTTGGCATGTCGTGCATTCGGTAAAGACAATGTCATCGGTGTGTACAGTTCGATTAATTCTTCAGCAGAGTCTTGTCAATTGGCTGGGCTGGTGGCCGATAAGTTCGGTTTCAAACTCCTGAAACTCGACCTGTCTGACGCGTATCGCCAAATAGTCATGGCCATTGCCACCGAGTTTGGACGTCTTGGTATCCCGTTTCCGGACCAGAATGACCCTCGACAACGCACGGCGTTCGGGGGGTTGAGAAGCTGTCTGCGCGCCCCAGTGGGGCGCTTTGTGAACAGGGCGTTTGGTGGTATCCGCGAGGGTACTGGCAATAGGGACGAGGATGAGTTGATCAGATTTTTCCAGAAGGGCGGCGATGGCGAGGTGGACAGTAACTGGATCGAGGGTCTGTTCAAGGGCGAGGTGTGGGAGTTGGCCGCATATCTTGGAGTTCCGCAGGAGATTATCGACGTAGCCCCGACGCCCGACCTGTGGGGAGGAACTGTACATACTGATGAGGGCGAATTGAAGGAGCTTACTGGTGTGTCCCTGACCTACACCCGTCCAGGCGGACCAATGGGTACAATAGAGTGGGCCAGTAGAGAGAACGCGAGGAACGGCTGTGTCACGCGGAGCGGCTCGAATCCTGGCTGTATGGGATACAACGAGGCCCAGTCGACCATTATCCTGGCGATGCGAAAGTTGGAGCGATCCAGTAGGCACAAGACTTGTATGCCACCATGTCTTCCGCGCGAGCGACTTCTCAAGGCGGGCGTGGTCGAATAGGCTTGACAGAAGCGGCTGAAGTCGCTATATTACAATCAGGAGGACATGAACATGACGAGTTTTCTCATTGGTCTGGGGATCGGCCTCACCGGGGGACCGGTGCTGGTGTATTTTGTGAAATTGGGCTATAAGAAGCTCAAGGAGAAGTTTGGTTCGGTCGAGTAGGCCGATAATGGCGGGCGACGGTTTTGCGACCCCCACCCACCACTGCGGTGGTGATCATGCCGTGCTATTAGATCAAATGGTGCGAAGCGTATGAGATGAAAACTAGGGTCGTAATGCCTTCGCTTGATCTTTTTGAGGAATGGAAAGGCGACGAGGCAGTCATATATACGGAGATCGGTTTTACCAAGGTGAAAACGGAGCTGGTGGACAAATAGGGTTTCTGTTGCTTGCCCACCGATCTTGAGCGCCTCGAGGACAAAAGCGACAAAAAAGACACAAACGATTCCGATAAGTTGTGAAATAGTTGGCTTTGGGAAGTCGACATCCGGAGAAAAAGCGTATATAGTAAGACACGACGAAAGAAATGTGGGGATGTTGCCAAACAGGAAAAGGCACCTGCTTCAGCATTCGGTTCTCGGGACCAAAACATCCGAAGCACACGCTGGGGCGCAAGCCCATTGTTGGTTCGATTCCAACCATCTCCACTGAAGACGCGCAAAGGAACGGAACTCACACGCGAAGATCAAATGGTTGATCATCTGTATTTGGAACAGAATGTTGCGGGTTCGAATCCCGTCGCACAAATTAGTTCCCTCGCTCGCGCGTTTTCATTTTTTGGGGAGTAGAGGCACCTGGGGTGCCAACTAGCCGTAAACTAGTACAACCTGTTACGTTACTCGGACGACGAGAGTCGACCCAATCTACGGAAACGCACAAGCATTTGCCGTTCGAATCGGTAACTCCCCACTGAAGACGCGCAAAGGATCAGCTGTCGATAATTGCTGTGAATTCTAATAGGAAACTGGAGCCGCATCTTGTCGGCTCCAATGACGTGCCAGGCAGAACGGGCTATTGTGGGGATAACGTGTCGTGTTAACCTGAAATTGTCCTTATGCCCCCCACCGGACGAGGCGGGGTCAATTATGCTAATACATCGCGATGGAAGGAAGGGTTGCTTAATGAGTTTTTCGAGCTACCTAAACGACTCATACATGGAATGGGCCAAAGCCCTGGCGTCGTCACCGTCGCCCGACACGGAGGAGGTGCAGACTGACGATGTTTGCGGCCAGCTGAGGGGCCTGCTCGTGAATGGCGAGCTGACAGACAAGGGGAGTTCCGAGGCAGAGGACGTCATCTGGAAGTTTGTTCTGAAGCAGAAGCCACGGCTAAGCATGCGAGCGTTCGGGCAACTTCGCAAGTCTTTGCCACCGGTTTTTCATCCTGCTATCGAGCGGGTGTTCCTGCGCTGTCTCTAGGAATTTCTCTGCATCATGCTAACTACATCGCGCTGGAAGGAAGGGTTGCTTGCGGCATCTGGCCGACACGCAGGGGAGAGCGAAACTGAAGCGGAGCGCTTCCAGTACCTGGCAATGCGAGTGGAACAGAGCGCTGGTTACCCAAATCGAATGCGGGACCTGGTCTTGAATTACTTGTGCCACATCAGTGCAACCGATCGGCCAGCGGTCCTCGATCGGCTCGCGAAGGAGGTCCCCCAGCCGTCGGTACTAGCCGTCGTGGAAGAAATTCGTCAACGCATTGCCTGATTCTTTAGCATCTGGAATATTTCGATGTCGGCGATGATACACTTAACACGCAAACCAGGATCCCAAACGGCGCGCGAAAGCGGGCATTGGGACACCTGCGTGTTGAAGTCGGCCTTCGCCGTCGTCCTGCCCGAGCGCCCGTATACCTTCGCGGGCAATAGCACCCTCGGTCAGGACTCCATCGGAGGCACAGGCGCATAGGATCGAGGGACTGTATACCGACCTTCCAACGCGCCTGGGCCCACAAGCCCGGGCGTTTTGGGTTTATGGGGAGAAAGAGTGCTAGATAAGACGCAAAGACCTGATAAACCAGAGAAACTCCATTGTAGGGAATGTAAACAGGAATTCCCATTTACTCCGGAGTTTTTCTATCGGGATCGAAAGCGCAAATATGGTCTCGATACCGTATGTAAGTTCTGTAGCAGACTTGGCACCAGGCGACGCTATGCTGAAAACCCAGAATTGTGGCATCAAAGCAATCGTAAATATCGCCAAACCCATCTAGAAGAGACGAACAATAAAAAGAGAAAATGGGCAAAGAGGAATCCTGATAAGGAGCGGAACGCAAGGCTGAAATACACATACGGAATTACGCTGGACGAATTCAATCACATTTTGATGCTCCAAGAAAACTGTTGTGCTATCTGCGGTTATTCTTTTGGGGGCAAGAAACCTAGCGTAGACCACGACCACACGACAGGTGTGGTTAGAGGGCTGTTGTGCGACAGGTGTAATTTCGGTATAGGATGTTTCGAGGATGACGCCGCGCGACTTGAGAAAGCAGCCATTTACCTCAATAAGTGGAAGGAAAGCATCAAGAAGGTCGTAGGCGTCGAATCTCCCAACGAGATTGGTCTGGACATTTGAAAGGAAAAGATGATGAAATCCAAGAGAGAGAACACTGTCCCGAGTTGTGTGAGTTTGTGGAGAATGTCAAAGATATGGTGAATGCTGACAAGCAGCAGGATGAGGAGATTCCAAAGTTTAAGGTGCCTCTTTCTAGTTGGCTGGGACTCGGCGCTGTGATTTTAGGAATCGTGGGTTTCGTCGTTGTAATGTTCCGCATCTGGATATAGGTTTCGTGAATAGTTGGGGTCGTTGACGATAAGGTCATCGAGCTGGGCCGTAACCCCAGCGCTGTAATAGCCAATCCGATTCGAGTTCGGACGACCCCACCAAGGAGTAGCAGATGGATATACAATACTTTGTATTTCTTGACAGGTTGAAACGGATGCGCCGCGACGGCGATTCCAATTGTGACGCGCGCATCCTTAGTGAAATGGAATCACAGCAGGCTTTTGTTGATGAAAGGAAATTAGTTGGTTCGATTCCAACCATCAGCGCAACCTGCACATTGGGGGTTCGAGTCCCTCAGGATGCAAATGAGGCTGAAGCTTTGACGGCGAAGCCGTAGGCTCTTAACCTATAGAACCGAGTTCGACTCTCGGCAGCCTCACTTCGGAGTCGTCCAATAGGAAGGACGGCGGTCTTTGACACCGCATATCCCAGTCCGAGTCTGGCTCTGGATTTAATATTGATCTCGTCGTCTAGGGGCAGTGGATAGGACACTCTCACTGTCCAGACGCCAGTTCAATTCTGGTCGAGGTCACGAAAACTCCGATGCCCTTGGTATCGGCACCGTCGAATGCGCATTCCACGGTGGAGATGAGGCGATCGCCATCTTTTGGGATGGCGTGAGGTTTCAACATTGACAACTGAATAGTGGTAATTGACTGCGGTGAGCTGAGAATGTAGGCTCTCCGCCGGGGCATCGACGGCGCGAGCGTGCTGGGCGGTGTCCCATCGAGGGATCATAGCTCAATGGGCAGAGCGCGAGACCGAAAATTTCGTTACCCCCGTCCGAATCGGGGTGATCCCACAATAGATCGCGCGCGTTGATGTAGCGGAAAAGTTTCGCGTCGCTTTTGAATGAAAGGACGGCAGCATGGGCAAGAGCATCGACCTGCGCGCCCAGTTCGGGCGCAAGTTCACCGAGGATGAGGAGGCTTTCGAGATGGCCCAGTGCGAGGAATGGATGGCCGACGAGATGCGCTCCTACTGGAGAAGGATACAGCGCTCCTCGTGGCCGACTGAGGATCCAGGCGGGCGTTGCGCGAATTGCGGGCTTGAGGCGCGTTTTGCCAAAGCCTGTGTTGTTGGGGCCGCCTGCTACGATGGCGAGTGGTGTTGCTCTACCGAATGCGACGCGCAACTGACACGGGAAGGATGCCCGCTGGAATAATAGACTAGGAAAGGGAAAGCGATGAAGCTGAGGAAGCTACGCAGGATACTGAGGCAGGCGGCGTTTAACGCCGATGGTCTCAACCCTCAGGTTGAGGTCTGTCTGGGCGACAAAATATTGCGCATCAAGCACATTGGGCAGTTTGGGGTTGTACCGGATGTCGTTATCGAACTTGAGGATCCCGAGAAAGAAACGGGTTGTTAATCATGCCGCGCAAGAAGAAAGAGGCTCCTTCGGAGCCGAAGCCGACCAGGGTCGAAATCGAGACTTTTAGGGAACCTGATTCCTACTGGCTGGGCCAGCTCAGGAAAGACAATCCGTCCTGTTTCAACGGTGACATCCAGGTACACAGATATCGCGTGACGGTTGAACTGATCGAGGAGTCGCCAGAAGTGATCGGTGCGAGAATCCAGGAACTCTGGAACAATTGTGACAACTGGCATCATCACGATCCACTTAGATTCGCAGCCAAGAAAATTGGATGGGAGTTGAAAGGCGACTTTGGGAACAAGAAGAAGGAGGCTTGACAATTGCTTTCGACATTATATAAATCGTCGGAAGCTGGAATTCAACTTTTGGGACACATTAAAGGAACAAATATGGCTGCCACAATCACGGTTCTCAAAAATAAGTTGAGTAAAGTGCGCAAACAGATAGAACTATTGAATTCACAAGAATCAGAATTATACAAACAGTTGGCCCTATTATGTGGGCGCACAGGTCACCAGTGGGAAGAGGAGTGGGCTGCGGTGGGTATTCATAAATACTCTCGAAAAATAGGATGTTTCCGTTGCGCGATTTGCGGTACACTGTCCTAGTGGAAAGGAGGCTTGACAATCGCCTCTAGGATGATAAATTGATTGTTGTAAATGGGGAGGTCGCCCAATTGGTAGGGCAACAGACCTGCTTCGCCTCTCGGTTTTTTGGAACCATTTGATGAAGCCTACAAGCATGCTCGTTCGAATCGAGCCCTCCCCACAATGGGTCAGTAGCCGAATGGTATAGGCAAAAGCATTTTGGAGCTTTCAAACAGCAACAAGCTTTACCGCTCGGCTCCTCACGGAGCCATAAGGTAAAGCTCACAAGCATTGGAGGTTCGATTCCTCCCTGGCCCAACAGGACGCGCAAAGGGGAAAAGTCTACAAGCGAATTAGCTCAGTCGGTTTGAGCGTCTGACTATGGATCAGAAGGTCAAGGGTTCAAATCCCTTATCCGCGACAAAATCCGACTTGCTCACTCGCGCGTCCTAATTTTCTGTTCTACGATGCCGACAATGATATCTAGAAACCGTTGCCCTTTGGTTGGTTTGAAGTTTTTCATTGTCGACACGTCGATGATACAGAGAGCAATGCCCCTCTCGGCGCAGGCAGCGAATTTCCGATGGTCATTGGTTTGGATGGAGGCAAGTTTCTCCGTCCCGTGGATCGGCTCGTAATGGTAGATCCCGTTGAGTTCGAACGCTAAATTGAGGCTTGGAAAATGGATGTCGAGTTCGGAGTTGATCGCCTCTTTGGCGTTGAACATAATCTCCAGGTCGGGATAGAGTTTCCGCAGTTGCTCCTCCAGCCAGACCTCAAGTTTAGAGCGGCGGGTGCCATGGGTTTTGTGGAGATTGTTGTAGGTGGCGGCACATGATTTGGAACAGAAAAGATTGTTGCTTTTGCTGTGTTTCCTATTTTGAAGCAGGGTGCTTTTTCTGCGACCGAAAAGTGTACCGCATTGTTGGCAAGGGATCAATTTGGGAAGTCGTTTTCCACTCTGGTTGAATGCTTGGGCACACTTGTTGGAACAGAATTTGTACTTGCGCGAGTCACGAATGAACCACGACCTGCGTCGTTTGAAGGTGGTACCACAGTTATCGCATTGAAGTTCCATAGATTTTCCTTGTTTTAATGCGAAACAATTGATAGATTTCGACCCAAAATATCCACACGGCTCCACCCGCATTGCGCGGACAGAGCAATGAAGCCAATACAGGCTTCATCACGCCCCCGTCGACCAATTGGAAGGTCAACAGTTTATTCAGACTGTCAAATCAGCACATCTGCTTCCGCACTCGGTTCTTTGAACCAATTGTTGAAGCCCACACGCGAAATTAGTCCAGGTTCGAATCCTGGCGGGGGCACGCCGGGGACGACTGAAAACACCAGCCTTGTCCGGAAGGGGACAAGGGGTCATCCCCAATTTATTCCAAACAGCGGGAAAGACAGCAAGGAACCAGCGATGATCGATTTTGACAATGCCTCGGCGAATCTGGTCGAGTACTTGAGGAGATGCGGTTCCCGCAACGAGGCCAACATCTCCATGGACAGGGAAGATCACTACAAACCGATGTACAGGGCGGTGGCTCTGCTGGTTGCCCCAACGCATCCGTTCATCGACGAAATGCTCGGCGGCGAGAGACCCACAAGAGAACAGGCACTCGCTATTCTTTGGCATGCGCATCCGTATTTCGCGCATGTGCTGGATACGGAACCGGAGTTGTTTGAACAGATGTGGGAACACCACACCAGTGCGTGGGATTGGGACAAGAAGTAGTTCAACTCGGGTCCTTGCGGACCCAAATATGGAAGGAGAATGACAAAATGGTAGCCAGACAGAATGAAATTGACAGGCAGCGTGTCGAGGCTCTCGGTCCAGCCGAACGAATTATTCAGTCCCTTACAACCTATGTTGACCACGCTGTACATAATCGTCCAGGTTGTATAGTAGCAGATGGTCGAACCAAGGTTGGCGTGAGGTGGGATCCAGTGACCTGGAAGGAAGAGAACGGTCACAAGGTAGTCTACCGCCTCGATAAGGTGGGAACCAAGCAGAATAAGGTCAAGATCGGCGTCCTGGATGGCACCAAGGTTATGGATGGCGTTAGGCAGGTAGGCGAGTACCGTAAGCCGGGGATCTTCCCGGAGGTTGCGATTTGGCTATATCGGCAGATTGCTGAAGTGTACAAGCTGGATAATGAATTCGCAGCTCGTTGGGCATCTTGGGCTTTCACCAAGGAGCATCGTGATCTGAAGGTCGTGCTTGCGGCTTTCTTGCTTGTACAGAACCGCTGCGGCGAGCCGGTTGTCGAGGATGGTAAGGTTCTATTCCACGACGAGGACTTCAGGGATGTGGGCGAGGCAATGTGCCTTATTCGCGCCAAGAACGACCTCAACCCGAAACTCCTGCTCAGGATTGGCGACATTTTGAGTTTGCCGGGAGTTGCGGCGATCAACAGAGAACTCGGGTTTGGCAAGTCGGCTAGAACTCCAGCGAAGGGAAGGTACTACAAGGCGGTCGAGAAGTGGCTCCAGTACCGCGAAGATAACCCGAAGATGCTTGAAGGTCTCGTGGCAGCCGGTTTTCGCACCTCTGTGATGGAGCTTGCGCGCCGGGTCGGCTACAAGCCATCCACTCCAAAGTTTTTCGAGGTTTTGCGGTGGAAGCAGGTACAGGCTAAGGACGGCAGGCGTGAGTTGGCTATCGGAACCGAAGTCAAGAAGGCTGAGACTTGGAAGGGTCTTTCGGAGAAGAAAATCTGCGAGCGCATTGTAGCGACGAAGCCAAATTACAAGCGCATTGTTGGTTTACTTCCTTCGGAGGTTGGTCTAACCAGAGCTGTTATGATGGCAGCTATCGAGGCCGGATCGGTGTCGGACGCCGACCTGATCATTCTCACGCCGACGCTTGAGGAGTTAGGTCTCCTGACGGTGAAGGAAGTCTCCGAGCGTTGGAAGAAGGCGACCTCGGTGGCCGAGAATCAAAGGGCGGCGAACATCGCCAGGCGAGTGAAATCACAGGCGACCAAGGAGGCTCTCGCAGATGCGGCCGACAGCGTGGCGAAGAAGGCCATGGAAGAGGTCACAAAGGATCTGAGGATCTACGCGATTGTCGACAGGTCTGGCTCTATGCAGAGTGCGATCGACCGGGCCAAGGAGTACCTTGCCAAGCTGCTTGTGGGGTTTCCATTCGATAGGTTACATGTCAGCGTGTTCAATACTGTGGGTAGCGAGGTAGTGATTAAGCACCCGTCGGCCAAGGGCGTCGAGGCGGCCTTCAGGGGCTATTTTGCGGGTGGTGGCACGAGCTATGCCGAGGGTGTTAAGGCACTAGCTAAGCGCCGTCCGAAGGATGGTGAGGACGCCATCATGATCTTCGTCGGCGACCAGCTCGACTACGGTACACCGCAGCTGGTGGCGGCTGTCCAGGCCTCGGGTCTTAGGCCGGTGGCTTTCGGACTCCTAGAAGTCATAAGCCAGCAGTACGGGCGCGGCTCGATCGTCAGGGATGCCGCGCGGCAGCTGAATATTCCGTGCTTTGACATCGAAGAGTCAATCTTCGCTGACCCGTACGCCGTGACCAGGGTGCTCCGCAATCTGATCGCGAACACGCCGGTCGTGGCCGAGGCCCGCAGGGCCGTTGCCAGACAGACGCTGGTCGAAGAGATCCTCAAAACTCCGCTTTTACAGCTGCCTTTGTTTGCGCGATGCGGCAAATAAATGAGCACAGCCATCCGGCTCGAGGCCACCGTGACTCCGAAGTCCTCCAAAGGCAGGATCGAGAGGCTTGAGGATGGCACACTGAAGATCTTCGTCCAGGCTCCAGCTGTCAATGGCCGGGCCAACGAGGCCGCTATAAGGCTTGTTGCCAAGTGGCTGCGTGTGCCTCCTCGTGCCGTGTCGATCATCGTGGGGCACCGTAACCGTAGGAAAGTGTTCCAGATCGAAGTGAATTAGCGACATTGGATGTTGGCTATTAAGTAAACCCGGATCCTGTATTAGTTCAACTGGACAGAACCCGGTATATACTCGTAATTCTTAGTTTTACTCTAGGATACACGCCAATAGATCATGAGGAGGTGCTTCTAGGCAAACTATTCACAGAACTGAAAAGAGATTTAACAGTAATCAAACATGTAACTGGATACTACAGGAATTGTATAATTCCAATAGCGTATGAACTTGTAGTATCCAAGAAGTAAGGAGACAACAAAAATGTCACGTAGAATGGCAGAATTAGAAAAACATACCTATGGAGAATCAACTGAAGAGCGCGAACGAATTGATAGAGTGAACAGAGAAGCAGAAAAGATTAACGAAGAACGCGAAAACCTGAATCGCGAAGATCGTTTCAATAATGGCTACCATTGGCCAGACTTAGATTAAAAATGTAAGAAGCAGAAAACAAAACGGTCGCGCGATAGCTCAATTGGTAGAGCAAGCCCTTGACCGGGCGGGATCCGGGTTTCGAGGCTCGGTCGCGCACTAGGAGAAAGACAATGGGTTGGCAGGACCTGCTCGCATCGGACGACGACAAGAAGACGCTTCCGTGGACGGGCGGCAGGCAGATCCACGATAGGGAGCGCACCTGGACGATCGAGGGGAGGCTCCCGGACGAGCACGGCTGGTACTCGTTCCGCGTGTCTGGCGGTCGCAAGGCCGAGCTGGAGGGTCCTATGGACCCCGATTCCGATTTCGAGAACGGCCACAAGCTCGCCAAGGGGTACCTGGTGGGAGACCGGCTGATCCAGGACGACGCGAGGGTCGATCCCGACCCGGTCAGGCTGGTCGACCAGACGACGCCCGTGTTTCTGGTGGAGCCGGGTCTAGATCGGTTCGTGAGGGCGGTGGTAGCTAGGACAAGAGGCGGTCTAGTGTATATCAGACAGGAGTTCCCGCAGGGTTCCGAGGCGGCCGTTCAGATGGCCTACCAGGACCGCAAGGACTCGGTGGTACACGTGGCCGGGGTCACCCCGGCGCTCGACTTGGCGTTCCGCTGGCTCTCCGGCCAGAGGCTGGCGGCCGAGGAGCGCGAACGCGAGATGGCGCGTATCAGGGCCGAGGAGGAGCGCAAGTGGGCGGAAGCTGAGCGATTTAAGCAGGCGATGAAGGATTCTGGAACCGGAGCAGGCAGAAGGGCGCTGGCACAGCGCGATTTCAACACAGCTGCCAAGGCGGCTTTGAAACTCACTGGAGCGGAATTACTGGATGCTAGACCGTCATACAACCGACGTGAAATGGTAGTTCAGTATCGGTTTCAGAACAGGCGACTTGAGTGTGTGGTTGATAAAGACACACTACGCGTGGTTGACTCTGGTATCTGTTTGACCGACCACCACACTGGCGTGAAAGGTGATATGCGTTTTACGCTTGAATCGCTTCCCACCGTTGTTGGTCAGGCGATACGGGAAAACAAACTTGTGGTGTACCGGCATGTTGACGGAGATCGGGATTATGCCGACGACAATTGGGACGATTGATGTCATTTGTGCGAAAAACTGCCGCCAGAAACAGGCGCACCAATCATATGGTGACGGCGTTTGGGCGGACTCAATGTATTGCCGCCTGGGTCGAAGAGAGCGGTTTGCCTTATCATACTGTCCGTGTTCGTTTGAAACTAGGCTGGAATACGGAAGATGCGGTATCATTGCCCGTTGGTGCCAACAGGTTTGGACGCACTGTAATTTTGCCTCTTACTTTTGCGGATCTGGTGTCGGATCCAACAGTATTGAAACAATTTAGGGCCAGAGAACGAGTACCGCTGTTATGTTCAACTTGTGGGATACCTTTCGATAAGTTGAGAGAAGCGCTGACACCCAGTGATCTGAAGAGAAGCGGCGTTTTCTGTTCCCGTAGTTGTGCAGGTAAGTTCGGTCGGCAGTCACAACTAGAAACAGTGGACTCGGTCGTTGGTCGACATTGTATTAATTGTGGCATTTGGAAACCTCTTATTAAATTTGGTGAGAGCCGAGTATGCTATACATGTCGCAACAGCATGCCGAAGGTTCGATATCACGAATATATAAGGCACGATAAACATGGTTTTGGTTTAACATTTGATGAATTTATGAAATTCTGGCAACAGCCTTGTTGGTATTGTGGTTGTTCGATTACAACCATTGGCATCGATCGTATAGATAATGCCCAAGGCCATGTGATGGGAAACTGTGTTTCCTGCTGTGCTCGATGTAACCGTATGAAAAGTAAATTCTCTCAGGAGGATTTTTTAGATCAATGTCGTCGCATTGTGGCGCAACATTCAAACACGGAGAATATACGTGATGCTTGAAACGGCATTTGTTTTTACATGTGACGGATCGGTGTTGTATTGGCATTGTCCAATCGGACGCACTGGCGGTGCTTTGCCAGATTCCCGCAATCTTTGGGACATCCTTTGGGAGAACAGGGAACGGTTGGGTGGTATTGCTCACACACATCCTTGGTTTGGCGAACCTGTTCCCTCTGGAACAGATGTGACGACATTTGCCGCTGTTGAAGCGGGGCTGGGAAAACGGCTGGTGTGGCCAATCGTGACCATGAACCAGGTGAAAACATTTATGTGGGTGGGACCCGGCAAGCACGATTATCGGGCGGTTCCTTTCCTCAAAAGCGATGACATCTTTGACCTTCGAAGACTGTCGGAAAAAGGAGAATGACAATGGACGAGATCCAGGCTGGAATGGCGAGACTGAACATCACATGGCAAGGTAGCAATGGCGATCTACAAGACCCTGTGGCCTACGACTCTACCGATGTCGCTATCAAGCAGATGGCTGTCGAGGCGGTTCGCACTGGGTATGTTGCTGGTATTCAGGCTGATCCGAATGTCGATTTCACGGACTTTGTGGTGGATCGGTTTGCGGCTACTGCCGAATTGCCCAACCGATTGTTTTTGAGAAGTAAGACGCCATTCGGGGCGTAGGACGAAGCGGAACCCGAGGGGCAAATAAGTCCCTCGGGTCGCTGAAAGGCTGAACGATGGAAAAGACAGTCGTGATCGTTGGCGTTGGCGCGCTCGGCTCCCATGTGGTGCTTCTGGCGCGCAACTGGAAAAACCCCTTGCGTATTGCGGATTTCGACAGAATCGAGACCAAAAATATCCAGTCTCAGTTCCATAGCAAGATGGGACTCGGCAAAAACAAAGCGCAGGCGCTCCAGCAAGCCCTACAAGGGCTGTTTGGAGTCAAGGTTGAGGCGATCTCGCACAAGTTGGCGGACGATAACGCCGAGAATTTACTCAAGTCGGCAACTCTTGTGATCGACTGTACGGATAACATTGCCGCTAGGCGCGTTATTCAGAAGTATGTCAGGAAGCACGACATCCCATGTCTCCACGGGGCGCTTTCGGCCGATGGGGCTTTCGGGCGCGTCGTCTGGGACGAGCACTTCACCGCCGACGAGGAGGGCAAGGAGGGGCAGGCGACCTGCGAGGACGGCGAGCAGCTCCCGATGTTTGCGCTCGCGGCGGCCCAGGTGGCGGTCGTCGCCCAGCGGTTCCTGAAGGATGGCACCAGGCAGAGTTTCCAAGTGATGCCTGTGGGCATAGTGAGGCTGGCATGAAGATCTTCTACGAGACCCTGCGTGAGTGCCTCGATTCATACCATTGGCCGCAGGAACTGTACGACGAGTTGTGCGATTGGCTGGAGCGGCACCACTACGCGTCGGACAGGGCCGAACTGGTTCTGAGGCTGGTGCGCGGCATCAAGGACGAGGATGGGAAGGCCTTCGGCGCATTGGCCAAGGAACTCGAGCAGCTTCTCCATGCCCCCGTGGCATGAGGCCTCGCCGCCGGGCTGAAAGGGGCGGACAGAACGAAGGCGGTCCCCGCCAGCCGCCGGAACCATGTCCGCCGCGCGCATGGGAAAACAAGCGCGGCTTCGCTCCCATCGTCCAGGGGCAGGACGCCGGTCTTTCAAGCCGGAAACGCGGGTTCAATTCCCGCTGGGAGCACCAACAAACCATGGTCGAGTTCCCAATGGTGGTTGCGGCAGAGTCCGATTAGGTTGTCGGGACTGTTTACTGTAACTACGAGGGTGCTCATCGGGAAACTCGTGATCGGTTTGATGTGGCAGCATTCTACATGTGTGGAGTAACCGCAGGTAGCGCATCGTTTGAGTTTCCCAAGACTCTTGGCCACATTGCGGGCATGTTCCCCCACAATGGATTTGTAGGAGTTGCGCGAACCGCTTGCTGTTGCGACATCCGCCAAGGTGGCATGACCGATCTTTATGAATCGGTCTTTGCGGCAGTTGTCACAGAATTTCCTTCTCAACGGAATCGATGTTCCGCAGACGGTACAGGCGTTGGTCCGTTCTTTCTTGGGTTTCTCTGCGTTGATGTACGAGGATGAACAGGATCGACTACAGAATCTGTCGTTTTTCGTGTCTCGTCCACAATTTAGGCACTTGATGGTTGGTTTGTCGCGTGCTGCTCGGAAACACGCCACCGAACAAAAGAGACGCTTGATGCCGCGTTTCATGTTTTTTGCGTACCAGCATTGGGGTCGCGTGAATTCATGGTGGCAATGGTCGCAGATCAAGGTAACATCGCTCACGGATTATCTCCTTTAGGCCCATAGCTCATCAGGAAGAGCGCCTGTCTTACAAGCAGGAGGTGGTCGGTTCGAGTCCGACTGGGCCTACCACTAATGGAAAAAGATTGATAGAAGGGCGGATTCCATTTCCGCTTCGCCCATGGAGGAACAAGATGTTCGGAGAACCGGAGGATGTCGAGGGCGAATGCAACGCCCGCCTGTACATAGCCGACAATTTCGGGGACAACCACGCCACGATGCGGTGCCAGCTTTCCAAGGGCCATGATGGATCGCACCAGGAGGTGTTCCATCGCGACGGCGGCGAGGTGCGCGTGACCTGGGAAGGCGACGAACGCGAAGACTAGCCCCCGTAGCTCAATGGTGGAGCGACAGCCTTATAAGCTGGGAGCGTCTGATAAACGCAAGGTTGCAGGTTCGACTCCTGCCGGGGGCACGAGAGGCGGAAAAAAATGGGAAGCACCATCTTCAGCCTGTGGATAGGCAGGAGGCTGTCGCTCCTCGAGCGGCTCTGCGCCAAGTCGTTCCTGGCCAATGGACACGACCTGGAGGTCTACGCGTATGGCCCGATCGAGGGAATGCCGGACGGCGTCAGCATTCTCCCGGCGGCAGACATCCTGCCGGAGAGCCTGATTGGGAGCTACACCTTGCGCGACGGCGAGTTCATGGGCATGGTGTCGCCGTTCTCCGATCTGTTCCGGCTCAAGGCTCTCCTGGAGCGCGGCGGCACATGGGTGGACCTGGACATCGTCTGCCTTGCCCCGTTCGACTTCCCCGGAACGCACACGCTCTCGTCCGAGCGCCAGAAGGACGGCCGCACCAAGGTCACCAACTCGGTGATGAGGACTCCCGCCGGGGACGCCTTCGTGGCGAAGTTCCTGGAACGGGCGATGCGGATCGATCCGCAAACCATCTGGCACCAGGAGCTTGGTTCGAACCTGATCCCGCCGCTTCTGGAGGCCTTCGCTTTGGAGGGGAGCGTCGAGTCGCCGAACAGGTTCTGCCCGATTGACTGGTGGGAATGGTCGAGGCCGCTCACCGAGCGGTTCGAGTTGCCGTCCGCGGCGCGCGGCCTTCACCTGTGGAACTCCTTCTGGGTCGCCAACGGGGCCGACAAGGATCAGCTGTATCCCGAGACGACCCTGTACGGCACACTCCAGAGGAGGTACCTGTGAGGCGCATCGTCCTGTTCCGGTTCCATGAGAGGTTCGATGTCTGCCGTGATCGGATCGCGCTGATCAGGAGGCTGAATCCTGGCGTGCCGGTGTACGGGCTCTACGGCGGCAAGGAAGGCTTCGAGAACGAGTTGACCGACCTGATCCCGGTGTACGCGCCGTCCCTCTCCAACCAGTTCACCCCTAGCCGGACGAGCTGGATGTGGAAGCACAACGATCTCGGGATCAGGGCCTGGTTCGCGATGTTCGGGCGCGACCTGGAGTTCGACATGCTCCATGTGATCGAATGGGACCTGCTGATCCTGGAGCCTCTGGAGAAGGCCTTCGCGGCCGTGCGCGGGGACGAAGTCGGGTTGACAGGCCTGAGGCCGCTTTCGGCCGCTCCTCCGAGCTGGCCGTGGATGAGGACCGAGCCCCCTGTCAGCGAATGGAAAGGCCTGCTGGCCGCCGTGAGGGCCGAGTTCGGGTACAGCCAGACCCCGCTCGCCTGCCAAGGGCCGGGGATGTGCTTTCCGAAGGCGTTCCTGGAGCGGTATACGGACGCTCATGTGCTCCAGCTCTGCCACGAGGAGTTGCGACTCCCGCTGTACGCGCAATGTTTCGGATTCAGAGTGGTGGACACCGGGATCACCAGGGATTGGGTGACTCCGTTCTTCAACTGCCAGAAGCGCGGAGTCCATCGCCGGACGGTGGACGGGGAACTGGCCAAGCCGGATGGGTGCCGCGTGTTCCATCCGTTTTTCGAGGTGTTTGGGGGACCATGAACATCTTCGCTGTCGATCCCGATCCCATTGTCTCGGCAAAGTCGCTGGTCGACAGGCACGTCGTCAAGATGATCCTGGAGTCGGTCCAGCTGATGTGCGTCGCGCACGCGGTCCATGGGCCGGTTCCCGAAGGCGTTTGGGACAGCCTCGGATGGCGGCACCACCCGTGCGCCAAGTGGACTGCGGCTTCTCTGTCCAACTACCGATGGCTGCTCGCGCACGCGGAAGGCCTGTGCGCCGAGTACCGGCACCGGTACGGCAGGACGCACAAGCTGGAATCGGACGGGATGCTGGAAAGGCTGGCCGCAGCACCGCCGATATCGGATATCGGCCCGACGCCGTTCGCCGAGGCCACCGGAGACATCCACGATGGCGAGCCGGTGGCGACCTACAGGCGGTACTACATCGAGCACAAGAGTCACCTGATGGTCTGGACGCGGCGAGAGCCCCCGGACTGGATCAGGGCGGCCATGGCCGTCTCCAGGCAGGGGGACAGGTGGCTGGCCAAGCGGAGATGACATGGACAAGGAACTCGACAAGCAGCTGTGCCTGGAATGCCCGAACCTGTACGCCGACCGGAACCTCTCCATCATGCAGACGTGTATGGCGTGGGGGTTCGACTGCATGGACGGGTGGTTCCCCATCATCCGCGACCTGTCGCTGAAGCTGGAGGCGATCATCGCCGCGATGCCGGAAGGTGAGCGCGGGGGATACAAAGCCGCCCAGGTCAAGGAGAAGTTCGGCACGCTGCGGTTCTACATGACCGCCGAGACCGACGAGATGGAGCGGCTCATCGGCGAGGCCGAGAGCGCTAGCGCCAGGACCTGCGAGTACTGCGGGCAGCCGGGAAAGCTGCGGACCAAGGGCTGGTTGTTCACCCTGTGCGACAAGTGTGACGAGGAGCGGCCATGGCGGAAGTGATGGACATCGTCCTCGACATGGAGACCGGCGATCCCGACGACTTCATGACCCTGCTGCTCCTGTTGGGGCACCCGAGGTCGAACCTGAAGGCCGTCACGGTGACGCCCGGCACGAGGGAGCAGATCGGCCTGGTCAGGTGGGCATGCGCCCAACTCGCGCCGGGCCGGTACATCCCGGTCGGCGCGTTCGACCCCACGCGGGACAAAAAGTGCGTCTCCTCCTGGCACTACGAGGTCTACGGGCAGATCCCACCCAAGGATCCGGACGACCGGGGCGGTTTCGTCCTCAAGCGGTGCTGCGACGAGAACACGACGCTCGTCACCGGCGCGCCTCTGCGGAACATCGGCGTGGCGATGGACCTGGACTTCAGGGTCGGCCGATGGGTAGCGCAGGGCGGATTCGCGGGCGAGGGCGTGGTGCCGCCGGAGCGGCAGCTGGAGAAGTTCCGGGGCATGGTCGTCTGTCCGACCTACAACCTGAACGGCGACCCGAAGGCGGTCCTGCGAGCCCTGGAGTATGGTGGGATAGGACACAGGCGGTTCGTCTCCAAGAACGTCTGCCACGGAGTGGTGGCCGACCGCGCGCTGGTCGACAGGGTCGGGGCGGCGAAGACTCCGCATCTGGAACTGATCCACAGGGGCATGGAGGCCTACCTGTCCAAGGGACCGGTCGGCAAGAAGGCCGGAAAGAAGCTCCACGATCCGCTGGCGGCCTGCTGCGCGCTGACACCGGAGATAGGGGAATGGGCCGAGGTCAAGCTGTTCCGGGAGAAGGGCCAGTGGGGCAGCGCTTTGAAGCCAGGCACGAACACCTGGATTATCACAGGTTTTGACAAAGAACGGTTCGTTTCAGTCCTAACTGAAGTTTGAGGTTTCAACACTTGGGAATCTATCATTATTCTGACATTAGTACTAGGAACATCTTAATAGTATTAGGAGGAATGTATGAGACGGTTCACAGACAAGGAACTCAGCCAAGCGGTTAAGGACAGCCTATTCCTATTCCAGGTGATCCATAAGTTGGATCTGAACCCGAGCAAAACAACCTACTCGCGCATCAGGCACCTGATTCTCAAACTCGGTCTGGACACTTCGCATTGGACAGACGCCAGGACGATTCGGATCCTGCCTGACGAGCAAATTTTCGTCAAAGGATGCCGTGTTCCGCCTTCAACCGTGCGAAGGCGTTATGCGCAATTGGGACAGCCGTACCAATGTGCCGAATGCGGAATTTTCGAATGGCGCGGAGTTCAGTTGATTCTGGAATTGGATCACAAGAATGGAGATCGCAAGGACAACAGACTAGACAATCTGCGATGGCTGTGTCCAAATTGCCATAGCCTGACTTCGACATATTGCGGCAAAAATAAACCCCTACTGAAAAAGATCACTCATTGTGTCGAATGTGGAACGGCGGTTTCTAGGTATGCGACCAGGTGTCGACGATGCGCTGGCAATCTGATCGGCGCCACACGGATGAAGATCGAATGGCCTTCTGTTGACGATCTGATTCTGATGCTACAGAGAGATTCATTGGCTACTGTGGCCGCACAGTTGGGCGTTTCATCTGCCGCTGTGAGAAAACATTTACTACATCGTCGCGGAGGGAAGAAAAATCCCAATGTGGCGTAAGCATGCCCCCGTAGTCTACTGGATGAGGCGCTCGGCTACGGACCGAGTTTAAGCAGGTTCGATTCCTGCCGGGGGTACAATTCAGGGATAGTTCAAGGGTAGAACGGACGGCTGTGGGCGTTCCTGCGGCCAGGGTTGTGGTGGGTCGGCACCGCCGATGCCCCTAACCGTCAAATGGGGGTTCGAATCCCTCTCCCTGAGCCAGAAAGGAGTCGGCATGACACCAGGATCCGTTGTCGAACTCGAGCTGGACCAGCCTCGGAACCAATGGCTTGCCAGGCCGGGCGCCCGCGCCGTGATCGTCGATGGCAGGAAGCGGTTTCCGGATCTCTACGACCGGCTGGAGGAGTACCTTCGCAATTTCGGGCAGCCCGATGAGGACATCAAAGAGTTCATCTGGGTGGTGTGGGAACGGGCGGACAAGCGGTGGAACGGCCAGGCCGACGGGGCGTACACGAGGTACAGGTTCAGGGAGGTCCCGAAGGGACCTGAACCCAAGAACAACGATGGACGGACGGTCTGCTTCTGGTGCAAGGGATCGACGGAGACCAAGCAGGGCTTCACCTCGTCCTACAACATCTGCCCGAAGTGCGGGAAGTGACGGATGAGGAAGGTTGAGGACTCCAGATTCTACGAGATGTTCCAGGAGATCGACCGGTTCGTCGCCGAGCTCCGCAAAAGGTATGGCGGCGGGCAGGACTCGATCGCCGACTCGTTGATGGCCCTGTGCCTGATGGTCGCGAAGGTGCTCTCGCACGAGGGGCTTCCGGCCAGCGTGGCCGAGGAGTACATTGCGAGCTTCACGCGGTTCATCGACTCGGTTTCCGGCAAGGAGGGCGCGAGTCCGCTGGACAAGCTGATCGGGAAGGGAAGCAACTGACGCGAGGGTGGTGTAATGGCAGCCACGCCACGCCAGGTCGAGAGCCTGGACAGGTGCCGATTCGAATCCGGCCGGGAGCACAAGGAGAAGTCGCATGGCCGAGCAGGAGAGGCATTTCGTCCAGCTGATGGAGCTGTTCGCGAAGCAAGGCATTCCCGCCATCCCCATGGATCAGGTCAGGCAGACTGGGGACAGTTGGAACTTCGAGGTTTTCGGCGAGCGCGGATCAATCATCACCTACCGGCTGTGGGGTCTTGGGATCGTGAATGTCTGGATGGGCAAGGCCGATTTGGACTCCGGCGGCCTGGCGATGCAGGGCCAGGTCCCGAACGGGGTCGAGCACATCCTCAGGCTCCACAAGCGTTTTGCGACCTCCGGCCGCCGCAAAGTGCTTCGCAGGGCTGAGCGCGCTCCGTACGGATTGTAGTTTGCGCCCCCGTAGCGCAAATGGCAGGAGGCACCGGTTTTAAAAACCGGACAGTGCCGGTTCAAATCCGGCCGGGGGCATGAGGAGACGGCGATGATCAGCGCGAACTGGAAAAACGGGCAGGGCCACGAGCTGGTCCTATGTTACGAGGAGAAGACGACGGGCGGCGGAATCTGCAAAGGCCAAGAGCACCAGCTCTGGCCGGACTATGAGCCGCTCTACTACGAGGTGGCGCTCTTGTCCCTTCACAGGCCGGATTTGAAGCAGCTTTCGTGGAACTGTGAAACGGTCTACGCCCAGTTCAATCCGACCAAGGCCAAGCGCGCACATCTAGTGGTTGTCAAATATCAAGACGGCGACACCTTCGGGACATCCCATGGGAATGTCTATATCGAGGGAGCATATCGGACAAAAAAGGAAGCCGATAGGATTGCCAAGAGCATCGAGGACGATATCTACAAGGGAGGCTACAAGGCCTGGAGTAGATATTTCAAGAGCCTAGAAGAGTGTCGAGGTTGTCTCCTTCGACATAGAAAAGTGAGGTTGTCGGCTGTAGAGGAATAGCTCCCTAGCGCCCTAGTACAGCGTCCACAGCGGTTTGATTCCGCCAGCCGACTCAGGAGGTCAAGATGAACGATTGGTTCGCGGAGGCGCTCGAGGCATGCGCATTAGGCAACCAGGACAAGGCGCTTGACATCGTCTACGACATCGTGGATAATATGTTGTTGTCGGCAAGATTTGACGACGCCGACCAGGCATTGCGAGAGATTGACGTGCCCAACACGCCAATAGTGATCCTGGTTGGATTGCTGACGATCACCTTGTTGGCCAATGATCGCCTGCCGTCGCGCTCAGCGTTTTTCGAGGCTGTCCGGGCCGAATGTATTGCGCGCGGACGGACGGGTACCGACCAGTTGCTTAAAGGGCTTGACATGGAAATGCGATGATCGAGGCTCTTTCGATACCTGGATGGATGAGTTGCGACGAGTGCCAGGAGTTGTACGGCCTGGCTATGTCCGCCAACGGACCAATCCTGGAGATCGGGCATTTTCTAGGCCGATCCACTGCCTGTATCTGCGCGGGCATCCGGGACTCTGGGCGCGGAAACTCTTTTCGGTCGTACGATCTCGGATTCCGTACGGACGCAGAGTTTCGGGAGTTTTACGACAGGATCCACCAGCGGCCAACGCCGGTGCCCGACCTTCACCAGCAGGTGTTCCAGAGCGGCCGCATCTCAACAGACATCGCAAGGGAGAACTTGGAACGATATGGTCTGGTAGGGTTCGTAGAACTTGTTAGCGGGAATTTCATCGAATTGGACAGGGACCGGTACGCCTTCGTGTTCTGTGATGCCGTCCATGAGACAAACGAGATCCGGCACAACCTGCCACATATCATGGAGCGTAGCGCGTCGTCAGCTGTCTGGGCATTCCATGACATGTACGGCATAAATGCGACGCTAGTCGAAGAGTTGTCGGGGGCGCGGCTGGTTGAGCGGGTGGGAAGTTTAGGCATTTTTAACTACATTGGACAGCACTCTGACGAGGCCTTTTGACTGTTAATCTGGTGAGGTGGTTCGATTCCCGTTGGGTTACACGTGGTTCCATCGTTCAGCCTGGCCTAGGATATCGGCTTGTTACGCCGAAGACAGGTCCATGGGACCGCAAGAAATGTACAATGGGGATTGTTGTCCAATACCACAAGGAGGATAATGATGCTGGAGTTTTTCGCCAATCTATGGCAAAGTAATACTGGCAACAAGGTCATGCTGATTGTCGGCGCCCTGATTTTCCTAGTGGCCATTGTCGGGGTTGTCTACGGCATCTGTTCTTGAACAATGATCGTTGCGGGATAACCAATAGGTAAGGCAACGGACTTCATAATCCGGAAACAATGGTTTTATAATGGAAGGCCCGTCAGGCATTGGTGCCCTGTGCGCGCCCGCTAAGCGCGTGGGGATTAACCTCCCCTAGCAGTTCGATTCTGCTGCCTTCCGATGGATTTTGGTGGGTACATTTTGTGTTGGTTTTAGGTGTGCGGCTCGAATTTGCGTGGGTCTGAAATATGGTTCCGTCTATTCAACTTATACACCCACCACCAAGGAGAAAAACATGAGTGGCGTATTCATCCACAAGAAGACCGGCAACAAGTATGTGGTCATTGGCGAGTGTCTGAATTGTACGAACGCCCAGGATGGCCAGGAGATGGTGGTCTATTCTAGGGGCGGAAAAGTGTTCGTCCGGGAGAAATCGGAATTCCTGAAGAAGTTTGTCCCGGAGAAGGTCGATGGGGAATAGTCGATGTGGATCAACAGGAAGGAATTCAGGGAGCTGGCCGCAAGGGTCGACGAGCTTGTCGCCACGGCGACTGAAACAGGCAGTTGGGCTCTTGTAAACCCCGGCCAGGACAACGAGGCCAATAGGTTCTACAAGCTTTTGTGGGCCCACATGGATCTACGGATAGCGTTGTCGGCTCTGGCCGGCAAGCTGGAAGCTATAGCTACGAGGTGGTAGATGACCGAAGAACAGAGGGAACTCAAGATTTCGGAACTCGACAGCACGCTGTTCAAGCCGTACTGGGGGATCATCATCGCTATTTCGAAAACGGTGATTCGCAGGGTACAGGCCCTGCTCGGGATGCCCGAGATGGAGGCAGTTTTATTTGTAGCTAGGCGGTACGCGGAGGTGGATCTGCCGGAATCCATCGACGGCATGACGGATGACCTGTATGTGTCCAGAAGCATTGATTTCGAGTCCCAGATGGTGCTGCTCAGCATTACCTCGATAACGGAGAGGAAGGGCATGTATGCCATCACGCCGGGCTTTAAATATCCGCAGAAACAAGTGTATTGACATGGACGCCTTTGCCATCGCATGGGCGATGGCTAAAGAGGATCTCAAGATCCTGCTGAGGGTGATGGCCGAAAGATGCCGAGAAAGACCAGCGAGGAAATCAGGAAAAACTACCGGAAAAGGTTGAACTTGCCGGAGTTTCCGCCGGATGGCGAGCTGGTCAGGTTCATGACGAAATCCGGCACCCTCATTGCCGTCGGCTACGAGCGCGTCGTTATTGGCGACCGTGGGCCGTACATCGAGTTCGCGCCTGGCCGCATCATGAAGGTTGGCTGGAACATTCCGGCCCACCAAAAGTGGCGCATCAAAGGCCAATGCTACTATGTCGAAGGGCGCACTTTGGACGAGGCCAACGTCAAGATGTACTACCAGAAGGCGACGGTTGGATACGCTGACTACAGGGTTGGGATGTGGTACATCTCGCCGTTCGACCTGACGACCGACCAATGGCCGATGCTGGTCGCCCCGCTGGAGGGGCGGTAATGTCATGTATTTCGACGACGACTGCCCCAGCCACGACTACAATGAGTGCGACGACAACGGGAAATGCGCCCTACAGGCGAAGGCGGCCAGGTTCGTCAAGTAGCTTGACCTGCTCTGGGCGGATGCTGAACTCGAGGACATTCCGCTGTTTGAGTCGCTGGTGCTTAGGGAAATCCTATGGACGTTCGCGAAGCGGTGTCCGCATTTCAAGGGGAAAGACTAAGGGTATGGCCGTCCTACATTGGCGCCAGCGTGTGGAATAACGTCCCTGGGGATTCGAGTCCCTCCATCCGTACCGAGGTGAACTATGGGCTGGGCAAACAACGCCATCAAGGAGCTCTTGGCTGGCAACACCGTCCAGATCCGCCCCAAGGGCAATTCTATGAGGGGGCGGATCGAGAGCGGCCAGCTAGTGACCATCGCGCCATGCGTTCCCGGCGACATCGAGATTGGCGATGTAGTGCTTGCCAAGGTCAAGGGGCGCGTGTTTCTACATCTGGTCGGGGCTGTCGCGGACGCCAAGCGGAAACGCATGTTCTTGATCAAGAACAACCGGGGCCGGACCAATGGATGGACCGGCACGGTCTACGGCAAAGTCGTTAAGGTTGAGTAGAAAGGGAAAGCTATGGACTCCGCTATTTACGGGAAAAGCAAGGCCAAGACCGGTATCACGCCAGCGATCATCCTAGTCAACCCTAAATTTCCCCACAATGTAGGCGCGGCCCTCCGGGCAGCATCCTGTTTCGGGGTCGGCCAAGTGTGGTACACGGGTGATCGGGTGGCAATGGAGTTGGAGAAGAAACGTCGGTTGCCGCGAGAAGAACGTATGCGTGGTTACAAAGATGTGGCTTTGCGCCAGTTCGACTATCCTTTCGAAGTTTTCGAAAACGATGTCACGCCTGTGGCCGTAGAATTGCGACCGAATTCGGAATTGCTTCCACAGTTTGTCCATCCTGAAAAAGCCGTGTATGTGTTCGGGTAGCATCCCGCAGGTTTGCCTGCGCCATTGCCACCGCTTTATCGTTATCCCGACGCACCACTGTGTCAACCTGTCGGCGGCCGTGTACCTGATCTTATACGACAGACTGGTGAAGCGCCAGGCTGCCGGGTTGGAGCCGGTCCTGCCGATGGACGATGTCCTGAGGGAGCAGCGCGGACCAGTCGTCGGCGGAGGCAAGTTGTACGGCCACGGCGGCGAGTCCGACGTGGAGATCTGAAAGGGAAAACGATGCGACTCACAGCCATCCTGTTCGTCATGCTGCTGGCGTCCTGCGCGGCGCCATCGCCAACACGCCGCCTCCGGCGGCTGCCGAGCAGCCCAAGCCGAAGCCGTCGTGCGTGGAGCAGGTGCGCGACATCCTGAAGCACGAGGCGGACATCCGGTTCGGGGACAGCATCGCCGACACGGTGGCGGAGCAGAACGATCTTGGGAACTGGCGCATCGTGGTGACGGACGATTGTCTGGCCCTTCGTTCCACGGATGGGCATATCCTGATGAAGGACGGCATTTTGTACGATGCTTTTGGAGGATCGCCCGTGTTGACCAGCCGCAGGGCCAAGGAGCGGCTTGCCAGGGTTTTCGCCTGCCGCGTGGCGCATCTGCAGAGCATGGCGGCCGGAACCCCGGATTGCTCGAAATGAGGTCGCGATGAGGATTTTGCTGGTTCTGTTCGCCCTGCTGGCCGGTTGTGTCGGACAGGGCGTGAAGTCGGTTCCGAAAGATGCCCGGCCTGCGGCCGGATGCCCGAGATAGGGGCTTGACAAGCGGTTGCGCCTCGGGTAGATTGTTACTGGATCGGCAACGGTCCGCCCAAAACGGCAACCGCCGGAGGAGAACATGGACAACGACTCGATCTCGAAGCAGTTCGCCCGCATGGGCGCCCGGGCCAAGGTCCGGGAGATCACACGCGACGGCGGGCCAGACTACGTGCTGGACGTCAGGCGCGACAAGCAGGGGGAGTTCTACGACATCGGCCTTCGGGACGGCGAGTGCGACCTACAGGTCATCAACGTCGACCTCGACGACAGGCATATGGTGGTGCTGTTCAAGGACGACAGTGGCAACAAGGACCGGTACCTCTGCGGGCACGACGAGCGCAGCTGGTTCGTGGCGGCAGTGCCCAACGGGGCCAACACGGTCTTTGAGGCCAAGGAGGCGCTCAAGCCCGCCCAGGCCCGCGAGAGCCAGGAGAGGAAGCGTGTCCGGAAGAACAAGCGGAATAAGCGCCACAATGCCGGTTATCTACGCCAAGGAGAGTGGTTTCTGATTCCCGCACCTGATCTGGTGGTGGATGAGAAGCTGATCATCCGGAACGAACCAATCCGGCGTGGCCGGGGTAAGGCGCACATGGTGGAGGAGGTTTTCCGGCGCAACGGCAAGACGGTGTACGTCAACCGTGAGCATCCCAACGGGATTGGAGAGAAGGCATACCGTAAACTGCTTGCTGATGATCCCAGCCAGGCCTCCAAGGGCTGGCGGCAGATGGTGCGGAATGCCGAGGTCTACGGACGCGGAAAGATGAGCCATCCGGACCATGCCACTATCGAACTGCCTGGTTGGCACAGAATCGTGCCCAATACCGAGAGCAGCGCAAGCTGGTCGACCAGCATGACTTTCCTGGATTGACAGACGTTCCCGCCGTGTTTTTTCATCCCATTGTTTTGCGTCCCGTATTCGGGACGCCGGGACGGGGTTTCGGGCAGAGGGCTTGATGGAAAGCCGCTGGTCCTGGGCATCAGAGTTGTGCGGGTTCGACTCCCGCCTGCCCGACCGATTTTCTTGGCATTTTTGTGGGCGTGTCCGACAACGTGGTACGTAAACACCTGCGAGTAAAGGAATCACAGCAATGAAATCTCGCTGTTGGCAAATGTGGGAACGAGTCGCATATTCCATTCCAAACCTAAACTATGGTGAAGCTTTTTCGTGTGAGGAGGCTGAGACCATGGTGCGCACCGGAACTCACAGATGGAAATTCGGGCAAGGCGGCGTGCTGGCATGTGTCCCGGCGGATTCAAAATTATTGATGTGGGAATCGTGGCTACAAGAAACCTCGCCAGGCCGGTTTGAGGTTGTCGAAACGAGGCTGTCATGACCTACGCCTGCGCGCACCGCCTGCGGCGGGGCAACGACATCATTGGGGCCTCCGGCGGCCAGGAATGGGCGCTCAAGGAGCCAGAGTCCGGTGTCCCACTTCCGCCTTTGGAGTGTTTCTTCCCGGCACGGAACGAGGGCCAACTCAACGGGACGCTCGATGTGTGGTTGTTCCGCACCAAAGAGATCCAGGAGCTGCCGCGCGAGGAGTGGATCGGGACGATCACATTCTCGTCGGACATGCCGCGCCATCGCGACTGCTGGATCGACGGGCAGGAGCACATCATGATGCGCATCTGCCTGGATGGGCACGAACCGGGCGAAGAGGAGCTGCGCCGTGAGTAAATGTCCTCTCTTGTAAAGAAATTGAATATGGTGCGAATCCGTACGGTGGCTTCATGAGGTGATCCATGGTCAAGAAAAAGGAAAAGTTCTACTGCCAATGCGAGCTTGCCCGTCCCACTGAACTGGGTCGTCAGCTTATGACTTCCTGGATTCCTGAGGAGATTGCCAAGGTCGGACTTACAGTTAGACTCAAGGGCGAGGATGAGGAGTGGACGGATGGTTGGCTCGTGCTGGCTGTGTATAATAGGCTGCCATTTTCGTATCTGAAGAAGCGCGACCGGGACCACATCAACCAGAGGAAAGTAAGCGATGTCTAGGACTCTTCGCGAGGAACTGGTGGACCTCGTCAGTCTATGGAGGATGCCGAGGTAACCGGAACCTATTACTTTTGATTCGATACGCGACGACATCGAGCGGGAGCTGCGGCTGAGGGCGGATGCTCGACATGGTCGTTTCATCTCTCGACCGATTCGCTCGGCGGGGGAATCGGATGCCTCGGCACAACGGGTGATCCGGACACGGACGAGGCGATTGTGCGCCGGGTCGCCGCATGGCTGGAAAACCAAGGGTTGATCGTGGAAGTGTCGAGGCACGACGAGCCCGCATGCGTCAACTGGTACGGCGACGAGGAGCCGGGCTATTCGTCGACCCACATCGAAATGCGCTGGAGATGAGCGATGTCAGAACTCCTGGACCGATACGACATGCTGAAGCGGGAACTGATCCGCGTGCGCGACGAGTACCGCCTACACGGGCACGCGGCGCAGAACCACGAATGCCGCGAGGAGGATGCGGTCCTCGACGAGATGGACGCCGTGTGGCATAAAATGTCGGATGAGGAGCACAAGGAACTCGACGGTGGCTGGGATTGTTGTTGCGGCTCGTTGAACTACATGGCGCGCCAGATTGCCAAGTGGAGTGCGTCCAAAGGCTGGGAGACTAATTGGCACAATGTGCCTGAGAAGCTGATGTTAGTAGTTACCGAACTCGCTGAGGCGATGGAGTGGTACCGTAACCTTTCCCAGGAGGACATTCAGGTCTTGGATGCCAGCAAGGGGAAGGTTGATTTCCCGACTGATAGACCGACTGATTCATTCCATGGTTTTCGTGTCGAGATCGCCGACGCTGTCATTCGGCTCCTGAACATGTCGGCTTCGCTGGGAATCGACATCGAGGCGGAGATCGTCCGCAAAATGGAGATCAACGAGAAGCGTCCGTTCAAGCATGGCGGGAAGAACTGTTGAACGACCAGAAATGGGCAAGCATAAAGGTGTTGTACGCCGACCTACAGACCTGGAAGGACGCCTGTAGGGTCAACCGATACGACGGAGCGAATCCGGTCGAGATGGCGCATGTCGTAAGAACGCTGCCGTTTGCCGTGAGGCTGCGCTGTCGCATGATCCTTGCCGACATCGACACACAGCTCAAGTCAGGCGGGCTTGTCATCCTGAACATCATCACGTCGTTCATGGACGACTACCTGCGCTGGTCCCTGATCATCGGCAAAGTGGGGCAGAAAGGCGAGCCCAGCTTTCGGGTGGTGAATTTCGATCGCCGGGCCCACAATTTGCCTGGTCTCGTCGAGGATGATCAGGAAAGGCGTGCGAAAGATGGAAGGGTACAGTACGCCTTGTTCCCGAGGAAGAGGTAGTGGACCATGCTTGATGGTAAGCATACAATAGAATGTAAAATGCGGTGTTCAGAAAAAGGAATCCATTTTATCAATAAAGTTGCATTGATGTTGAAACAAATGATCCTCAAGGCTTGCTTTGTGTGTATATTCGTTGTAGGAATGTTTTTTATGTCTTTTAGATTTTCATATGCTGAACAACCTATTGTCACAAATATTGTAGTAAATAATACATTTAATATAGGTACAGAACTGGAAATCAAATGTGACTACAACTACAGAACAAATACATACGCATATTTTAAGAGGATTATTATACCAAAAAAAACAAATCGAACTTTAACTGTGCCGGGTGGGCGCAAGCAATGTGAAATTTGGGTGATTCGAATATTTCTTTTTGGAGGAAAAGTGTAATGGTTGTAGGAGTTTTACTACATTAAGAACACAACTGGTAAGATCTATATAGGTAGTAGTCTTGATGTAGAAAAACGTTTTGGAGAACATAAACGCCTGTTGCGTTCTGATAAACATCATTCAGTTCGACTTCAGCGCGCATGGAATAAATGCTGAGCCCTCGATGGCGCGTCGCAATGCGACGAGGATAAGCCGCATGGAAAGTGCCTATTCATCAGGGGCGGTGGACTGGTTAAGAAACTATAGGGATACAATTCGAAATGAAAGGAAAAAGATTATGACACAGACCACGAACACATCTACTGCCCGCGAAGTTGCGGAGGCCATTGGCTGTTCGATCCAGACCGTGATGAACAAGGTCAAGGATCTGGGTATCAAGTTCAAGGGGCGCTCGGCGGCGGAACACGACATTCTTCTTGGTGGGTTGGGCGCGGTGCGCCCTAGACCGCGCCGCGTGACAGCCAAGAAATATTCCGGCGCCTTGCTGCGCGACAGGATCGTTAAACATCTGAATGCTGGCAAGCGGTTGATTGATGAGACGGCAGCTGCGATCAGGAATCTCAACAGTGAGATTAAAAATCTCGAAGGCAAACGTGCTGGTTTAGTGGCATATTCTTCTCTTTTGGATGGGGAACAACGGGTTCTTGCGCCGGAGGATGAGGCTACATGCCGCGACAGATCCGAGTGACGAAGGGTGACATTCCCCTGATCTAGGAGATTTTTGACGCCTTGGCAAAGGCCTTGGAGAACCTGCCCGAGAAACTCATGAAGAATGAGAAATTCGGCCTCCTGGCGATGACGGCTATCTTCAATATCGCCTGCCGCGTTGCCCAGAAATCCGGAGTTCCAAGGGAGGAGTTCATGGCGAGCATCGGGAAGATCTGGGACGATAAGGTCGCAGCGGCCCAGAAGGTCTGGAACTGAAAGGAGTAGCTATGAAGGTGGATTTTCCGGGCAAACTACAGATGATGATCGTACACGACACGCGTCCGAATATGCGGACGGCCGTTTTTGTGAATGGCACGCTCATGTGTCCCGACCAGCCCGGAGATCCGGGCGACTACCACATGGACCGATCAGGGATCGAGTTTCACAGCGAAAGCATAGGTCTGGGGGACTTGGTGACTGTGACTGATTTTGGCACATTCCGGTGGGTCTACCAGCATAGGCGCTGGCACGACGTGAAGTAACATGTATGGCATACAAGGGAATAAAAATTATGGACAAGTCCAAACCGCAACTCGACCCATATGAGATTGCGCGGCGGCTTGGAGGTAAGCTCTGTAATCCACCGCCGCAGTTCGCGCAGTTGGCGGCACCTTACTTGGATCCAGTACCTTGCGAATATGTTAATGAGAATCCGGGGATGTGTAAGTGTACTACAAACTGTGCCTGCTGTAAATGCGGCTTGTGGTCCTTTGACGAAGTTGAGTTTAGACAATGGTGCCTCAAGCATATGATGGAACTGGAATGGCTAGATCGTAGGCATTTACAGGCTTTATATCTGCTGTGGTTGCTGACCAGGAGGGCGACCACTTTCGATTATCTGGCCATGTCTGTCGGCAAAGCTTATGTGTGGTTGAAAGGAATGTGGAAATGAAGGGAAGAATGATCTGGAGAATCCTATTGGCGCTGTTTGCCATCCTGTCCGTCGTCTGCTGTGTCTATATGGCGAGCACAGGCTTCCAGGGGAAGCTGTCCGCTTTCATGGCCGGTTTTGGGTGTGCTTAGCTTTCGGTATTTTATGTTCTGCGATCGTGGATGTTTTGAAGGCGCTCGGGGCAATTGTAGAGGCAATGGATGCACAATAGTGGGCAAGATATCAGCAACTACATGCTAGATTCTTATTACAGATGGTGGGTTTCCCGCCTTGTGCGGCGAGTTCGAGCTTTAGGCGGGGAATTCTGTAAGGATTTCGAATGCCAAGAGGGTTTTTCGACGGAGATGACAAGCAGTATCCGTTGTTCGATCTGGTGATGGATTGTATAAGACACCGGTTGACCTTGAGATGGATCGACAGGGTACCAGAAGTACTCAATATATTTATTGAGCCGATTTTGGAGAGCAGGTTTTGCGAACTGATGACGGAGAATGTCCAGTTGTTGTCGATACGCGAAGAGATCATTAGGGATCTGTTCCGCATGTGCGCCAAGAACGAATTTGTGTGGAACAAGTATTGTAGTCGCTGGGAACTCCATTTCACTGAGTAGGGGAAAAATGGATAACAGAAGCAAGAAAATCATCGAATTGCTTAATAAACTCCAGGAGGCGATCGGTCAGGGCGACACCTGCGGATCCTACCCGGTGTCACCCGGAACGGAACCGAACGTGGAACTGACGATCGAAGCGAAAGCTACTGGACAAATTGTCAGGTTTAACCTGTGGCGGGCCGAGATTGAACAGTGGCGGGACATAGATCCTCTGACCAAGACGCCGGTGGCCGGTCCGGCGCACTTGAAAATCGTCGGCGATATTGCCAGGTCGGAGCAGCTGTCCCCGCCCCAAGAAGAAAAGTAGTAGTGAACATGGCCAAGAAGAAGATTGAGCTCGTTCCGCGCGCCCCATCCGATTTCCTCCGAGAGCTGGCGCTCGCCCCCGGCCCCTCCGGGTTCGAGGACTCGGCGGCCGCCTGTTGGCGGCGGGAGCTGGAGGCGGCCGGTATCCAGCCGGTGGTCGACACCTACGGCAACTCCATCGCCACGATTAACCCCGCCGCCGCGACCAGCATCATGCTCCTGGCCCACATCGACACGGTCGGCCTGATGGCCAAGCGCATCGACGAGAGCGCACTCATCTGCCTCTCGGAGATAGGCGGCCTGGATCCCCTGGCCATGGTTGGCCAGCATGTCACCGTGCTGTCGGATCCGCCCATCCATGGAGTCATCGGCCGAAGGCCGGTTCACCTGGAGGACGACGACGACAAGGCCCCGCGACTCCACGAGTTGCGCGTCGACGTGGGCGCATCCGATCCGGAGGCGCTGGAGCGCATCGTCCCGATCGGGACGCCCATCGTCTGCCAGCCAAGGCTGGAAACCCTCATGGACAACAGGGTCTGCGGAACGGGCCTGGATGACCGCATCGGCGCGTGGTGCGTGGCCGAGGCCATGAAGCGCCTGGCAAAGTCCGACAGGCTGAGAGTCAGGGTCCACGCCGTGGCCAGCGTCCAGGAGGAGACCGGGCTCCATGGGGCGCACATGGCGGCGGAGCAGCTACGCCCCAATTTGGCGATCGGGGTCGATGTGACCTTTTCGATCGACACGCCGGATCTCGACAAGGACCGGTACGGTGGTATGGCGCTTGGGAAAGGCCCGGTCGTGGCCATCGGCGGTGCCTCGCATCCGACGGTCGTGCGCGGGCTGATCCATGCGGCCGCCGACGCTAAGATTCAGATCCAGCGCGAGGCCGTGCCGAATTCGGATGGATGTATCGAGATCGACGCCATTTTCCGCACCTGCGGCGGCGTTTTGGCCGGATCCCTTGGGATCCCGGTCCGCTACATGCACACTCCCGTGGAGGTGATTCAGCTGGACGACGCTGAGGCGGCTGTCGACCTAATGGTTGCTTGGTGCGAAGGGGTGGTCTGACGATTTTCCGTTGACAAACCTGTTGCTGGTGGTTGCCACTATAGGTTCAAGAGCAATTCCAATATGTTAGAATAGATGTCTTGGCGGTGTGGTTATGCCCAGACCAAAACTCAACATCTCCAAAAAGTTCTTGTTCGACGCATATGTTGTACGGAGGAAATCTGGAGTGGAGATTGCCGAGGAACTTGGATGTGATCACAAGGTTGTGTATAGGTATTTGCGGAAATACGGTTTTTCTACTCGGAGTTTGAGTGAAGCTCATACGGTTTATTCTCCGGCGAAAGCATTTCTCATCCAGGAGTATGTAACGAGCGGCAAGACCATCTATCAGATGGCGGACGAAATGGGATGTTCAGCCAGTTCAATGTATCGACTTCTGATGGATGTGGACATAGAAATCAGGGTTACGGATCGAAGCGGCGGCAATAATCCAATGTACGGTAAAAAAGGACAGTTGGCTCCAGCATATAAGAACCCCAAAGACCGCATCGGAACATTACATAGGCTCGTGAGGGACTGTCTTGAATACAAGAATTGGAGAAAGGCCGTTTTCGAAAGGGATAGATACATTTGTACCAATTGTGGTTTTGACAGAGGTGGCATCCTACAGGCGCACCATCTCATGCCCTTCGCTAAAATAATCAAAAACAATAATATTAAGTCCTTGGAAGAGGCGTTACAGTGCGTAGAATTGTGGAATGTCGCCAATGGCGTGACACTATGCGAACCGTGTCACAAGCAGAAAAGTGAACGGAAGAAACAATGAGGATAGTGGTTTTCTCCGATACCGAAGGCAAACACGATCAGGTTGTAGTTCCGGATGGGGATGTGCTGATATTTGCCGGTGATATGAGTCGCACCGGTAGTGCGGTTGCCATAGAAGTATTTGATCGTTGGTTGGGAACTTTACCACATGCGACAAAGTTGGCTATAGTCGACAATCACGACACGCTGCCTGAGCGCAATCCTGGCGTGGGTCGCCTACTGCTGAAGAATTGTCACTACCTACAGGATGAAGCCATCGAGGTGGGCGTATTGAAGTTCTGGGGAAGTCCATATTCCCCCCCGTTTTTTCAACTGGGCTTTCAACCTGCCTAGGGGCGCGAAACTGACTGAGAAATGGGCAAAGATCCCCGAGGATACCGAGATCCTGATTACACACGGGCCGCCGTTCGGGATCGGGGACGATGTAGGCGGCGGCGGTCATGTCGGCTGCGACGACCTACTCAAGCAGGTGCTCCAACTTCCCAAGTTGAAGCTCTACATTTTCGGGCACATACACGAATCGCCCGGCGTGTTCCGAGAGGGTGGTGTCGTGTTCGCGAATGTCTCCTGGCGGCCGGGACGCCAGGTGCTGGAGCTGGAGATCTGAAAGGCGGAGGGTAAGATGAGAATCGCCTTGTGTTTTTTGACATTAGCTGTGTTTTCCTCGTCGCACGCTTGGGCTGGCGACATCCTGACTGGCAGGGATCTCAAATTAGACGAGCTTGGGAAATGCCGGAGGGACTTTTCTGTGCGGCTGTGCCGCGAGCGTCCAGACTTGTACAAGTGCGTCATGTTCCACAAGGGGAATAAGCCCTACCTGACATGGGAGGAGCTTTTCGGCAACGGCTCGGCAAAGACCGAGCTACAGAGACTCAACCGGCGCAATACCATCGTCTGGCGGAACCACTGTCTTGCGATGCCATTCAGATTCGATAGGGCGGTTCCACCTTTCCTGTTCACCGATTCCCGCTACCAGGAACGCACGGTCGTCGTCGACCTGAAGGGGCTCGCCTGGGCAGCCTACGAGCGTGGCTCGCTTGTGAGATGGGGGGCAGCCAACGGCGGTTCCAAGATCTGCCACGAGACCGGAAGGCCGGAGTGTAAGACGCCAGTTGGAACTTGGCGGGTGTACGAAATCAAAAAAGGCTTTGCCCGCTCCTCATTGTATCCTGTCGACTGTTCTGATAAAAAGAAATGTGGGCATCCGTACTACAATGTGATGAAGTTCGGGCCGCACTTCGAGGCTCTCCACGGCGAACGGGTCGGGCATGTGCCTGGAGCGAATGTCTCGCACGGCTGTGTGAGGATGTTCCGAGAGGACTCGGACTTCCTGGTAAACCGTTTCGTGGGAATCGGGACGACGGTGGTTGTGCTGGAATACTAGGCGATGTTCCTCCAGGCTGAGAACGATTGGCGCGCGGCCTGGAATTCCGTGCGCCGCACTGCTACAGAGCCCCTGATCGGGCCTTTGAGTCCGTTCGTGCCGGGCGGCGATGTGGAGCAGGTAATGATGGAGTTTGTTCGTCTCTGGAAGAGATTTCAGTTCTGATGGGCAGATAACGATTTCGATATCAATGTCTTGAAGGGTTCCACAACTGGTTCAATCTGTTGACCATCTTGGACAGGCGTAGTGCCGTCCCCTCAAGTTCAGTGATTGACTTGCTGCCTTTGGCTTTGTTGCATTCCCAGCAGCAAGGGACGCAGTTGCCCATCGTGTAGCCAAACTCGTTATTCACCCGGTCAATGCCTCCTAACGCCGGATCGTCGCAGTAGAAACACGGTTTGTCCCAGAACAGTTCCCTGAACTGTTCCAAGGACAGTTCGAACGCCTGGTGCTTCTTCTTCGCCGATGTCCTGACCTGGTGATACTTGTATCTGTCCGGGTTTTCCAGTTGCCATTGCCTGAGTCGTGCGTCTCTCTTCTCCTTCATCGAGGCATTGGATGCGAATCTCTCTCTGGTTCGTTGACTGATCTTTTCCTTGTGCGAGGCTCTGTATGCCGCCCCTTGTAGCCCGGCGCATTCCTTACATAGGTTGACTCTTCCATCTCTGCTTTTCTTGTTCTTGTGGAACTGTGTGAGGGGCAGGTCGTGTCTACACACGCGGCAAATTTTCGTTGGTTCCATATTCTCCTCCTTGCGAACAGGCATTTCTTCACCATCCCTATGCCTGTTTATTGATAGAAGTCGGAGGTTTCGCGTGATTTTGGGTATTTTTCCATATGGATCACAGGTCTATGGCACGACTGACGAAAACAGCGACACAGATTTGATTCAAGTGGTGGATAAGGCTCCTCGGTCGGAAACCCAGTTCCATCTGCCCGGAATCGACATCACGGTCTGGACAGCCGATGAGTTTCAGCGGTTGCTGCAGGAACACGACCCGAGTGCTCTCGAATGTTGGTTTCTACCAAACGACAAGGTGATCCGGACAGATGAATTCGAGTTCCAGTTTGATCTTGATCTGGGCAGACTCCGCCGGTCATTTTCAGCCAAGGCAAGCAATTCCTGGGTCAAGGCCAAGAAGAAAATGGAAATTCACGGCAAATTCCGCATTGGCATAAAGTCCCTTTTCCATTCGCTGCGCTTGCTGAGGTTCGGCATCCAGATCGCCAAGTTCGGTAAGCTCCTTCACTACAACGAGGAGAACTTGGTCTGGAAGACAATCGTGGAGCAGGGCTTCACCTCATGGCAGCCGTACAAGGACCACTGGCAGGAGTACTACAACCGCCTACACAGCGAATTCAAGGCTGTCGCGCCCTTGGCAAAGGGAGAACAGGAATGAGCGCGAACGGACAGACGAGTTGCCGAAAATGCGGCAGCGGAAGGATTGCGGGCATCGGCGCGAAATGCAGTGATCTCTGCTCCTATTCCCTTGTGAACAATGGGGAAAAGTGCGGCAACGGATACGTCCCAGGCGACATGGGCATTGGTGGCGGCGACTATGTGGAGTTCTCCTTCTGCCTCGATTGCGGGCAGATACAGGCGGAATTCCCGGTGCCGGAAACCGAGCTGGAGCGGTTTGTTCCCGTCGAAATACCCAGTTGCCCGGAATGCGGAAGCGATGAGGTTTTCGAATACGCGCGCGGCAAACAGCTTTGCCACCGCTGTGGCAGAGTCTCCAACGGGAAGGGACAATCATGAGCACCAGAGGCTGTGTCGCGGTCGGCGTCCCGCTGAAATGGAAGGGCGTCTACAACCATTGCGACTCGTACCCAACCGGCTTGGGCAAGGAGGTCTGGGACATCGCCTCCGACGAGGCGAACCTGAATCTCCTCTGCGAGTCGATCCTGCTCGCCGGGCGCTGGGAGGCTTTCCTCGGGCAAAGGGACCCGGTGGAGGATCATGTCACCAGCGGGAGCCCCGACCCGCTTTTCATCGAGTGGGTGTACATCATCGATCCCGACCGGAACATGCTCCATGTCATGAGGCACGAGGGCGTTGGCGGCCTTGACTTCTCCAGGAAGCGCCCCGTCAGGCCGGCCATGCTTCCCGGCAGGGTCGTCGACTACGGCCATTGCGCCTACAAGCATGTGCTCGTGGCATCGCTTGACCTGGACGGCTCCGAGCTGGACTGGGCCAAGCTGGAGATGGACGGCCGGGAGGACAAGGAGGACTGAATGGAGCGCGACACGGAGTATCTGGAGTGCAGCTGTACATCGGCCGAGCATCTCCTGCGGTTCACTTTCGACCACGGATGGAAGGGCGAGTGCCCCGAGATTTTCGTCGATGTCCAGCTCAACCATTTCCATGGCTTCTGGAAACGGCTATGGCAGGGCCTCAAGTACATTTTCGGCTACAAGTGCCGCTACGGGCATTGGGATGAGAGCCTCCTGCTGGGCGACCAGGTCAGGCAACTCCGAGCCATGTGCGACAAGCATCTGGCTATGTGGGACGAATGGGAAAAGGTCAATGGACCCTTGAGGAACGCCAAGAAACCAACCTATCGGAAGACCTGAAGGCGCCTAAAAGGCGATCGTTGTAGCCTCGGCCATCGGTGTCGCCAACGTGGCCATTGAAAGCATTATGGATATGGTGGTAATCAGAAAGGCGGCTCCGTTGGCGCCGATGAGTATGTGATTGACGCCTGGTAGATGCCGGGATAAGTTCGATGAGGAGTAAACGCATGGGCAACAAGATAGCTACGGATATGGTGAAAGATCTTCGTGGCAGGACCGGCGCGGGCGTCATGGATTGCTATGCCGCCCTCGTAAGCTGCGGAGGTGACCGTGTGGCCGCTGAGGAGCTAATCCGGAAGTGTCGAGGGGCTAATCCGGTCGAGTATCCAATCGACGGGAGTCCCAAGGCAGGAGCCCTCCATTCGTACATCCACATTGGTGACCGCATCGGTGTCCTCGTCGAGGTGGAGTGTGGGACGGACTTCGCGGCTAGGACCGTGGAGTTTAAGACCTTCGTCCATGATCTGGCGATACATATCGCTGCGCTGAAACCCTCGTTGGTCTCGCCGGAGAATGTCCCGTGGGAGGGTCAGGACAAAGCGCGCTATCTGCTCCTACAGTCGTTCGTCAAGGACGCTAGTCGCACCGTCGGGGACCTCCTGGCCGAGCTGTCGGACAGGATCGGAGAGCCGGTTGTCATCAAGCGTTTCGTGCGCTGGGAGGTCGGTGAGGATGTCCAGGCCGAGTCTCAGCCGCAGCTAGAGAAGGTCAGGCTGGCCGACTTCGTGATCGACAACTCCGGCACACCAGAGGAGACCAGGACGCAGGTCGCCAAGGTCTGGGAGAAACTCGATGCTGAAATGGAAAAGAGTCAGTAGGGAAGTCGACGAGGTCGAGGACGCGGTCTGTAACAGGTGCGGAGGCACATGTTTGTCCAAGTGCGGCGACCAGTATGGCTTGTCAGCAGCGGCGGATACGACTCCACACACTTGTCCGACATGGTGATCTACCGTTTCGACCTGTGCGAAAAGTGCCTCTCGGAACTGTTTACTGAGTTCAAGATCCCGCCAGTCAAGGAGGGTCTATACTTGCTCGCCGAGGAAGACAAATGAATGAGATTACCATCACCGTGTGCGGAATCTCCGGCAGCGGCAAGACGACGCTGGCCCACCTGGTCCACACGATGCTCCGCGAGCACGGTTTCGAGAGCGAGCTGGAGGATATCGACCAGCCAATCAGCCCCGAGCGGCTCCTATTGTGTCTTGAGGCCTTGCCGCAACGCACGCGCGTAAAGGTGGTTGCGCGCATGGCGTCCAGGGCATCAAAGCGTGACAAGTGACAGTCGCCCTGAAGCGCGGCCAGATCGGCAAGGTGAGGGGTGATCGCCTCCTTGACGTGACGGTGAAGTCTGCCACCGGTTGGGCAGCGGCGTTCGCGCCGACATGGGAGATGGTGTCCGGACACAAGGACGGTACAATGGGGGATGCCGAATACAGGGAACGTTACGAGGCTATCCTCGACGCGTCCGGCGATGCGTTTGACAGGCTCCGGCAGCTCGGGGCTGAGGGCCCCGTCAAGCTCCTGTGCTACTGCCCCGATGGGCGCTTTTGTCACACGCACCTCATGATCGATTACGCGATCAAGAAGCATCCGCAGTGGTTTTCGGATGGCAGGGTGCGCCAGACAACATCCAAGAAGAGGATTGGAGGACGGATGAAATACCTGCTTGCTGTCGATCTGGAGACGACTGGGTTGAAGCCCGGTTATCATGAGATTACCCAAATTGCGGGCATTATGCTGAACAAGAGTTTGGATGAACTAGGATCATTCGAGACTTTTGTCCGAATTGATTGTCCTGAACGTGGATTAGAGAATGATTTCAATGTGTTCGAGTACACCGGTATCAAGGTTGAGGATCTCAAGAAGGCCCCGCTGCTGCGTGATGCCCTGCGGTCGCTCGAGACTTTCGTGCGGTCGAAGATCGGCAGCACCGACCTGAGACAGGTTATAGTGTTCGGCCAGAATCCGGCGTTTGACAAGGGGTTCTTGGAGGAAGGATTTGAGCGCCAGGGGTGGAAGTTTCCATTCGACTTCCATGTGCTTGCCTTGGAGAGTATGTTCATCCACCACCACCTGCTCAGGACGGGCGAGCTGCCAGCCGACATCGGGCTGAAGGACATCTGTAAGGTTGCCGGCGTCGAGAACAGGCAGAAGCACAACGCGATGTCGGACATCAGGGCAACCGTGGACTCGCTCCACAAGCTGTGCCCAGCAAAGCAGCCGAAAGCGGCCAAGCTGGCGGCCGGACTGACAGACGATCTTCGCGACGCCCTCGATTTCGATGCGGGTGAACCGCCAGCCAAGCCGGTTCCAAGGAGGCGCAATGTCAGAGGCAAACAAGGTTGAAGGATGGGTTGCTCCTATTGGCAAGGAGGCCCAGGCCTCCGTGTCCGAAGCTGCCGCAAGGCTAGATGAGGTGGCCACGCTGTTGGCCAAATGGGGTCGGCAGCCAGAGATGCTGAACGAGGTTCAGATTCTAAAGGGTAGGCTTGATAGGCTTCTGGCTACGATGAGGGACTATAGGCAGGAGGACAATGATGGCTGACAACTCTTATTGCGCACGGTGCCAGCTCGCGATCCGCGACAATCAACCGTGTATCGAGTTTTTTCGGGGTAAGGAGCGCGTCAGGGTGCTTTGCGGACCGTGTGATGTGGACGAACTCCTCGAGAAGTACGACCGATCCGGGCGCATTTGTAACAGACTTGCCACCGAGGTTCAGTGGGCAAATATCTGCGGGACGGGGCTTCGTCCAGATTTTGCCCCAATCCAGCGCGACCTGGAGCGCGTGTATGCGGCGGTCATGGATTTCTCGCCTCTTTGGCCGCAGGTGGTTGCTGCCTCCGATGCCGAACCGAAACTGCGCGGCCTGTCGCTTGAACTGGAGCCTGGAACAAAGGTGATGACTTGGACCATGTGCGGACGCATCATGCTAACGATCAATTCGCCGGGGCATTCCATCACGGTGATGGGAAATGATCATCTCAGCAACAGCGAACTTGAGCTTAGCCACAACGGCTGTGGTTTTCGCGGCATCGATGCCACAGCGGACGAGGCTGTTCGACTGCTTGGGCTCACCGTCAAAGCTGGTCTGGAAGAACACCTCAAGGATCTCAAGGCCGACAAGGGCGTTAGCTACTGCGGTCTATGACATTTGGAGGAAACGCATGATCTTTGAGGTCGAAGTGTACATGATTGTCGGAAACGGCAACTGTGAGACGATCGTCGTGGACATGGAAGGCAAGGATGAGGTTGACATCAAGGCGCGGATACTTGCGGAATTGAACTCCAAGGAAAACTATGTCGCGATAGGGACTGGCGTGTTCCAGAGGGAAAATGTGCGCGGAACCTGCGTCAACCGGGAGAAAGGGGGAAAATGATGTCTTACTACGACCAGCAGGCCAAGGCGGAGCAGCTGGAGGCCATGCGCGAGAGAGTCAAGAAGGAAATCGACGCCATGGCGCAATGCAGCGCATGCGTCGACACTGCGGTGGCAAAGGCGAAGGCGTCCCTCGAGGTGTTGAGGACGACCCTCGCAAAGGTGAGGGCCCCGGCCTTTTCATGGTAATCCGGATGGTAAAACGGACTGATTTTACGGTGTTCGAAATCTGCGCAGGCGCCGGGGGGCAGGCAATCGGTCTGGAGCAAGCTGGTTTTCTACACATGGGCGCGCTGGATAATGATCCGAACGCCTGTGCCACATTGCGCGCCAATCGCGAAAAAGAATGGCCGGTACTTGAGACCGACGTGCGGCTTTTTGACGGTAAGCCGCTTTGTGGCACAATTGATCTTTTGGCTGGCGGTGTACCATGTCCTCCTTTCTCGGTTGCTGGACGTCAGTTGGGACGTGACGACGAACGGGATCTGTTTCCGCAAGCGCTTCGTTTGGTGGAGGAGATCAAACCAAAAGCCGTCATGTTGGAGAATGTACGCGGCTTCAAGAGCGCCAAGTTTGACAGCTATCGGACTGAATTGTGGGTTCAACTCCACGCTCTCGGATATAATGTGGTGGCGGACATTTTCGATGCGGCTGAGTTCGGTGTGCCGCAATATCGAAAACGTTTTGTACTGGTGGCGTTGCGACCGCAATACGCCTGCCATTTCGAATGGCCGAAACCATGCGGAACGTTTAGAACCGTCGGGGAAACGCTTGGTGCCGAAATGCAATCACGTGGTTGGAGGGGCGCCGATCCGTGGCGCGTGCGGGCCAGTCGTCCTGGGCCTACCATCGTCGGCGGATCCAAGAAACATGGAGGAGCAGATCTCGGACCAACACGCGCGAAAGAAGCATGGGCCAAACTTGGTATTGATGGAATGGCCATTGCGCTACAACCGCCGGATGACATGTTTCCTATGGATGGCTTGCCGCAGCTCACGAACGGCATGGTGGCAATTATTCAGGGATTTCCCCGTGCTTGGCGATTTTCCGGAAAGAAAACCGCTGTCTACAGGCAGATCGGAAATGCTTTCCCACCTCCGATGGCCAAGGCAATCGGTCTTTCGATCATCAAGGCGCTCAGGTAGGGTCAATGATATCAACATTCGATGCTGAACTGGACGAATTATATACCGCCATCACACGGTGGCCCAAGATGAGAAAACGTTTCGGCCAAGCTATCCGGAGAGGAATGTGTGTCGTGATCGGACTAGAGCGCACACTCGCCGAACTGTGCCCGCCTGAAAAGACCTCCATAGGTATTCAAGTGGAGCTTGCCATCAAGAAGGAATTTAGTCTGGAAGAAGGGCTAGTGCTAGATTGCCTCATTTGTGCGCACGAGGTAGACATCAAGTTCAGTATTAGTGGCAAGTGGATGGTGCCACAAGAGGCGATTGGCAAACCCTGCTTGGGTGTGTGGGCACCTGATGTCGATGCGCCATTCCATCTTGGTCTGTTCAGGGCTGATCCCCAGCATCTTGGTGCGGTGAATCGCGACAAAAAGCGGGGAGTGCTCAAAAGTATGCCGATACGCTGGCTGATTGAGAATGGCGCACTCATCGAAGACAAAAATGCTTGGCTTAATAAAATTATTACCCCTCGTGTCGGGGCTGTTGCGGTCGTGGAATCGCCTGACAGGCGGCAACTCCTACTCATCAGGCGCAAGTTTCCACCCTTGGGCTTGGCATTTCCCGGAGGTTTTGTGAAGGTCGGCGAGACGGTGGCCCAGGCCGCCGCACGCGAGGCGTTGGAGGAGACCGGAGTAGCTGCTGAAGAGGTCGGTCTGCTTGCAGTCAGGTCGGATCCACGCATGGATGCGCGGGCACATTTTGTAGTGATAGCGTCCGTCTTCAAGGCTGTCGACGACCGCCAACCGGTGGCTGGGGACGACGCCAGTGAGGCATTCTGGATCAAATGGGAGACTTTGGAGGCCATGCTTCGGAACGGATTCCCAGCTGGACAGGAGATGATCGAGCAATCCCGTGTAGAACTGTGTGAATATATCCGGTGGCGGCGCATTGGGAATGGTCGGCATGGTGTCCTGTGGACACTGCCGAAACTGGCGTAGATATCAATGGAAACAACAGCTCTAATAGAAATTCGCGCAGCCGAAGGCGGAATGGACTCTAAGCTTCTCGTTGGGGAACTATTTCAGATCTATTGCCGGTGGTGTCAGCGTAAAGGATTTGAAATCGAAATTCTGGATTCAGCGCCAGTCAGTAACGGATTCTCCAGATTGGGGTTTTTAGCCAAAGGAGAAAACGCATATGAGATGTTCTTGTTTGAAGCCGGGGGACACCGAGTACAGAGAGTCCCTCCAACCGAGAAGCGGGGGCGCAGACAAACGTCAACTGTGACGGTTGCCGTCCTGCCGATGGTTGGCGAGGAGGAACTTGCGATTCTCGAGAGCGATCTGGACTGGGAGACCACAAAGGGTAGCGGGGCAGGTGGACAGAACAGGCAGAAGAACGAGACGGCTGTGCGCGTGCGCCATATTCCGACCGGAACCGTAGCATATTGTTGTGATGAGAGGTCGCAACATAGGAACAAGGCAAAAGCGCTCGAAGTGTTGCGTGCGCGGCTATATGCCAAGATGATGCGAGAATCGCAAGATATCGAAAACGCCGCAAGGAAGACGCAGGTGGGTTCCGGGCAGCGCGGTGACAAAGTGCGGACCTACCGGTTCCAGGATGACCGGGTGGTAGATCACAGGATCGGAAAGAAGATCAGGCTGGCCGATGTTCTTGATGGGGATTTGGACGCTCTGCGTTAACTTAGGGCTAGAATCCTGGCAAGGCGCATGTCGGAGGAGGTTTTCTTTTCCATTTCTGCCGTCTCGCGTTCGGCGACCAGTTTCTGTAGACGTTCCATGTCCGATTCGAGGGCTTGCTTTCTTTCGGCAATAAGGGCTCGGATAGCGATAAGTTCCTTGTCCTTTTCGCGCAGTTTCTGCATGGCTGGCCATTTCACTGGGGGCTGGTTTAGCATTTCAATGGCGCGCATGAGGCGTTGTTCGGTCTCCTCAAGGCGCTCAAGCTCCTTCCTGAGTCGCCAAGGCCCCTGTAGAACCTCGACGTCCTCGGCTCGCCAAGCTATCTGCTCCGGCCTGTCTCCGAATGCCTTGACCGGTTTGATGCCTGCGGACGCGGCGAAGTCCATGAAATTCTTGACGCCAGCTGTGCCGAGGGCTACCGACGCCTCGAGTGAACTGAGTATTTTACCTGGCTCGGCCTCGGTGAGACTCCGTGCCGCGTGCTCGGCCGTGAATTCATGGAACAGTTTGAGCACATCTTTCGCATCCCAGGCCGCGAAGAGGTTTTCCCAGTCGGCCGACATCAAAGGTTTTACGCCGTGGTCGATGGCGAAGGTGACAAACTCCCTCTTGCTGATCGGCTTCGTGCCGCCGAATTCGGTGAAGAACAAAGTTGCGGCTTTCGTGCTGTGGACCTTGCGCCCGGCCTCCTGCATGCGATCCATGAAAAATTGGAGGCGATTCTCGAAGCTTGGGCGGGCCACAATTAGCTGCTCGGGCAATGGGAACGGTGCTTTCTCCAGGAACTCCAGATCCTTGGGTGTGATGGGCCGCTCAAGTAGTTTCTGGTTGTGCTCGAGAAAATCCTGCTCGTTCTTGGGGATTTCCTCCCCGGATTTCTGACGTTTGGAGATTTCGTGCGCCTTTACGATTCGTTCGATGAACCGCGCCTTTCTGGCACAATATCGGCACTGGACATCGTATCTTGAGCTGGCGCCCTGGCAGATCGGACATACTTTGAGAAGGATGTTGGATTCCCCTTGCGGCTTCTGGACGGGCTTAGGGCTGCCTACGGGTTTCCCGGGCCATTCTGGCATATTTTTCCTCCACGGTTGGCAATACTGTCATATTTATTCTGGATTATTGATAGACTGATACAAGCAAGGAGGCTTGAAACGTGGCTGTTCATTGGATTGTTCTCCTCGTGGCCATTTTCCCGTTCTGGCTCCTACAAAATGTCATCCACGAGTTGGCGCACGGCCTCGCTCTGCGTGTCGGATGGGGTTGGTGGTTTAGCATATGGCCGTTCCCCTCGACGAAGTTGGGCCGTTTCACGTTCGCGCACGTGGTTTACGAGCCCACGCCGACATCGTCTGTGCCTGATAACCGGGGCTGGGCCTTGGTGTCTATCATGCCACGTTTAGTGAACGGCGCCCTCATCCTGGTTGCCGCGCTGCTTTCGGTCCTCCTGACTTCCTGGTCCATGGATGTGGCTGTCCTGCTAACATTGCTTGCTTTCTACAACCTGATCGATTTCATAGTAGGTATGGTCGGCATTTTCCGTAGTGAGCCCAACCAGGCTGACATTTGGCGGTATCAATCTTACATGAACGCTGATGTGGGTAAGATGCGCTGGGTTGCGGCCGCGACTATCTTGCTGGCCGTTGCCTGCGTGGCTGTGCCCATTCTGCGTCTTCTTGGGGTGTGATTATGGTTGATGTAAAGACGAGATCAAAGGCGCGTGGCGCCATTGTGGGTACGGCAATCGGGGACGCATTTGGTATGCCGCTGGAGGGGTTGAGCCCAGCAACCATAGCCGGGAAGTTCGGCGCACCGCGTTCCATGGTTGCGCCGATAGAAGGGACCTGGGCACACAAGACCCACAAGCTGCGCCGTGGACAGTGGACCGACGACACCCAACTCATGTTGGCGATTGGCGAGTCCGTGGTGGCCAAGGGCTTCCTGGATTTCGACGACATCGCCAGACGCCACGTGCTGTGCCTGGACGATCCCCGTGGATGGGGTAGATCCACCCTGACTGGCATCGGTAGGATCAAGACCGGCGTCGACTGGTGGAACTCGGCCGCGCCGGATGGCGCAGGTAACGGTACTCCGATGAAGATCGCGCCTATTGGAATCCTGCTGGCGCTCGGAAGGATCAAGCGGTTCGAGGCCGTGACAGCCATCGTCAACATTTCGCGCATGACGCATGGTGATCCGCGTCCGGCGGTCGCCGGAGTCATTCAGGCGGACGCGATCGCCAAGGCGATCATTCACGGGACGGACGGCCTCTACTCAGCCATCATGGCCGCCCAGGCCCTCGCTGAAATCATGGAGTTGTCGATGGACGAGCCACACGACGCTTTCCACATCTCGCTATCCTGGGCTATTAGTAAAGCTGTCGGCATGGTTAAGGAAGGTAGGACGTTGTCGGAGATCAGGGCTGATGTTGGTGCCCAGAGTTTTGTGGTACAATCTTTCCCCTTTATGTTGGCGGCTGTTCTGAAGTATAGAGACGACCCCGAGGCTTGCCTGATCGAGTTGGCTGCGCAGGGCGGGGACGCCGACACAACCTGCGCCATGGCAGGAGCGTTGCTTGGTGCGGCCCACGGGCTGTCCTCGTTTCCGGAGCGCTGGCGCAGGCCACTGGAGGGCTACGGCAGGCTTCTCGCCATGGCCGATGGCCTCTGCGAGCTCCTGAAGAGCCCTTCCCTGAATGATGCTACACAGACCGGATCCCATCAGCGTCCCCGCATCATGTTCAAACGGACATCGACCGCCACTTCTCCTGGAGTGCCGAAATGATCCTACACCACACACTACAGCTCCGGTCTAAAGGGGAACTTGTTCGCATGGGATTGGACCAGGCCCTCGGGCGCCATGTTGAACGTGTTGTCGCCGACGACGAACTTGTCGATTTCTTACACGACTCGATTTGTTTCGCTGAGGGTACGACCCTGCGGGATCTGATGTTGTTGATCCTCAGGAATAAGAATCTGTTCGAGATTATCACTGCGTGCGATTGCCTAGGCGATTTGGCCTATGAGCTTGGCAAGAAGCCCGAGCTGGTAGATGAGATTGCGGCGTTGGAAATGTCGTGGAGTGCGACGGTTTCTGCCCTAGGCCAGGTGACTGTCATAGATGACTCGGTGGAGTTCTGCGGGCGCGGCGACGAAGGGCCGGTAGCGATTGAATTTATAGCCGTGAACTGCCTTGCTGACCTGCCGATTCTGCTAAATGAGGTGTTTAACGTCCGTAATGTTGAGGGGAAGGAGCTGTTTACCGCTACCAAGCGGTTCTCGCTGCTAGCGGTAGTACGTGGGGTGCTCAATGAATTGACGTTCCTTGGAACGCCGACCGAACGGGATGAGGTGATGTCGGAGTTACGTTCGCGGGTCGAGAATTCCGACGCGGAGTGGTGTCTTACGCTTGAGGAGGTGATGGAGGAGTTGGAGCGCCGCTCGGAGTGGCGTATATTTCCTTGTCGTGTGTGTGGAGCTGATAGCCGGTGTGCCTGCTTTGGAAAGCCCTCCGATCTCTGCCATGACTGCTTTAACCAAATGAGGGAAAACTAACATGTCTATACGTAGCCAACTGTCCAACATGCTGAAAGAGGCAATTAGGGCGAACGACGTTCCACGCAAGAACGTAGTCCGCTGTATCCGAGCAAAGGCCGAGGAGTATTTATGCGCCAAGAACATTCCGCGCGACACAGACGACGACGCGATCTACACAAAGGTGGTCGAGACGTACAGGAAGGCCATCGCGAATGCGCTGACCGTCATGGAGAAGAACATCAAGGCGAGAGAGTCAGAACTGGCGGACTCGTATCGATACGAGATCGCGTTTTGCGACGGCCTGTTGCCGAAAGGCAAGGACGAATCCGAAGTCCTTCCAATTGTTCAGGCAAAGATCGCGGAGCTGTCGGCCGGCTCGGGGCAGATCGGCAAGGTTGTCGGAGCTGTGATGAAGGAGGGGCACCAGGGTGTGTCTGCCTCCATGGTGAAGCGCCTTGCGACACAGCTCCTTGCGAAGAAATGAAACTAACATCTGAAGAGAGAAGGGCCAAGAAGGTCTTCGATAAGGCGGTGCGGCACTGGTACCGCACACTTTTGATCGATCCAGTCTGGACCGTCGGCGTAGTGGTTGATGAGGACGCCGAGATGGAGATGGGAGATGCCTATGTGGACATTGGCACGTCGGAATACTACATTGCCGACATTCATGTCGCACGCTCCCTTCTGTCCCTGTCCGGAAAGGAGCTGGAGAAGATCGCTTCGAACGTCGCCTGCCACGAGCTCCTACATATTGCCACGGCTGACTTCCAGAGGTCGGCGTTGGTTGCGACCGTCGATAACGAGAAGATGCAAGAGGATATGAGGTACCGATACGAGCAGGTTGTGTCGAAGCTTACAATGGTCCTCGTGGACCTGACCGAGTAGGGGAAAAGACCATGGGCGATCTGAGGGAAAGGATCCTGGATCTACAGAGGAAATGCTACGAGTGCCGGAAGTGCCAGCTGGGGACGAGGATGGTCGAAGGTCTTGATCCGCACGTGTTCGCATCCGGAAAACCCGATGCGGACGTGATGTTTGTCGGAGAATCGCCCGGCAAGACTGAAACCGAGCGGCACGCGCCGCTAGTCGGGGCGGCAGGGCAGTTTTTCGAGGCGAACATATTGGTTCCAGCCGGACTGTCCAGGCAGAGCGTATACATTACCAACTCGGTGCTGTGTCGTCCCAATGAGAAGAATAGGACGCCTTTCTTCGGGGAGATTGAGGAGTGTCGCGAGCATCTGGACGCGCAGGTCCTGCTGGTGTCGCCCAAGCTCATCGTGGTTCTTGGGAACGCCCCGTTGTTCGGAGTGTGCGACGAGCAGGGGATTACAAAGAAACGCGGGGAGCTGCGCTGGTCTCGTACATGGTCCGACGGGCGAAAGTTTCCCGTGCTGCCGATGTTCCATCCGGCCTATTGCCTGCGCGGATCCGGCCTTGCCGAAATGAGGCAGGATGTACAATTGCTTGCTGATCTGGCTGCGGATATCGCGGCAGGGAAAGAGATCATGGCATGACGAGAGTATTGGCCGTAGGTGACCTCCATGGACGTCTTGGGATGCTGGAGACCTTGATCCTGGAGCATCAGGATGTCGATTTTGTGCTCCAGGTGGGGGATTTTGGGGCATACCGGGACGATGGTGTATGTTGCGGCATTCCTCCTGGGCGGAGGTATCGCAGCGAGTTTCCGGCCTACGCGGATGGGGTGCTCGGCTTTGCGAGACCCGTCTTTTTCGTAAAGGGAAATCACGAGCATTTTGGGTTGCTCGATGATGCGACTGCCAAGGCGGCTGACAGGACCGGTCCCGTGCCAATCGCTGACAACCTGTATTATGTTCCTAATGGACGCGTGGTAATGATATACGGCGTGACGGTAGCTGGGCTTGGAGGGAACTACTCGGCGGTGTGCCACAGGAAGCCGCGTGGCGGCCTGCGGCGCAGACATTTCAGCGAGGCCGAGATTCAAGCCATCCTTCGCCATCCGGGCAAGGTCGATATCCTACTCACGCACGATGTGGGCGAGGGTATGATTCCGGGTTTTAGGAGTTTGAGCCAAGAACTACTTGACCTCGGCAGGAGACTACGTCCAACATGGTGGATCCATGGGCATTTCCATTGCCACCACGAGGCCGATCTGGGGTTCACAAGGGTTGTCGGCCTGGACGCGGTCCATGGACAGGAAATTTCTTCAAAAATCATTGACATTGAGCCTTCCGGAAGATAAGTGGAAACTAGGGGAGGTGCCGCTTATGGTTCGAACCACAATGTGTGGACATGTACCACACTATTCCGGAGGCATGTGCCGCAATTGTTACGAACGTGATCTGCGGCGGCGTAACCCCGAGTTCGCTGAACGGCAAAGAGAGAACTGCCGAGGCTGGTCCGAAGAGAATCGCGAAAGGAAACGGCGTGTCGACAACGAGTATCACAAGAATATACCATATGAGCAGAGGCGCGCATACGCCTTGATGTCTCGTTTCGGGATCACTTTGGATGATTACAGCGCGATGCTGACCAAACAGGGTGAACGATGCGCTATCTGCGGAGTGCCTCAAAGCGAACTGAAACATCCCCTGTATGTGGATCATTGCCATCTCACGGGCCGAATCAGGGGTTTGCTTTGTAGAGCATGTAATCTGGGAGTTGGTTTCTGGGATAAAGTTTATCCGGTTACAATTAACAGAGCAGAAACCTATCTGGCTGATCAGGATGGATACGGTCTGCTGGAACCTCACTATCAGAAAGGTTGTGCGACCGGCTGTAAAAAAGGTTCTTACGCAAACCGCCGCGTTCGGAATCTTCGGTACTGTTTCGGCATTGATGCCCAAGATTATGATCTGATGGCAACAAAACAAAATAACTGTTGCGCTATTTGTGGCAAATCACAAACTGACGAAGGCCGTCCTTTGTGTGTTGATCATGATCATCTAACGGGCGCAATTAGGGGTCTATTATGCCAGAAATGTAATATTGGCATAGTTTTTTTGGAACGAGAGCCGAATTGCCTAGCGAAGGTAGTTGCCTATCTGGGTGATCAATGTGGTTTTGGAATGCCAGTGATTGTGTATAAGAACCGAAAAGAATTCTTTCGCTGGGGAAAATAGGAAAGGCGATTGTGATGGACTATGAGACCAAAGAAACTGTCGAAAAAGAGAAGTTTGCGACCGGAGCGCAAAGAAATGACCCTAACGGAAAAGGCAGATATGTGCTTGTGAGCCCAATGGCGCTGAGAAGACTCGCTGGCGTGTACGAGCGCGGAAGTTTGACACATGGGATCCGGAATTGGGAACGCGGACTTCCCATCAGCCGCTGTCTTGACAGCGCAATCAGGCATATCTACCAGTATATCGAGGGCATGCGCGACGAGGACCACCTAGCCCAAGCAGCCTGGAATCTGTGTGCCGCCATCCACATGGAGGAGATGGTCGAACGGGGTCGGCTGCCGCAGGAACTCAACGACATGCCGAACTATCTGCCAGAAGAGTCGGAGAAGCACGAATGATCCACTCGTCTTCCCTCAACATCCAGGCACTCAAAAAGAAACTGGCGGCAGGCAGCTCCGTTTTTCATGTGCCACGGCAACGGGCCGCCACCATCGTCTCCATAGCCCAAATGGGCACTGGTTTTCAGATGGTTACTTTCGCCATCGGCGGCGAGCAATCGCAAGTGCTGCTTGATCCGGGGGGCCGAGCCACCGATGGTGGCGACTTCCCGTTCTGGGAAGTGGACAACGGATTGTAGGTGCCACATGAAGTATGTCCAGTACATCATTGTCCGGAAGGACTTGGTGCCCATCATGGGTGTCGGCAAGACGGCCGCGCAGGTGGCGCACGCGTCCCTTGGGGCCGTCCTGGACAGGGGCCAGCTGCTCGACACGCCCGAGGTCAGGGGCTGGCTGGCCGGGCCCTTCACCAAGCTCGTGGTGTACGTGAAAACTAAGCAAAAACTTCTCAACCTGGTCGATAAGTTGACCGAGTTGGGCATACGCACCAAGCCGATCTACGACGCGTGTCGGACCAAACTGGATCCGGAGGAGCTGGATGGATCGACCTTGACATGCGTGGGCGTTGCGCCCATACTTGCCGATGAGACGCCGAAGTGCCTCAGGACGCTTCGGCTGTTGGAGGGTGACGATGGCGGAGACGACTAGACCTACATGGGATCAGACTTTCTTGACTTTGGCGAAGGAGACGGCCAAGAGATCCAAGGATCCGTCGACAAAGGTGGGCGCCGTGATCGTCGGCCCCGACAATGAAGTGAGGTCGTTGGGATACAACTGCTTCCCGCGCGGCGTGGATGACGACGCGCCTGGAAGGCTCGATAGACCTCTCAAGTATAAGTGGTTGGAGCACGCCGAGCGTAATGCCGTCTACAACGCGGCTCGCGTCGGCATCCCTCTCAAGGGATGTTCGATATATGTGTCGTGGCTGCCGTGCTCGGACTGCTCTAGGGCCATCATTCAGTCGGGCCTAACGGAGTTGGTGGTGGAGGATCTGTCAGTTCCAGAACGTTGGCGCGCCGATTTCCTGGTGTCGATGACCATGCTGCGCGAAGCTAAGATACATCTCCGCCAGCCGGATTCGAAAACTGAGATAGCGCCGTTCGATGTGTTGTGGAAGGGGAGGTTTGTACGACTACCGGACGGGATGGTTTCGGTGGTCGAGTGGGTGAATTTCTACGACGCGCGCCATCTAAACGTCGCAGTGAAGGATAGCGGGGAGAAGTATGGTTTGCGCACCTATTCAATGACCATCGAGGAGATGGAAACCTCGTTGGTGAAAAGCGATGGATAGGATCTATGAGGGTAATCCTTGTTCTCGGATGCTGGGGGCGGAAACACGGAGAGTTCCAGATGTGCCGCAGTGTTGAGAACGAAATCCTCGACCTGACCGATGGAGGCGAGATGCGGGTCGCCGTTGTGAACCATCTGGATAGTGTATACCATCTGTTCGACAAACCACTGTACAGTAATGTCCACACGGCGCTTTACAGTCTTCAGGATAAGCTGGCTAAGGACGGAAGAACGGTTTTCCAGGCGGACCAATACCGGCTTCTGGAGGCCTTCTGTATCATACATGCGAAGTGCGGACTATTCCTGCGCCTGAAACTCGAGGAGGGAAAATGACGCGCCGAAAAAAGAGAATAGCCTATCTGGCCGGCGCTATAGACCGGGTTGCTGATCGAGGAATCGTATGGCGCAAAGCCTATGCCGTAGCCTTGGCTAAGATCGGCGTGGACACGGTCATCCCGAACGATTTTGAGGAACAGAGGCTGACGCCCATGCGGATCAATGAGCTGAAGGCCCAGGAGGACCTCGGCGAGTTCAAGCGGGTGTTCAGGAAATACATTATCATGCCGGACCTCGTGGCCGTAGAGGCCTGCGACATGATTGTGGTAAGGTGGGACGGGGAGTCGATCGCCGGCACGGCGCATGAGTGCGGGGATGCTTTCCTACGTGGCCAGCAGGTCCTGCTCGTGACGCCACGGCCGTTTATTGAGGTTCCGCACTGGATCTTGGCGTGCGTCAACAAGGAATTCCACACCCTGGAGGAGTTGGTCGAATACCTGTCTAAGGCCCGATGCCCCAGGAGATCGAGAAAGGTGAAGGAATGAAACCTCTTTTCATCGTGGATATCGACGGGACAGTGTGCGATAGCGTTGGTTTCGTCGGGAGGTTGAGTATCAGGTTCCGCACGCACGTCGATTATTGGGACGACCGCCAGGTCAGGATCTTCATGGAAGAGGTGTCCAAGCGGCGCGTGCTTCCTGGGGCAGAAGTGTTGAGGGTACTGATGATACAGGGGATTTGCGACGTGATCTTTCTGACCGGCCGGTCCGAGAGGATTGGCAAGGCGCAGAAGCTGGGTCGCAGGCTTACGACGTCGTGGCTTCACAGCAAATTTGGCATGCCGAGGGACATCCCGCTCATCATGCGTCCTCCCGGCGACATGAGGGCTCCAAGCGTCATCAAGTGTGACGTATTCGAGCACCAGGTGCTACCATACCACAGAGATAGATCGTTTGTCTTCCTGGATGACGACACGAAGGCTCTGGCCTTGTATTCGAAGCATGGGCTGACACTGAAATCCCCGGAATGCTGGGCAGCCCTGTCGCATTTCCTTCCAGAATGATACCAATATTCTGGCATATGGGAAGGCCCGGAGGTGCGCGATGCGGAAACATGCCGAATTTCTGGTTGCTCTCGCCGACCAGTTGGACCTGGAGGACAAGCGCGAGCTTGCCGATGTCGTTGACAAGGATTTCGAGGAATTCCTGGAGCTTCTTGAGAATGGCGAACTGGATTTCGATCCGTTCCTATCAGGCGGTCAGCGCGACCCGCGCTTGCCATACAACGGCCGTGGAACCGAGGTGTTTACCTTCGGGGTGCCGGGTCCACAGTAAGTTCCGAAAGAACCCATGAAAATATGCGGAGTTGACGAAGTTGGCTGTTCGGCTATCGCCGGACCGGTCGTGGCGTGCGCAGCCCTGATCGACACGTCCGTTTCCTACATTGATGGTGTGGACGACTCGAAGAAGTTGGATCGCCCTGAGCGCGAGAGGCTGGCCCCACTGATCGGCGAGAGGGCCGCCTTCGCCTTCGGGGCTGCCGGTCCGCGGCGGATCGAGACGGCCAACATCTACTGGTCGCGCTACATGGCAATGTCGATCGCGGTCCGGAAGCTTCTGCGGCGCGGACTGCGCATCGACTTAGTCCTGGTCGACGGCCTGCGTGTTGTTCCTGATCTGCCGGACGGCATCAGGCAGGAAGCCAAACCGAAAGCCGACGCCAACTTCTGGGAGGTTGCTTGCGCCTCAATCCTGGCCAAGGTGTTGCGCGACAACCTGATGTCCTCACTTGCCGACAGACATCCGCATTACGGCTGGTCAACGAACGCCGGATATTACACCCCGGAACACAGGTGGGGAATAGCCCTCCATGGTCCGACGCCGCACCATCGGAGGACCTTCAAGCTGTTCCAGTACAGCGAAGCCTCCCACAAACGGTACAGGGGATTCATCGCGAACGGCGGCACGCCAGAGGAGTTCATTCCGTGGGAGAAGGCGCGGTTGCCGCTCGCAACGGACACGGAGTGCGCCGAGATGCGCCGCGAACTGATCCGCGCTGGCAGGATCATGCCTGCCAAGGAGCACAAATGAGCGAAGGCGGATGTCCAATATGCGGAGGGAAGCGCGGTCCGCTTGGCGAGAACAAGTTCTTCCCCTTCTGCTGTGACCGCTGTAAACTGGTCGACCTCGGCCGCTGGCTCGGCGAGGAGTATTTCATCCCGGAGGACGAGACTCCTTCGGTTCCCGACGACGAAAAGGTAGCGGACGCATGAAGAAGCTTTTTGTCAGCCTGTTTTCCGGAGCTGGGGGACTGGATCAGGGGTTTGTCGACGCTGGGTGGGAGCACGCCTTTATGGTGGACAACTGGCAGCCAGCCATCGACACCCTGTCGGCCAACTGGCACGACGCGCCAGTGTATGGATGGGATCTGTCGGATCCTGCGGATTCGTTCCTCGGTTTCGCACTGGACAATGTGCACCGGATCCACAGGGACGCAGAGATCATGTGCGTCGTCGGCGGTCCGCCCTGCCAGCCGCTATCGCGCCTCAACAACAACCAGCTGTTCGATGGAAACCGCGAGACCGAACGCAATATGAATGATCCGCGCCGCAGCCTTTTTATGTCGTTTCTGCGCATCGTGCGCAGGATCTCGCCGCCGCTGGTGGTGATGGAGAATGTGGCTGATCTGAAAACCAGGAAACTTGGTGGGACAGGACCGGACCGGAACCGCCTGATTCTCGACGTCATCCTGGAGGAGTTCGACAAGACCGGATACGCCGTTATAGCAGATGTGCTGCGGGCGCAGAAATACAATGTGCCACAGATGCGTAGGCGTATCATCTTTGTCGGTGTGCGCAAGGACATAGGCATCGCGCCATCACTGCCTATACCAACCGGATTGGCCACCTCGGTGGCCGCTGAGTTCGCCAGAATACGCCCCGAACATCCGAATCAGGACATGAAGGCGCACACGGCGGTCTGGGTGGATAAGATCAGACACATCCCGCCTGGTGGGTACTACAATGACCTACCACTTGAGTACAAGGTGTTGAAGTCGGTCGATAAGGTTATGCTGTCACGCGCCGATCCCGTTGGCAAGACTGTATGGGTTTCCAATGGCTACTGTCTACGGACTACGGGTGGGAAACTCATGGACGGCGAAGTCTGCGCGAAGGCGATAGTTTCCGGGGCCACGTTCTACAAGGTCATGCCGCGTATGGGTACGTACCTAAGGCGCATCCGCGAGACCGTGTCGCACACGGTCACGCGCAATCCGCTCATCCACCCGATCGAGAATAGGGAGATAACCGTCCGCGAGAAAGCGGCGGTTCAGACGTTTCCTCCGGAGTACTGTTTTGTCGGCACTATCCAAGATCAGCATATCTTGGTCGGGAACGCCGTTCCCTGTAATCTTGGTCGCGCAGTCGCGGAACACCTACAGAGGATGATGATGTAGGTCATCCAGAAAGGTGTCTTGAATGTATGAATCTTCAAATCTTCTGGTGCCATTGAGCAACATTGTTGATGATCTTATTGGTGGGCGATGCTACCACTCGTGCCCACACATTGGTGGCCTTCGAATTTCCGGAGCCACGAAAACTGTGAAGACCTTGTACAATGCGATTTGGGACCTCTGGTATCCCAAGAACCTGGCAGTTCTGGCGCTGCCCAGCAACAAGATGAATCCGAACCTTGTGGTCCCCAATCACGAGTATTTCGAAAGCACATACTCGCCTCACTACATGTTACGAAACATAGTACGTGGATGGTTTGAGTCTTCGTTCACCATCCAGGTTGGGACAAGGTATGCGCCAATCCATCTGTAGGCTAACAAGATTGTCTGGACTGCCGAGGATAAGTTCGAGTTCGATGCGGCAAGCGAAAAGCCGTACAGGCGGCTTTCGGTCCGAGAGTGCGCCCGGATCCAGACTTTCCCCCGATGAGTTTTGGTTCATCTACGCGAATGTCGGCAACGGCAACGCCGTCCTCGTCAAGTTCGCCGAAGCCCTAGCAAGGAAGATTAACGTTGATTTTGAGTAGGACATGAGTAGAAAAGCAACCATCAGCGAGTTCGTACATAGAGCTGCTGCCATACACGGTTCGACATACGATTATAATTTGGTTGAATATGTAAACAATAAGATCAAGGTGACAATTATCTGTCCACAGCATGGAAAATTTGCCCAGACGCCGAACGACCATCTAAATGGTCACGGATGCCCTGCCTGTAAGGATCGTAGCCAAAAACGATTAGGGATTGTTCTGTCTAACACTTGTTCAAAATGTGGCGGTTCCCCTCTAGTAGTGCGCGAACCGCCCATTTGTGGGAAGTGCTATGTACGCCCAACTGGCATCTGCTTGATTTGTGGGGAGACCGGGCGCGTCGAAAAACGCCTAGAAGATAGCACAATCATATGTAGTAAATGCTATAAAGTTCCGTCGGAACTATGCTCTGGTTGCGGCAAAATCGTACCAGTTTTTAAACGCGAAACGGATGGACGGGCAGTTTGTGTTCTATGCTATCAAAAAAACTATTCTATACCTGAAACTGTGTGCGCTTTGTGCGGTGAAACAAAACCAGCATACCAGCGAAGGTCTGACGGATCCGCAATCTGTCGGCTGTGTTACAATAGGAATTATCAGTTGCCTGTAGAGGAATGCTCTAGGTGCCATAAACAGAAAAAGGTGTTCAAAAGGCTCGTATCGGAGTTGCCGCTTTGTAAAATGTGTGTATATGTAGTAAGATGCCAAAACGACGAGGGCTTCCGTGTTCGTGAGTTGATACGAAAACGTATTTCCAGCGCGTTCCGCAAATATTCAACAATAGGTAAGATTCAACCTTCTAGGAAATACGGTATAGATTATCAGGCGATTTTTACACATATCGGTCCTTGTCCAGGAGATAGGGGCGCATTTCATATTGATCATATCATACCTTTGGTGCTTTTTGATTTTGATGATCCTAGACAAGTGGCAGCAGCTTTCGCTCCAGAGAACCACCAATGGTTGCTAGTCGATGACAATTTGTCCAAGAACGCCAAATGCGACCCGCAAAAAGCATCGGACTATTTTGAATCGCACGGCATCCACAGAAAAAGGTGAAGGATGGCAAAGAAGTCAGGTACCTATGAGAATATGAAAGTTCTCAAAGGGTTGGAGGCCGTTAGGCAAAGACCAGGTATGTATATAGGGGGTTGTGACGATGGCTCCGGCTTCCACCACACCCTGATGGAGGTCCTGGACAACAGTATCGACGAGCACATGAATGGTTTCTGCGACAAGATTGTGGTCACGCTCCACAAGGACGGTTCTGCGTCCGTGGAGGACAACGGGCGCGGCATTCCCACGCATTGGATGCCAACGGAAAAGAAGACAGCTTTTGAGGTCGCCTTGACCGTCCTACATGCCGGGGGCAAATTCGACAAGGATGCCTACAAATATGCTGGCGGTCTTCATGGGGTGGGCGTGTCTGCCGTGAACGCCTTGTCGACTTGGCTTGACGCTACGGTTTGGCGTGACGGCAAGGAACATCGGATACATTGCGAACGCGGCAAACGCGTGGGCGACATCTCCGAAAAGAAGAGTCGCGAGAAGAAAACGGGCACGCTGGTGCGATTCCTGGCCGACAACACCATTTTCCATAATGTCACCGAGTTCTCCTACGACAGGATTTCCACCAGGTTGAAGGAGCTTTCACACCTGTGTCGTGGTCTGACTATAGAACTGCTGGACGAGCGGACGGGAAACAGCATGCGCTTTGATGGTCTTGAGGGCATATGCGGTCTGATGCGGGACATCGCCTCCGGGACACCTGTCGGAGAACCGATCTTCTTTTCCAGCAAGCGCGATTTCATCGTGGTAGACATTGTGCTCATGTGGACCTCGGAGGATAAAGAGACCTGGCGCTGTTACACTAACAATATCCCCAACATCGACGGAGGAACGCATCTTATGGGATTCCGGTCGGCGCTGACCAGGACCCTAAACACCTACATTGCGGAAGCCGATATCCCGAAAACCCTGAAGAAGACTTTGTCGGGCGACGATGTCAGGGAAGGGCTCGCCTATGTGGTGAGTATACGGCACCCGGACGCCAGGTTTAGCTCGCAGACCAAGGAGAAACTGGTTTCCGAGGACGCCAGGATGGCCGTCGAGACTGTTTTTGCCGACATGTTCCGAACTTGGCTTGATGAACACCCAAATGAGGCCAAAGCTGTGATCCAGCGGTGCGTCCTGGCATCCCAAGCTAGGGAAGCGGCCAAACGGGCCAGGGAACTGACGAAGCGCAAGACCGACATGGGGGACTCATTCTCGTTGCCAGGCAAACTCTCAGATTGCCAGGAGCGCGATCCCGCTCTCTGCGAGCTGTTTGTAGTTGAAGGGGATTCTGCAGGCGGTTGTCTTTCTGGCGATACTAAAATCGACTTGGTTGATGGGCGCACTATTACACTAGCAGATCTTACTAAAGAATATGAAAATGTAGAAAAACTCCAGTATTGTTATTCGATCGATGATGCTGGTCATATTTCCATTGCTCCCATAATTAATCCAAGAATTACTAAGCGTAAAGCAGAGGTAATTAGACTTGTTTTGGACAACGGTTTGGAGATTGTTTGTACTCCAGAACACAAACTTGCTCTACGTGAGGGTGGTTTTGTTGAAGCTCAGTTGTCACTTGGAAAAAGTTTGATGCCATTCCATTCTAAATTGTCTGCTGTAGAAGATAGGACTACTATTGCTAGCTATAGGATGGTGTTCGATCCAGCGACAGTCAGATGGTTTTTTGTTCATACTTTGTCCGATGCCCATAACTGCGAATTGGACAAATATGATAAATGGATTGCTGGAGCCACCCATGAGGCGGTTGTAAAATATAACCATAATGTTGTCGCAATATACAAATGTCCTGATAGGATAGATGTTTATGATCTTGAAGTGCCAGGAACCAACAGATTTGCTGTGTCTGCTGGCATTTTTGTACACAACTCTGCTAAACAAGGTCGTAACCGGCGCAATCAGGCTATCCTACCCTTGAGAGGTAAGGTCCTGAACGTGGAGCGGTGCGAGTGGAAGAAGCTGCTTGCCAACGAGGAACTAACAACACTTGTCACAGCGATGGGTACCGGCATCGGCAGGCATTTTGACACGGCCGGTCTCCGCTACCACAAGATCATCATCATGAGCGTCGACGGAGAAGAGCCGACCATCGTGCGCAGGGATGGGGAGATTTCCGTAGTCAGGTTCAAAGATATTGGTAACATCGGGTCTTTTGACACGTTGACCATGGATGGGAACGGCGCGGCTATCTGGTCCCATGTGCGGTCGGTTGTTCGACACGAACGCAAAAATATGCCGATGTATGGGATTTCTTTGGCATATGGGCGGAAAGTAGTAGTTACTGGCAACCATTCGGTATTTGTAGATCGCGATGGCGTTCCTGCCTTGGTCGAAGCGACCTCCGTCAAGGAGGGCGATATGATGTATGTCGGTCTGCCAAATCTGCCAGAGACCAACGAACGCATTAACCTGTTCAGACTATGCTGGGCGCAACGGCACAATGCTAGATACCAGGATCTCATCGTGCGTGGACCTTCGGTGGTTGAAATCTGGAAAGGTCGTATTGCGGAGATGCGGCCCAACATGACGGCAAAACGGGCCAAGTTGTCGGTGAAAGCGCGTCAATTGTTGCGAACGGTCAGGGTTTCCAAGGGGCTGTCTCTTTTTAAAGTGGCGCAGGTGCTCGGATACAAACAAGCCTGTAGTATTGCCGATTTCGAATGCGGCAGGACATGCCCACCCATACATGTCCTTGCAAAATGGGAACAGTTTCTTGGAGTTTTGTTACAGTATGAAGAAGCGCCGTCAACCTTGGATCGCCAATTGTCGAACGCGCACCCATCCAATAGAAATAGAACAAAGGATTGGATACCGCTTTGCGAACTCGGCGAACATGAATTAGACATGCTGGGACGCGATGATCATTTGACCATGCGGCATGGAAATGGCTCATACTGTCCTGGGTTCATCGAACCGGATTCTGAATTTGGATTCCTCTTTGGATGGTTTCTTGCGGAGGGTTTCCGTTCTGCTGGACAGTTACAATCCTCCATTGGGTACGGTGATCATGACTATCTGGATGCTCTGCGGACTTTTGCTGTACGCCATGGAATAAAATATCGTTTCCATGAGGAAACAGAAGCCTGTGGGCGGTTGGCATTCGGTTGTAAAGCATTCAGATTGGCATTGGAGGCATTGTTTGGCACATGGAAAACCGCATGCGAGAAGACAATTCCGTCCTGTGTGTTTTCTTGGGTCAAAGATGTCAAGCTCTCTTTCTTGAAGGGTTTGTTTCTTGGCGACGGATCTGTCGGACTAAACGGTATTTGTTTTAACACATCCAGTAGGTTTATGGCGCGCCAGCTTCTGTGGTTGTTAGGCGGATGTTCGGTCTTCGCCAGGATCGACACGGTTCCTTCCTCTGTTTCGACGATAAGGGGCAAACTAGTTCAGACTGGCGAATCATATCGTGTTGGAATCCATGGATCCGATCTGCTCAAGATCGAATCAGTATGGGCCGCTCATTGGAAAGCTGGCAACCTGAGAACATATTTGTGTGAATCGGCGCAAGAAAAGCGCTGCCTGTTTCCATACGGTGCCAATGTGTGGCTGGTTCCAGTTCGTAGCTGTGAACAGCTTGAGCAGCAAGTATGTCCAGATACCGTGTATGATTTTGAGGTGCCATCGACGCAGAGATTCTTTTGCGGGGATGGAATCTTGTGTCACAATACGGATAGCGATGTCGATGGATCGCACATTCGCACACTGCTGTTGACCTTCTTCTTCAGGCAGATGCCGCAGCTTATCATGGACGGGCGGATCTTTATAGCCCAGCCCCCGTTGTACAGGGTTTCACACAGGGGTCACCAGTACTATCTGAAAGATGATAAGGCCTTAGCCCAATTCAAGAAAGAAAGGCGCTTGGATGGCAATTTGGCCAAACAGAGGTTTAAGGGGCTCGGGGAAATGAATCCCGAACAGTTGTGGGAGACGACCATGGATCCGACCAGGCGGGTCCTTCTGAAGGTCGAGATCACCAATCTCCTGGAGGCCGACCGCATGTTCGGCCTGCTCATGGGTGAACACGTGGATTCAAGGAGGCGCTTCATCGAGGAAAGCGCCAAGTATGCCACATTGGACATCTGAGGAGGAGTCATGGCCTCGGCCGCCATAGTCATCAGCCAATCAGGGAAGCCGCAGGCCATTCCCGGTATGAGTAGGAGTGATCTGTCTGCCAACACTGTAGTGATGTTGACCAACCATGACAACACCGATGTCGGGTCGTGGACTTGGGAGCTCAAGTCGCCCAAGGGATCGAAAACGATTCTTCAAGGTGCCATCAATCCCGTCGCTACGTTCAAACCGGACATTCCGGGATCGTATATGGTCAAGCTATCCGTGGGGACGCCTGATGGTGCGCTCACGGACACTAGGATTGCGGCAGTAGGCACACCGGCCCTAGGGCTCAGAAAACCAGCCGCCGGGGAGAAGGGCGAGTTCGACAATGCTCTAGGACCGTGGTCTGCGGTTCACGAGGCCTTCGACCGTATTGACGCGGTCTTGGGCTGCGGTTTGCGGAACGATGGTTCGAACGCTCCGGTTGCGGATATTCCTTGGGGCGGGCACAGGATCACGGATCTCGGCGGTATCGAAGTCGAGGGTGCTCTGCGGCTTGGTCGGACGGAGGATCCTGAGCCCATCGATGGCAAGGCTTTCCTGTACCTTAAGGAAGTGCGCGGCAGCCTGGATCTATTCTACTGCTCTCCGGACGGTTCCACCGTCAGGATCACGAGGGATGGGCGACTGAATGTTCCGGCCTCGTTCGACGATAGGATTAAGCTCTATCCGGACGACAGCAAACCGGGCTACTTGCTGTCCAAGGTCTCTGTTGGGATCGGTTTGAAGACTACGGAGATCAACGGGGCACTGTGGGTCGAGCCCGTCTGTGGCTCGGAACATGGCACTTTGTGTGCTGGAGACGACCCGCGTCTGGACAGAGAGATCGTTGTTCCTGTCGCCCCAGCTCCGGTGGGAGTTGCCCAACCGGCTCCAAACTCCCTTCCGCTGTCCGACGTCTCCGGGACGTTGGATTCGTGGGTATCCAAGGCTGCGGACCGTAAGCCGGGTTTGATTGCGCTTGCCGGTGATCTATCGGGTTCGGCCGACGCCCCAAAGGTTGTCGGACTACATGGGAAACCAGTCCCACAGGCCGATGGTTTCTTACGATGGGGGGAGAGTGGTTCTAGGATCGAGATTGTGCCGTACGGAGCATCAGGCCAGTCGGTGTGCCGTGGCGACGACCCGCGCTTGTCGGACAGTCGGCCGCCGTGCGGAGAGGCTGGCGGGCAGGTGTCTGGTCCATTCTCAGAACTCCGCGTGTCTGGCGTCACGGAGGGCGGTGGCGTTTCCCTATCCATGGGGGAGATTCCCGATGGATGTGCGCTCGTGCGCCGTGGCGATGCCATTGTTGGCGTCGATCCCTCAGAGCGTCGGGCGATCGCCATGGCTATCAATGAGGTGGCCGAATCCGAAAACAGCGAGACGGTTGGGTGTTTTATGCTGGATGGCAGCCAGGACGCCTCGCCGATGGTATTCCAGGGGATTTGCCGCGTGACCCGGTCTGGACTTGTTGGGTTTGTGTCTCTGTACAATGCGACCAACGACAAGCCGGTGGTCGAGATCAGAGTTGGTGAGACTGCGTTTGCGGTGAAAAAGACTAACGCTTTCAAACCGTTGCCGGGAAAACGGCTCTACGAGGTGCGGATTAGGCTGGATGGAAAGTCGCTTCAGGTCGGCGACAAGCTGGTGTGTATGTGGGCGGGGCTGCTGACGGACTAGAACTTGTAGTCCGTTGTGGTTTGGAAGCCGATTCTATCAATAATATGGCACAAATATATGGAGAATCAGTTGATCTATCCAGCCTGTAGGCAGGTCTGGGACGGCGATAGTAAGTATCAAATCTCAAAGATATCCAAGGAAATCGGAAGCGGTCTGAACGACAGCAGACCGAAGCTGGAAACGCTTCTCCTCGATGCCGAGATTGGAACGATCGTCGTCGAGCACAAGGACAGGCTAGCCCGCTTCGGCTTCAACTACATCCAGAAGATGCTCGAACGAAACGGAAGATCGATCGAAGTCGTGAACGAGGCGGAGAACGAGGAAGTCGACCTCATGTCCGATTTCGTCGCCATCATAACGAGTTTCACTGTAAGGCTCTACGGTCAGCGGAGAAGTCGGCGGAAGACCGAGAAGATCATCGAGGAACTGAAGCGGGAAGACAAGGACAACTGATGTTCCGCTCCACAAGGACGACGCTGAAATTCGCGAATGTGGGAAAGCGGGAAGCCATCAAAGGCTTCATCGCAGAGTACCGCTCCGTCGTCTCGAAGTTCATCAAGATCCTCTGGGGACAGGACAAGATTCCTTCGCTTCTCCCAAAGGACACCACATCGCAAATCAAAACTTGGCTCTCGGCGAGAGCCGTCCAATGCGCAGGCAAGCAGGCTTCGGGAATCGTCAGGGGAACGAGACGCAAGCAGGAGAAGCGTCTTTTCATCCTAGACAGATTGAAAACGCAAGGAAACCGCAAGCAGGCAAGGAGACTTCAAGCCATAATCGACAGGTTGGAAGCCTCCAAGCCAAACATCTCCCGCATCGAACCAGAACTCGACGAGAGGTTCGTCAAGCAGGACTGGGACAATCTGACATTCTTCGACGGAGTCGTGACTTTATCTTCGCTAGGCAACAGGTTGAATATCTCGATTCCCGTGAAGAGGACGAAGCATTTCAACAGGATGTTGGAACGGGGAACGCTTGGCAAAGGAATCAGACTGTCTGAAGATTCGATCTCCTTTAACTTCAAAATCGAAGGAAACCCCAAGAAAGAAACCGGGGAGACCATTGGTCTCGACATTGGCGTCACGAATGTCTTCACGATGTCGAACGGAGTCACTTCGCAGAAGAACAAACATGGTCACGACCTCGCTTCGATCAACTTCATCCTGTCCAGGAAGACAAAAGGCTCCAAGGCGTTCAAAAGAACGCAGGAGCACAGGAAGAACTACATCAACTGGTCGCTGAACCAAGTGAACCTCGACGGGATCAAGACCCTTCGGGTCGAGGGCATCAAGCATCTTCGGTTTGGCAAGAGATCGTCGAGATACTTGAGCCACTTCACATACACCGAGATCTTCGGGAAAATAGGGTCGTTGGCTTTCGACAACGGTGTCCGCTTGGAAAAAGTCAATCCGACCTACACATCCCAAAGGTGTAGCAGGTGTGGCTGGGTGCGCAGCACGAATCGGAAGGGAAAGCAGTTCAGGTGTGTCAAGTGCGGTTTCGCATTGGATGCCGACTTGAATGCTTCCCTAAACATTTGTGCCGATCTTCGTCCCATTGGAACGAAAGAACGGCTGTTTCACAAGAACAGGAAAGGTTTCTGTTGGAGCGAAGCAGGGAAGGAACCTATAGTTCCTTCTGCCCAAAAACCTGATGGCAATAAACTGCCATAAAAAACAGGAACTATATTGGCCGCATGTCTTGGGATTCCACATAGATAGAATGTAAGGCAGACTAGACTTGGAGGTCCGCCGTCACATGGTCCTGGCCGCCATCGTTATCAATCAAGCTGGCAAGCCCCCAGGCCTGCCCAGCCAAAGCAGGGATGATCTGAACCTGGGGACATCCGTGTCCCTGACGAACAATGACAATACGGGCATTGTCTCCTGGCTCTGGGAGTTTGTGTCTGTGCCGGTTGGATCGTCGGCCGTGATATCTGGGTTGGCGCTGCCCTCTGCGTCATTTGTGCCGGACGTGCGCGGATCCTATTTGATCCGGCTGACCGTGGACGGATCGCCGAGCAATCCGGCGATGGACACTAGGATCGCAGCTGTCAGGACCGCTTTCCTCGGTATACGTAAACCAGCAACATCCGAGCAGTTACAGTTTGACCCGGTGGACGGCTGGTCGGCCGCGCAGCAGGCGATGATCGACGCAATAGATACCGACGCCGCGCTCAGCCTGAAGAGGACGGGGGCCAACTCCCCGACGGCAGACATCAACTGGGGCGGATACAGGATCACCGCTCTTGGAGGTTTACAGGACGAGGGCTCCCTGAGGCTGGGTGAGACGGTCGACCCATCAACCATATCCGACAAGGGTTTTGTCTACGCCAAGGATGACAGCGGGGACACCGAGCTCTTCTACATGGATGACGGCGGAGCAGTCGTTCAGATCACAAAGGACGGGCAGCTCGACGTCCTTAGTTTACAGGGCGACACCCTTCCTACCAAGGCGGCCGACGGGTTTCTGAAACGAAATGCGGCGAATTCCGCGTGGGAGGAGGTACCGTACGGTACTACATCCAACACAGTATGCCAAGGCGATGACAGTCGCCTGTCGGATTCCAGACCGCCAACAGGAACTGCTAGCGGACAACTGGGTGGTACTTATCCTGGGCCAGACGTTCGTGGTTTGAGGGAAATTTCAGGGCCTACGCTACTAACACTAGGGGCCATCTCGGATGGGCAGGCACTCGTTCGGAATGGTTCGACGATTGTCGGAGCTCCGCTGAGCACGGGCGGAATGGTCAAGATCCGCGTGGACGATGTGGCTGACGGCTACCTACATGACAAGCTGCTTACCGGCCAAGGACTCAGTTTTGCCATCGGGAATCCCGGTGGGAATGAGACGTTAACTATTGATGCATACGGTGAGACTAAGGTCAGCTCGGCCGATACGACTTTAGGATACCTGTTCGACAAGCTTCAGCCAGGTGTGGGCATCAACTTGTCGAAGCAGAATCCAGGTGGTAATGAGACTATCCTTGTCTCGAGTACTGCCAGCGGCACTGGCGGCTTGGTTAAAGTTCGGGTTGACGATGCGACCGACGGATATTTGTATGAGAAGTTGCTTACCGGTCCCGGCCTGAAATTTGCCATCGGGAACCCTGGCGGTAGCGAGACGCTGACTATCGATGCCTATGGTGAGGCCAAGGTTAGTTCGGATGACACGACATTCGGGTACCTGTCCGACAAAATTGTAGCCGGGGCAAACATAACACTGAATGTGTTGAGTCCCGGTAGCAACGAGACCATACAAATTGTGGGATCGCCAAGCAACACGCTAGGCCAATCCTACAACCAAGGCGGCCCAGGCGCCGGAAGGGTTATTTTGGTCGACGCTGGCCAGGTCGAGATGAACGCAGCTGGCGGCAGCGCTTTGAAGCTGGATGGTTATCTTGGGTTTACCGAGATTGCGATTCCCACTTCAGTGGCCAACCGAGGCTTCGTATATGTCGTGGATGACTTGGGTACGGCCGAGCTGTGCTACCGGGACGACCAGAATCGCACGATCCAAATCACGAAGTCGGGTATGATCGACGCCTCCTTTGTGAACGCCGACAGCTATCAGGCCAAGGTCAGTTCGGTCGACACAACTTTTGGATACTTGTTCAACAAACTACAGCCAGGGGCGGGGATCTCATTGGCGAAGCAGAGTCCCGGCGGTAACGAGACTATCCTGATTTCGTCCACGGCCAGTGGTACTGGCGGAAAAGTCAAAGTTAGAGTGGACGACTTGTCGGATGGCTACTTACACGGGAAGCTCCTGACCGGTCCTGGCCTGAAGTTTGCCATCGGGAACCCCGGAGGCAACGAAACGCTCACCATCGACGCTTACGGCGAAACAAAGGTGAGTTCGGACGACACAACGTTCGGGTACCTGTCTGACAAGATTGTAGCCGGGGCAAACATAACGCTAAATGTGCTGAGTTCCGGTAGCAACGAGACCCTCCAGGTCGTGGGCTTGCCAAGCAACACACTCGGCCAATCCTACAATCAGGGCGGCCCAGGTGCTGGGCGCGTAATCATGGTTGATGCCGGAGCAGTCGAGATGGATGCCGCTGGTGGCGATGCCCTGAATTTGGATGGCTATCTCAGTTTCGCAGAGATCCCGACACCGGTGTCGGTAGCAAGCCATGGTTTTGTGTATGTTACGAACGCCGAGGGCGTGGCCGAGTTGTGCTATCGGGACGATGACAGCCGCACGGTTCAGATTACGAAATCTGGGATGATCAACTCCTCCTTCGTGAATGCTGACAGTTACCAGGCAAAAGTCAGTGCGACTGACACAACCCCAGGCTACCTACAGACAAAGATCTCGGCGGGTGCGCATCTCCTGGCCACCAAGTTAAACTCAGGCAGCAACGAGTTGCTCAACCTAGCGGTTGATGTAACGAATATCGACGGGTACAAGACTAAAGTAAGCGCGACTGACACCACGACGGACTATCTGTTCAATAAACTTCAAGCCGGAAGCGGCATAGGACTTGTGAAACAGAATGGCGGCGGTAACGAGAATATTCTTATCTCGTCGACAGCTACAGGTACCGGTGGCAAGGTTAAGGTCCGAGTGGATGACGTGGCTGATGGATATCTCCACGCTAAGTTATTGACTGGCCTAGGATTGACGTTCGCCATCGGAAACCCAGGTGGCAACGAAACGCTCACCATCGACGCTTACGGCGAAGCAAAGGTGAGTTCTGGCGACACGACGTTCGGATACCTACAGGACAAGGTTTCTGCCGGGTCACACATTACGGCCACCAAATTGAACTCTGGTGGGAATGAATTGCTTCAATTGGCTGTCAATGTAGCGGGTTTTGACGGCTATAATATGAAGGTAAGTGGAACTGATACTACACCTGCCTTCTTACAAAATAAGATCTCGGCAGGTGCGCACATTGTCGCCACAAAGTTAAACTCTGGCAGCAACGAGTTGCTCAGCCTGGCGGTCGATGTTACGAACATTGATGGGTACAAGACCAAGATCAGCGCCACTGACACGACGACTGACTATCTACAGGCGAAATTGGCTGCTGGTAACAACATTGTCCTGACCAAAAATAACCCTGGTGGGAACGAGACACTTACGATCGCCACTGCCCAGATCCTGAAGCTTGACGAGCAGGTCGCCGATCCCGTACAGTTCCCGAACGATGGCTATTTGTACACCAAGGATGACACCGGAAACACTGAACTATTCTATAGGGATAGCTACGGTAACATCATACAGATCTCCAAGGTTGGCAGGCTAGACCTTCCGGATGGCTATATTAGCTTCAGGTACGACGAGATGCCGCCTTCCTCGACGACGGGGAGTGAGACCGCCATGACGCTGGCGGCCGTACCGGTCGAGGTACACGCACTTCATGTTTTCCGGAATGGCGCCCTGATGCGTCCGGTTAATGTACTTGGTCCGAGCAGGCAGGAGTATACTCTGTCTGGGGACCAGGTGTTGTTCCAGTCGACAGGCAGTCCAGGAGACTGGTACTCTGCCATGTACATCGACGGATACATGCTAGTCGGGGCCGGAGGTAGCGTCAGACAGAACGTCGCCATGGCGAACAACCAGAGCACGGACTCGTCCTCCGATATCGTAGTTGGCACGTTTCCGATCGCCGCCGGAGACTACCCATCCAGGACCACCAAGTTCCTGGCCACGGCCTTCGTGACCGGCGCTGGCTTGACCGGATACGTGAAGCTGTACAATCTTACCGACAACGTGCTGGTGAGTTCGTTCACGTTTACCGGGGTGGCGACAGCCAAGCAGATCTCGTCAGCTCTGAACCTGCCGGTTGCGGAGAAGATATATGAGATCAGGATCAGCGTGACTGGGGGCACGGGTCCCAGCGATCGCGTTGTGTGTATGTGGGCCGGACTACAGATCGGCTGATTCGTTAGAGTGGGTCCGCAAGCGGAAGATATCCCATTTGGAGGTTCCACAAGATGACACTCAAATACGACCAGTTGGCCGACGCATTGGCCAAACTTAAGTTCCCGGAGCAGGGGAGCGATCCTACGCCGTATGCGAACGACGGGTACATGTACTCGAAGGATGTGGCCGGGGTCACCGAGCTCCATTATATGGACGACAGCGGGGATATCACTAGGCTGACCGACGACGGCTATGTGGGTCCGCACCATAGGCTACTGTCGGTCCGGACAAGGGTTGGTGATCCGGCGGCCGATCCCCCGAAAGGGTTCCTGTACACCAAGCTCAGCGGCGTAGGCCAGGTCGAATTGTTCTATATGAACGGTTCCGGCGGCGTGTCGCAGCTCACGGCGGATGGATATCTCGATGTGGGTAAAGCGCACGACGACAGCTTAGATGCAGTCGGAGGTGAGACCTATCTTGCTCTGACTGCTGCGCCGCAGTTTGCCTCTGGGAAAGCCTCGGGTCGTAAACTGGATGTGTACCGCAATGGCTTACTGCTGAAGTGGGCGGCCGCGCCTGTCGGCAACAGTCAATGGAAATACAACGCTGGAGCGCAGCAGGTTGAGTTTGGAGGATCGCTGGAAGCCACAGATTGGATCCGGGCGGTATACAAATCGTACTCCTAACTAGAGATGACAGCTTGGAAAGACCTGGAGGCGCCCTTGTTCAGAGTGCGCCATTGGAGGCCTTTGCCAAATGACCCTGAAGTGCAACCAGTTGGCCGACGCTCTGGCCAAGTTGAAATTCCCAGAACAGGGAAGCGATCCTACGTCCTATCCGAACGATGGGTACCTGTATGCGAAGGATGTGGCTGGCAGAACCGAACTTCACTACATGGACGATTCTGGCGCCGTAACCCAGGTTACCACCGGCGGTCACCTAGATTTGGCAAGCGCGCCAGCCGGGGGCGATCTTTCGGGCACTTTCCCGTCTCCGACTGTCGGCAAGGTACAGGGCAAGGCGAATCTGCCGAGGTTGTGCCTGCACGCATGATGTAAATCAACAAGAATGACGATTCCTTGGCAGTGGACGGAGGCGTGACTGAACCAAAATCGACATACCACCAACAAGACCGGGGGTACTACACAGGCCAACTTTGGCCTAATAAGCTTCGACATACACTACAGGGTGAACAAGATAGGCAGTCTCCCACAGATTCCATCATAGCGGAATTTCTGAAAGGCACATATGTTTCCAATATATTTAGACAACCACGCGACCACTAGGCCGGATCCGCGCGTCCTGGAGGCGATGGATCCTTGGTTGCGGACCGAGTACGGCAATCCTGCCAGCCGGTCTCATCAACATGGCTGGAGAGCCGAGGAGGCCGTCGAATTGGCCCGCGCGCAGGTCGCGGCCCTCGTGGGAGCGAAGTCCTCGGAGATTTTCTTTACAGCCGGAGCCACCGAATCCAACAACATTGTGCTGAAGGGCCTTGTCGGAGGGATTGTAGCCACAGCTGTAGAGCACAAGTCCGTCCTAGCTCCATGCACATGGATAGGGGTCCGGTTCCCTAGGCGCATTGTGTTCGTGGGTGTAGACCACACCGGTACAGTTGATCCGGAGGATATGGTCGACAAGGTAGATCCGCATATCGGCCTGGTGTCGACCATGCTCGCGAACAATGAGGTTGGGGCGATACAGCCGGTCGGTGAGGTGGTGCATCTCGTAGCTGGCTGCGGTACGCTTGTACATTCGGACATGGCGCAGGCCGTCGGAAGGATTCCGGTTGATCTTGAGGCCCTAGGCGTTCACTTTGCCTCTTTCTCGGCACACAAGATGTACGGCCCGAAGGGGATCGGCGCTCTGTATATCCGCGAGGAGGTGGAGCATCTGCTGACGCCGCTCGTCCATGGTGGCGGTCAGGAACGCGGCATGAGGAGCGGTACGCTGAATGTTCCTGCGATCGTGGGTTTCGGAAAGGCCTGCGAGATCGCGACGGCGGAGATGGCTGCGGAATCGATCCGGATCAGCAGGCTTCGCGATACTCTACAGGAGTCGATCATAGATGCTGTTCCTGGCGTGGTTATCCATGGCGGTCACAATCGCTTGCCAGGCAACCTCAGTGTCTCGCTGCCCTGCCGCGACATGGATGCTTTCATGGCGTTCGTGGCCGACGAGGTGTCGCTATCGTTCGGAAGCGCCTGTATGTCGAATTCCGGGAAGTCGCACGTGTTGGAGGCGATGGGTGTAAGCGACGACGAGGCACGTCGCACTGTGAGGATCGGCCTCGGGCGCTTTAATACCGAGGATGAAATATCCAAGGCTGTGGATGCTATTGTCCGAGCCCTTGACACGGCTAACAGGTAAGGATAAGATGTTGGAGCAATCTGCTGTTGGCCAAAAAGATTCCTAACCATAACTATTAATACCTTTGTATTACTACATGGAGAAACTAGTGACGACCCGAGAAGCGTGCGAAACATTGGGTGTTCATCCGAACACGCTTTGGCGATGGGAAACCAAAGGGAACCAAGATTATCTACGCCCGAGTGAGCACCAATGACCAACGCCCCGACCTTGAAAATCAAATCCGATTTCTCAAGAGTCATTGACGTTTCTGAGGCATATACGAGTAAGACTTGTTCCTATTGTGGAAAAATATACAACATAGGAAGCAAGAAAGTCTTACGGTGCGGTTGCGGAGCAACCGTGGATCGAGATTTAAATGGCGCACGGGGAATTTATCTCCGTGCCTTGATGGCTATATCCGTTCCTGCGGATAGCGGGAATGTAACCGTCTGTTAGGTTTGCCCAGCTATGGGTAAATCTAGATAGGCGGAAAGGTAGCAGGAGAATGGAACCATGAGAAAGATTTTTCTGATCTTAGCAATCCTGGTCGCGTTTGCGGTCGGATCAGCGTGCTCGCGTAAAGTCACGCAAATCACTCCGACGAAACCCACTATACAGCAAAAGACCGAATTGTCGCAGGATGTCCCAGTTCTCAAGCCCCGATGGACAGTGTCTATCGTGGACCATTGGCTCGTTCGGCGCCCATCGGGCCAGGTCAAGGACCTGGTTGCTATCACGTTCGTAGTCAAAAACACGGCTCCAAAGGACGTTAAGGTCCGGGTTATCTGTAATTTCGCCGATGACGGATCCCTGTTCGGCGAGAGTATTCCGCAGAGGATCGGCGCCAATTCCGATGCCAAGTTGATGGTGCGGGGATTTCGGCGTTGTCCGGATGAGCTCAGCCGGGAATCGTTCGACTGCCGCGTCGAGCCGGTGAGCTAACCATGTGCTGGAGTAGCAAACTGAAGACATCATTAGGGTTGAAGGTAAATGCCAACAAAGTGCCCGGCCTTCCCACACTTGCCTCCTACGAGCGTGCGCTGGCAATTTTGATCGAAGAGTGCGCAAAGAGGCTTGACCCGTCCGCCGTGTCGAAAGCCGTGTCGTCTGTCACGGTCGAATGGTGGGATAAGATAGCTCCACGGCCGTCTACAGGTGTACTTGATACCGTGGTGGTGGATGGCGATGCGATCTACAGCGGCCTGACAATCGGGACGGTGTGTAAGGTTGCCTGGCGCGGAAAGTTCTACAGGAGCGCGTTCTGCCACGAGATTTTACACGTTGTCGGGGCGGTAGCCCTGAATGACGCCGATCCTGGACATGTCAACAATCTCCTATGGAAAGAGCTGGAATCAGCGGCAAACGGTCGACTGGCGGCCGAGCAGCTCTAACTCTGCTAGGAGGGCCGATGGCAGGCAAGAAAAGGAAGGCGTCTTGGACCAAGGCGCAGCTGGACACTCTTCACGAATGTTGGAAGGCCTCACAGACTCGCCAGAAGTACTTAGAACTTGTCGCGCAGAGGATGCCGGAGATCCCGCCACCCACGGCGCTGTTGCTTGCCCGAAAGCTTTCACGATCCGACCGCGACTGGCAGATGACGGCCAGGCGGAAGGAGCGCGAGTGCGAGGAGCGCCAGCTGGCCAAGGAGCGGAACCGGCAGGACAGGTTGCGTCGTCACGACGAGCGGCAGCGTGCCAAGGAGTGGAAAGGGCAGCGGGAGGCGATACGTGAGGCGCTGTCCAAGAAGCACGCCGAACAGGTTGAGGAGGTTGTGGGCAGTGAGTTCTTCTTTTGCCCGGATACACGCCAGCACGTGTGTCACCTCTCCTGCGTGTTTAGAGTGTTCTCGAAGGACGACAAGTACGGTTTTGTACATGGTGGACCGTGCGATAAGTGCGAGCGCATGGATGAGCATATCCCAGCCTTGGAACGGATAATTGGAGGTTTAGGCGATGAAGGACAAAAATCTTGACGATATCAGACCGGCAAGGGGTGTGAAGCTGGGACACAAGGCTGCTCCTCAGCCGCAGCGGTCGGTAAGGGCGCAGGTAGTCAAGGATGTCCAGCAGCCCACCAGCGACATTTCTCCGCCTACCGAGGAGGCCGCCAAAATTGTCCTGGAGAACAATAGGGCCAAGGAGGTTCTGATCGAGGCGATCAAGGGCGTCAACCGCCTGATGAACAGGCGCATCCTACCCGAGAACCGGTCGGTCAGGGAAAACGACGAAGAGAAGGTGGCTATAACGGATCTGGTAAATGCTGCCATCGTCATGGAGGGCCTTAGCCCCGGCGAGGGACTGCTTGGAATGGCAACCTTGGCCGTACGGCAGGGACTGTCGCTGCGCGACGCTGGCAACCATCTGGCGTACGAACTGGAGCTGGCACGCCGCGAATTAGCCGAGCTGCGCAAGCGCCTGGATATCTGTGAGAAGACCAAGTCCGATGGCTGATGCTCACGGCGTGATATCCTCCGTACTAGAGGAGCTGGACACTGAATATACAGAGTACCAGGAACTCCACTGTAGGTACCATATACGCGAGGACGATGTCGCAAAGATCGTCCACAAGCGGCTTGTTGAGCTGTGTAAGCGGCTCTTGAGGGAGATACCCAGATAATGACGGATCCGGGAATTGTCCTCGGCGACACGCTTCGCCAGTTTAAGATTAGGGCGAGGGTCAAGCAGTGCCGCCGTGAGGGGGCGTTCCTCGTCTGCGATATCATGCTGGAGCCAGGCGGCAAGGTCAGGCAGATAGAGCGGCACAGTATGGAGATTGCGCTTGCGATCCGTGCTACAGTCGAGCCGCTGGTGTATCCAGTGCCCTCCGAGGGTATTGTGCGGCTGGAGCTGATGATGGAGGATCCTGGTCCGGTGCCCTTCCAAGACGTGGTGAACTCAAAGGAGTTCCAAGTGGGAGATGCGGTTCTGCCGGTGGCTATGGGCGTGGCGCGTAATGGTCGGAACCTCGTGGCGGATCTGGTACAGATGCCGCACCTGCTTGTCGCAGGGACGACTGGTTCTGGTAAGTCGATGGCTCTCCATGTCATCGTTAACAGTCTTATGCTGTGCGGCCAGGATCGGGTCCGCCTGGCCATGATAGATCCGAAGCGGATAGAATTCTCCCACTACATTGGAATGCCGCAGCTGTACGCTCCCATCGCCAAGGATGTCGAATCGTCCATGGAGCTGCTTGGGCGCCTAATCTCCGACATGGAGACGCGGTTTGCCACTCTCCAGAAAGCAAAATGTCGTGACATTACACAGTATTGTGGCCGTATGCCGCGCATTGTGGTGCTGATTGACGAGTTTGCCGACCTCATGATGGCGTCGAAGCGCGCCGCGCAGGACCTGATCTGCCGTTTAGCCCAGAAGTCCAGGGCCTGCGGTATACACATGGTTCTAGCCACACAGAGGCCGTCTATCGATGTTGTGACTGGGCTCATCAAGGCGAACTTCCCCTCGCGCATGAGCTGCCAAGTCAGTTCGGCTACCGACAGCCGCGTCGTCCTTGATCGGAACGGGGCTGAGCGCCTGACCGGAAAGGGCGACGCCATCCTTGATTGTCCAGGCAATCGCTTCGTGCGGCTGAAGGGAGCCTTCCTGTCGGAGGCCGACATCATGCTAAACGTGAAGCGCCTAGCGTCGAACCAATCCTGGTGGAAGAGAATGTGGAGCGTAAAACCATGAAAGTGTTGGCTCCTGAACTAGAGCGCGGCTTGGCGGACATACTTGCGCGCGGAGGCTGCGTATTCCCAATATGCTCTGACAGCAAACGCCCTCTGCCTCTGCCCGGATGTAGCATTGGCAAGCCGGGGAAAGGCGGGTATAAGCTGGCCACTAATGATCCGCGCGTGGCGTGGCGGTATTTCAGGGGTGACCCTCTGCCGGACGGTACGCCCGACATTTCCAAGAAGACTTTGCGCGCTTGGAGGAGAACCGAGAGCCCGAACGCGGCCGTGACGCTGGACATGAGTGGCATGATGGTTCTCGACGCCGACAACCTGGACGAGCTGCGTGTCTTTCGGGCTCAGTATGGCGATTTGCCGCCAACCTACTGCGTACGCTCGCCAAGGGAGAACGGCGGGCTACATTACTACTTTAGGGCGAACCCCGATGCGAACTTTAGGCGCACGGTGTCCGGGTTTCCGCATCTCGACGTGAAGCATCACGGTTACGTGTTGATTCCAGGCAGTGTGAAACGGAACGGATCCGGGGAAGTAGTTGGGCGCTACGCTGTTGTGGATGATAGTCCGATAGCCGAGCTGCCAGCTTGGCTGATTCCGCTGATCGAGAGGCCGCCGGTCCAGCCGGGAGAGTCCTCCAGGATGGCTGATGAATGGGGAGGCATGTGCGCCGAGATTGAGAGGGCGCGCGCCTATCTGGCCAAGATGCCGTCCGCCATATCTGGGCAAGGCGGGCATAACGCCACCTTCGCCGCAGCCTGTATTCTGGTGCGTGGCTTCGCGCTTCCTGAGGAGGAGGCGTACGATCTTCTGGTTACCCACTTCAATTCTCGCTGCGAGCCCCCGTGGACGGAATGGGAGTTGCGCCACAAAGTTAGGAGCGCCATGGAGGTTGGTGGTTCCCCGATTGGGTACCTGCTGGATGGTGGTGAGAGGGAATCCGAGGTCGCTGAGGCCGTGGAAGTTGGGCCATACGACATTACGCCCCTTTGGGACGAAGCTGGAAACGATTGGGGTAACACATGAAACTGGTTGTTCTTGGCGATCTCCATCTTGGCGGAGGATATTCACTCGGTAGGATAGATCCGTACAAGCAGTTGAACACCAGACTTATAGACCACTCGAACACATTCGACCACGTGGTCGATTTTATGGTGGATCATGGGGTGGAACACCTGGCGCTCACCGGAGATATCTACGAGCACCGCCGCCCGGAAGCCTCACAGATGGCGCTTTTTTCGGAGAAACTGGCGCGCCTGACGGACCTAGGCATACACACGCATATCGTAGCAGGGAATCACGACATAGTGCGGGCGCATAAGGCGACCACTATGGACAAATTCCGCCTCCTGCGGTTGCCGATGGTCCACGTGTACAATGACATTGAGAGTCACCACTGTATTGGGGCTGATGGAAACGGGATCAATCTGGTATTTCTGCCGTTCAGGACTAGGCAAATGCTCCAGTGCTGGTCGAACGGCGAGGCCGTAGCTTTCCTAAAGGAGAGGCTCCAGTTCGAGAAGCGTGGTTTTGGTAACGATAATCCAGCGGTCATCGTCGGGCACTTGACATTACAAGGTGCGCAGTTACACGGCACGGCACTCGAGGAACATGCCGTGTTCGACATTGTAATGCCGCCAGACGCCTTTGACGGATTCGAGGCTGTGTTCATGGGTCATGTACATCAGTTTCAGGTGCTGTCCAAGGATCCGTTGATTGCGCACGTGGGATCGATGGAGCGCACGGATTTTGGTGAGGCTGACCAGCCAAAGATGTTTGTGATGGTGGAGGTGTCCAAAGGACGGGTCGCGTGCGAGTTTGTGGCCCTGCCGGTAAAATCCCTGTGCGATATTGTGATCGATAGGACGGCCGACCATCCAGATGGGATGATGGATGGCATCAAGGCCTGGCTGAGAACCTATGCCTCGAGGAGCAGTTTGGTGGACAGCATTGCCAGGGTCACGATTACGGTCAGTGATGCGGCAGCTCATGCCGTGGACACCGCCGAGATCATGAGATTCTTGCTCCGCGATTTGGCGGTCAGCAACTGCGTCGGCGTACATGCGCAGATTGTGTCGAAACGACAGTTGCGAGATGCTACTATAACTGAGAAGTCCGACCCCTTGGTTTCCCTGAACAAATGGCTTGAACTTAATGTCGCCGATCCAGCGACTCGCGACGAGATGGCCAAGGCGGGGGCGAGTATTATCGAAGGGAGCCGCAGATGATTCCGGTTTATCTGCTGCTTGAAGACTTTATGTCGCATGCGCACTCTGAGCTGGACTTCACCCAGTTCGACATGGCGCTGATCATCGGGATGGAGAATGACGATCCGGACTCGTCGAACGGCATCGGTAAGACGGCGCTTTTCGACGCAATCCGCTGGGTGCTGTACGGCAAGCACCGTTTTCGCACCAAAAAGCGCGTGATCAAGCGCGGCAAGGTGACCTGCTCGGTCACTTTCATATTCCAGATACAGAATGAGATGTATAGGATCGTGCGCAAGTTGAGCCAGCGGGCAACCTTGAGTGAGGTGTCGCTTTTTGTCCAGGACGGTCAGGATTGGCGGGATCTGTCATGCGATACGGCTACTGCCACGAACAGGAAGATAGAAGAGCTGATCAGGCTGACCGACGAGACCTTTGTGAACTCAATCTGCTTTCCGCAGAATGACCTGCTGCGCTTTGCGTCAGCCACAGCTAGCCAGAAGAAGGAGATAATGAAGGAGAGTCTGGAGATTGAGATCTGGGATCGCTACTACGAGAGGGCGAAGGAGGTCGCGCGTCGGCTTTCGGCGCAAATATCTGCGCTCGACGACAGGATTAGGTCGTTTGGCAATCCTGAGCGCGAGTTGGCGTCAAACAAGGCGGCAATACAGGAACTTACAAATCGTATAGAGAGGGTCAAGGGAAGCATTGCGGACAACATGCGTGAGCTGAATGTACTACAGGCTTCGGCCGACCCATCTGCCGGGCGGCTAGAGGCTATAGTGACGCGTGCCGCTGCAATAAAAGATCGAAAGCAGGCGATCATGGCCGAACTGGCCAACTACAGGAGTGTGGCAGACGCCGCTCGGGAGAACCAATCGGCCCTAGTTGACCGTCTTGTCGAGGCTGCGCACCAGGTTCTCGTAGTCTTGGGCCACCCTGATCGTTCAAAGGCTGAGGATGTGTTCAGGATGTTTGCGCCTTCGCGTAAAGTGCCGACGTACGCAGTGTTTCGCGATAGGTTGGAGCAGGACAAGACCTCCCTGAAAGAGGCGCAGAAGAAGGCGGACGATGCGAGCATGAAGCTCCAACAACTTCTGACGTTGGAGCCGGGCAAGAAGTGTCCGACATGTCTGACGACGCTCGATGATCCGGAAAAGGTGCTGCGGGAGCGCAAGAAGCGCACGAAGTTCCTCGAGAACGCCAAGAGAGAGGCCGAAACGCTCGCGGCCGAGTTTATGAAAACCGTGATACGTCAGGATGGGATCATCGCCAAGGCAGATGTAGCATCTGCCAACATTGTACACATGGTTGAATCCATGTCGCAGCTCGACGCCCAGTTGTCGAACCTGTCCACTTGGTGTACTAGCCTGGAGGCTGAATTGGGTTCTCTGGCAGATGAGTGGAGAGCCCTGAAGGACGAGAAGGCCAGCCTGAAGGCTATTGATTCCGAACGGGTTGGACGGAGTGCTGACGACCTGCGGGTATCGCTTGAATTACTGCGCCAGGATCTGCTTAGGATGAGTGTTGAGTACGGCAACATACAGGGTCACACAGAGGATCTTGAGAGACAGGTGTCAGAGCGTAGAACGCTCGTGTCCCAGAAACCAATTATCGCCAAGGAGCTGGATATTCATAACCAGCTCGTGAAGGCGTTCGGGAAGGGCGGCGTTCCGGCCATCATCATGGAGAACGTCACCGAGGATCTACAGAACTACGCGAACGAGATTTTGAGGCTTATATCGGATAAGCCGATGTCCGTCGACTTCATAACCCAGAAGCGGACGGAATCCGGATCATGGACCGAGACCTTCGATATCGCCGTGACCATAGACGACGAGGCGAACGAGTTCGAGGACCTGAGCGGCGGCGAACAGGTTAGGACAGCGATGGCTATCAGGTTGGCGCTCAGCAAAGTGCTTATGCGGCGAATGGGCAGCACGGCCAAGTTCCTGCTATTGGACGAAGTGGATCAAGCCCTAGACCGCCGTGGAGTCCAGGCCCTCGCGGACACCCTGGCCCTCTTGTCGAAGGAATTTAAGATCCTGGTGATCACCCACAACGAGAATATGAAGGAACGCTTCGATCACATTGTGACGGTTCAGAAGGGTCCTGATGGGAGTTTTCTGCGTCAATAGCATGGCGAAATCTATCAATTTTCGGCTATTTTACATAGAGGGGCTATGGATATCCTTAAAACCATAATCGCTTTGGTAGGTCCCTTAGGGGCTGGAAAAGATACGGTGGCTAACTGCCTCATGGGTAGGCACAGTTTTCAGCGGTTCGCATTTGCGGACGAGATTAAACGCCAGTACTACGCGGCCAGTGGATATTCCGAGGAGAAGTTCAAGGCCGCGCGTGGAACGCCGCTCGAGGAGGAGATCAGGAGAGGATTGTGGCAGTATAGCGACCAGGTGAAGTGCGAGAAGGGTCCGCTGTACTTTATCAACATCGTCTCTGTGGCTGTCTGCGACTGTAAATTGCCCGTCGTTGTGACCGACATCAGGACATACGACGAGCTGGCAGCCATGCGGGCGACTGGAGCTAAAATCGTCCTTGTTGTCAAGCTCGCTTCCGGCGAGGCTTTCCAGGAGCCGAAAGCGGGTGACAGAATCCCCGGCACACGGCTGCTATACGGTGATCTCGGCCCGGAGCGGGGCCTGTTCGTGAACCGGGAGAATCCGGATCTTCAGGCGGCCGAAGCTGCCATCGAGGAATGGTACATGGCTGAAAGCGGCAAGATGCGCTCGTAGCCGCCGTGCGCTTGACGCTCGGCGGCTTTGGAGACATCCATGGTTGTCGAGTTTGCCACTACCAGAAGGGTACGCGCAGTCAGGCGGGCCATAAACTTCTGGTATAGGAACCTGGCGGACAGGATGTCGCTTTTTAAGTTCCTGTCATGCTGCGACTGGTTGGAGACGGATGGGCAGCCGCTCCTGGTTTACGACAGCGACAAGGCGGACGACGACACGAAGATCGCCGCCGGAGGGTGATGGATGGCAGTCATCACGATAACCGCAATCGGACTCGGTCCCGACCTTGTGGCCGGGATACCGCAGCTTGTCGAACTGGCCACCAACCTCCCGGCGACGGTCTACTTTACCCTCGACGGATCCGAGCCTACCGCGTACTCGCCGGTCTATGTGAGCCCTATACAGCTTCCGACCGCCCTGCGCGTGCGCCTCAGGGCCTTGGCGATCAGCGGTCCGGACCAAGGAACGCTAGATCTGACCTTTAGTGCCTCACCCGGCCTCATCGGCGAGACTAGGAAGGGTACATTCACTGGAATTGTCGTGGACGCCTACGGGGTCCCCGAAGTCGTGGTCGACGGGTATGGGCCGAACATAGACCATCCGGTCACGGACAATGAGTTCACGGTGGATGTGCCCGTGCGCGGCTCCGACATTCCGCTGGTTGGCCTGGAGACAAAATATTCCAGAACCGGATTCGATGGCGAGGGTCCCGGAACCCTGATTTCGATCGGTTTTCCTACCAAGGAGGAGCAGGAGCACGCCTCGGCTATCGATCCGAGGGCCAGCTCGCCAAACAACGACAATGTCTATTTCAACCCGCGCTCGCAGTTCGTTGTGATAGATGGGCGGGACGGCTACCAGGATCAATCCGTATTCATCATCAACCGCCCGATGGGCGGAACAATGGACGATACTAAGTACCTAGGAGGTAAGTCACTCTACGAGCCAGCCCCGTATATCTCCGGGAGCCTGGTGCGGCATTTCTACAACTATGAGAAGGGAATAGCTGTTTTTTACTATTTTGATGGCAACGAATGCCGATGGATCAAAAGTATCCAAAAGTTACAAGAGCCACCGCTGCCGCCTGGAGTCGGACAGAGACGAGGGGGAATGCCGCTTGTGTTCGCCTGGGTCTATGGCAGGCGCAGTATGATTTGACCGGAAGGGGCGATTATGGCAGACAATGAGACCGGAAAATCGGCTGAAGACGATGCCGAACAGGAGACCCGCAAAATCCTCATCAAACTTTCAGCATCGAGAGCAAAAACATTCGAGCAATGTCCTAGAAAATATTATTATTTATACCTAGAACAGTTGCCGAAAAAAGAATGGGACCACCTTGAGCTGGGGACGTATGTCCACGCCGCGCTGGAGACCTTCCACCGCAGCATCAGGGACGGCTCCAAGGAGCCCCTGCGTAAGCTCATGGGGGCAGCCGTCGGCGATGCCTTCAAGCGGATGACCGACAAAGGCCGTTCGCTTCCCGACGAACAACTTCGCGAGGCCAAGGTTATGCTCTCCGACTACCTGGTACGCATTGAGGAGAAGGGCCTTCCGGACGTCCTGGAGGTCGAATTCCCGTTTACCATCCCACTGAACGACATGTACGACCTAACCGGAGTCATTGATCGCATAGACCGTGACTTAGATGGCACACTTCACATCGTGGACTACAAGACAAGCAAGAGTGCCAAATATATGGAGCCTTTCCAGCTCAACACCTACGGGTTGCTTCTAGAGTCTAAGTATCCGGGCATCAAGCGTTTCAGGGCTTCGTACATCATGCTCAAGCTCGGCTGCCAGCCCCTGTCGTATGAGTTCACGTCCGACGACATCGAGAAGTGCCGCGCCAAGCTGATCAAATACGCCGACAGAATCACCTCCGAGGAACGCTGGCTCGCGAAGCCGGGAAGGCTTTGCGACTGGTGTGATTTCAAGGACGTCTGCTTCAATTCTTGGTAGACAATGGAGAAAAATATTGCGAACCGATGAGGCCCGGTTTTTTGTCGGCCACGCCCTGGTCTATGGTCGCCGGGTTTGTGTCGATACTGCCAGCGGAGTCGGCATTGCCGACGTGTTGGAAAGGATGTCCGCTTTCCTGGACGGCTTCGCTCGCTGGCGGCACACTGATCCCATGTTTGGCACCGCCGACATGCGTCAGGAAGCGTACGCTGCCGCTATAGAGGGGATGAGGGCATACCGGACCGGATATTCGGCACAGCTATCTACATTTTTACACATGTATGTACGAAATCGCATGATTGACATCAGACGCGGACGCCAACCTATCCACACGGAGCTTCCGGACATCCCTGTCCCACAGACCATGAGCCCGGAGGAGGTCATCGATCTCGCCAATGCGATCGGGGACCTTGGGGAACGATGGGAACGCATCGCGCGCAGGCTGCTTATCGAGGGTGAGCGTGTGGGCGACGTGGCCCGCGAGGAGCAGATGTCCCCGTGGGGTCTAACACGCGCTCTTAGGAAGCGGATGGATTTCGTCAGGCGCCAGAGGTGTCAGGACGGCAAACTGACAGGAAAGTCATGAAGAGCAAGGAAGCTGAACTTGAAGCCAAGGCCTGGTTGGCGGAACACGCCGTCCTGCTGGGACCGGAGGAGTTGCCGTTCGAAGAGGAAAAGTTGGCTGAAGCTTTCGTGCTCCGTGATGGCAGCTGGCCTTTGCCGCGCCAAGTTGAGCACATGGGGCAGTTCGCTGAAATAGTGGACGAGGGAAGTTTCAATAGGGTAGTGGGCGAACCCAGCAACTGGCAGATAATCCTCGACAGGCCCGATCTGTACCATTATTGGATCCTGCCAAAAGCTGCCGTCATATTTGGTCGGACTTGGTTCGAGCGTGTACAGTGGAAAAACTCCATCAGACGTGGCGTTCCGTTCGCCCTGTTCAGTACGGACGAACGCAGGGTGGCCAAGGAGTCCGGTATTCAGCTCGCGGAAACCACGGCCGGACGCAGCATTGTGTACAAGATCGTTTCGCGCATCGAACACGCCATGGATGTGTACCTTGCCGGGGGCGGCCGTTCGAAATCCGATGATCGTATCAAACAGCCCGGCGGATACATCGTCGAATCTATAGCTAACGAATTTATACAAGATGCGGGCGCAGACACGGGGTATCGACTCCTTCGCGTCCGGGCCTGTCCAAATTGCCTTGCGGCTGGGCAGGGGCGTTCCAAGCGTCGCCAGGTCAAGCATGTCGTGGGAAACATCTATCAATGCGAACAGTGCGTGGACACTGTGCGCAACCTCGACTTGGCCATCGACAAGCATTATGCGAACGGCACGCCCGTTCCGTCGGGGATCCTGTCGGAGCGTGAACGTGCAAGCCATTTCCAGGAATTTTCGGCCGTGGTGTGCGTCTGTCCGAACCCGGCGTGCCGGGGTCGTTTTGTGCCGACCGACTGTGTCGAGGACCCCGGATGGTGGTCTACACCCGAGGGACGCCTGGCAAAGGAGGAATTGTCACGCATCCATCCGCTCAAGGGGACGCAGAGGTTCCGGGATCCGCCCAATGCCATGATGAAGTTGCCACTACAGTGTCCGGTTTGCGAAGAGAAGTTTACACCGGCGTCCGCTATGGCGGTCTCGAACGGATTCAGGGGACAGTCCGGGAAGTTGACGGGCCTGCCATCTATGTTCGTGTGGGTGAAGCGCGAAGTACGTGCAATCGACCACGGCCAGGCCAATATCCATTCGGTTCTCAAGGACAGCTTGGTTGACTCTTTGTGCCTAGATCCGGCACGGCGCATAAGTGCTGAACAGCATGTACGCATATTGACTGGGGAATTGGCCATATATGCGCAAGCGTTGTCCGGACAGACGGCTCCCGCCATCGTGTCGCGCTGTTTCTGTGAGGCAGTGTCAGAATGGATGGCCAGACATCCGGAGGACGCATCGCGGTACTTTTTCGAATGGTCGTCCGTGGGGAAGGATGAGAAGCGCATAACCAAGGTCGCCAAGGGACGGGAGGTGGCCATCCACCAGACGATTCTGTCGGCGTGGTTGGCCCGGATCCTGGCGCGGATGGACGAGATACGCCGGGCGAAAGGATCGAAGATTAGGACCTTGGATGACTTGAAGTGGTTCTGCCGCTCTCCGGCATACAACGGTGGGCCAAGATCGTCATTCGTGGCTGAGGTCGACGACGGGCTTCGCGTGCGTAACGCGAGTCGCATAGTGTCCATGGACGGCACTACCGACAAGCCGCGGATGGCGTGGGTGTTTTCCGTTCGTCGGATTGGTGCGAACGGAAAATCCGGTCCGGAGCTTGCGCCGCTCATAAGGTCGCGTGAGTGGCAAGTCATCTCAATGTCCAGGGAATCCGGCTTGGTTCCGGGGGATAAGGTCAAGGTCGTGGCGCTCATGATGCCCGGACACCATTGCCATGCGCCGATCCAGAGGATAATTAGGTTGAGGACATCCCTCCTGTCCGCCATCATCGAACGGATCAGATCCGAGGAATCTATGGGCGAGACCGACACGGCGTTCTGGTGGGAATGGCAGAAACGTGCTGAGGCGGCCAGGAAGGCCACAGGTATTGGCATCTGAAGGAGATTTTTATGGAAGAGCAGGTAAGGAAGGACGAGATTGAACAGCAGCAATGGCATCATGTTGTGACTTTGGAGGACCTTGGTGGCCTGAAGAGGAAGTTGGGTGTGACCTACGACCAGGAGGCAGTTAAGATGGCTTTCGACAAGGCCAACCAGGCTGTTGGTAAGCGGGCGATGATAAATGGTTTTCGTCGCGGGAAGGCTCCGCAGGCCCTGGTGGCGAGATTCTGTGCGAAGGAGATCGAGACTGCTGCGTCCAGTATGCTGGCGCAGGAAGGATATCTTCACGCTGTTTACGAGCACAAGCTGGCTGCGCTCACTGAGCCTAAGGTGGAGAATCCCAAGTTCAATACTGATGGGACATTCTCTTGCGAGATCGTGGTCGAGGTACGTCCGGCCATTACCCCGACGGGATACGTGGGGCTCAAGCTGTCGAAACCACCGATCGATCCCGGACGGACGGTAGATGGTCTGATGGCCGAGCTGCGTAGTAGGTTCGCGACATTTGAGGAGCGAGAGAAGGTTGCCCCAGGCATGACCGTGGTGGTTGACTATTCCTTGGCGGTCGACGGGAAGGAGGTAATGGCACACCAAGGAGTACCTTTCACAGTAAGTGAGTCCGGCACATTGCCACTTGGAGGTGTTCAGGTAGCGGGTCTCGGGAGCGACGGATCTGCCACCGCCAAGATGACCCTGCCTGTAGATTTCAAGGACCACGGTGGTAAGGAGGCCGAGGTGCGCGTCCAGGTCAGGAAGATCCTGGAGAGCGTGCCCCCGACCGACGAGGAGCTGGCGGTCCGGAATGGCCAGGCATCTATAGACGACCTGGCCCGTAACGTACAGCAGCAGGCTAACATAGAGGTTGGACACAGGATCCGCCAGGTGCTTGAGGAGCAGGTTGTCGACAACTTGCTATCGTCACACCAGTTCGAAGTCCCTGGCGACTGGATCGACCGCGAATCACAGTACCTCGTCAAGCAGCTCGGCATTACCAGCGAGATGGACAACAATACGAAGGAGGCGGTGCGACAGCTCGCCGAGCGCAACGTGAGGCGCTCCTTTATGCTGGATGCCGTCTACGATTCCGAACCTGGCCTCCGTGTGAAAACCGAGGAGGTGGAAACAGTTCTCGACCAGGAAGCTGCCAGGCAGAGCGTCCCCAAAACGCAGCTAAAAAGGATGCTGCTCAAGCAGGGGATGATGGACAGTGTAGTCGAGCTGGTTAAGGGTCGGAAGATCATGGATTTTCTGATCTCGAATGCCGAGATCTTAACTGCGGACAGTGAGTCCGCGTCACAGGGGGCCTCGGCCCCCGTGGAAGCGTAGGAGGGCAAGATGGCCGACAAGATCAAGACGCAGCCGGTGCAGGGCTTCAAGGTGGACAGTTTCCTCGTCAAGAAGGACGAGATCAAACTGGTCCTCAAGGCAAGCAAAGACGACGTCCGCGCCGGGAACTTCAACCTCGGTGATGTGCTGGGGATGCTCGAACTCCACAGCACGGCCGACTACGCGGTCGAGTTGGCGCTCGTGTCCGAGGAGCTTCCGGAATGACCGCGAGGGCCGGCAGACGGAAGATCGGCACATGCCCCAGCGGGTGCGTGACTTTCGCGTACGACCTGCCGGTCCGGCTGGACGAGGGCATCCTGCCGTTCCTGGAACCGCTCGGCAGGTTTGCCCTCCCTTTTCTGAAGACGTCGGTTCTGAAGCTGGAGTGTCCTGGGTTCACCGTGAGCGGAATCAAGCGCCTGCGGGAGATCCGGGTCGTTCTGAAGAAGGGCACGACCGAGCAGGACCTGCTCGCGTTCGAAGCTGCTCTCGACGACTGGCTTGCCAAGGCCGGTTAGGAACAACCGCAGATGGAAACGACACCTGTAATCTATGCTATAGAAAACAGGATCAATCACAAGGTCTACATTGGCTCTGCGACGCATTTCGATAAGAGATGTCGCATCCATCTGTATTATTTGAACAAAAACAAACATCACAGTAAACACCTCCAAGCAGCCTGGAACAAGTATGGGGCCGACGCGTTCTATTTCCATGTTTTGGAATATGTGAATTGTTCCAATATGTTGAAGCGAGAACAATGGTGGCTCGATACGGTTCAACCCTTTCGTCGCGAAGTTGGATACAACATTTCACCCACAGCTGGCAACATCTCTGGAACAGAACTGTCGTATGAGGCCAAACGGCAAATTTCGGACAGAATGAGGAAAATTTGGGCTTCGCCGGATGGACGCAAGAAAATGTCAGATTCCATGAAAGAAGGATGGGATGCCGAAGCCCGCCAGAACAAATCGGTTGCTTCGCAACGAATGTGGACGCCGGAACGGAAAAGACGGCAGTCTGAAAGGATGAAACAGATATGGGCGCGCCCGGAGGAAAAGGAAAGTCGAGCAAATCTAATGAAAGAGGCCTGGGCCTCTGAAACCAGACGCCAAAACCTATCGAATGCCGCCAAACAAGTTTGGTCCAAACGCAAAGCCCAAGACAAGAGGAACAAGACATGAAGTTTGTCAACCTACATGTCCATTCGTCGATCGGTTCGATGCTAGACAGTCTCGCAACCGTGGATGGGCTTTTTTCCAGAGCGAAAGAACTTGGACAGACGGCATTAGGAATCACTGATCATGGTACACTTGCGGCCCATTTTGATGCGTACAAAATAAGCAAAACAAAAGGCTTGAAGTTTGTGCCAGGCTGTGAAGCGTATTTTGTACATGATTACGATCCCATACCGGGAGAAAATAAGCGCAAGAAGAATGAGCCGAGGAAGCATATCATCCTCATCGCCCAGAACGACCTAGGCTACAAGAACCTCCTGTCGGCCACCTACAAGGCGTTCCAGCACAGTGAGATCACCGTGGGACGCGTGTATCCTCGCCTGAGCTGGGATATCTTGCGCGAGCACGCCGAGGGCCTAGTCTGTACCACCGCCTGTGGGCAGGGGATAGTCGCCGAGAAGCTCATGCTCGGCGACGAGCAGGGCGCCAAGGACATGGCCTCCACGCTGGCCGGGATCTTTCCCGGCCGTTTTTTCATGGAGATCCAGCCGCACCACCTGAAGGTGCCTAGGATTGATCAGGAACTGATCAATTCCGGCACCATCCGCATTGCCCGCGAGCTGGGCATCCCGCTCGTGGCAGGTGTGGACACACACTACCTGTCCAAGGGCATGGCGAAGTACAAGGACATGTTCTCTGCCCTCCGCCTGAAGCGATCGCTCGAGGAGCAGCTGTCCGACGAGGGTCCGGCGATCGACGAGTTCTACATGAAGAGCGGCGACGAGGTGTTCGAATTCTTCTCCAAGCACTACGGCGAAGAGGTGGCGACCGAGGCGGTGGGGAACACGGTGCGCATCGCGGAGGAGATGTGTGCCGAACCGGACTATCTGAAGCCGACCGGGAACCATCTTCCAGCGTACCGTCCGCAGGACGAGTCTGACTACGCGGAATTCGCGGAGTGGCGCAAAGTCAAGGTTCCGGAAACCTTGGATGAGGCCGCAGCTTTCATGCGTTTCAGGTGCTTCAAGGGCTTCATGGAGAAGTTCGGACACCGTGATCCGGAGATCCAGAAGCAGCGCTGGGACCGGGTGAAGTACGAGATCAGGATCCTGGAGAAGAACAAGTTCTCCAGCTACATGCTGGTCGTGGCCGATTTCATCAACTGGGCTAAGTCGAACGGCATCCTGGTGGGCATAGGGCGCGGCTCGGACGGAGGATGCCTGGTGGCACACCTGCTTGGTATTCATGGGGTTGATCCATTCGACTACGGCTTAATATTCGAAAGGTTCCAGAACGCCGAGAAGAAGTCTCTGCCGGATATCGACACGGACTTCACTTCGGCCGGGCGCGACATAGTCGAGGAATACGTCCGGGGTAAGTACGGGTATGACAAGTGTGCGCAGGTCAGTAACATCAACACTTTTACGCCAAAAAACACCATCAGCGAGCTCGCCCGCTCGATGAGGATTGGGGGAGGGGATGGCAAGAATTACTTCCAGACCGCTGTAGCGATCAAGGATTCCATACCGGATAAGGACGAGAAAGACCATAAGGTAACAACGCTCAAGCAAGCGCTAGAACTATCAGCCAAATTCCGGGAGTTTGCGACACAGTATCCGGAACTCATGGAGCATGCCAAGCTTTTCATAGGCTTGGAGAAGGAGTACAGCACCCACGCCGGCGGTTTGGTTGTGTCCGACATCCCGCTGACCGAATTTGTTCCGTTGCGGATAGACAAGGACGGCAAGGTAGCCATCCAACTGGAGAAGAACCGCTGCGAGGAGCTTGGTCTGGTGAAGATGGACTTCCTGGCCATCAGCACGCTGGATATCATAGACGAGGCTTTTAAGAATATTGCCAAACTAGGCGAGAATGGACCGGAATCGATGGAGGTGATCCCACTGGATGACCCAGAGACCTACGCCATGATCGCCAAGGGACACACGCGGTGCGTGTTCCAACTTGGGAAAACTGGCATGATGGCGGCCCTTTGTAAACAGATAAAGCCGACCCGCATCATCGACATCGCTATCATCAATGCCCTTGGCAGACCCTCCTCGAAATTGGTGAACAAGGACACCGGGCGTAGTGAGCGTGAGGAATTTGTTGGGCGCCGTTGCGGCGCCATTAAGGTGACATACCTCCATCCAAGCCTGGAATGTCTGAAGGAAACCAATGGTATGTGTATCATCGAGGACCAGTTGATGAAGGTGGCTCAGCATGTTGCCGGATGGGACCTGAACAAAGCCGATGGTTTACGTAAACTTACAAAACTGAAAGAGAAAGGCAAGGATCTGGCCGCCAAGCTCGAGAAAGAGTTTGTCGAGGGTGCGATGGCCACCCATGCGATGACGAGGGAGCTTGCGCAGGAGATTTGGGACAAGATCGTGGGCAAGTTTGGAGGATATGGGTTTAACCTCAGTCATGCCGTCTTCTATTCGATCAATGGTTATTATACGGCGTATCTGAAATGCCACCATCCGGCAGCCTTCATGGCGGCTAAGCTCAAGATTGAAACCAGCAAGAACAGCATCACCAGCGACGACGAGATCGACGCGGCGAAGCAGGAGTGCAAGCGCCTGGGTATCCGCATCATGCCTCCGGACGTGAACCGGAGCGGCACGGGCTACGAGGTGCTGGACGCCAAGACCATCATCACGGGCCTGGCGGCCATCAAGGGGCTGGGGGAGAAGGCGGCGGGCGAGATCGTGTCCAAGCAGCCCTACGCCTCCTTCGTGGATTTTCTCCAGCGCACGGATGCCAGGATCGTGAACAAGAGCAAGCTCGAGGCCATGGCGAAGGCCGGATGCTTCGACTCGCTCGGGGTGCCCCGCCGGTTTGTGTTCGAGGCGGGCAAGGACGCGCGGGAGAGGCTCAAGAGGGTGGTGGCGAAGCGCATGAAGGACGGGTACGCGGCGGAGGACGCCGCGAGGGACTTCTCGCTGGGGACCTCGGACGAGTGGGACCGCAAGACCCTGCTTGAGCACGAGGCCGCGGTGCTCGGGCAATGCCTGTCGGGGAGCATCAACGAGATCTACGGTGGGTTCTTCACCGGAGTCAACGCGACGCCGCTGTCGCGCCTGAAGGCTCTCCCCAACCGCCACGAGATCGTGGTTGAGGTCCTGGTCAAGGCGGCGACCCGCGAGTTCACCATCCGCAAGGACGGGCGGAACAAGGGCCGTAAGATGATCAAGTACAGCGTTGAGGACATCGAGGGCACGGCCACCGAGCTCACGGTGTGGCCGGACCAGTACGAGATGGCCAAGCGACGGCTTTCGGACGGCGTACCGATACGGGCGCAGTGCCAAGTTAGTGACTTCAACGGACAGAAGACGCTCATGCTTATGAAATTCCAGGAGATATATGGGGAAAAAAAGGACAAGGGCAAGGTTGACACGCCGGAGGAGGCGGGATAAGTTGGTGGTTGAGGAGGAAATTCAATGAACTGCGCAAGTTGTGGAGCACAGGTCCCGGCGGCCTTCGGCCACGCGATCAGGAAGAACGAGTGTCCGGCCTGCGGTAGCGTTCTCATGGACGAGGAATCTATGGCCATCGTGGAGGAGCTACGCGGCTTTGTTCTCCAGACCGTCAAGGTCAGGGAGGAGACGGCCGACACGCTGGCGCTGGCTTTGGTCGCAGCTTATCAGATCTCCGGGCGCGGGGACGCGCCACGGCAGCCGGTGACTAGGCCCTCTGCGGCCCAGAGGCCGAAGACGGGCGCGTCCGTCCAGCGGGCCGAGGAGGAGACCGGCGAGACGGCGGATGGTGAGTTCGTCAAGGCCTCCGACCTGTTTGATCCGAACAGCCCCCTTTCCAAGGAGGAAAGGGAGGCGGAAATCCAGCGCCGCATCGAGGAACGACTGATGACCCAGGCCATGATCCCGTCCAAGGTCGCGGCCAGGGTCGCCACGGCGGCCGGGGCGGGTCGCATGTTGACGGATCGCGAGTTGGCCGAGAGTCCCATCCTGGAGGCGCAACGCCTCGCCCGCCTGGAGCGGCAGGAGGCTAACCGGATGAACAATCCGAGCAGCATGTGTTCGCCGGTAAGCCGCAGGGACGAGACGTGACCATCCAGATCATCGACCACAAGGCCGTCGATATGACGGACGAGGAGTTCGCCTACTACCAGAAACTGGTTCAGGAGTTCACTGTGGGTATGGCGAATGGCAAAGATCAGTTCCACGATCTTTTTGAAGTGGATGGTGACGGCTGTATTATTCTCATCCATCCACCCATCAGGCGGCAGATAGGCTGGGGCATTTTGTTTTTTGTACAGAACCTCATGATCAATCAGCGTCTTAGGCGCATGGAGAGTCAGGTCGGCCAGTGGCTTGTGCGCCTGGCGGCGGAGGGAAGAAATGGCCAGTGAGCTTGGTGCCATCCTCGGGTTCGCGGATTTCGATCCAGAAAGGATCGACGTCACCGAGATCAGGGAACTGACGGACGCCATCCCGCCGGATGGAAACGTCGATATTGTCATCGCCGAGGTTCTGGCGACCAAGTTCCTGCGGGGTGCCGATCGGTGCTCCGAAATCCTGGCCCAGCTGACTTGGTGGGAAGCCAAGATGGATGACGAGAAGCGGCGCGCGCTGGCGAAAGCTGCCCTTGTGACGGCCGTCGAGAAGGGTCTTAAGACGGCGACCGAGAAGCGGACGTATGCCGACGGGGATCCTGAATACCTCAAGGCATGCGAGTCGGCAAATAGGGCTAAGGCAATGAAACAGTGGTTCAAGAACAAGCACGAGAGTCTTGTAAGCGCGCATTACCTCATGAAGGAGATCGCCAAGGGCGGAAGGTCGCACCAGGCGGCGGGCGGAAGTTCTTCATGGGGCGAACAGGAATGGAAGTGAATCAAAATGTCGACCGGACGCAAAAAGGCGCTTATCGATTATAACAGGGGCTAGGTGTATCCTAGCGTACACGGTAATAGGATGATAGATCGCATCATAAACCGCACGCACAAGCCCAAATAGGGGCACAAAACGAACCCAGCAGGCCAAGGCCGCATGGGAAAACCAGGAGGACAACATGTCACAGGAATACAAATACGGCGAGCTACAGGATTGGAACGAGGCTGAGGTCAAGACCGGATCGGAGTTCATGAAACTGGTCGAGGGCGACAATGTCGTAAGATTCATCACGAAGCCCCACCAGTTTGCGGTTGCCTGGATTACGGATGGCAGCGGAGTTCCCCGTAAAGTTCGCGCTTCGGATCAGAGGAATTGTCCGCTTCGAAAGCGTGGGGAGAAGATTCAGAGTAGGTGGTATGTAGGCGTCATCAGCCGCAAGGCGAAGTCTGCCCAAATCCTGGAGATCTCCAGCCAGATTGTCTCTGCCATCAAGAAACTATACAAGGATGAGGATTGGGGCGATCCAGAGCAGTACGATGTCAACATCTGCCGTGGACCTGCAGGCTCCCAGCCATTGTACACTGTCATAGCCAAGCCCAAGAGGCCTCTTAACGATGACGACAAAGCGATGGCCGCAAGATTCGTCGAGAACACCGACCTCAAGAAGATGACGACTCCTCCAACCCCGGAGGAGGTCGCCGAGCGCCTCGCTGCCATCGAGGGCGGACAGACCAACAACAGCAAGGGACAGCAGGGCGGATCCGCCCGCAATAACGCTGGCGGCGGCGGACGTGTCGGCTCTGATCCGAGCCTCTTTAGCTTTGACGACGAGCAGATCTAGTTACCGACCGACGCGGGAGTCGGCTGTGGTCGGCTCCCGCGTCCTCCATTCCAAACACAACATGCCGGAAATCATATCCGCACAGATTATCAGCATTGGCCGCTTTCGCGCTTTCTTTTTCGGGTCGGTGCCTCCTCGTCTTGAGGCGGCGGTGGTGTTCGACGGCCAAACCCTGAGCCAGAAGCTTGTGTTCCAGATGATGGACATCAGCTGGCGGCACGGTTTTGGATGCTCAGCTCCACAGTTCGAGGAGAAAGGCGATATGGTGTTCTCCATCGGGGCTAACCTGCCGTCGCGGCGCTCGTTGCGTCGGTATGCTTCCAGGCTCGGCGCCTGCCTGGAGGAGGTGTCCGACTTTTCGGCGGAGTTTGCGCGCCAACTAGATTTCAGTAAACTTGACGTTTCGATGTTCGGGGATCTCGACCCGGCTGCTTTGGATCTGTCGTTCATAGCGGCTGTCCGCGACCAGCAGTACAATGGCGACTGGGATCGGTTTCTGCGCGCGATGCGAGACACGGATCGGCAGGAGGAGGCACATGTGATAGAAAGGTGCCGGGTCTTCGAAAATACCAACGGCAAAGATATCGGCCTCGTTGGAGGTAAGCTTCTGGATTTACTAGCTATCCTGTCGGAAGCCCCCTCCGGTCAGAACTGAGGAATATGGGATCGCGCAGAATTGTTCTTGAACCAGGATTTGACAGGAGCGGGACCGTTCTTGGCCTCGACTGTAGCTCGAAAACCATCGGCTGGGGACTTCTTGGCACACATCCCCCGGTTCTGGTAGCGCATGGACATTTCAATCCGTTACCCTCTAAACACTCCCTGATGGCCCGTCTGTCCGACGTATTTGACAGAATCACCACCCTGTGTGTCGAGCTTCGGCCGGATTTGGTGGCTGTCGAAGACATCATCCAGCACATGAAACGCGGCGGCGGATCGAGCGCCCAGACCATTACTATCCTTGCGGCCTTTAACCGCGTGGCGTCCCTTGCGGCCTGGCGGCAGGTCTGTGGAGGTCTTTCGTTCTATCCGGTCGCTACCATACGTAAAACAATCCGCGAGGGTGTCGGGCGGCAGACCAAGATCGAGAAGGAAGACATGCCGGTCGTCGTTCGGGCGCATTTGTGCCCGAAATTCTCGGATGTCATCTCCAAGCGGGGAGCCGTATCCGATTTTACGATGGACGAGGCCGACGGGATTGCCGTCGCCTGGTGCCACGTCCTCACGCTCGAAAGGGAAAGCAGATGAGGAATCCGCATGAGATTCTCGGTGTGGCACCAAACGCCTCCGACGGGGATATCAAGAAGGCCTATAAGAAGATGGCTATGGAGTGGCATCCTGACCACCATGGCGGCAGCAAGGAGGCCGAGGAGAAGTTTAAGGAAATCAACGCGGCATACCAGATCCTGACCGGCAAGGCCAAGAACCAGGAGTCGGTTTTCCGCCCTAGCGCGACCGACGAGGAGGTGTTTGAGTTCTTCAGGAACGGCGGAGGATTCCCCTTTGATGACGTGTTTGCGCCTTTCATGCACCGCGCGCGCATGCGTGTAAGTCTGACCATCATGATTTCTTTGGAGGAGGCCTATGCGGGTGGTCGCAAGACGATCCAGTACACAAGGCAGGATCCGTGCCCCGGTTGCGGTGGACACGGCCGCGAGATTAACGAGGAGGCCTGTACGTCCTGCGGCGGTTCCGGCAGGACGGCCGCATCCACAAGTTCTACCGTGTTCACTATCATGTTTACCTGTCAGGCATGCTCTGGCCTTGGCAAAAAGTTCGGTAACGTCTGCGCCAAGTGCCGAGGTGCGCGCAACGTTACAACCCAGCGCGAAACTGTAGTAGATCTGCCGAAAGGGATCTCAGACGGCCAGCGTCTGGATGCGGCGGACGGATCGCAGATCATAGTGCGTTATCTTCCCCATCCATCCCTATCGATAGTACCTGGTACACTAAATACGCAGAGCGAAGCGGAGGTGGGAATTTTCGATCTGATACTTGGCGGCAGCGTTTCTGTAAAGACGCTTGCCGGGGAAATGAGCGTAAAGATCGAACCTGGATGGCGGCCTGGCAATTCGCTCCGCATGAGAGGTGCGGGAATGGCTGGCTGCCAGGGGGCCAAGGGAGACCACATTCTCCGTATTTGGGCGAGGATGCCCGCGCTCACAGAGGAGCAAAGGAAGGCTCTTGAGGCAATGAGGGCCAAGATCGAAGGAGGGGCTTATGGCAAGTGAGAAGTGTGCTCCCAGCGCCATGGATAAGATATGGGATGAGGTCTACAAGACTTTCGGTTCGGACGGCATGTTCGAGGGTGATGGCGATTTCATCGAACCGGCATCCCCCGAGACGTCTGGCAGTCCATCGTTGGACGAGGCGATCGGCATCTGGGGCTATCCCAAGGGACGGCTGATCCAGGTGGCCGGCCACGAGAGTAGTGGCAAGACGCTGTTGTCCCTTATGGCCATCCGCGAGTGGCAACGCAAGGATCCGAAGAACTGGGCCCTGTTTATTGATGCCGAGTACACTTTCGACCCATCGTGGGCCAAGCGCCTAGGTGTCGACCTGTCCAGGCTGCGCATCATGAAGACAAACTCGGGCATCGAAATCTTCGAGCGCTTGTGTGGCAAGCCGCACAAGGAGCCGGGGAAGCCAAAGGTGAAAAAGGGTTTCCTGGACCTGGTGATCGAGCAGGGGGGCGCCGACAAGTCCGGCCTCGGCATTATCGTCCTGGACAGCGTGGCGGCCGTGGTGCCTCCGCAGGAGGAGGCTAGCGAGGTCGGGAAGCAGAACGTGGCCGCACTGGCCAGGTTCCTGACGCCAGAACTTCGCAGGATACTTCCAATTCTCGCGGAGAGCCAGGTAGTGTTCATTGGCATCAATCACCTGAAAGTCGCTATCGGCGTGTACGGCGATCCGGAAACGAGCCCCGGCGGCGCGGCTTGGAAGTTCCATTGCTCCCTCATGCTTAATGTAGCCAGGATCAAGAAGGAGGAATGTAAGATCTACGAGGGCAACGAGCAGGTCGGGCACCGCATCAGAATGAAAATCGGCAAGAACAAGATGGCACCCCCGTTTCAGGAGGCCGAGGTGGACATCGCCTACCTGCGGGGTTTCGTCAATCGCCATGCGGAGATCAAGGACCTGGCAGTGAAGTACGGCGTCGTCAAGAGGCCCAACAACCAGACATACGTATTTGGGGATCTCAACGTGCGCGGAAAAGACAACTTTCTAAAGTATCTGGAGCAGGATCCTGCGCTGTGTGACAAGTTGTTGGTGCTGGTTAAGGAGGCGAAGGCCTCCGGAACGAAGTTGACCGAAGCGACGGAAGAAGAGGAGTAATAACAACATGTTGATTACCTGTACAAACAAAGGCTGCCTACAGTCCACCGAGGCGAAGCTCGACAAGAAGACGAATGAAGTCGTCTGTATGGTCTGCGGAAAGCCGATCTCCAACCTGACTGAGCAGATGAAGCGGACGCTTGTGGCGTTCGGCCAGGTCACGCGGTCAGCAGAACGGAAGCCGTTCCAGATCCATTGCTCGAAATGCGCGGCACAACGCGATATCTCTCTGTCAGGGGATGTAGCCCATTGCTCGACATGTGGTACAGAGCTGCGCATGTCGACGTCCTTCCTGAACGCCTTCAAGCAGCATATTATACAGGCCGACAAAGAAAAGAAAAGCGACGGGGACAAGTAGGCGACCGCATAGGAGCGCGATGGGGATGTCAACATACGATCGTTTAGACGACGACATCGACGGTGATCTCGACGATACTGAGGGGGAGAAGGAGGGCGGCGAACCGGCTCAGCCGACTGTCGAGGTGTTTTCGTTGGCACGCCGCAATAAGTCCGATTCGTACCAGTATCGCATCATCGAAATCGCGATTGATCCCTTCCTCCTGTCAGATTTTCCGAACGAGGACGGGTTTGGGGCGCAAGTGAATACTTCTGGATACTCAGAGGAGCTCTCCGAGCTGCGTCATGAGTTGATCCACGAAGTGCGGCGTCTAATCAAGACCTCCCTGACCAAGCGACAAGTACAGGTTATGTCCCTGCGGTTACAAGGGAAGACGCAGGTTGAAATCGGGCAGAAGCTTGGGATTAAGCAGCCTACCGTACACAATGCGATCAATGGCGTCATAGATTACAAGAACGGAGGAGCCAAGTACGGCGGGGCTATAAAGAAGTTGCGCAAGATGTGTCTTAAGGATGAACGCGTGCTTAGCATCCTAAAAAGGATAGAGGAGATCCGTTCGGAGGAGGGCGATGCCTGATGGCTTTGCTCCTGTGCTGTAACTGTATGGTTCTGCTGCGTGCGAAACGCGGTCACAGGTGCCGGACGAGCTATCCTAAGTCGACCTCTGACAGCCTCGGTGTGGCCAGGATAGGGGTGCTGAACATGCTGTGTATCGACAAACTGTGGCCACGGGAATGCCCGTGGACCTTGCGAAGGGAAACCATCATATGAACGGCGACGATATCCTTAGCCGCATTCTGGAGAGGTGTGCCAAGATCACTATCGTGGGTGGCGGCTATGTGGGGCTTCCGCTCGCCATTCGATGCGCTAATGTAGGACATGTTGTGACAGTGTACGACATAGACCAGCGTAAGATTGATAGTTTGGCCGCTGGCAAATCTTACATTGACGACGTAAAAGATGAGCAGCTCCAGCTTAACGGTTATCCGCTCCTGTGTGCGACATCTGATCCAGTCATCGCAATGCGTGATCCGGACATTGTGATCATCTGCGTTCCCACGCCGCTCAACAAAACAAAGGACCCCGATGTCTCCATGGTGGTCAGCGCGGCGAGGATGGTGCGCGACCACACGCCGTTCCCTCCTCCCGAGCGCCTTGTTGTCCTGGAGTCGACCGTCTATCCAGGCTTCACCCGTGAGGTTATGCTGCCAGAGCTGCTTGTCGGCGGAACGCATGATGAAAAAACGCTGGCCATGGAGAGCCTTTTCGTGGCATTCTCCCCTGAGAGGGTGGACCCCAGCAATCCCGTATTTGGCGTCCAGAACACGCCCAAGGTCGTGGGCGGCCTGACCCCAAGGAGTGCCGAACTCGCGGTCGCCTTCTACACCGACCTCGTGCCCAAGGTGGTGCCCGTCAGTTCCTGCGACGCAGCCGAAATGGCCAAAGTTGTTGAGAATACCTTCAGAATGGTGAATATTGCCTTGGCCAACGAGACCGCACTCGAGTGTGGCAAGCTTGACCTGGACGTCTGGGAAGTGATAGGTGCCGCAGCAACCAAGCCTTTCGGCTTTATGCCCTTTTGGCCAGGTCCCGGCGTGGGCGGTCATTGTCTGTCAGCCAATGAATGGGTGTATTTTCGGCGCAATAGTCACATTGGCATAGACACAACGGCCAGCTTGTGGAAAATATTGGCAAATCCAGATCAGAATCTTGTTTTTCCCGAAAATCTACAAGTGCTTGCTTTGGATGAATCAGGACAGGTGCGATGGTCTGCTGTCAAGGCCTTCTCAAAACGCAGCTTTTCTGGCGACATGGTGCGCATAAAAACAGGATATGGATATGTTTTGGATGTTACCGCCGATCATCCCATGCTGACTGCGGTATGCGGTGCTATACAGACAAAAACAGCCGACAAGGTAGAACCAAAGGATATAATTCCTGTTTTTGTAGGCGGAGCCCCAGAGAATAGTGCTGTTCCCACCATAGATATCATAGAATATTTGTTGCCACAACAAATGGACAATATACGCGTGCGTCTGCGTAACAGGGACTGGAAATCCTACAAGGATATTATATATAGACTAGTTGACAATCAGAATAAATATGATTTCATCAAAAACAACTGTATACCTCTTCATATTTTCTTGGAATTCGAGAAAGTTTGCGGTAGCAATTTCAGGGAAGACGCCTTTCTGCTAACGGGTCGCGGACCATCTTTTTCCATGACACCGGCAATACTCACCATCGATTGTGATTTCGCACGCCTGGTTGGTTATTATCTCAGCGAAGGGTGTTTGACCGAGGAAAAGTTGCTGCCGCGCGTGCGTCTTACTTTTGGGGCGCATGAGAGAGAGTACATAAGCGATGCGCATGCCATATTGTCGAAACTCGGAATGCGATGGTCTGACCATGTGTGTAACAATGCGCATCATATACGAATCGCATCCGCTGTTTTTGGATTTGTCCTGCGGGATATCCTGAAGTGCGGGTGTAACAGTCTTGGAAAAAGAATTCCCGCCTCACTGCTTGATTTGCCGACATTACAACGAAGACATTTGCTAGGAGCTTTGATAAAAGGCGACGGATCATGTGGGGGATCACACGGCAAAAAGCAATATGTTAAGAATGGTCGGAAATACAGCCATCAGAACAACAGTGTACGAGTGTCCTTCTTCTCGGCAAGTGAAAATCTGTCCAGGGGCGTGGCATACTTGATGCAGTCTCTGGGAATCATTCCACGAATTGGACAAAAGAAAAACCAGAATGGGATGGAAGTGACCATCGGCGGCGGATCCGCCGCCATACACAGTTGTCTAGATTTCTTGGGTTCAGAGAAAGGTGATCGCATAAGGAAAATCCTTGCTTGTACAAGACACGAATCAGGTGCTCATTTAATGCGGCGCGAAGGTCCATTTATTGGCGTTCCCGTCATTGGTGTTGGCAAATATCGTGTTTTTGACAACGATGTGTTTTCGTTCGAGGTGGAGGGCCCACATACTTTTGCCGCTGGTTTTGGATGTTTTGTCCACAATTGTATCGGCCTGGATCCTCACTATTTAGCATGGAAGTTGCGAAGCCTCAACTACAGATCGCGGTTTATAGAGTTGGCTGAACAGATCAACTCGGCCATGCCGGAGCATGTTGTGCGCCTGGTTGTCGATACCCTGTCGCAGCGGTGCGGGAAGGCGATCTCCGGCGCCAAGGTGCTGGTGCTCGGCATGGCGTATAAGCCGAACGTCTCCGATGTACGCGAATCCCCGGCTTTCGACATTGTCCGCCTGCTGGATCAGCACGGTGCCAAGGTCAGGTTTTTCGATCCGCACGCTCCGACCGTGCGGTTGGAGAACGGGGATAGGTGGCACGCCGTATCAGATCCCGTGGAGGAGGCCAAGACCTCGGATTGTGTCCTGATAGTGACCGACCACCGTGCGGTCGACTATCGCGCCGTGTGCGAGGCGGCTCAGCTCGTGGTCGATTCGCGCAACGCCACCAAGGAGCTCCGCAAGGAATTCCCAAACAAAATCGTGGTTCTATAGCCACGTACGCCAAATTCCCACCATCAGGGCCTCCGGCCCTCCCTCCCCGGTTTCCCCTTCCTTTCTGTACAAACCGCATGTGCGCATTTTTTCTATCAATATCTGGGTATTAACTTGAACCCGCGTCCAGCGCGCGTTGCACGCCTATTCCTGGCGTCCTAGGAGACCCGATGGGAGCATTCGATCTGGACTATTCGCACCTTCGCGCGGTCGTCGCGCCCGACAGGATTCCCCTGCGCGGGAACGAGCACCGTCTCGCGAGGGTCGCGTTCGACTTGTTCAAGCTCGACGAGGACAAGGAGCACCTGTGGCAGGTCCAGGCGGACGACGACGGCAACGAGTTCCTCGTCCGCACGTACGAACTGCCGAAGGAGGAACTCCAAGCCAAGTCCGATTGGAGTGTGGTCGAGGATGGCAAGAAGGCAAGCCTGACCGTGGCGTACCGCGGCATGCCCGTTCACCGCGTTGTAGCCGCCAAGTACGGCGCGCACACGCCCGAGGACGTGGGGCTTCTGCGTGATCTGCTCCAGGCCAAACTTACGGACGACGAGTTCGCGGCCCGTTTCCTGATGTCCATGCCCCAGTCGAAGCGCGCCGCCCTCGCGGCGCTTTTCCCCAAGTTCGCAGCCATGGTTCCCAAGGCTCCGCCAGCCGACGAGCTGCCGGAGGAGACTGAAAGCGAGCCCTCCGAGGAGCAGGATCCGGACGTATGGCGTGCCATGGCCTTTGAGGCCGACATGGGACGTCCGGCGCTCAGGCAGGAAGCCAAGGAGATCGTTCCGAAAGTCATGGCCTATTTGAGGTCTCGCCCAGGCAAGAAGGTCTCTCTCCAGAACATCTATATGGACCTGGAGGTCAACGACATCCCCCTCTACATGGCGCTACACGCGCTTGTGAAGGGCGGGGCGATCCAAGGCGTGTCCCCGTACGACACACAGTCGGCCGAGATGGCCGCACTGACCGGCCAGCCGGAGACGACGCACAGGGACCTGTTCTATAGTGTGGGCGGTTCGAAACTTCAGAACGCGGATCGATGACGCGCCAGCCGGAAATGCCGGATGGAGGAAGACACCTTTACGGAGGAGAGGATTCCATGAGCCACTTCAACGAGCTCAAGCGCCGTGCGGAGGCCCTGCTGTCGCAGATGGAGCGCGGCAAGGAGTACACCGTCGGGCATGTGAGCCAGCGCCTCGAGAGGGCGGCGGCGGACCATCCGCAGGACACGGTCATACGCGCCGTGGCGGGAGTCCTCGACAAAATGAGCCGCCAGAATCCGGGCACCCTGATCAGCCAGGCCGACATGGACAAGATCTACAACCAGCTTGTCGGACTGGACGCCAGCGGCACCCGATTCCGGGAGGTGCTGGGCGACCTGCTGCTGTCGGAGAAGCCGGCCTCGGCCGCGCCTGATCCGAAATATGCGGAGGCTCGCCGAGATCCTCTACAGGAGGCGTTGTCCGAAACCGAGCCCGCCTTGACCCAAGAGCTGGGCGCGATGTTCGATTTCGCGGACAGCCACTATGATCCGAGGCACGCCCTGCTGGCACGCGAGAAGATCGGCATGGAGCTACACTCCATGGGGCTGCGTAACGCGCGGGTACGGATCGCGGGGGGCAACCCGCGCCATCTGGTGTTCGCGACCGACATCGACACCAATCGCGGGGCGGTCAGAGTCTACATCCCAGTCGAGGCCTCCGGCGGCAAGCTCCCGAGCGTTTTCGTCGCAGGCGACCGTTTCGCCGAACTTACACCCTCCAATTTAAAAACCCATCTCGACCAGGCGTCCATCCGTAGCGACAAACTGCCTGACGTCTCGGCCATCCTGAAATCCCTCGACGTCCTGACCATGCAATCGAAACGACAGGTTCCGGCCGACAAGGTGGCGAAGATCGCTGCCATGCTCCCGGACAACAATGGCAGCGTCGGCCTGTCCGCACCAGGGCTTTTCGCATCCCTGCCTGAGGGCAAGGGTATCGGCGAGGTCAAGATCCCCAGAATTGAACCGCCCGAGCCATTGAAGTCGTTGGCTGCCGAAATCGAGGAAAGTGTCCTCGAGGCTGCCGTCGGCTATCCCCAGGTTGCCGTCAGGCTCGCGAAACGCATGCTGCTGGCTGAGCTGGCCGCGATGGGGTTTAAGGGCACGCAGGTTCGCGTGGCCGCCCCGACAAGCGACGGCTTCATTTGCGAGGCGGTGCTCAACACGCCGCGCGGCAAGATCTCCGTAGATGTGCCGATCGAGATGCGCGACAACCAGCCGCTTATGCCGGCCGTGTTCGCACAGGGCGACAAGGTGGAAGATTTCACCGAGACCAATTTGAAGGTAATGCTCGCCCGTGAACCTGAGACGGTCAACATCGCCGTACGCCGCGACAGCCAGTTGCTCGGCATGGAGTACCACGACTTGAAGGACGCGCTCATCAGGAATGCTGCCCAGGGTAATCTGACGGCGTGCGACGAGGTGATGGAGGCGATCGCCGAGAAGTTTGGGTCGGAGATCTACCGGAACGCGTTGTTCGACTATCAGAAGCTCCTCATTGACCTCGGCAGCGCCAGGCAGCAGACCGAGTCTCGTTGCGGGCGCGTGCTAAGGAGCTCCACTTCCATTTTCCCGCTGTGCGGGCACTTCATGGTTCCCCTACACAAGGTAGTCCAGGACGAGGATGGCGCGTGCCACCTTGCCTCGACTTACTACTCCCGCAAGAACCAGATGGAGGAGGGCGCATTCTTCAGCAACGCCAAGGTGCTACTCGGCGACAAGTAAGGGAAGCGGAATGGGCAGAATGGCGAAAGATAAGATGACCGGCGGCGCCCCGGTTCCGGCAGTTGCCCAGCGCCGGAAATGGCTACAGTAGCGGAGCCGGTCATTTCCATGGGAGGACGATGTTCGAGCCATGTCCCAGCCGATTTCGAAACGTGCCCTGAACAGGCCGCTAGCGGCCCTTGTTCATAAAATACAGCCGCTGGTCAGTGGCATGCTCATGTTCACTAAGAGGGTTGGCGGCGAGACCGAGGAGAATTTGTCCGCCCAGATGGAGACCATGCGCGGCTACCTCCTAGAGATGGGCTGCCTACTCGAAAAGCACGATTCGTTGGTCTGCCGCAGTGCCGCAGTTCCCGTCCTGGTGCGACTAGCCGATCAGCTTGACGCTATCGGCGCGCATGCGATGGCTGACGTAGCCGACGAGGCTGCCCAGCTCATCAAAACCGCCCAGGCATCCCAGGCCCCACAGCAGCAGCTCGCCCAGCAGCAACAGCAACAAACCACACTCCAGCAGCTTGCCGACAGGTTCATCAACATTCACACCGAGATGCTCAACGCGACCCGCCTGTTCTCGAATCCGGCCACCATCCCGTCCGGTATGAAACGTCTGCTAGACGCAGCCAGGGAGATGGGTTTGGCTGCCAACGCGCTGAAACAATCCATCTCCACCACGACCACAACGACTTCTACTCCAATCCCAGCCACCACGTCCGCAGTTCCGGGGGGACCGACCACGGCTGCTGACGCCGCCAGAGAGCTTGTCGCATTGGCCAACAGGCTGGATGTCGAGGGGAACTACGTGCTCGCCGACTTGGCGGATTGCGCGGCCAAGATGGTGCTAAAGTTTTCCGACAATCGGGAGCAGGAGGAATCACCGATCAGGCCGGGTCATCTCTCTCCGCTGTCGACGCGCTATTGCCCTGATCACTGTGGCGTACAAGCTTACAGGGTAGCCGACAGGGTGTTCCAATGTCCTATAGACGGGCGCATGTACGACTACGAGGGCGGGTACGTGGATTACAGCGGACAGAGGGTTCCGGGTGGCAACATCGCCAACCAGACCCCAACAACGATGCCATACCAGCTGCCACAGCGCTTGTATGACCCGAACCAGTACGTACTGAACACGATGAATTGAGGAACGCATGGCTTTCCCGAAAATAATGGAGCATCCGGACAAGAATCGGATCGTAAAATGGCTGCTTGAGGGCAAGGGTGTGCGCAGGGTCAGCAAGATGCTGCGCGAGATGTATCCCGACGACAAGGAGAAGCAGTTGTCGGTGCCTACGCTCCAGGATTTTAGGAAGAAGCACCTCAAGTTGGAGGGTGACGCGCTGGAGGACGTAAAGAAGGCGAAACGCCAGCATGACGGCGAGAAGACACTACAGAAGGAACACACGCAGGTTAAAAACCTGCCGACCTATAAGCAGAAGCTGAACGAAGTTGTTGATCTCCATCTCGACATCAAGAGAGGTTTGGTCGGCATGGAGAAACTGATCACAGCGCGGCTTGAGGATTTGTTCGATATGGCGGCCCGTGGCGAGGCCACGATCGACAAGGAAAAGCTGTTACAGGGCTATTTCGACCGCTATTTCATGATGATAGACAAGTGGGCCAAGTACGTGGACAAGGTGGCTGACTTCAAGATCGAGGCAAATGTCAACGTGACGGTCATACAGGATCAGATGGCCGTCCTGAGGCAAGTTGTGTACGAGCTTCTGCGAGAGATGGACCCCGAGCTGGCCATCGGGTTCCTGGATCGGCTGAATAACCACGTGCGCACCCTGACGTACAGGCCTACCACGCCGTCAAAGGCGGCCTCGCTAGCGACCTTGCGCGACGAAATCGCAGCGCTACCGGATGCCCAAATTATTGACGCTCCGGAGGGATACGATGCCGACTAGCTATGTCGACGACATGATGGGCGACATTTCCGGAGACGGGATGGACGACGAGTTGCGGCAGCTAGCCGACGACGACGAGACTATGCTTGGTCGGCTTGGCGTCGGGGACGAACGCGAGCGTAACCTGGCTTTCTATCTGGATCATTTTCTCGACGAGTTCTGCGCCGAGATGGGCATGCCAGTTCCGGACGACAGGCGGGCCGTTGTGGCTGCCGCTTTCTCCGACCTGCGAGGCGGAGCCAATGTCGGACTTGCGGACATCAGGAGCGCTCTGTACCGCGCGATGGGCGGGAAACGGTCCGTGAAAAGGGCTTATCCGAATGTCACCGGAATCATGGAGGCGAACGTCAAGCCGCAGCGTGATGTTTCGAAGTGGGTCAGGACGCTCGGCGACATTCGCGCAGCAGAGCGCATTGGGGAGGGTGGTGACGGGGTCAAGAGAAGACTTACCGAGGAGTGGGATCCTGTGGAGAAACAGGACTTCGAGCAGTGGCTCCGCTTCTACGAGCGGGGCGATCATGAGAAATACGCCGGCATTGAGTCAGAGGTTGCGTCTCCTATTCCAGCCGGGCAGGCCTCCCCGGTTACTCAGCATCCAGTAGTCGGCCCTCGGCGCGGTCGCCCCAAGGCGGATACTCGCACACTAGCCGACAACCAGAAGGCCCTGATTGGGAGGCTCGATGCCGCCAAACGCCTCCTGCGTCTCTTTAGGCCGCCTATTTGGCCGCAGGAGCGCTGGTATAGCATCTACCGGGCGCTGTCGGATCTTGAGCAAGAGATTGTCAGTTTGCGCACCACAGCATCGATGCGCGATAGGATCATCAGAACCGCTGGACTGTTGACAAGGGCTGGTTTCCGGGAGGGTGCTGATGTGCTGCTTAAGGTTGCACAGCCCCCGGACGAGGATGTGGCGAGCCAGATCGAGAAGGCGTTGACTGGTCGCGAGTACGACATCAAGTCGCCCGGTGGCTCAGCTGAACTCCCTGGCGGGATGTCGGATATTCCGTCCACGCCCGCTCCAGAGGCGGGAGGAACAATCCCGGTCCCTCCGGAAAGCGAATCTGCGCCTCCAGCGTCGCCAGAAGGCATGCCGCCGGAGGCCATGGGGAAACTGCCGGAACCGCCGCCACCCCCTGAGCCCGAGGCCGAAGCCGAAAAGCCTAAGCCCAAAAAGGATGAGAACCCCTACGCCGGGGCCACCACTAAGGATATCCTTGAAGTTCTTGAGCCGCTCATGAAGAGGTTTAAGGAGCGGGAGATTGTTAGGCAGCTGTCCAAGGCGGACATGATGATGGATGCCTTGAACATCGTCTCCTATTTCCCGGAACTTGGGGAGGCCATCGGCCGCCTGATCGAGACGGACTCGTATGTTGGCACGCGGCTGGAGAAAGTCATCGGCAAGCTGCGAGGAGGCCTGAAAGAGGAGGAGGGAAAGGGCAAGAAAAAACCAGAGCCTCCTAGCATCGAGATGGGTCCGCCGCCCGAGGAGGTTGCTACCGAGGTATCCGAGAAGCCGACCGAGGAGACGGCGGTGGAGGTTGGCGAGCGTCCGACTGCGGCCCCTGAAGCGCCTGCGGCGCCTGGAGTGTGAGATATGAGACTCGAGGAGCTGCTCGGCATTCTTGGCCACCTGGCGGAGACGGCCGATCTGTCGGAACCCTTTCTGGTCGGGGGATTCCCGAGAGATAGGCGACTCGGAAAGCTGCCAACGCAGGTCGAGGATATCGACCTGACGACTGGAGACAAGGATAGCCTGGCGTTGGCCCTGCTGGCTAGCAGACAGTGGCAGGACGCGGCGTTCCGCTCGTACGACGACGGGCACGTGTCCTTGTCTTTTAAGAACATCAGGATGGATTTTTCGAACCATTTTGTCCTACCTGGCATCGATGCCGAACTGGTCAAGAGGGGAATCACGGAGCCCACGAACCTACAGCGCGAAATGTTCTCCAGGGATTTCACGGTGAACACGCTTCTACAGCCCATGAATCTATCGCGCGAGCCCGGCGATCCTACAGGAATGGGCCTGGCCGACTTGGAGGCAAAGCTGCTGCGGACGCCGGTCGATCCGGATCTGACGATAGGCCACGACTCGAGACGGATCCTGCGCGCTCTAAAGCTGTCGCTGCGGCTGGGATTCAGGATAGATGAAGACCTCGGGAAAGCAATGTTGAAGTATCGCGGGGCGGTCGGCCAGCTGTCCGCCGGGCATGTGCGCCGCCAAGTACACCAGATGTTCCATCTGGATTCGAGAAAGGCTATTGAACTGCTGTCGGAGTACAAGTTGCTTCCGATTATCCCGCTCAGCAGGTTGATGGCTATGGAGATGGCCAAGCACCGCATGATCCAGCACCTGCTGGATTCATGAGATTAATGGTGGTTAGCAATACAAATACAAATACAAAGAGAGAGAGGACATTACTGATGGAGACCACCACTACGACACCCTCTGAGGACAAAGATAAGAAAAAGGCTTCCCCGCTGGATCGTCTGCTTCGCTTGGCGACTGTCATGGAGGATGCTGGCGCGGACACGGTGGCTTTTGATTGTCAACTTGATCTCTACCTACAACGCGGCATCCAACGCAGGGCTCACGTGGTGCCTAGCAAAGAGACGAACACGCCTCCCATGTGGAGAAAGAACATGGACTACGCGCCGAAGGAGGAATCATCCTATTTCGGCAGTGTATCAGAGTTCATGAAGCGATTTCCTGGTGGAATCGCCGAGTGGAAGAAGTGGCGTGGAAAGACCCGTAAGCAGCGCGAGCGCAAGTGGCGCATTGCGTCCCTGATGCCAGGAACACAGGACGACGGCCTGGACGCTTTCCTTATGGAAGCGTGGAAGCAGGAAGAGAAGCCAGAACTGGCGCTGGCCCATTTTGTGCCCGAGGGCGGGGACGACGTTGACAAACTTGGCGGCAAAGAGCCGAAACTTTGGTCCGACGACCCCAAATGGAAGAGCATCGGGGAGTTCTTGGAGGCGCACAGCGAGCATTTCGGCCAGGACGCTGACGATGCGGCCCTTAGGGCCGCGCGTGACTTTGTGAAGTACTGGAAGCTCACAACTAAGAAGTCCAAGGGGTCGAAGGGTAAATGAAAAAGACCTGTTGGATACGCGGTGAGGATAAGGTGAAACGGTGCCCGTTCGGGCTGCCGATCACCCTTGCCTGTAAAAACGCGGGCGAGTCTGTCACGCACATGTGCCCGCTGGAGGGTCTGTCAGAGGGGAACGGCGGGCGGATTGCACTGGCTAACAAGAGGGTGTACATATACCACAAGAGCGGCCAACGATGTTTGTATGCTGTGAATGTTATGGACGAGGCCCAGGCAGTGAACTGTGATTTCGGGGACGCTGGCGCCGGAATGGGCGGGACCCCCTTTGCGGGCAGCCCGTTGTACACCCAGACCTTCAGCGGCATCGGCCTGGACGGCCTGTATGCGTTCCCGATGGGCTTCTATGCCGACAACAACGAGTCGCGTAACCTATTCCAAGGATTGTTCTCACTGTTGGGTGCGGCAGCCCCGACCATAGTCAAGATGGCCATTGAGGAGGGCGACGCAGGCCTTTGGGCGAAACTCAGGGAAGGCGAACCGCTCACGGGTGAGGAGAAAGCGCGGTTGGAGGGCATCATCGAGAACTGCCGTCGAGAGTTCGAGGCGGCGCGCACTGATCCAGCTAAGGCCAGGGAGCTTGTTGATAAATTCAATCCCCGGCTAGGCTTGTGAAATCGCGAGGTGTATCTCATGGAGTTGACTAGCAGCGCGTTGACGGCGGCCCTTGTGGGCGTAATCGTCGTCCTGACCAAGGTGATCGAGTGGCTTATGAATCGCAGCGGGAACGGGAAAACTAAGGCGGGCAAGGAGTTCAATGGTCACGGAGATACCCTGACGAGGGTTGAGGCAAAACTCGACATGGTCGCCAGTGGTTTACAGGAGATGAGGCAAGGTCGGGCGCTGATGGTGGAGCACATGGCCAGCGTGGCAAGTGGCCAAGAGCACATCATCGAGCGCCTCGGTGACGTGGCACGTGGGGTGGAGAGGGTCGCAGATAATGTCGCCGAACTGAGAAGCGATATCAAGCACCGGTAGAACCGACGGAGGGTACAACATGGCCACGAATGAGGAAGCGATTATCGCGGTGTCCGAGACGAGCACCGTCACGGCCGAGGGCGACACCATTGTTGTCAAGGAGGCCTTTGGCGAAATGCCGAGTCAGGTCATGCCGCCCGCGCCGGAGCCGATGCCAGCTCCGTCACCAGAGCCACAGCCTCCCGATATGGGCGACAATGGAGGGGCGCGGGCTCCGGCGGACAAGCTAAAGGGATGGATGGATTCTCAGGAAGCCAAGGATTTCGTGCCATTCCTTGTCGGAGAGATGAAGCGCATCAAACAACCTGGTGCGTGCGCCAGGAATCGCAACGAGGCTGAACGTGCCCTTGGGCAGTCCAAGAAGTTGGATGCCTATGTCTCCAAGGCGCTGCGCGAGGACTGGGCCGATGATATCCCAATCGGAGATGTCGATCGCATGCGGCAGCAGCTGGAACAGAATATTGAAGCGTTCGAGCGCATGCTGGAAGCACACCACGAGATGAAGAGGCAGCGTAGGCAGGTGCGCAGGCACCGTCGCGCCTCAGATGATTCCGTGTGTCCAAAATGCGCCGTCCCGCTGTGGAATGACGATGGGAGTGCGGTCTGCCTTGCCTGTGGTGGTGACAGTCTGAGGAAGGAGGCTGGCACGCCGCATTTCGAAGGGCTCCAGTACCAGATCAGCGCTTTCGAGCGTGCCCTGGTGGGGACGCTTATCAACGCCGTGGTTGCGGGTGGCCGCGATATGGAGGAGCTGTTTAAGAAGCTGGAGAAAAAGTATAAGCTTGACCCCCGCGAGCGGCTGGCGGTCCAACAGATTCTGGCCGACATGGGGTATCCTGTGTTCAAGGACCGCGCCCGTATCGATGAGGACGAGGATCCGACCGACCCCGACGAGCCGCGCGAATGGCAGTCGCAGTACTATGCGTGAGGTGGGAGATATGGTTTTCGGCAGGGAATACGAGATAGCCAGACCGTCTGCCGTACCGGAGTGGCTGCGCGAGTTTGCTGAAAGCGCGTTACGCCGATCGGCCGACGGCTCGAATCCGTTCCAGGAACTTAAGAGCTTATTCCAGAGGAATAAGGATCTTGGCGCCATCGAGGAGCGTGTCCGCGAATTGAAGGACCGGATCGGCTTGAGTTTACTTGCGGGACACGAGGCCGACCATCCCCCTGTTAAGACGGCCTCTGTAGCTTTCCGGCCGGACATGGCGAGGTTGGTTCGCTTGGCCAATTGGCTCGACAAGTGTGGTCTCGAAAACGAGGCGCGGGACGTGGATAATATGATCTGCGTGCGGGCCGCCCAGGCAAAGGCAGACGGTGTGTTTGCCAAATACCCTAAACTGAAGTCTTTCTTGGACAATGTGATCCGGTCGCGCGGTGGCCACGTGACGGTGCCCGCCCTCCTAAAGATGGTGAGGGACGAACGTCCCGATGAGAGTGTGGCGGCCTCCGACGAGTCGCTGAGGGAGTACGTGGAGAGCATGATCCGCAGCGAGAAGCGCGAGGTGGGCGACGCCAGCGACAGCCTTGCTGGTTTTGGTGTGGGGCTCTCCGTGCCCGAGGTTGATCTCCAGGAAGACAACAAAATGTTCGAGCCAGCAAAACCAGCCAACAGATAGCCGATGATAGTGCCGAACACGCGGCGCCTAAAACGCTTCGCGGTGATATACAAGGGAAGATCTTGCGGCCCGACCACGTCGTGGCCGCAAACCATTTGGTTTGATAAGGAGGAGGAGTACGATGAGGCGGTTCGCAAGCTGAAGACGCTGGTCGTGGATCTGAATGCCAATGCCGATTAGGACAATTAACACCAGCCGTTGGGCTCCGGAGAACAGCTTCGAAGAGCTGAAGGCCGAACTGATGAAAGTCGATCCGGTCTATTTCGCCGAGTCATACCTGACGCTCGACGGAAATCCGATGAAGCTGACGGGCAATGGATGGAAGTTCATCGCCGACATCTACCGCTACATCATGTCCAAGGCGGTGTCGCCCGACGGCAAACCGATCGTCATCGTCAAGGGTCGCCAGGTCGGCGCCACAACGATGGCCTCGGCGCTGGAATTACACATGGTCGCCAGTGGTGTGTTTGGGCAGGGCGGAGCCAGGCCTATCCGCGTCATGCATGCTTTCCCACAGTTGGAGCTGATGCATGCCTTCTCCAAGGACAAGCTGGAGAAAATGGTTCGTGAGTCGGCGATGGTTCCGGATCCGGATGATCCGCGGCACCAGATGAGGCCTTTCGTCGAGACTATGAAAGATGCCTCGCGTGAGGCTTCCGACAGCCTGACCTACAAACAGTTCAAGCACGGCAACACCCTGTGGTGTGATTCCATAGGAAATGAGGGGGTTAGGGTGCGCGGCCGTACCATCGATGCCATCTTTTTCGACGAGGCCCAGCTCATGACGAAGCAGGCGGTCGACACGGCGGTCAAGTGTACCACGCGAGCCCAGTATGGTCCACAGCCTGGCGGCATCCAGGTCTACTTCGGCACCCCGGAGCATAAGAACTCTCACTTCTACGAAATGTGGGAAAACTCCGACCAACGCCGGTATTACCTCGGCTGCGCTGAATGCCACCGCTACTTCCTTCTATACACTCCTGGCTCCGATAAGTGGGAGAAGGACATCTGGCTATACGAGAATGTGGTGAAATGTCCTAACTGCGGTCACGAGCAGGACAAGGTAGAAGCAATCGAGCGCGGCAAATGGCTCCCTGCCCCCGGTAAAGAGGACGCTAAGATCGTCGGTTTCCACTTCAACCAACTCTTTATTCCGGAGTTTACGAAGGAAAAGATCCTCAATGAGAGCCCGGCGTATAACCCGATGAAGAGGGAGGTGGACTGGAACAATGAGGTGCTTGGCGAGTTTCACACGGGAACCGGCCTACCAATCACCCGCGAGGAGATCTATAAAACCTGCCGGGACCCTATGCGCACGATGGCCAAGCATATCACCAAAGACGAGCGAAAGATGGTGTACATGGGTATCGACTGGGGAGGTAAGCCGGATATCGACGACGTAAAGACCCGTGGACAGTCCTTCTCCTGCGCAGTTGTGATCTCGGTAGAACACGACGGCCGGGTGTTGATAGAGTTCGCCCAGAAGTTAAAGAAGCTAGACCTACAGTCCAAGATGCAGTTTGTCGAGGAAATGATGCGCCTGTACAACGTGCGGATGGTCGGGGCGGACATTGGGTATGCCGAGGACATTTCGGGTGAACTGAAAGCACGCCTAGGCGACCGCTTCAAGACAGTGCGGAACTCCGCCCAGGTTCTCAGTGGCACCAAGTACCGGGAGGACGAGTTGGAGATCGTCATTGACAAGGATAAGTGGATTGGCGATATGTTCAATCTGCTGCGTCGCGGCGGCGTTCGTTTCCCGTGGGGAAGCTACGAGCGCGTGGCCTGGCTGGTAGACCATTGCTGCTCCATGGAGAGCAAGCAGACCATCCGCGCGGGCATGCCGCATACCATGTTTGTCAAGGGGAAAACACACAACGACGGGCTGATGGCGCTCATTTACGCCTATGTCGCATACAAGTTCGAGCAGACGCATGGCTTCAAGGCCACGCCTGGCAATGCGGTCGCGAAGTCGGTGAAGCCGGTCCTGGCGTTCGTTCCGCGCATGAGATGATAAGGAGAATTCATGGTTGACCAGAGCAGGCGGGCAACGGGGCGGACACCAGGACCGAAGGTCCTACGAACATCTCCCAAGCTAGCCAATGTGTTGTCGCCAATTCGGCGCGGAGCGCTACAGGACGAGGTTGAGAATGGCATAGTCAGGGAGGGCGCACAGTACGGCGGTAGTATGCTGCGTCGAGGAATTGCCGAACCTATGCCTGCGGATCTCGACAAAGGTCTTGCTCGCGGAGTGTGGATGGAGGGGGGTCGGCCAACCAGCGGGAAGAAAGCTGCAGAGGGCAGCCAGGCCCTGATCGCGCACAGCCCATCCTTCAGAAAACAGGCCGCCGTGGGCGTGATGAATGGCGGTGTCGGCAGTACGGCCGGCGCGCCGGTGGAGCGCCTGGCGCCCGAGGTGTATTCGCCATTGTTCGTGATGGCGAACCTAAACCTGCCGCGTGATCGCATCACGGTGAATGCGTGGTGTTTTCTTCCAGGAACAATGGTGTGGATGGCCGACGGGACACGTAAGCCTATCGAGGAAATCTGTGTCGGAGACATGGTCCTGTCTGGCGAGGGTTTGCCGCGCCGAGTCACAACCGTGTTTCGGCGACATGTGGACGAGGAGATTGTTGGTCTCCGTGTCAAAAACTCGCAGGAAACTGTGTGGTGTACTACAAATCACGGCTTCAATGCCGTCAAGGCTGATGCTGTCCGCTGCCACGATAAAACGACGTTTGTAAAATGTAAGCCGGACGGGGATGGATGTTTTTGTTCCCGTTGCGGGCGTAAAGATGACCCATATGTGTTCGGGAAAGTGGAGTCCGGACAACTTGGAGAAAGAGACATTCTCTATATGCCGGTGCCCAAACTAGAACCGGTTTCGAATGATCCATTGTTGAGCAATCCCGAAGCCATAGAACTTCTTGGCTATTATGCCGCCGAAGGCTTCGTCGCACACAATAGGGTGACTTTCTCGCTGGGCAGTCATGAGAAGCAGTTGGCTGTTAGGATTGAGGAATTGGTCGGCAAACTGTTTGCTGAAGGTCAAATCCATACGCGATCAGACAGGTCGACGGAAATCTATGTGGATTGTTCCAATGCCAAATTGGCTGCTTTTGTTTTGCGGCACTGCGGACAAGGCTCCCTGACAAAACGCCTGTCGTTCGAATTGATGTCGGTTGAGCCCGGATTGCTGCTGCGGTTCCTGGTTGCCTGGCTGGACGGGGACGGTGGACAGGAAAAGTATAATTCGGGCATTTTTGTTGGCAACACTTCCTCCGAGAACCTAGCCTGGCAAATGCGAATGTTGTGTTTGCGCTGCGGCCTGGTGGCACATGTGTTCCGGGCCCATAGCCAGAAAACTATGGTTTCACCAACCAACGGGGAAACATATCCCGCTGCTCCTCGCTACTATGTTAAGATTCGTGGCAAATCAGCACTAAAACTGGCGGAATGTTTTTCGTCTGAGTTTTATAGGTTTGCCGCCATCGAACGCTCATATGAGCGCGACGGCTGCTGTTTTATCCACAAAGACAAAGCGATCCAGTGGATCAACACCGTGAAGAGGTCAGGCTACATAGGGTTCGTCCACAATATCGAGGTTGAAATTGACCACACCTATGTGGTTGGATATGGTGTAAGTGTTCGAAATTGCAGGAATTTTTTTGATTTGCACCCGCTTGTGCGCAACGCGATCACGATGCATGCGACCTATCCGATCTCCAAGATCAGCATCAGGTGCCAGGACAAGAAGGTTCAGCAGTTCTTCGAGGACATGATCGAGGAGATGGACCTGCTCGGGGCGCTCGGGGATATCTCACTGGAGTATTGGAAGCTCGGTGAGGCTTTCCCTTACGCGGAGCTTGACGAGAACACGCTGAAGTGGAAGAGGATCGTCGTTCAGAACCCGGACTACATCCACGTCAAGAAGATGGTGATCGCCAGCGAGCCGGTTATCTCACTGCGTCCGGATGCCGTACTACAGCGGCTCGTCATGAGCAACAACCCAGCCGACGTCCAGCTGCGCAAGCAGATCCCGCAGCACATTGTGTACCACGTGCGCCGCGGGGAGAATATTCCCTTGGACAATTTTAACGTCAGCCACCTAAAGATGTTGTCAAGCCCGTACGATGTGCGCGGCACCAGCGTCATTGTGGCAGCCTTCAAAGACCTGATGCTTTATGACAAAATTAGGGAATGTTTCTCAATAGATAGCGAAATCATGACCGAAAGGGGCTTCAAAACTTATGACGAGATCAAGGAGGATGACAGGCTTGCCACTTTCAACCCGGCCACTGGGATAATGGAGTTCCAACCATATACAGCTCGCATCAAAAGGCGACATGACGGGGATATGTGCCATTTTCATGGCAAGAAGGTGGATGTTCTAGTAACGCCCAACCATCGCATGTGGCTCGCTCAAAGTAGATCGCATGGGGGCGGATATCACGATTTCGGCATTATCGAGGCCCAGGATGTTAAGAAGGGCTATTTCTACAAGTTGCGATGCGTTGCCGACTGGGTGGGCAAGGAACTGAAGACAATTTCGGTTCTCGGGCACGAAATGCCAGCCGAAACCTATATGAGAATCCTTGGGCACCTAGTAGCCGAAGGATGTATCCACTACAAGAATATCAACAACTATAAGTACAAAGTTGGCATAAGCCAAAACCTTGACCAGAATGAATTGATTTTCGGTCATATTTGCCAATCTATGGTTGATCTTGCTCGGTTTTGTGGGAAACATCTTGGAACATATGACCATAGGAATACCAAGGGGTTTTCGGTCAACAAGCCATCCGAGATGAGGAATTGGACAATTTCCAGCAAGGAACTCGCTGCCCATTTTGCCGCCGAGATTGGTACAAACAGTCACGACAAGCATCTGCCGCGCTGGGTGTTCGACTTGTCCCCGCGCCTGTTGCGTATCCTGCTTGATGCCGCCACGGAGGGCGATGGGACGGTCAAGTCCAGTAAATACGGTACGGAATCTGTTGGTATCCGCTACACCACGGTATCCAAGCAACTGGCGGACGACATCCAAGAGATCGCCTTCAGGTGCGGCTATGCGCCCATCATGCGACGCGACCAGAATGGTCAAGGCAAGTGGTTCTGGGCGGTTGACTGGTCGAACACGTCTTATGGACATTTTCCCACGGTTTACGGCAATCGCAAAGCCAAGAGGAACGGTGGTGGTGCGACCTTCGAAAGGATTCCGTACAACGGCGATGTGTTCTGTTTCGAAGTGCCAAACGGTCTGCTGGTGGTTCGGCGCAATGGGCATATCTCGATCCAGGGCAATTGTAAATTCGCGCAGGCCGACGACCTCATCAACCCGATTACGTTGGTGAAGATCGGCGGCACGGGCGAGGGCGAGTTCCACCCGGACGACGCACAACTCGAGGCGTGGCGCAACGTTATCGAGGAGGCTCAGTACGACAAGAACTTCAAGATTGTTACTCACGCGGGCGTAGTGATCGAGCGCGTGGGATCCTCCGGAGCTGTTCTCGACATCAGCCAGGACATGGATCTCATCATCAAGAACATCATGTGGGGTCTCATGGTACCGCACGCCGTGATCGACACTGAGAGCGCCGTGTATGCTTCGGCCTCCATTGGTCTAGAAGTACTGCGGCAGCGATACTTCAACTTCCGCAACATGATAGCCAAGTGGTTGACGAACAAGATTTTCTCGCCCATCAGCGATCTCCAGGGATTCTATAGGGCGGAAGCTGGGTACAAGAAGCTAATCGTTCCCGAGGTCGAGTGGAACCACATGAACCTGTATGACCTACAGGATTACATCAGCAATGTCTCTAGCCTGGTGACGGCAAAGCAGGTGTCTCTACAGACGCTGTACAGGAGCCTCGGACTCAATTACGAGGAGGAACGTCAGAAAATGCGCAAGGAGGCGATCAACGACGCTGTACGCCAACGCGAGGAACAGGCGCTGTCCAGCATGTCCCTCCTGGAGCTTAGGTCTCTTGACCCCGAACGCGAGATCATGGAGTCTACGCAGGCGGCGCAGCCGATGGGAGGGCCCTCCATGGGCGCACCTGGTGCGCCGGGATCCGATATGGGCGCTCCGCCGATGGGTGGAGGGGCTCCCCCGATGGGCGGTGGAGGCGGCGGTCTTCCGGGAGGATTGCCCGAACTAGCCCCGCCGCCCGGTGAAGCAATGGCAGGGCCTGGTGGTGCCGGGGCACCACCTCCTGGGGGAGCAACCCCTCCGCTCGGACCGGGTGGGCCGGGGGCTCCCCCGGCAGGGCCAGGGAAGTAGCCCATGGATCGTTCGGAACTCTTGTTTAGGGACGGCTGCCGCAAATGGCATGCCTACTTCGAGCGGTGCGCGAACGATGGTCGGATGGCCGAGATTCCGCATCTTATCAGGAAAATCGCGCAATACCTGGATGCCTGGAAGGGTGGCCTCGTGGCCGCTCATCGCAAGACGCAGGAGGCTGAAAAGTACCTCCTGGAGTGCCGTCAGAAGGAGGCCTCGATCCAGTCTCGGCTGAGGCTGCTGGGGCAGCTCGCCGCCACCATGGATAGCAGATTTGCCGAGAGGAGTCAGCAGGAGCGTTTTGTCAGGAGGGAGCGCGCGCTAGCGGCGGCCGAAACCTGGAGGCTGGTGGAGGGAAAGAAGCGGGAGGAATCCGAGCGGGAAAGGCTCGAGAGGGCTGAGAGGCACATGGCCGCACAAGAGCAGGAAGGCAGATCCGGAGGCGACAATGAATAGGGAAATAACATTTGCCAAGATCGCCGCTATGGCGCAGCTGCTGGACGATCACGGGCTACACGACGACGCCACAGTTATGGATGAAGTGCTGGAGGCGGCCGCGTTTCCCGGCATCCTCAAGGAGGCAGGATTGTGGAAGAACATCTTGTCCAGGCTGAGCGGCTGGGCGCGTAAGGTCCTTTTTAGTGAGTATCGCGAGATGTACGATATGGCTGAGGAGGCCCAGAACGCACTCGATGAGCGCATCGAGGCACTCCAGGATGCCAACAAGGAACTCAAGGCCATGCTGTCGCGTCACGAGCTTCCCGAATGGCGCAAGAATATTGCTACCATCATCGCTGGTGTCGGCGAGAATGCGGATGAGGTCATGTCCGACTATGATTCGCTCCACGCGAAGATGACGGCGCGTCTGCTGAAGCTCGCCCCGGCGGCCAAAAAGAGGGAAAAGAAGCCAACAACGCCCGCGCTGCTACCGAAAGAGGAGGGGGAAAAGGAGGAGCCCAAGTCCCCAGAGAAGGCCATAGAAGAGACCTTAGTTCCCGAAAAACCGGCCGAGCCAACCAGCATCCCGGAGGAGCCGATTCCCCTGACCGAGGTCAAAAAGAAGCCGACGCCGGAAGCGCCCCCGGAGCCTGCGCCAGCCCCGAAGCCAACTCTCGCTCCGGTAGCTCCGCTACCCAACTGGAAAAAAGAGAGGTTCGGCACTAGCGGCAAACATGGCTGGGAATGGGAATGGGAAGTGTCACCTGACAACAACCAGCTGCGCCTTCTGAAGAGCCAGCTGGCTGCTGCCTCCAGCGGCAAGGGGAAGGTCCTACATAGGCATGGGGATAAGTACCGCCCGACCGGTGGCACGTCCAGCATTAAGCTGCGTAAACTCATGGGCGGCACGTTTTGGGAGATGGACGACGACCCCTCTGATCCAAACATGGTGATCCTGACGCGTACGGAAGAGGTTGTACCTTTTCCGCTGTCGATGCGCCAGGAGCCGGTCGAACAGGCCAAGAAGCTTAAGGAGCTCGGCAAGTCTTCCAAAGAGCGGATGAACCGACTTGTGACCATTGCTGTCGGCAGATCGGCCGGGGAAGAGATGAGCGAGGAGGAGAAGCTCGACGTGGCCGCCGAGGCTCTGCTCGAGGGTTTCGAATCCGAGGAGACCGAGGAGGAAATTTAGTTATGGCGTGGCCATCCCTTTCGCGACGCGCTTCCCCCGGCATATCCCCGGTGGCCCTGATGCGCCTGACGGAGATTGATGATCCTGATGAACTACTCAAAAAGTTCAACAGAGATGATATTATAGTAGAACATAAATACGATGGCTGGAAGGCGCAGATCATCAAGGACGGGGAAAAGGTCCGCATCTTCAGCAGGCGCGGCGAGGAGGTCACTGGGAACTTCCCGGCGATCGCCAAGGAGATGGTTGGTCTTCCTGACGGTACCCTTGTCGAGGGCGAGCTGGTCTACTGGGACAAGGGCAAACAGGATGTGACGAAGGTAACGTCCCTTGCCGGAAGCTCGGTCGACAAGGCCTTGGAGAAAGTGAAGGGGCTGCCCGGCAAGATGAAGCTCCATATCTACGACATCCTGTGGCTCAAGGGCAAAAACGTGGCCGACAGACCCTTCTCCGAGAGGCGCAAGCTGCTTGAGTCGGCTGTGAAGACCTCCGATACGGTCCTCCTGACAAAGCAGTACCCTTTCGCCAAGTGGCAGAATGCCATGAACACGGCAGTCGGCCAAGGTGGCGAGGGCATCGTACTCAAGCTCAAAGGCACCAAGTACCAGTACAAGCCCAAGGGCGAGTCCGAGCCAAAACCAAAAGATACGATGTGGAAGTATAAGGGCGGGGCTGGCAAGCACGACTCCGACGACTATGTGGTCTACGGCACGACCAAGAGCAAGACCGGCAAGCTCATGGCGCAGTTCGGCCAGTACTACAAGGGCAAGCTGTACGCCATCAGCGAGATCGACAACTTCTCGGCCGAGAACGAAGCCGAGATCGAGAAGCGCCTGAAAAAGGGTCCGTTCGTCATCGAAATTGGTTTCCAGGAGCGCGTGCCGGGCGGGCTGCGGCACCAGAAGTTTCTCAGGTTTCGGGACGACAAAAAGCCCAAGGATGCCACCATGCACGAATTCCATGCGGAGCATATCGGCGAGTTCGAACCAGCCAAGATGGAGCGGAAAGCAATGTTTGCGCTGGCGGGTACTCCCGATCTCGCCAAACTTGTTACGACGCTGGAACGGGCGGTTGGAAAAACAGACCCCATGAAGACGGGACCGACAAGGATCGGCGACGTGGGTGGTGTGGATGGCGACAAACTGTTCCAGCTCGTATCCAAACTTGAATCGAACGGTAGGACAGATGTTGTAGGAGACGCTGGAACGTCCTTTGGACCGACACAAATTCATGGGCCCTACCTCCTGGCCAGGCTTGCTGGAATGTCCGGCGCGCAGGCGGCCACCGGCTTGTCGCCCGATGAGATGCGCAAACTCTCCTCTTCCTGGCTGGACACCCTGAGGCAGCTTCGCGGCGCGCGCGTTTGGAAAGAGGTTCCAGTAGATCAGGACGAGGCGCGGAGATTACCTAGGATCAAGCGCCTGGAGAAGACCTTTATCCGCAGGCCGGATATGGTCATCGAGCAGAGGGACGGCCGGTATGTCGGTCGCATCTTGGATCTGGACGCCCTGCGAAGCCTGGGCTTCGATGTCGACTCGCAGATCTTCAGGAACGCCTTGCGCAGGATCTACGCGGAGTACATCACCGACAATGTCGCACTTAGCGGCCTGGCCCAGGCCCATCTGGGCTCCTTGGCCCCCGAGGCCTTCTACAAGTTCAAAAGGCAGTTCAACCCCGCCGGTATCCGGAAGAACAAGCCCCTAGCATCCCTGCTGGAGAGGGCCTCAACTAGCGACCTAACCAGCAGGATCGCTGCCGTGGTCCGGATGGTCGAGAAATCCGGGTACGACACGACTGCGCCGGGCGCGTTCAGCATCCCGCAGCTGGTCTTCATCGCCAACGGGAGCGGTATAGGGCGGGTCCAGCAGTTCCTCATGGACAGGAAGCCCTTCGCGCCGGGGAACTTACACTACCTACAGAGCCCCAGGTTTAAAGCCGCCATGAGCGCCTTTGTGAAAAACGATCCCGATCTTCGTGGAATGGCCACCCAGCTGCTCGCCGGGCTTCCTTCCGGCGACGGCATAGCTGGCTTTAAGGGGGAGGTTGCCGCTCGCATCGCGGCGCTGCTCGGGGCGGACAGCGAAGAGATCAGCCGGTCCGATGCAGTGAGGATGTTAACGTTCGCCGACGGCCATCCAGATCGAGGGCGTGGCCGCTATCCGCGCTGGAATCCGGCCCTCCAGGCCCGCGAGATCATGAACTTGGTCGACCGCTGGCTGAACTATGAGAACATCCGGCCAATTGACCTGAAGGCGGTGGGCGTGACGCTCATTCGCGTCGACAGGGAGCAGGATCCGCCAAAGCTCGTCCTCTGGATCATGGGGGACATTCAGGCGCTACAACGCCTGCTGCCGAGAAAGATGTGGGGCATGCCCGTTGTTCTACACTCCGACATCCCGAGGGCGACAACGGAGCTACCGGCCGTCACGGAGTTCGAGGAGGAACCGACGCTCGTTGACGTGGAGTCAAGAATGCCGACTAAGCTGTTCCAGGAGTACAGTGATCTCCTGGTGCGGGTACGCGCCGAACTAAAGAGGACGCACAGGCACGTTCCCGAGGATCAGCTAAGACGTACGGTCTTTCTACACATTGCCGAGGAGCTGGGATACGATCTCGGGGAGCTGGAGAGAACCCTGGGTGAGCACGCCTGGCTCAGATTCTCCCATTGGCAGCCTCCTTTGTCCAAGCTGGCGATGGGCAATCGTGGCGTGCTCGCGTTCCCTGGACAGTACGCTGAGGATATCAAATCCGGCAAGATGGAACGGACGATCAGGCCTGGTGACATGCCGGTCGAGCCGGAGGAAGTGGTAGACGCTATCACCTATTCGGGAGGACCTATTTGCCGGATCAAGATTCTGCTTAAGGAGATCATGAGCCTGCCGCGTCTCGCCAAGGCGTTCGGCAAGCATGTGGCCAGGTCCCTCGAGCACCGTTTCGGGCCGGACAGGCGCTTTATGGTCATCCGTTTCACTCGCTTCGGGGAGCAGGATGCCGACGACGGTGAACTTGACGAGAAAAAGCGCGGCGAGATCCTGATCGACAAGGATGGGATCGAACTCACGCGCGGGCAGATCTACGACCACTACGCCAAACCAGCGATCCGCAAACAGATCATGTCCCGCATCAAAGGCAAGCCTGTGCTAGTCTATCTTGGTGTGGGCAAGAACGAGAAGATCTTGAAGCGCAACCATGACAGTAAACCCATCGTCATTTCCAGCGATGACCCAAAAGGGGATGGAGACAGTGGAAATTACTGGTACTGGGTCAAACGTCGGCTATTGGCTATTCATCAAGTGTTCGGTACGAAAACAGGTATTGGTTTTGTCGACCTGGATCTACATGGCGGATACCCACTCGATAAGAGCAAGGAGTACGCTAGGAAGGCAGTTGCGGCCATCAAGGAAAAGTATGGCGTTCAGCCGAAGGTCTACCAGAGTGGCGGCACTGGGCTCCATGTGGAGTTTGAGCTTGGCAAGGAGGTTGGTATCGACGGCCTGCGCAAGGAGTTGCGTGAGCTGCTCGACAAACTGAACGAGGATTTCGAGGGCGCGACGACCGGCCTTGTGAAGGGAAAAGGTATGCGGACGGATGTGAGTACACTTCACAACAAGGGCAGCCTACGTGTGCCTGGTTCATTGGGTGAAACTTGGGGCAAGATGAAAAAGTCTTTGTCCCAATCGACCGATGACGATTATCAGAATGGGCAATTTGGTGGCAAATATTCGGACACTGGCCCATTTGGCGATGGTGGTTCTATTGTGCCTATGCCCTATCAGTCTTCGGCTCCCGAACAGGTCGGAGCTGCGACGGCCTCTGAGAGAATCAAGTTATTCCGAATTGTTGCGCAGCAGTACGATGATGAAGTGAAGCCTGGAACAATAGCTCCTGGAAAATTTTGAATATCAGTTTGTGTAAATATTTGAGATCGCTCAACATTATGGAGTGTGGTGCTGATGGTCAGCCTTCGTAGACGAATCCTCATGCTGGTGGCCCCGAAAGGGTTCTTTGAACCCGAATATTCGGCATCACGTGCCGTGTTTGCCGATAGGGGCATCGATGTGGCCGTGGCCACGGCCGGTAAGTCGGCTGTGAGTGCGCAGGGCACAACCATCAGGGTCGACCTTGACGTAGCGGACGCTGACGCAAAGGACTTCGACGCACTGTTTGTGGTCGGCGGCAAAGGTATGATCGAGTTTTCGGACGACAAGGCCGCTAAGCGCATCCTGCGCAAGTTTGTGCGCGTCGGCAAGCCGGTAGCCATGATCTGTCACGCCCCGCTCTTGGCGGCAAAGGCGAAGGTTGCTGCCGGTCGGCAGATGACCGGATGGCCAGAGATCCGTCCCGATATGGTGGCCTCCGGAGCCAAGTGGACCGGCATGCCGGTGGAGCGGGACGGCGATCTGTTTACAGCCGTGGGACCGGAGGATGCCGAATCCCTCGCCGACATCCTGGTCCGGCGGATGGATGGTGCCCCGACGCTCTCCGAGGCAATGTTAGATGACAACGCCGCCATGCGCAAATTGGCGCGCCTGTGGCGCGCCGCAGCAAGGCTCGACAAGCCGATGACGGACGAGGAGGCCGAGCGCTGGTTGACGGAGTTTGAGCGCAGGGACGAGGGCGAGGAGGAGCCACCTTCTGAACCTACCACTCCCAAGCCGGTTCTAGCACCCGCGCCGAAATCGGTCCCGGCGCTCGCCGCCAAACCCAAACCTGAACCAGAGTTTACGCCCGACCCAGAGAGGCGCGATCAGATCACACATAAGCCGAAAAACGAATGGAATATTGTGGTGGAGCTTCGGCCACCCCGCACAGACGGCGGCTGGCCGGAACTTCCCGAGACCCCTCCAGTCGGATTCCCGTTCCCAGCTGAGGCGCTGAAGGACAGCCCTTCCATCAGGGCGCTATTCCAGAAGCCTGAGACCTGGCGCGCACTCAAAGAGATTGCCGCCAATCCCAACAAGAGTGGTACAATACAGTCATACCTCGTGCCGACGCTAGTGCTCGTTATCGGCAAGGCCTGGTGGGAGATCAACAAGCGTCGCAAGCAGCTCGGCAACGCGCCGTTCGGCCTTTTCTCGTCCGACGAGTACAAGACCATACAGGACGCCAATGTCCCCATGGAGGAGACGCAGATTGGACGGGCCTTCATTGCGCTGATCAACTGGCAGGTTACCAAGATACTCCAGTTCTACCTCGCCACCGGCAAGATCGAGAATGCTCGGCTGGATGGCTATATCTATGACGCCCTGAACAAGCACATGGTGAACGATGCGGGCAAGCGGCACGGATTCGAACCCAAGCGCCAGCCCGCCTGTGCCTACTGTCGCAGCAAGCGCGTCATAGAGACGACGCCTCCGTTCCTTTCGCAGATCGGGACGCACACTGTCCAGGAAAGGAATCTGACGCGAAGCCGTCCCCTGTTCAAGTGCCCAACCTGCGAGGATCTGATCGAGACCAAGGAACAGGAGCTTCGCCTGAAGGAACAGGGTGTCCGCAACGCGGAAGAGAGTTTGCGCGATATAGCCAAGAATGTCCGGAACACCAAGGACAATCTGACCAAGGATCCGGACAGTGCCGAGCTGAAGCAGCGCCTGGTGAACTATGAGGCTATGTTGGCCAGCTACCGCCCACAGGTAGAGGAACTTGCCAAGGAGCGCAACACCCTGAAGGGCGAGATCCAGAACAGGCGCAATATGATAGGCGTGCCTTATTCGCATCTCTCTTGTATTAACGAGGCCTGCCCAGGCGCCGCTATACCCCTCACGTTCGTGGACTGGGACAACTCTTTCTGGAAGACGCCTGCTGGAGATGTGGCCAGGCGTGACCTAGCCAGCTTCTACCACATCGAGAAGAGTCCCGAAGGTCAGAAGGCTGAGGATGCGCCACAGGAAAGCGTTCAGCCTACATCTGAGCGCGCCGGGAAAAAACCGCCCCCGTGGATGTGGCACATTCCGTTCCGCTGCCCGTTTGATGGGCTTGTTTTCACGCCGCATGAGGCATTCGGGAAGGGGCGTGTCGGCGAGGACGGGACAAGACTTGGTGGCTTGTTTGTTAACCCGCCTCGCGCCACTAGGTGGTGGAAGCCGATGTCTCTCGAGCAGCAGCGGATGCCCGATGACGAGGGCCAGAAGCAGCGCATCGAGGAGATCCGGTCGTTGACCGGTATCGAAACCACCACGGACTCGCCGGATTTCCTGCGCTCTCAGGAGATGAAACAGGAGAACGCCTGGCTGGCGGACCGCCTGCGCGAGGATATCCTCCGGCAGAGGGAAAATTTTATGAAAGAGCGCGGAACGCTTGAGGGCCATCGCGAGGTCAAGCTCCGCAGGACTATGTTCGACGCTTTGCTTGAATGGGCATATCTACATCCCATACATCTTGTGGCATTCTATAGCGCGCGTTCCCAGGCTACACAGAAGCCGCAGACGCACGTGCCAGTCGGCACCGAGCCAGTTGTGGACGGAAAGAGTGGGGAAGTCAAGGAGCATCTCGACGAAAAGAACATTAAGATGTCCCCAAAGCAGGCCGAGCGGATCATCTCCGCAATCATACAGGTGTGGTTCGAGAAGATGCTGGCCGAGAAGGATGGGCTGACCATCCTCAAAGGTAGGCCGGGCAAAGGGCGTTCAGGCAAGCTCACGGGACAGGGCAACTACCTGGCCATCAAGGAAGTCGACGGCGTAGAGCCGGACGGCTTTTTTGTCACGACGGTACAGCGAGCGTTGGACGGGCAGCTCGAAGCGCTTTGTAATCTCCGCACAACCAGCCCTAAGACTCGCGGGGCCGGATACTACCCCGCTCCATGGATGGCGCTTGTACAGGGTATCTGGGACTACGACGGCCCAGCCGAGCGAATGGGTATCTCTATGCCCCTCGTGGAGGGGCAGAAGCTGGTCGCGGGCAAGAGAAGCCATCTCCACGAAATGGAGACCCACAACAGCCATGGCATCCGATTCGACCCCGAAACGACGCTGAAGGAGGGGGATCGCATTGTTGTGAAGGCCCTGCTGATGCCGCGTAACTCCTCCTGGCCTCCCAATAAGTTCGTTAGCCATATCCGGCAAGGTCTGAAGTGGGACATCGGCGATGCCAAGGTCTACTACTCGGCGCTGCGCCGCCGCCAGAAACCTAAACCCTCGGACGAGCAGGTTATGGCCTTCTGGACGAAAAAGATGCAAGAAGCCAACATGACCGAGAAACTTGAGAAGTTTTATGAGACGGTATACGACAGGCTGCGCCACAAGGAGGACCTCTCGGCTTTCGAGATAAGGCTGTTGGAGCAGTTTGAGCAAGCCAAGGAACAGGAGGCGTCCGACACCATGGTTTCCGAAGCCAAGGATCCCCTCGCAAAATACCAGGGCAAGCGCGAATTCGACAAGACCACGGAGCCGAAAGGTAAGGAGTCGGAGGGTGGGAACAGGTACCGCTTTGTCATCCAACTACACCATGCCAAGAAAGCGGGTGACCATTACGATTTACGCCTAGAGAACGACGAGGGCGCATTGTCGTCGTGGAGTATCCCGAAGCACCGGCTACCCAAGGGCAAGGAGAAGTTGCTCGCTGTCAGGACCGAAGACCATCCGGTCGAATACCTGAAGTTCAAGGGCGAAATCCCGGCGGGCGAGTATGGGGTCGGCACGATGGAGATCCACGACTCGGGAACCTACGAGGAGATCGAGGCCGGCAAGACCAAGATCGTCTTCTGCTTGAAGGGAAAGAAGGAGAAGGGGGCCTACAAGTTATTCCGGGCAGGCGAGGGAAACAAATGGATGGTGATGGAACATACAGAAAATAAACAGGAAAAGAAAGAGGCAGCCTGTGGCTCGAGTGTAACTCTATTCTCCAAACGAATTGGCAGTGTTCCGTTGTCAAAGATGGCGGCGCACAGTGGTGCGATGTTGGCTCTCATGGCTCCGTCGGCCATTGCCAGGAAGATGCGCAAGGCCAAGATGGTAGAGGACGAAGATCTGTCTGATACCCTTCACATGACTCTGTTGTACCTCGGGAAAGCTGCTGACCTCAGCAAAGAGACGCTGGAAGCAGTCCGGAAGGCGGCAGAGAAGGTGTGCGAGCGGCACGACCCGCTAAAGATGGGTGTTTCGGGTGCCGGGACATTCACTCCGGAAGAAGATGGCACTCCGGTATACGTGGTACCTAATGCGAAGGGATTGAGCGCTCTACAGGCCGACCTGGAGAATGTTATCGGCAGCATCGTCGACCTGCCCTCTGAGCACGGCTGGGTTCCGCATATGACTGTATGCTACTGCCGCGACGGGAAACCGGAACTCCCAGACCTGACGGAGAAACTGGAGTGGACCGCTGATAAGGTGCGTCTACAGGCTGGTGACGAGAAGATCGCGGACATTCCCATTGGCCGCAGGAAAAAGGGTGGAAGCGAGCTTCCGCTGTCCAGGCGGGCTGCGCTGGAGCGGTTGCCGATAGCCGCTGATCCTGTAATGTGGACGGATGAACAGTTGGTGGAAGCCGTCCGTCGACCGGAACTGTTCGGAAACGACAAAGATCGGTATCGGGCAGCAGTCGAACAGTTGGCCAAACGCGGTCTGGTGAAAAAGGTGGAGCCAACAGACATCGGCGAATGGCGTGAGCGCGGTTGGTGGCTACTAATGTGGGCGGGGATCCCACTCGCTTTCTACAACAACGATGCTGCTGCCAGTATGGCTAAACGGCTGCTCGCAGAGGATTTCGCCAAGGACGGCACGCAGCCTATTGCTGCGCGTAAGTTTGATCCGATCCATTCCCGTCTGCGTTGGCAACTCGACGAGGTCATGGATCTGGGCCCGGCCGAGGACTACGAGGAGGCTGATCACCGGCGCGGTAGGGCAGGAACGGCCGTGGATGAACTGGTTACGCATCCTATGTACGCAAAACGGCGCAGGGAATTCGCCGAGAAGGCATTGAACATCGCCAAGGCTCCCGCTGGTTTCAGACCGTTCAAAGAGTCGGTTCCCTCAGGTGCGCGACCAACCGAAACTAACGCTGACGCAGCTGAGGCTCGCATCACGGACATGCGGTTCGGTAACACCCTGCCGGAGTTTACTGGACCGCTGGTGGATTCCCAGGAGGCTGCGAAGGACGCCGGTGACGAACTGGTCGAGGACACCGCCAAGAGACTTGCCAAGCGGCTGGAGGCCGAGCGGGCCGGTCTAGATCCTGAAAAACTGGCGGACGACGATGCGCTGGAACTAGCCCTGATCGAGCCGGACGAGGTTCCGCTCTCGAAGCGGACGGAAACATACCAATAATCCCGTATCCGTAGGGGTGATCCAACATGGGCATGGCTGAGTACATCGCGAAGAAATTTATGGGCGAAGAAATCTGGGTCGACTTGGACGACGAGGCGGAGACTGTCGTATACAGTGAAGTATGGGCAAAAAATCGCGAAATAATTCGAGGCATTGTACGCACAGTTGAAGAAGGAGTGCTAGAATTCGAGATTCCCACCGTTGGTGTGATCTATATTAACTGTGACTGTATCAAAGTGCTCTGGAAACCAGGAATTGATTGGCGAAAGGCAACAAAAGGATCTTTCACCAATCGTCTCCTTAGTGCCAACAGGCGATAACAAATGTCAAAAAAGAAGGCAACTCCCGATAACAATCTACAATCTGTCAATCCTGAATTGGCGAAAGAGTGGCATCCGACCAAGAATGGGAGTCTGAAGCCGACAGAGGTCTTGCCGTATAGCCAAAAGAAAGTCTGGTGGAGTTGTGTCAAAGGGCACGAATGGTCTGCCGAGATAGGAAGCCGTTCACAAGGGTACAAATGTCCATATTGTTGGGGAAGATTTGCTACGCCCGAGAACAATCTTGCGATTATACATCCGGAAGTGGCCACAGAATGGCATCCGATGAAAAATGGCACCTTGCGCCCAATCGATGTGACACCATTGTCGAGCAAAAGGGTGTGGTGGAAATGTACCAATGGGCATGAAAGATGCTCAACGGTAAAAAGTCGTGTGCGCGCTAATGGATGTCCGTGTAAAAAAGGCAGGTTGTTTTCCCAAGAACACAGTCTCGCCGCACTTTTCCCCAAAGTAGCGAAACAATGGCATCCAACCAAGAATGGCCGCTTGGCGCCCTGCGATGTTGGCCCCAGATCAAACAAAATTGTATGGTGGATATGTGAACAAGGACATGAATGGAAAACATTCGTATATACGCGGACAGATGGATGGGGGTGTAGGATTTGTAGTGGGCGAGTGGCAACTTCCGAACACAATCTAGAAATCGCATTTTCTGACATAGCATTACAGTGGTGTTTAGTAAAAAATGGTTCTCTGAAACCTTGCGATGTAACCCCGCATTCAGGCACAAAAGTGTGGTGGAAATGTATAAACGGGCATGAATGGGAAGCGGCTATCTGTAACAGGACAAGCACCAACAAGACAGGATGTCCATATTGTTCCACACGCGTCTCCAAGGGTTGTGTGAAATGGCTTGACAGCATTGGGTTGCCGAACGATAGCCAGCATCGAGAAGTGATATTGAAAGCGGGCAAACACTGGTACTGTGTTGATGGGTTTGATAAAGATATAAACACAGTATATGAATATCTTGGAGACTTTTGGCACGGCAATCCTAATAGGTTTAAACCAACTGGTGTAAATCCACAATGTAAAGAAACATACGGGTCATTGTTGTTAGGAACAGTAGACAAGTTGAATAATATTTACAACGGCGGCTTCAAAATTATATATAAGTGGGAAAGTGCCGCCAATCATCAGGTATACAAGCCTGGAGTGATAAGCGCATCGGCGCATTGAGGCGCATCCATGGAGAAGCAGGCTAACATAGTCAAGATCGCCTTCATCCGCAAAGTGAAAGGTAAGGGATGGTGCGTTTTTGCCCACCGCAAAACCAAAAGCGGAAAACGCCAGAATTTCGGATGCTACAAATCGAAGGCGGCCGCGAAAAAACGCCTTGGTCAGATCTATTTCTTCAAGGGTCGCGGAGCTTTGGATGGCATGATCGGCATTGCGGATGACTTGGATCGCAGGGGACTTCTCCATTTCGCGGACGCCCTGATGGATAGTCTGGAGCAGATCGTGGCTGCCAGCCTAGGCGAGATATCTGAGCGCCCGGTCTCCGTGACCATCGGCAAGATCGCCTCACTGCTGGAGAAAAAGGGCGAGGCAGCGCTCGCAGAGCGGCTGGACAGTCTTCTGCCAGCCGTGCTGGATGTGGAGTGTGGCGGAGTTGACTGCCCCGACTGCCCGGACATGGTGGTCGAGGCCGATCTCGGCCGCTGCGGCGGCATCACTAGGCAGGTGTCCGCCGACAAGCTGTATGCGATGGCGGCCCGCTGCCGCCAGATGTACCGCGAGGGCATGATAGACGAGAACAGCTTCGAATACAGGAAGTTCCGTGAGCTGCGCTATATGCTGCGCACTGGTTTCCTGTTCCCGCCCCCTGAGGGACAGGGCGTCCCAAAGGACGCCGCGAACTGGTGGGACCATTTCGAGAAGGAGGCGGGCGAATGAGCGGACGACTTTTGAGGCTGGCCAAGGCCATCGCCGTGATCGATGTCAAGGAGCCGGAGGGCGGCTGCTTTCCCGGTGCCGAGAAGGTTTTAGAAAAGCAGAAAGGTCCCGGCGGCATGTGGCGCGAGGACGAGTTGCTGGACTATGGGCGCGCCAAAGGCACCGTGCCGGACAAGAAGCCGAAAGATCTCGACCTGAGGGCCGAGGACCTCGCCAACCGGCTCGAGGAGGCTGTGGCTGCCATTGGCGACTGCGTGGCAATCCTGAAGGAATTGGGAATGGACGAGGGGAAGGCTGGGGACAAAATCCTCTCCATCGTCCGGGACGAGACGCTCGGACCGGAGAGGATTCCGGGCGGGTTCTCGGAGGGCAAACCGGACTCCGAGTTCGACCCCGACCAGCTGGAGAAGGGCATCAAGGTCGAATTGGAGCATACGGGCAACATCGGGGTCGCAAAAGAGGTCTCCAAAGACCATCTTTGCGAAAACAAGCGTTATTACGATTACTTAGAAGAAATGGAAGAAAAAGCCGAAAAGAAGGGCGATTCGTGTAGGTTGGCGGATCAAACATGAATCTGTGTCAATGTGGCTGCGGCGCCCTCGTTGAGAAGCGTTACAAAAAAGGTCATGGGCGGCGTGGCAAAACAAATACTCCAGAACACAATCAGAAAATAGGTCTGGCCAATTCTGGTAGGAAACACACGCGAGTTGGTACAACCAGCGAATACAAAGCTGTTCCTGATTCTTTCCTCCAAAACCAACAGGTTGGTCGTCGTCTGTCCGAAGAAACAAAGGCGAAAATGAGTCGCATCGCCAAAGAAAAGGGTTTTGGAAAATGGATGGTCGGCAGAAAACGATCTGAGGAAAGTATCAAAAAAGGAGCAGACAAGGTAAAAGGACACGAAGTGTCCTCCGATACGCGCAAAAAGATCTCCGATGCCAACGGTGGTCAGAACAACGGTATGTTTGGGAAACGTCACACAGAGGAAGCGAAAACGAAAATTGCTGAAGCCGCTGCTGCTATGTGGGAAAACCCGGAAATCAGAGCACAACTGCTTGAGGCGTTCAATGCTCCAGAACATATCGAAATGCTGCGCCAGAGAAGGGCCAATATGGTGTTGCCCGTCAAGGACACAACCATTGAGGTGATCGTGCGCGGATTCTTGGACGCTTTGGGTGTTCTGTATCAACAGCACAAGATGATCAAGGACATAGAGCACAGATATCAATGCGATTTTTATGTAGAGGCTCATGGGCTGGTCATAGAATGCGATGGCGATTACTGGCATCAGTATCCACATGGCCGCGACATAGACCGCGCGCGAACCTTTGAGATGGAACAGCAGGGATATAAAGTATTGCGACTGTGGGAGCACTCCATTCGCAAAATGTCCTGCGATGATTTTCGTCTGGTATTAGAAAAGGTGGTCAGATGAACCTGCGCCAGAGGTTATTGGTCCTGCGCCCCGCCATGGCGGCGGCCGCCCAGAAGGTGGTCGACGAGTGGCAGCTGGACGAGGAGGGGCTTGATCCGGAGCTGGGCGCGGGCGGGATCTGCGACCGCGTGGCCGACGCCATCACCGACACGCTGTACTCCCATCTCGGCGATGTCGAGGTGGCGCTTGGCGCTCCGGAGGGCGAGGACCACCAGTGGGTTGTTGTGAGTGACGGGAAGGAGGCCTTTGTGGTCGACATCCCGCCAGGCGCGTACGAAACCGGCGGCGGCTACGCCTGGACAAAGATCGAAGGCGCCCGGATCGAACCAAGTGATGTGTTCGTAGGCCCGATCGACCTAGAACTAGCGCAAGACCTTCTCAAGGAGGGTGGACGGATGCATAGACTCGTTGTCCTGGCCGAGGCGCTCGAGGCGCTCGGCGAAGCGAACAGTGCCGCGCTCGCGCGCGTGCTGGCGGTCCCCGAACTCGTCAGCGAGGCACAGGGCTGGGCTGATCGGTTTTTTAAGGCGAATCCCGAACTACTGGACAGGGCTGAGCAATTCGCTGAGGCCAAGGGTATCTCAGTCGGGCAATATCTCGGCCATCTTGAGCAGCTTCCGGAGGATATCGGCCGCAAAAAGGTCCATCAGGATCTCGGTTATGTCGGAATGGGCGCGGCGTGGTCCCCGACCGGTAAACCGACCGCAAAACCGGAGCCTAAGCCGGAGAAGCCGGAGCCGAAACTACAGCCGGAGACCGAACTCCGGTGGCCGTTCCCGCCGCCGAATGTCCTCCAGGACAGAAAGGCCTTCATTGCCGCCGCCCTCGGATGGGCGATGGGCGAGGGCAGGGACCTCTACGGGCGCATGTACGGTTCGCAGGGGCTGCGCGACACGGGCAGGAAGGGGGAGGTGGGGGCTGCGCGCGCCTATCTGCGATACCTCATGAAGGATGTGGCGCCGCGCCTGGCCGCCACCCTGCAGGCCAAATGGAAGGAGGCCTCGACCAAGGGCGACACGGAGGCGCAGCGCACGCTGAGAGCCTGGTGGTCGTCGCTGTCGGACGTGTGGGAGCTGATCCAGGATATGGTCGGCAACATCAACGAATATTCTATGGAATAGTTAATGGTTTCTGGGATATACCTCATAACAAACACCATAAATGGCCATCGGTATGTGGGCAGCAGCGCCGATGTTGACATGCGCTGGAGCCAGCACAAATGGAATGCCGGAAAGAACAAACACATAAACCCTCATTTTCAGCATGCCTGGAACAAATACGGGCAACAAGCATTCGCGTTCGAGGTGTTGGAAATTGTACCGGATCCTGCTGATTTGGTGACCATAGAGCAGTACTACCTGGATTGGCTGGAACCGGAGTACAACATTTGTCCTGTGGCGGGTAGTTGCCTTGGTCGGGCGTGTTCCAAACAGCATCGGGCAAGAATCAGCGCGTCGCACAAGGGCAAAGTGCTGTCGGAGGAACACAAGACCAAGATCAGCGCGTCTCATCAAGGCAAGCCCCTGTCGCAATCGCATCGGGATCACATAGGTGCCGCACATCTTGGACGACACCTTTCCGAGGAGACCAGAGCGAAACTCAGGGCCGCAAACATGGGAAAATGTCCTTCTGAAGCGACATTGGCGGCAGTACGCAAAGCAAATAAAGGAAGGCCATTGTCCGAGGAACATCGTGCCAAATTGAGTGCGGCACACAAGGGCAAGGTGTTTTCTGACGAACACCGCGCCAGGTTGAGCGAAGCGGCCAAACGCAGATATGGTCGCTTGTCGGAGGGCTAGGCCATGGCGACTCCACCGCTCTCCAAGAGGAGCAATTCCACACCGCTGCTTCCCATCTCGAAGCGGGCGCAGGATCCCGTGCGCCGCACGGCTGAGTCCATCCTGAAGATCATCACCTTCATCCTTTTCCGCGTGGCGCCGAAAGACAAGACACGATACCTACAGCGTATTAGAGGAAAAATACTAAGGATTCCAACAGGGCAAGTGAGTCTGAAAAAGTTGCCGCAAACAGCGGCCATTGGACAAGCTATCAGTTTGACCAAAAACATCTTGTCCGGTTTGAACCCCTTCTTTGTCAAAAGAGTGGTGGACGAACTGGCGAACCTTATGCTTCTACAGGTGCCCGTTCGCCAGACTCTACCAATCCAGCGACCTAGGGTCCAATGATGAAAACCTGTACGCGCTGTAACCAACCAAAATCCAAAGACGAATTCTACGCAGATCATAGGGTTTACGACGGACGACGAAGTGTTTGTAAACAGTGTCAAGATACTGTGAATAATCAATATCGCACTCAGCATAAGAATGAGGTGGAGGCACAGCGGGCCGCCTATCGCGAAGCGCACAAAAACGAGAACCAGGCGTATCAGAAGCAATATCGTGCCATCCACAGACAAGAACTATCTGAGAAAAAACGGGCATACTACAATCAGTCCGATGTGAGGGATGCGAAACAACTCCATGACAGGGCGTACCATGCTAGTAACAAAGAAAGTCGCGCGGAGACCATGAAGCGTTGGCGGCAAACTGACGCCGGACAGGCCTCCAGAGCAAATTCGTGTGCCAAACGTCGCTCCAGGGTTGGAGACAACATCATCTCAACAACCGAGTGGCAACTCATCATGTCCAATGCCAACTGGCATTGCGTTTATTGTGACATCGCGCTCACCCCAGAAAACCGTAGTCTGGATCATGTGGTGCCTCTATCGAAAAACGGATCACATTGCGTAGACAATCTAGTGGCATGTTGTAGAACATGTAATTCCAGTAAAAAAGACAAACCTGTCCTGGAATTTGTCTCCAACAGAGGTCAGATATGATTCCCCTCAGCAAACGCGCGATCCAGGTCGTCATCGAGCCGCTTGATCCTGCGGTCCAGCAGGCTGTGACGCGCATCAATGCGCGCGACCCTGCTCTTCTTGCGCGTGTCCACAAGATTGTGGTACACCCAGGTGGCGGAGCCGAGTTGGGTCATGTTCAATCCGGAAAAGGACATGATCCGCAGGAGATCCACCTTTTCAAGGGGCGCATAGAGCAGATGGTTCGTCAGCAGACCAGCGCCACCGGCGTGAAGCCAACCCCGACGGATTTCGCCCAGGCTTTGGAACAGGCAATAGTGGAAGTAATCGGCCATGAGGCCGGGCACATCGGGCCGGAGCGGCCGATTGTGCCGGGAGCGCAGCCTTTCCTTGGGGAACCGGAGGCTGAGACGAAGGCCAAGGAGACCGTCCGGAGGATCTATCCCGGAGCCGTCGCGCACGCGGCCATCGAACTGGACGACATCAGACGGAAATTCATGCCAGATGCCCCCATGGGCGAGCCGGATCTGGCCTTTGTGGCAAAGGTTGCCGCCGGAAACGGCGCTGGCGCCCTGCGCGACGGGTTGAGGATCTTGCGCCACGGCAGCGTGCCTGTGGCTTTGGCTATGGGACAGGCCTGCGTGTTCAACAGCCAGGTCGCGCGTCGCACGGATGTGGCCAGGAAGTTGGGCTTCCTAGTGAGCCTGTTTGGGGCGCTGCCGAACTCCAACGATTTCGCGATGGCGCTTGCCGCCTGCCAAACGGACAACGGCCTCGAGCCGACAGGGAAGCTCGACCGTCCAACCATAGCGCACCTGCGCGCCCGCATGGCGCCCTCCGAGGAGTTCCCGCGCAACTTCGGCATGGTGGCCGAGGGACTGTATCGCGGAAGGCAGCCCGACAGCATCGGGCAGCTCGCGGCCCTGCGCGACAGGCTGGGCGTCCGCCGCGTTGTGACGCTGAACGACGACGGCCCACCGATCGCCGACTGGTGCCGCCAGCTGGGCCTGGGGCACCTCCACGCGATGCTGTCGTCCGGCGCTCCCCAGGAGCCCGGATGGCAGGTTTTCGGCCCCGAGCTGTCGGATTTCCTGCTTGAGACCCCCACATTCGTCCATTGCCGCCATGGAGCCGACCGGACGGGCGGCGTCGTGGCGCGGTGCCGCACCGAGATGGGTTGGCCCTGCGACCTGGCATACGCCGAAGCCAAAGCCTTCGGTTTCAAGGACCGTTTCCCCGACATGGTCGACCGGTTTACCGACGCCTGCGGACACGACCCGCACGGGCACCGGCACCCGCCCATCGACACCGCCCTGATCCGCCGCATCATGGGGGCGGAGCTTGCCGCCAACGCCCCGCGTCCTTCGGTCGAGCAGGATCTGCTCGAGCCCACCCCGTTTGACCTCCACTACACCACCGACAACAACAGCTACGAGAGTGGGATCGATACGATCCTGTCGCCATATTCCATCATGTCTATTCCGACAGGTTTTCCGGGGGCGGGGAGATGAGTTGTGAACTGACCCTCCTTGTACACCTAGCCGACGAGTTGGACAGGCGCGGAATGCTCTGGGAAGCTGATGAGGTCGACCACATAGTGCGCTTGGCTGTCGGCGGGCCGGATGTAAGGGACTGGTTGCGCCGCCAGTATGAGCGTCTGCGCCGACTCTTTTCCAGGAAAAAGACTGATCCAGGTGCCGCGAAGACGTACGACGCCGCTGCGGCGAACCGTCTGGATGACATGTTGCGTCGCAAACAGAGTGGCCCGCCGGATGAGCGCGTGTTTCTCTGGTTTTGCCAGCAGTTCCCGAATTCCTGTCCAGCTTGTCGCGGCCGACACGGCCGCATGCGAACCATGCGCCAATGGCGCGGGGAAGGCCTGCCAGGCCCCATGGTCTGTGAAAAGGACGATTGCGCGTGCCACCTTGTGCCGCTGCTGCCAGGAGGTGTTGCCCAGATGGATGAGGATGGCGACATCATGGCGAACATTACCGGCCTCCAGGAGGACAGCTCTGGCCACAGCATGAATCAAGGATTTGCTCTCGAGCCCTTCTTCAGCGACACAACAACTAGTTGAGAAAGCCTGAGCGGCATCTACTTGATTACCAACCGCGTGAATAGAAAACAGTACATTATCGCAGCAAAACACACGGACTAGACAAAACAGAAGATGTCGCTAGCGTACAAAGGCAAATGTCCGGATCCCAGACCAGACAGAGGATGAGCACAGCCAGAAGCAGTTTTATGTAAAGTACCGAAACGCACGGTCCAGTTAGAATTTTCTCCATTCTTTGCGGTAGGTTGTAATATTGCGTTTTCCGCATTTTTTCCTCCTGACACGAAGTCCCGAAAATCTATCAATATTTTCTCATAAAGGCATGGATCGAATCCCCCGCACAGCTTGGTCTACCCAGCGATCGGTCCCCTTCTCTGAAGAAGAGAAGCAGGCCGCGCGCACAGCCATGGCCAAACTCGGGAACTTTCTCGGGCAGTTGTGGGCCGCCCAGCAGCACAGCGAGCGGCTGATGGACGTCCTCAACAAGGCGCCCGATACGCCGCCCGAACAGTTGTTTTCGATCCGTCATCTCATCAGGAAGTTCAGGGACGAGGTCCGCCAGCACTTCACGCAGCTAATTCCGGTCTTCTCTGCCGCCATCACGACGCTGAATCCGTTCGCGAAAGACACGGATACGGCTGCTATACGTGAGAGTCTCATCGACGCTATGCAGCAGCTTTCTGAGGTCATCGAGACCTACATGGAGACTTTCGAGGATTTTAATGCGCCGGACCAAATTCAGAGGCTAAAGGCTCTGTTCCAGAAGGTCAAGCAACTCTCGCAGAGTATCGAGGCGGTGATCAAGGGCAGGCTGCGCGACCATTTTGAGAAAAATATCCTGCGCCGCCAGAGGATCAGCGATCTACATAATGGCATCAGGCGCCGCGCGCGCCTGGTCGCCATGTTGGAGGGTTGAAGATGGGTTTTATCAAAAATGCAGATGGCGACCAGACTAATACCATCGAGCACGTTTTCGAAGGTGTGGATGAGGTGTTGGAGGAGATTGCCAGCCATGCGGCTCCGGACGAGCCCGCCCTCGTTGTGGATATGTCGAGTTTTGAATCTCTAGATAAAAAAGAATCCAACTAATGGGTTATAAGGATAGGGTCTGTAGCCGCTACAGTAAAACATACACGCCGCGCGCATCGAATCAGCAATATTGCGCTGACCTAGAATGTAGACGTTGGAACAGGAACCGTATCAACAGACAAGCGCGTAAACATCCAGAGAAAGAGGTTTGCTGTACCGTTTGTGGCACTGTGTTCTCGACTAGTAGGTGGAAACAGCAGCAATGTTGCGGAAAGGAATGTCGCAGTTTGTTTATGCGACTTAAGAACAAGGAATATTATGAGCAAGTTTTGAGACTGCGTAATAGTCATCTAAAAAGAGGTTATTCGTATCCGCAGAAATACATTTTCGAAGCAGTTTTCAAGCTGTTTCCAAATCTGGTCTGGCAATACGACGACCGTTCGACATTACGCAATCCGAACACAGGATATCCACTTGAATTGGATATCTGGTGTCCCGAAAAACGTTTTGCGATAGAATATGATGGGGAACATCATTTCTCCCCGAAACAGTTCGGACAGAAGGGGTTTGACTATGTGCGTCTCTTAGACGCCACCAAGACTAAGGAATGTGTCGACAAGAATATAGTCCTGTTGCGCATCTCCTGCCGGGATGACTGGCGCAACAAGGAATGGTTAGCTCAAAAGGTCGGAGAGTGCTTGAATGGCGTTTACCAAGTTTGCTGAATCTAGATTCACAGTTGAGGAGATTCATGCTCCCGAGGCGGCGCTGTCGGATTCTGTAGTATTGGACAGGTTCACTAAATATGCCAAGACTTTAAGGGCTATTGCCCCAAAAGCCAAGGATTTTCTTTACTTCTCCTGTGTGATGCTCCACTCCGACACAGCTGCACTGGTTAATCAAGACACAGGAGAACCAATCCTTGGTAAAGATGGAAAACCTGTTACGGCGGAATGGGATATCAATCCGAAAACAGGATCATATAAATGGAAATGTTCAGATCATAATATAAAACCTTTCAAAAATAACAACGGAGATATTTTCGTTGAATCTGAATTAAAAAAGGCTTATCGTAAATGGGTTGAAAAGCCATTGTGCCAGGATCATCAAAGTAACACGGTCGATGGTGTGCGCGGACTGATTTTGGATACTTATTGGGATGATAAGAGAAAACGTGTAATAGGTTTGTGCGCCCTTGACCGAAAAAACTATCCCGATCTTGCACGAAAGGTTGAGAGCGGATATGCAACAAATGTATCTATGGGCACTGCCGTGGGTAGGTCGATTTGCTACGATTGTGGCAATGTGGCTAAAACCGAGGCCGAATACTGTGCCTGCGTGCGTGCCAAGAGGACCTACGGTGAAATCAACATTGATTTATCTCCCATTGAATTGAGTCTGGTGGTTACTGGTGCCGATCCTCGTGCTAAGTTGCGCCATATCATCGCGAGCCTTAACGGATACGCGCAGCAGAAACAGGCTAGGATCGAGGAGCTACAGCGGGCCGGATGCGTAACTCCCGGCGAGCTGGACAGTCTGCGGGCAGAGGTCGAGGGGCTGCGTCGTCAGCTCTACGAGATTTCTAGGCTCCATGCACAGGCGGCGCTAGATCCGAGCCACGGGGCAGTGCTCCGCAATCTGCTTGAGATTATCAGCAATCCTGCCACTTCCGCCGAGACCAAAGCGTTAGCCGACAAGCAGATGAAGGAACTGCTGGGCGGCGTCGCCTCTCCGGAGGATCTGGCGAAGATGGAAACGCCCGCGCCTGCACCTACGGCGGCCGCCGAGGACGGCGACGGCGTGGAGGGGGCAGGGTGCGAACGAGTAGAAGATAAGCCCGAGGGACAGATGGTTTCCGACGTGGAGCCGCCCTACGGGCTCGCTGGAAACAAGGCCATGACCGGGGGACGAGGAAGGTCGTATTCCGAGGACCCCGAATCCAGTGGACCGCCACCTTGGTCCCTTGACGGGCGGGAAACCCGTCTTGCCAGCGGAAACCTGGATGCCCAAATCCTGGCAGTCCAGGAGTGGCTAGATTCAATGCAGACGACCCTGCAGAAGATGGCTGCGGACATCCAGGCGTCAGCAAACAGGACAAACCCGAAGGAGGAGAAGAACATGTCCGATCTGAAGGAGAGGGCTCGCGCCCGTCGCGCGGCGTTCGAGAAGAACGCCTATCACCAGGGGGGAGGCGGTGTCAACGAACCGCAGACCTACCCCAAAGAGGAAGCGGACAAGATCCGCAACACCCAGGACAAGCAGATGGTTGGCGAGGGCATGGAACCCGGCAACGACGGCTTGGCCGGAAGTGATCTAGCTCTGAAGAAGAAACTGCTCCGTGCCGATCTCGAGGAACGCCGCCTGCGTCGGCATGCACTACTCGCCAAGGGCGAGGAGATCGTCAAGGTCAAGGCGCCGGACGGAACCGACGTGTCCCTCACAAAGGGCGCCGACGGCAAGTGGACGGTCGCCCCAGCTCAGAAGGACGACGATCCTGGACTCGAGGTGAATGCGTATTTCCAGGGCGGCGGCGGTGTCAACGAACCGCAGACCTACCCCAAAGAGGAAGCGGACAAGATCCGCAACATCCAGGACAAACAAATGGTCGGTGAAGGGATGGAGCCCGGCAATGATGGCTTGGCCGGAGACGACCTAGCTTTGAAGAAGAAACTGCTCCGTGCTGAGCTGACCGCCAAGTTCATCAAGGTCTATGCTGGCCAGGACAAGGCCGAAGTCGACCGGAAGCGCAGCCGCTGGGAAGTCTACGCTGGCGGCCAGAAGCTCTTCGAGGCGACCGGCGAGCAGATCTATGACGAGGGCGATCTTGTCGACGATAACTACTGGAACCATCTGTCCTCTGCGGACTACGGTCGACGCATTATGTCCGCCATTCGCCGCGAGGGTTTGGATAAGACCGCATACCTGCTGACCGGCAAGGTCGTGACGGCCCAGGAACCGGCTCTGCCACCTCCAGGTATGCCGCCCGCCCCGATGGCCTCCCCGGCCGAGGCTCCCAAGCCTCCCGAGGAGGAGCTTAAGAGCGAAGAGAAGCCGGGCGCCGAGTCCGCCAAGAACAGGGTTGACGAGGCCCTGGCCGATGTCGAGAAAGCCCTCGGCGACTTGAAAGATGTCCTCAAGGAGGAAGGTGAGTCGAAGGAAGGTGGTAAGGAGGAGCTTCCGCCGATCGAAATTGGCGAGGCTGCTAAGACCGCCTCTGACATCCGCGCCGCTCTCGATGATAGCGGCGACGAGCTAGCCATTCTTTCCGAGGTTCTCGGCAAGAGGATCGAGGCTGGCATGACGGCCGGAACCGAGATGGACGAGCTGTTGAAACTGGCCGGCGAATCCCTCGAGGCGAGCGCCGAGATCGTCCGCGAGGCCGCACTCGTGGTCGAGGCTAAGAAGGGCAAAATGCCCGAGGGCCTGAAGAAGGCGCTCGAGAAGAAGGAGAATGGCGGGAAAGACGAGGAGGACGAGGAAAAGGGCAAAAAGAAGGAGAAGGAGAAAGGCAAAAAGGACAAGAAGGAAGAGAAGGGTGAGAAGAAAGAGAAGGGCAAAAAGGACGAGAAAGAGGAGAAGGGCGAGGAGAAAGACGAGAAAGAGGAGAAGGAAGAGAAGAAGTCCGAGGCCGAACTCGTTCTGGAGAAGATGCTGAAAGCACGCGCCGCCAAGCGGCGTGAGCTTGTCCGCCTAGCTATCGAGGGAGAGAAGGAATCCCACGAGGAGGCGGAGCACGAGGTTACTGAGGAAATGGAGGAAGGCATTGAAGGTCTCGAGGGTCTGATGGAGGAACTCGAGGGGATTGAGGAGAAGGAATCTGCCGCTCAGTATGCCGACGAGCCTGCCGCACAGTACGCTGAGGAAGAGGACCCTCTAGTGGCCGAACTCTTGTCCGAGCTGGACAAGGAAGAGGTGCCGGAGGAAGAAACCGACAACATGACTACCATGGCCGGGCGCCGTGCCTGGCGCGAGAAGGTGGCCGCCGAAGTCGGTTCGAAGTACCAGCTGAAGTTGGATTCCGCGACCGACATGGACACCGACATGGTACCCAAGGCGCATCCGCAGGGTGGGCACACTCTCGAGGGACTCGACACTAAACCCTCTGACGAGGGTGCCAAATTCGAGGGCATCGATGAGGTCAAGGCCAAGATTATGAAGCAGGTTGAGAGCTTGCCGCCTGTCCGCGAGGCCGTCGCCAAGGTGGGCGATCTGCTCAAGTCCGGCAAACTCACGGTGGCCGACCTGTCTAACAACGCCAAGCTGAAAGCGTTGGCGGTCGACCCCGAGGCCGCCAAGTACTGGAAACAGTATTTTGGCGAGGGCGACCAAGATAGCAAGCAGTTTGGCGCTGACATGTCCAAGGAGTTCGCCCAGAAGAAGGCGGCCGCTGAGGCTGAGTCCTACAAGTTGAAACTCCGCAGGGCGGTCGATCTGGCGCTCGACATGCAGGACAAGGGTCTTGTTAGCTCAGGCCGCGAGGCCATGAACAAGCAGGTCGACGACATCATGAAATTCGACGACCAGGCATTCGAGGCCTTTAAGCGCGCAATGTCCCGCACCACCAATGTCGCGAAGGCCGCCGGGAAAGCTGAACCGGCCCTCCAGGTTGGCATCAGAGAGGAGGCGGAAACTACCAACCTCTCCGACCAGCTAGGACGTCTTTGGGCACCAAAGAAGCGATAGGACCTTGGCGCCTGGAGCCAACAACTCCAGGCGCCTTTTCCTTAAACAGGATCCAACATGCCGGAAAAGGGAAAGTCGCTCCGCGAGGAGCTCGAGGCGGAGTTTGCCGACCTCAGGGAGTTGGGTGTGACGGAGGAGGAGCTGGAAGCCCTGTATGAGCAGTGCGGGCTGAAGCCGCGGCGCGTCTTGGTGCTGAACACCGGGCGCGCCCAGGCGCACCCGAAGTAGGAGACACCATGAGCGGATTACGCATTTCCGACGAGATAGCCGCCGCGATGGCGGAGCGGTTGGGTCTCTTCAGGAAAGCGACCTCTGCGGTCGAAGGCTTCAAAGCCCAACTCGCAGCGGCCAACACCTGTGAGCAGCTGACCCAACTGCGTGCTTTCTGGCTGGATGGAAGAGGCGCCAGTCAGTTGAACGCGGAGGGTGGCGATGTCGCCTACGGACAAGCCATGCGCGCGTTCCTAGAGAAGAAGAAAGCCCAAGGATGCCCCTAGGAGGATACGGGAGATGACAACTCTCAAGACATATCATGCCGACGAGATCGCCTCAGCCATGAGCGCGCAGCTTGGGAACGAGGAGTTTGTTGGCCTCTATAGGAAAGCTGAAGCCACCTGGTGGCAGAAGGGTCCGTCTTCGCAGACCTTTAAGGCCGAGATGGACGCAGCCAAGACACCCGCCGAGGCGGTCGCGATCCACAACAAGTGGCTGGCGTCCGGCTCGGAGGGCGCAACTAAGCTGGGCAAGGAGCACGATGACTTCTCTCCGCTGGTTGATTATTCCGAGGAGCGGCGCATGCAGCTCGGCGGCCAGAAAGCTGAGGACGCCGCGCAGGAGGCCGACAAGGGCTGTCCTAAGCATCCCGAGGCGCAGGACGGATGTCCCGAATGCGCGGACGCTGCCGACGGAGTCGGCCTGGCAGTAGCTATCGACTTCGCCATCAGGCACATCGTGAAGGTTGCTGATGCGCTGGACAAAGTAGGGTATGTAGGCGTAGCTGGTGCACTGGACGAGACTCTCCAAAAGTTGGCGGCGTCCCGACCAATTGTATCCGAGGCAGCGCGCAGCTACAAAGAATGGGTATCCTTCCTCCGCAAGAAGAGTCCGAAGGCTGCCGAGAAGTTCAGCAAGACCTACAAGAGCGCCCTGAAGGACAAAAAGAAAGAACTCGGGGCTGAGAAGGCCGAAGAATATGCCATGAAGACTGCCCTCGACGGCGTGCCTAAGAGCTACCTCAAGGAACCGACTCCCAAGCACGGCAAGGGCAAAAGTGGTCCGCTGACGGCAAAACGTTCAAAATGATACATAGACTGGAGACCGGGCATGTTGAGATTGGTCCAAATTGGCAACGCGCTTCCTTTATCATATCCGGTTGATTCTACTTCTGTTTTTGAACCAGGGATGATTGCGCAGTTAAAGCTTGCTGGCCAGGATATTGTGGCCGGCTTGTCCGACGGGACGGCGCCGCTGGGGATCATCGACGATGTCAGATCGACGGCGTTCACGCGCCCGTCTATCGACGAGACTGTGGTCATCAAGTGTACGGGCATCCTAGATGCGTACGGACGCTACATCAGCACGGCGGACGCAAAACAGGAGCTGCTCAACCCTAATGTGGTACCGGCAAGCTTCGTGGCCGACTATGAGAACCTGGTCCTGAATCCGGTCAACGGCATCCTGATGGCTCCGGCTGGAAGCGTGCTCAATTTCGACCTAGACGGGGACGGGAAGCCGGACAGTATCAGGACGGTCGTTAACTATGTGTACACAATTCCCGACCTGCCGGGCGAGGACACCACGGTCGGTAGCAACAGGATGACGATCTGGTTTACTCGCGGCGTGTACATTACGGACAAGTTCGACACGACGCAGAAGTATCCGCTCAATGCGGCCTTGTTTGTGAACGAAGAGGGGCTGCTGACTACAAAACAGGCGACGCCAAACCACCCCGCCGTGGCAATGATAAGTGGCCCACCCAGTGCGATGTTAAATAATCTTGAACTGCTATGGCTTTGATATTATTAATGAAAAAATATAAAACAGACTATCAGGAATGGATAAAAGCTGATGTCGAACAATTGAAACAGAAATATGTTTGTGCCAAAGCGCGACCCCGGTTGTGCCAAGTATAAGACGGATAACGGCATCTGCCTATGCGTAGATTGTCATAACAGCATTAAAGGGCGCGAACACGAGATGCGAGACAGATATCTCGCCATTGTTGCCTCCAAGGAGAGTCTATAATGCCTTTTGCACCCGAAGACAAGCGCGCGTGGCTTGACAGCGAGGTGATGGCCGAGCTAGAGAAGATTGCTAAGGAGACCGATCTCCTCGGTGGGCCTCCGAAGGAGGCTTTTGAGCCCATTGAGGAGAAGACTGCCGCCCAGTCCTCATGGGAGGACGAGGATGTGCCGGAGGCTCCGGCGGATCCGGACGCTGGCCGGCGCGCGGCGTTGGCGTCACACGGTGCGCGGCTCGCGAAGACACTGGAAAGGATGGCGCAGGATCTCGCCGAGGCTGGCCGTCCGAAAGCGGCCTATCGCCTGGAGCGGGCGCTTGCCGCCCTAAAGGATATCGCCGAAAAGGGAGGAGAGTGAGATGCGCCACATCAAACCGAGCGAGAGCACGGTGATGCAGGAGTTCGAACGTATCGCCGCTGAGAAGGGATGGATCGTACAGGTTGCCGCAAAGCCGGGCGAGTTTTTTATCGAGCAGACCAAGTCGGTAATGCCGCAGAGCAATACGCCTCCGGCCCCGGAGGACAAGCTGCTCGAAACCTGGTCCCGGCTATCCGACAAGGACAAGAATGCTCTCGTCATCGGTTGGGATGGAATGCTCCAGGCCCAGCTGCTCGACCAGTTGAAGCAGCCGGGTATACAGCGGAAGCTTCTGGAGAAGGCTAGCCAGCCTGCGGCCCCCGCTTCCGCGCCAGCCACGTCAGCCGCACCGGCCGCCGCGCAGTCTGAGAAACCCGCGAAGCGTAAATGGACGCGCGATGACCTGGTGAAGGATGTCCAGTCCGTGCTCGCAATCCACTTCAAGGACCCTTCGAAAGTCGGCAAACGAGGGCCGGATGGATTCTGGGGACCGGCGACCGCCAAGGCCTGGAACGAGTGGATCGCCCAGACGGGCAACGACGCCGTCGCCAAGGCGGATCCGCGTGGGATGAAGCCGCCTCCCGACAAGGACATGTACTGGGTTGCGTACACCTATGGATCAACAATCAAGCCGAAAACCAAATCCCCGGCACCCGCCGGAGGTGGTCTGATCAACCCGTTCGAGGGTGACAAGGTGACGCCGGACCTCATCAATCCATGGGCGAAGGAGAGTTCGACAATGGCCAAGAACATCAGGACAGCGCAGGATCCGGTTCCGGAGCATGTTCCAACTGGACTCGTGAAAAAGCCACATGAGATGCCGATAGGTGCGGAATCGCCGACAACGATACAGGACATCGATAAAATGTTGGCTGGAACAAAGGAACCGACTCCAAACTATGGAGAACAGCTTGTGTGGCAGATTCAGGAGGCGGTTCTGAGTTTAGTGCCGGGAGCACGCAGCCGCATGGTTGGCGCCAAGGCACCGGGCGGAGTGGATGGCATTTGGGGCCCGAAAACAGTCGGGGCCCTTAGCGAAGCTGCGCTTGTGTTCGATCTTCCAGAGACAACGCGCATCCTCAATTCCAGCAGAGACAGACGTCCTGGAACACAGGCGCTCCAGACGATTTTGTCGGAGCTTCTTCAGGCGGCAGAAAAAGGACAAGGAAAAGAAATGTCAACATTCCCAGCCAGTCCAGAACATGTCCCCGCTGGCCTGGTCAAAGAGCCGCACATGACCAGATCTTGGCAAAATCATAGAGAACCAGAGTTTATGCGAAAATCATCTATCGATACAATCAATGAGCTGGTGGCATTAGCTAACGATCTCGATGAGATGGGCGAGGTCAAGGTCGCCGAGGCCGTCGACGAGCAGCTTCACCTGTACAAGACCGCCTTCGACAAGCTCTATGACATCACGGGCGAGACCGGCGAGCAACTAGTCGGCCAGGCCCATCCGGGCGGAGGTCCGACCATGGCACCCGCCAAGGACGAGGGTGGCAAAGTTGAGACCGTCGTGGAAGAGCAGCAGAAGGATCTGAAGGTGGTCAAGACCCAGCCTACCGGCAAGCAGGCCGCCTTTGTGGCACGCCAGCTCGTCGCGTTGGCCAACCGGCTGGATGCCGAGGGGAAAACGGAGGCCGCCCTGCTTGTCGACAAAACGCTCGCCGAGCTTCGGGAGGGCTCCGCCCGCCCTTTCGTCGTTAACGGTCTCCGCAAAGAGGCTCTATTTCCTGTGCTTCCTGCCCTCGTGATGGGTCTTGGTATCGGTTTGACGGCGCTTGTCCAACTGATGTCATCCCGCCAGGAAAACCTGGATGAGGATCTTGGCGATTATTTGGCGGTGTTGGATAAACTCGCACAAGACGATGCGAAATGGCAGCCCTATGCAAGCGGCCTACGAACTACTTTGGAACCGTACCGCAAGATGTTCAAACAGCCGCCGCCCGAGGATGCAAAGGCTCGACAGGCACACAAGACCAAACTCTTGGAATTTGGCGACACCATTCTGCCACAGATGGAACAAATGACCAATTCCATTCCCAAAAGTTGGTGGACCGTCGGTTTCGGGAAAGATTTCCGCATCAGGGACAAACTCGACGATGTGAAGACATCCTACAACGAAATCCTTACCATCCTGAATAGGGCGGATGAATTGGCGGCTTCAAATAAGATCCCGGCCGACAAGACGCCATCCCCTGAAGCCGCCAAGGAGGAGCGGCCATACGAGAAGCAATTGCGGAAAACCCTGCGGGCATCCTATACTAAGTTTAAAGGCACGGTCGACCAATTGCTGAATGGGTTGGTCAAAGCGCTCCAGGATCCGGCCAAGGAAATCGAAGCCAACCAAATGCTTAAAGGCAAACTCAACGAGACGATAGATTGGTTGAAGACCCTGCGCCAGCAAAAGGAGCCCACAACCCTCACTGAGAGGAATACCCTCAACAACTACAACAATATCCTGTGGAATGACTATCTCGGACCTCTTCGCCGCAATCCAAAATTAGCCGACGTGTTCGCTTCGGTCAAGGATGGACATCTGGTGAGAGAAGCAGCTCCTCCAAAACCGGCTGCGCCGGGAATTCCAGGTGCGCCTGTCGGTCCATTGAACCAGCCTACGGCAAAAACCGGTCCAGCTAAGCCTAAGCCTGGCGTTCGGCGCCCGGCCAAAAAACCGCGTCTTGAATTACAACAGCTACAGCAGCTGATGCTGACGCTCAACCTGCCGCTCGGCACACGCAAGGCCGACGGTGTGTGGGGACCATACACAGCCAAGGCCTGGAATAGGCTCAACCACATGGTCGGTGGACGCCTCGGAGCCGCGCCCTCGGAGAAAACCGAGGGGCCCACGGCCGCCCAGATCGACGTCGCCACACGCGTGGCAAACGTGTTGACACGCCGCCAGGCGATTGTGGAGATCGCCCCCGGCATCTCTCTGCCGACAGGTGCTTTCGCCAATGTCCAGGTTTTCATGCGGGCCTTGGCCACGAGGCGTGCGGCGGGGATCGACACAAGCGGGAACCTCGATACGGCCGCCAATCGCAAGCGCGCGTTGGAACTGCTTCGCGGATTCGCCGGACGCATGGAGGACGAAGATATCCAGCTCAATCTCGCCGCCAAGCTCGGCACGCAGGAGGCCCAACGTCTGCCGCAGCAGATAAACACTCTGCTCGACGCGCTTGGCGCCGCCGAGACCGGCATTCCGTCGTACCGCAGGCCGGAAGGCGAACGTCGCCCCGGATACGGCGAAAACCAGCCATATGGTCGCGGCGAGGGTAGCGCGAGTCCCTTCGGCACTTTGGAAGGCGGACGTCGCGGTCGCGGCGAGGGCGGCGAGATGGGCGGCTACGGAGAGGGACGTATGTCGCTGGAGAGCCGGGTCTACAACATCCCGGACGTCTCCGGTTTCGTGAATGATCCGATGCAGTTCGCGATCTGGGCCCAGCGGTACTGGCTGAGCCGGACCCGTGAGGAGGGCGAGCCCTACGCCATCGCCTACAAGGTGGTCAAGGCGCTGCGCGGCGACATCGCCAATCTCCAGAACGCGCTGATGCGGCAACCGGTGCGCAACCGCGACGAGCTCCAGACCACCCTACAGCAGCGGCACGAGGCGTTGATGGACGTGTACACCTCCCTGCCGAAGGGGCGATAGTCATGGACAAGCGGGCTTTCGATTTCAGCGAACTCGCTCAGAACGCGGCCCGCAGCGTCTGGTCGCAGATCGGCGACCTGAAGCAGATCCGTGAGAGGCCGTTTGAACTGTTGTTTAAGTACATAACGCCCGGCCTACTCATGCTACGCGGCAAGTGGATCCTCGCCGCCCTATTTGGGGTGGCTGACGATGTGCTGAACATCGGACCAGCCCGCATCGGCGCGTGGCTCGACAAGATGATCGGCAAGGGTCCTGGAAGCGGCAACACCGACGCTGTGAACGAGACGGATCTCATGAGCGCATCCAAACGGGTCATTGACGGCATCACGGGTGCCCTTTTCACCAAATCGTCAGCTTTCCGACGCGAGGTCGAAAGGCGAGGTGTTGTCGATGCTCGCGCTTTCGTGGTGGCCTGGGCGCATGGCCCCGACGGGACGATCGAGAAAAATGCGGCCTCCCTGTCATCGAAGGTGAGGTCCTGGCTGGCGATGAGCCCCTATAAGTCGGGCGGTTTTTTCAGCGGTATGCTCTTCTCATTCTTGAAGGCTTTCCTGGTCGGGTTGGGCATCCATAGCGGGCTCAGCATGCTGTTTGGCGGCGGTGGGGGAGAGGTTGCCATGCGGCCATCGGCCACGCCAGGCGCCCCGGGCGGTTCGGGAACCGCAGCCTCCGGCATGAGGCTCTACGTAAACGCCGCTGGCAATGTCGAGCGGTCGCTGATCATGGCGCTTGACGGCCTCATCAGGGACAAGGAAGGCAGGCCGTTCTCGGTCCTGTTCGCCGATTTGAAGGGCTATCCACTGGAGGGCTCCCCCGAAATGGACCGCGTGCTCGGCGAGGTCCGGGCGGCCCATGGGGGAGCCTCGATCTACGAGATCAGCGGCTACAAGACCTTCGCGGCGCCGCCTCCGGCGGGGATCGCCAGGATACTGCTGCCGCAGGCGACATACACCAAACAAACCGCTCCTCCGTCGGCGGCATCCAAACCCGACGCCGAACGGGAACTCGAGGGTATTCTCGGAGGGAAACAATGACAAGGGAATGGAACGGCAGCCTGGTGATGGAGGAATTCGCCAAAATCGCCGCCAAGAGCGGTCTCATCACTACCGATTTCGACAAGCCGATCGTCGGGAACTCGAACAAGTCCCCCGTCGGTCCCTTCAGGAACAATCCCAGTGTAAGCGGGAAAACGGACACCTTGTCAGTCGATTCCAATTCCAAGGACTACGGCGTCACGAAAGAGACGGGCGAGGAATTGGTCGATGAGGCGCATCCGGAAGATCCCCGAATCGCAGAGTCGATGGGTAGAGGCTGGGAGGTAGAAAATATCGTCCAGCAACAAGAGCAGGATATCGGGGTCGCCACGCGGATGCCCTCCGGCGCACTCTACGGCAAACATGCCGAGCTGGTGGGCGCACTGGTCCGGCTGGCAGACAAGCTCGACGAGGAAGGGCGCAAAGAGGCGGCCAAGAGGATTGACCGAGCCATCGGGAGGATCTCGAGGCTCCCTTTTAATGGAGGCCTCCGTAAGGAGGCCATCGGTTTCCTGGCGGGACTACTCGGACCCCTGAAAACCCTCTTGTGGGGTGGAGCTGCCCTTTGGGGCGGCGCTACCTTTGGCCCGGCTCTGTTGGCGAAACTCACCAGTTCGCGCGAGAACCTGGCCACAGACATCGGGGACGTCCTTGAAGTGGCAGGCAGCGTTCGCGAGGATGATCCATCCCTGTCGACCGTCGAGGGTCGACTGCGCACCCTGCTGTCGCCCTTTGCGGTACAGTTCCGCAAGCCGATGCCGACGCCCGGAGACGAGACAGGATTGCGTGAATACCTCGGGCTCCTCGAGGAATTTGGAACGCGCGTCCTGACGGACGCAAGGGCGCTTGTGACAGCCATGACGGCCGTGCGGGGTGGATGGTGGGAGGGAATTGGGTTCGGTCCCAAATCACGGCTGATCGAGAAAATGAAGGATATGGAAGAAACGTTCCAGGGCACTATGATGGCTGTCCGAGCGGCCGCCAAGGTGGGCGAGAAGTTGCCCGAGGCCGCCAAGGCTGAAGTTCCGTCCGGAGGCAATATCGCTGAAATCCAGGCGCTGCTCGCCGAACGCGGGCTGAAGATTTCGCAGAGCGGCAAGCTGGACGACGCTACTGTGGACGCGCTCAAGCAGCTAGAGCTGCGGATCGACGTCGACCTGCGCCGCGACCCGAGGATGGCCGAGATCCTCGAACGGCGTGGATGGAGCGTAGCGGGATCGCTGCTGCGTCCCGACGGCAAGACGGTCGACGTGGACACGGTGCGCCGCTTACTTGCGCTGGCGGACAGAGCCGCAGGCAAGTAGCCGTAACAACTGGATATTTTCCGGAAACATGTCTGAAGACCTTAAATGATTGAGATTTTTCCGGAAAAACCTATCAATAATTTCGCATAGTATCGAGAAGACCCCTTAAGAGGGGTTTGCGGAACAAAGACGACATCCCACGGGCGCAAAGCGTTCGTGGTTGAGGAGATGAACCAATGGCTCTCAGGATTCTTCAGCCGGGCATCCAGCCGCTCGGACAGTTCGATTTCGCAGACGGTTACCTGCTTAGCGTTAAGGGCGGCGAGGTTTGTACCCTTGTGGCTCTGTCGCGCACAAACACCGCTTCCGAAAAGGCGGCTGCGGACGCGCTCGATGGCTACACCAACTACTCTCAAAACATGCGCGCTGGCCTGACCCTTAACATCGCAGTCAACACGGCCCGCCCGCTGTGGCTGACTGATGACGGCACCGGCGCCTCTGGCATCATCCAGGGGTACGGCACGCTGTTCGGCCAGGTGATCGGCACCCCTGTCGGTCTTACGACCTCGGGAACCAACCTCGGTCCCCACACCGCCCTTGCCTCTGGCAAAGTGACCGCGTGGGACAAGCCGGGCCTCTACGCTGTGACGCTCGACGCTGTCGACACTGACGCGACGAACGGCCTTCAGCCAAGCAACGTGGCCATGGTGCCGCAGAAGGCGATCTACCCGACGATCCTCGGTGTTCTGACCCCGACGGCCGGACGTTCGGTCGGCGCTGCTGGCCCCACGGTCGCCCGTTTCGTGGAGTTTGAATCCACCGCCCGCTCTCTCGTCCGCACGCCTGCCTCGCTCGTGGGCGCGACTCCGGTCTGGGAGCACGCCGTGATTTCGTACTTTGTCGAGTAGTTGATCGTCACGAGTCGTGAAAGAACTGGTCCGATCCGGGGGTGACTCTGGATCGGATCCCAAGTAAGAGAAAGGAGCGAAAGACCATTCCACAGGAGGACAAAGAGTTATGTCTCTTTTTAACACCCATGGCGAGATGAACGCCAGCGGCGTCAAGGATGCCCTTGCCCAGATCGTGAAGTATGCCACGATCCTTGAGAACATGGAGCCCGCCAACACCGGGCTCGCCCAGCAGCCCTCGTTCAACGACGAGCAGCGCGACGAACTGATCAAGCGCGCCCTTCTGACCCAGGAAGGCAAGATTGCCCTCGGTCAGGCGATGGCCAACCCAATCCGGCGTAACCTCGACTACCAGGGAGTCGGCCGCCGGGTTCTGGTGATCGACCCGCTGCCCCAGGGCGCCCTGCCCGTGTACGACCGCGATATCGACGTCGCAGCCGTGGTCGTAGCCTCGAACGGCTCGGCTCCCGAGAGCCGCGTGTTCGGTGACCGCGTGACCGTGCCGGAGTTCGAGGTCGTCTCGAATCCGACCGTGCGCATTGCCGAAGTGCGTAGACGCCGTTTCAACGTGATTGACCGTGCCCAGCAGAAAGCCCGCCAAGAGATCCAGGCCCAGGAAGACGCGAACATTTTCGCAGCCCTGGACTACGCGGCCGACGCAACCCTCGGCGGCGAAAACACTGCCCAGGACATCGCGGACGCTGGTCTGCTCAAGCGCGACTTGTCCGAGATCAAGGTCCAGGTGGACCGCTGGGACCTGGTCACGACCAAGTTCCTTATGAACATCCTTGAGTTCAACGACATTCTGAACTGGGGTTCGGGCGGTGGTCAGGCTGCGGGCACTGGTGGCGAGGTGGACCCAGTGACGATGCGTGAAATCCTCCAGACCGGTCTTTACGCGCATATCTGGGGCGCCGACATCATCGTCTCCAAGATCGTGCCGCCAGGCACGGTGTTCGGGACTGCGGATCCGGAGTTCGTTGGTGTCATGCCTATCAGGCAGGACATTGAGGTACTACCTGCTGACGAACCTAAGCAGCTAAAGCTCGGCTGGGTGGTCAATGAAATCATCGGCATCGGCATCGTGAACCCCCGTGGTGTCGCCGTTGGTCGCAAATCAGTGGCCGTCGGCTAACGCCAACCGGCAACTAACTGAATCGTGAATGAAAAAATCGGGCTGCTTCGGCAGCCCGATTTTTTTGTGCCTGTTCTTTTCTCTTGACAAGGCTTAGCAAGATAAATAAACTGAAGATAGAACAACTTTTCAAGTGATAGTGTCAGGAGAAAATGAGAACGAGGGAAAAAATCGATGACGCCATTCTGGCGGAGGACATCAGGAGCCTCTCGGAAAAGATCGGCAGAGTGCCGAGGCAGGAAGATTACAAGAAGGACGGAACCTTCGGCTTGAACACTCTGCTGCTCCGGAAGTCTTGGAACCAATGGCTGACGGAGATTTTTGGTCAGATCAATGAGGTTCGCAAAACCAAGCGAGAGAGGGCAACTGCTCTGGAGGTTTTGCTGGATATCAAATGCGTGTGTGACAAGTTGGGCAAACCTCCAACGCAGGCGGAGTACAAAGTGGCAGGCAAACACCCTTTGGGAACCATACTGCGGCACCGGAAATGGAACGATTGGTTGAAATTGGCCACTGGTTCCGTGAACTACAACCGCACGGAGGACAGCAAAACCAGGAGGATAGGCGACCAGGATCTTGCCGATGATGTGCGGCGGGTGGCGACGGAACTGGGGCACGCCCCGACTCGGAGCGAATACAACGAGCATGGTCGCCATTCCTCCGACACCATTGTGGTTAGGATGCCTTGGATGGAATTCATCCAGAAGGTTTGTGGGCTTGAGCCATCAAAAATTGCGTCCGTCAACAGGTCGAAGGCGACCAACGAGGAACTGCTGGCCCAGTTGAAAAGATTGGCGACGACTTTAGATCGAACGCCCCTGAAGGAAGATCTGGGTGGTCAAAACGGATTCTGCTACACCGCATATGTTCGTGCCTTTGGCACTTTCGGCAATGCCCTTGTTGCCGCTGGATTGATCAATCCCCTGAACCGCTATTGTGTTCCTCGCGAGGAACTGGTTGTCGAACTGAAGCGGGTGTATGGTCTGCTCGGCCACACGCCGTCCGAAACGGAGTTCCTGGAAAACAGCCCCATACGCAGCAATGGTTCGATATATTCCGAGTTCGGCTCCTGGACAAAGGCGTTCCTTGCTGCAGGTATTCCAGTTATAAAGGCCAGAAATATCTCCGTGGACGACATCAAGATCGCCTTGCAGAAATGGCATACTGCCAACAATGGCGACGATTCCTGCCTCGAATACTGGAAAATAAGAAAAGCAAAGAAAAACAAACAGTTTCCATATTCGCCAAACTCCGTCAGCGCGAAGTTCCATCCACTATCCTGGGAAGAGATTATGCGCGAATGCGGATTCCCAAACTATGTAACCAAGGATCGTTATGTTACAGGGCGTAAACGCGGCGACCACACCGGAGCCGACGGCAACGAGTACCTATCCTCCCTGGAGAAGGAGATTGGCGATTTCCTGTTCGAATTGAAGGGCTCGGGAAATATCCTGGACTACGAATATGAGGCCAAAATATGCCCCGACAAGAACTGGACATGCGACTTCAAGGTGACGATGCGCGATGGCAGGGCTGTCTGGCTGGAGGCCGACGGCCTCCGCAACAACCGCAACCGACCCTACTCCTCGGGCAACAACGAAAAGATCGCATTCTATGGCAACAACGGAATGGATTGTCGCATAGTGTCGTATTCCTCTCCCAATATCCGATGGGCGGTGGCCGACAGCCTAGCCTTGCCATTGCCGGTCCCCACCAATCCGCGAAAGGAAAACTTATGAAACGGTTCGACCGCGAGACATTGGCGCAGAGGCTGAGATCCTTTTCGGAAAAGTTGGGTTCATCGCATATCTCGAAATCGATGGTGGACTCGGCACTCGACATGCCGGCATCGGCCACTTTCGCCAGGTGCTTCGGGTCATGGGGCAACGCCTTGGAATTCTCCGGTCTCCAGAGGGGGACAATCACCGGTAGGCCCCAGGATCCTCCAATCGAATTGACTCCGGAAGCCATGGATATCATCGAGGGGGAACTTCTCGGCGACGGGAGCCTGGATTCCAGCCCGACCGTGAACGCCTGTTTTGCGCATTCGACCGCAAACTTCGCGTATTCCAAATTCCTGTATGAATCTCTTGGGAAATGCCATGTTCCGGTCAGGAAGCCGGAGTTGCTGAAGGCGCGCGGAGGGAAGCCACAGGCAAGGGTGCGCAGCCCGTCAAATGCGGCATTCGGCAGACTTAGGCGGCTGTGGTATCCAGACGGGACCAAGATCCTGCCGCAGGGATTTTTTCTCAACAGGACAAGATGCCTGTTCTGGTACCTGGGCGATGGCTATGTGGAAACCGGAACAATCAAGTTCTCGACCTGCGGCTTCACAAGGTGCGAAGTGGAGCGTTTGGCGGAATTGCTGACCGGTTCCGGCTTCAAGTCCGCCAGGAACAACCGCAGCGGGGGCTACCATGTCATCCGCATGTCCAAGATGGCTGCCCCCGGGTTCCTGGAATGGATAGGGCCATGCCCAGCGGCGGGCTACGAGCACAAATGGAACCTGAAAGGGAAAATCCATTGATCACCGACTACATCAACAAACACACAGTCATGGGAATGCTTTCGGCGAACTATGTCCCGTTCGGAGATTGGAGCGGCTTCTACAGGAACAAGACCCGGACGAAAGTCACGGTTTTCGATCCCGGCTTCGATGGCGATTTCAAGGAGACGGCGTTCCACTATGTTCCCGACAGGATGGGAAAAGGATACAGCTCCACTCTACTAGTGTCCCGCTTCGACTCCGCCTTCTTTGCCCTGGCGGGGGCAGAACACAAGGAGATCCGCGAAACCAGGAACAAATGGGACAGGCTGGTGTCCGTCCGCGAGGAGCCTTCGTCCGTGGGGGAGGTTGTTGCCCTTGTGGACAAGTGGGACATCCTGTCCGGCAGCAAGTATGGATTCAACCGGCACAGTGGATACGACAGGAACTTTTTCCGGCGATATTGGGAAACGGAACGGAGCAACCTATACTCGTTGTTCTTCTACCACGGCGATGCGCTTGTCGGCTACAGTGTGGTGTCCAAACTGCAGGATGACAATTGCTTCAGGTATGTAATCAGGAAAATGGACATAGGTGCGGGCAGGAATATATGCCTGTACATCGACTACAAGACCTTCGAAAGCATCTGGAGGGATCGCAAGGGGTGTTTTTACGTAAACTGGGGCGCAAGTTCGGGCAAGGTTTTGAAATACAAGGAGAAATTCCCAACCTTCAAGGAGTGTAGGGTCTGGTTCCACAAAAAGGGGGGCAAATGATCAGCACGACGCCATACGACAGCTCTACACACGCCAATCCTTGGCTTATGGAGACGAACAATTCCTATGCCATCCTTGGTCCAGAAGGTGTTCCATTGACAGCTTCCTACATCTGGTCGAAAAGCGGGCAGGACAGGGAGGATCTTGTCAATTGGGTTTTCCGGCATTACAGGGACACAGGCTTTGTCAAAAGCGGGGAATCCGGAAATCTCATGGATGACTTTGCTAAACTGAGGATGAAGGATCCGAATGATGTCCTCAACGCCGACGGGGAGATCAAGAACAGTTCCCCGCTTTGTAACAATGTCTGTAGACATTTCGTGTGGGAGAAGTATCATTCTGCCAAGGGCGGGAGCAAAAGCAGGTCCGTCATCGATGTGTTCAACGATGACCAGACATTCCTCAATGTTCTGAAGAACAGGATGGGCTATTGTGTGTCGATGGAGGACGGGGAGGAGCGACCATATGTGTTCACCATCACTGATTCGATGGTCCTACAGGGCATCCGGTCCACCGGGTATGGGTACAACGTCAGCCTGTTCAAGCCGCTAGTCGGCAAGTATCTGTACGGGAAATACGCCAAAAACAAGGTTTTCGACTACTCGGCTGGCTGGGGCGCAAGATGCCTAGCCGCGATGAGCCTTGGGATAGAGTACTATGGCGTGGATCCATTGACCTCCAAGGAAATCAATGGGATGATAGCCTTCTTTGGTGGAAGGGGGTTTGTGGTCGATGGCTGCTCGGAAGACCGCAATGCATATGCCGGAATACCTAAGGTAGATTGCGTGATGTCGAGTCCGCCATATTTCGACCTGGAGAGCTACAGCAATGACGCAAGACAAAGCGTGAACAAGTTCGGGAGATACGAGGATTGGGTGAGCTCGTATTGGGGCGGAACTGTTGTGAATTGCCTTGGCATATTGGAGAAAGGCGGATATTTCATCATGGTTGTCAAAGATTATGTGGAGAAGCGCCATCTTTCCGAGGACATGGGGGCTGTTTGTAGGAAGGGTGGGCTAGTGCTAGAGGAGACGATCCATTACAGGACATCGACCAGCCACCTGTCGGGCAAAAGGATGACAAGCAGGACATCCAAAAATGATGAGACAGTGTTCGTATTCTATAGAAAATGATTGTGGGTCTTTTAAAAATCCTTCCAAGGGCAACGGAAAATGGTGGCCTTGGTGCCATTATTGGATTGCGACCGTCACTTTCTCCAATGGATCAGCTCCTGCCCCGTCGATAATCGCGGGCAAGTAGAGTCCTGCCTCTGATTTTCCGCTTTATCCAAACTATCAATAATCCATAATTTTTGTCGGACACCAGCCGATGCGCCAATATGGCCGCAAGGGCGTGGCGGTCGGCCAATCCAGACTGACCGGCAAGATGGGAAACTGAGCTAGACACTAGGCGGACCGCTCGTGAGGGCGGTCCGCTTTTTTGATGATCCTGTCTAGCAGCGTCGCTGATAGCGGAAAGATGTCGCGAATCTATCAATTTTCCAGCATTGAAAAGGAACCTTCCGAGGGAGGCATACATGAGTCGCTACAACTATTTCGGTACCATCCTGATCGACGGTTACGCGTTCCCGGAGATTCCGCAGGCCGTTTTCGATTTCAATTCTCAAGGGTTCAAATTCCTGAACCGCGGCGCGTATCCCATCGAGTATAGTTTTGATGGAACTCATCTTCATGGTGATCTGAATCCAGCCGATGCCTCCAAGGAAATGTCGTTCGATGGGCGTTGTGAGTGTAAGGTGTTTTTCCGAGCCAAAGATGGTTACGGCATTTGTAGGGTGGAAGCCTGGAGATAGACGATGGCCAGTGGAGTCTACGCCATAACGAACACTGTGAGCCTGAAAAGGTACATAGGTAGTTCGGACAATATAGATCAGCGATGGCGCCAACACAGACGAAAGTTGCGGAAAAATGGGCATTCTAAACCCCATCTTCAGGCTGCCTGGAACAAATACGGCGAACGGACCTTCAGGTTTGAAGTTTTGTGCTTGACTGATCAACCTTGCCAAGTAGAGCAGGCATTTTTGACAGTCTGGAAACCCGAATACAATATTTCGGTGGGCGCCGATGCGTGGGCGAACCTTTACTGTGGAGCATCGGGCCAAATTGGGGCATCTCGCAGGGGATGTGTCCATTCCATAGAAGCCAAAGTAAAGATGTCGGCTTCTCACAAAGGAAAAAACTTGTCTGCCGAAACGCGTGCCAAGATTTCTTCGGCAAACAAAGGAAAAGTTCGTTCAGAAGAACAGCGTGCGAACATAAGCAAATCCAAAAAAGGTAAGCCTTCACTTTTCAAGGGCCAAACCCTTTTTGACGAGACGCGTGCCAAAATTTCGGCAGACAAGATAGGCAAGCCTGGTCATCCGCACACGGAAGAACATCGCGCCTCCATGTACAGGGACAACAATTCATCCAAACGTGCCGATGTCCACGCCAAGATCAACACAGCACAGAAGGCTGCTTGGGCTCGTCGTAAAGCGGCACAAGGGAATGCGAATACTCTGGAGACGAAAACATGATCCGTCGTGCCGACGGCTTGACCGTCTATTCCGGTTCGCATGTCGGCTCGCGCGGTTCGCTGGCTTCTATACGGCACACTGGCCCTGAGGACTTCTCGGAGGGCGTTCCCGAGGAGGAACGGGAGTGGGAGGGCGGTGTCCGGGCGGCCATGCTTACCAGAGAGGCCTCGTTCGGTGCGCGGTGGCACGGTGATTGGGAATCGTGGGACGAGCCCGATGGTCAGGAAATTGCCCTGACAGCCAGGCTTTGGGGGACAATATACAGGCGTCCAGAGCCGGTGGAGCCACCATTCGGAAGGAGATGAAAGATGAAGATCCTGGACACCAGGAAAGTGAAAGAGCAGCGCAAGATCGAAGCCAAGTCCGAGAATGAGCTACGCGAATTCAAGGAATGGCTTAACAGTGCCACGCCCCTCGATGCCGAGGACATCAAGAACCTCGGGAACCTGTGGAATGGCCATTCTACCTACAATCTGGATGAGATCAAGGCAATGGCGGACTCCCTCCGCAAACAGACAGGCATCGCCTAGGAAGAGACAGATGAAGATCCTCAACACAAAACACGGGGCGGCAACCATTCGACCGCCCCTCCGGAAAGACATCCGGGAACTCGAGGCCACGACCGGCTGGAGACTCGTTCCCGACAACATGCTCATGTCCGAAATCATGTTTACCGCCATGCTCGACCTGGAGTGCGAGAATGACATGGATTTCTTTGCCTGCGTGGATGGACTGTACACCAAGGAAGGACAGGAATGAGAAAAGGAAGAGCCACCCTGGAAGATCCCCTCACCGAAGAATACGTCCGCTACCGTCTCATGGAATACGCTAAGCTCATCGGAGCCCATGAGGACCTCAAGCAGGTCTTCGCGAAATGGGACACACTCATCCCGCTGGCGCCGCCCGATGAGCGTGCGCAGATGGGGCACATGGCAATTATGGAGGTCGAGCGCCTCCTGGATATCTATTCCGCCCAAGGCGACGGCCTCACTATCAATGGAAAGGTTGTCATACCAACCGCAAAGAAGGAACCAGAGGCGACGCTGTACGACGTGCGCCCGGACAAGAAGGAAAACGTATGACTAAGTACGAGATCATCAACAACAGGTTCAACAATATCAGGTTTCTACAGCTCTTCTCCGAGCGCGAGAGCGCATGGAGACTGTATATGGCTGACCAGCGGCGTCCGGTGATCGACTGCCAACCCAACGGTAAATGGCGTTTCGGCGATATGATCGGGACGGTGCCCAAAGGGCACGACTGCGTCATCGAGGGCTTCGTGGTGCGTAAGGGCAGGACGGTGCGCCGCGGCAAAGTGACCCATGTGCCGAACGGCGGCGGGGATGTGAACTACATCCTGCGCGGAAACGACGTGGGGTAAGGTATGGAAACAGAGATTTGCGTCCAGCACGATAATGAAGAAACAATTGAAGAAACTGAGAAAACCACCGGACAATCTTGGCGCGAATATATGAGAACATATATGAGGCAGTATCGTCGAGACAATCCAGAACGGATGGCCGCAGCGCGACGCAAACATTATCTTCGACACCAAGAGGATACAAAAGAGGCCGCTCGCACATATTACGAACAAAACAAGGACAAAATTAAGAAGCGAGTGAACGCCTATACAGAGAAGCGGATGAAAACTGATCATGCGTTTTGTGTCAAACGCAGACTGCGCATGCGCCTTAGAACAGCACTTAAGGCTTCTTTGGAGGGACGTAAAACTAAGAGATCCTCTGAATATGGTATAAATTACGAGAAGATTTTTCAGCATCTCGGCCCATGCCCCGGTGCTTTGTCGGACTATCACATCGATCATATCAGACCGCTGTGTTTATTCGATTTTAATGATCCAGAGCAAATACGGGCAGCTTTTGCACCCGAAAATCATCAATGGCTTCGCAAAGAGGAAAATTTGGCGAAGCATTGTAAAACTGCCGTTGCTGTCAATCGTGGCACAGCAGAAGGAGAAGAAGGATGACTGATACAGGCAAGAGACTGACTGGCAAAGTAGTGTGGTCAAGTTAGGGCCCTTCGGCGAAGCGATTCGTCGAAAGCATCGGGTGAATTGCTGGAAACCTTAGCGCGTCATGGCGGTGGTAATCAGCAGCCAAGCCTGCGAAGCCGGTAGGAATAGCAGGAAGGTTCAGAGACCAACAAAATTCTGGAAAAAAACTCACCTTTGAGGTGTAGTGATGGATAGGATGGCAAGAGGTATTTTGGTTGGCATGGCTTTGGGCGACGGGCATATTCGTATACGACGGGATCTTCGTTATCCGAATGCGCTTCCGTCTGCCACCTTATGTGTCAAACATTGTGCTCGCCAGACAGAATATGCCGAGTACAAAGCCAATTTGCTTCATCGTATCCTTGGAGGGGCGAAGCCAAAAGTCTCGCCTTTTGACAACAGCGGGTTTCCTGGGGTTCTGTTTGCGAAAACAAACAAATATTTCAGGATATTGGGAAAGCGATTGTACCGAAATGGTCACAAGTTCATCTCTCGTCAGATTTTGGATTATCTGACGGACGAAGGGCTTGCAATTTGGTGGATGGATGATGGAAGTCTCTATATGAAAAAGAGGAATGGCATCATCCATGCGCGAGAGGGCATCTTAAGTACTTATTGTTCAAAACCGGAATACGAAACAGTTGTTGACTGGTTCAAAGATAAATATAGTATTATAGTAGCCCCCGTTGTACACAAAAGCAGTTTCAGGATTCGCATTAATACCGCAAACCTGAAACTGCTTGTCCCGATTATCGCTCCGTATGTTGTTCCATGTTTGTCGTACAAAGTAGATATGAAGTACGACCCAGAACTTTGACACGAGCGCCCGACATCCCTTGTGGATGAAGATATGGTCCGACACTCCGGGGAAATCCGGAGATCCGGTCTAAACAGCCGGAATAACAGATGTCAACGACAAAAAGGGTTTTGGCTTCATCTCCCGCGATGATGGGGGGGGTGACCTCTTTGTTCACTTTAGTAATATAAATGCTGAAGGATTCAAGTCACTTACAGCCGAGCAGCTGGTGTCATTCGCCATCGGGAAGAACAACCGCGGCCCGCAGGCGATCGACGTCGAGGTGATTGGGGAGCCGGAGTCCGACTTGGACGAGTAGGCCGATGGCCAGGGACAGGAAAAAGTGGCTGCGGCCCCCTAACAGGGGGCCCAGGTATCTCCTGCGTAATGTTCATCCCAAAAGGATGGACGTGATGTTGGGGGATCTGGGATATAGGATTCCGTACGGGCAGACGCGCGACATGCTGTCGCCGTCCGCGCGGTTGGATCCGTCCGCAGTCGAGCGTTCCCGTCTGAACGGGTCGATCGCCCAAAGGCTCCGCCAAGGTGTCCTGATGGAGGTGGTAGCGGTTATACCGATTCCCCCTCCGCAGGTTTCCGTGGCGGAGCCTTCCGCCATATCCTTTCCACAGCGCACCAAATCACTTCTGGTTCCTGACGAGGGTGATCTGACGGAGAGCGTCCAGTCGGTGGTTGCCGACGAGGACACCGAACTTCTCAAGCAGATGGAGGAGGACGAGAAGGCCTTGGCTGAAGGTGAAGCTGCTGGTCTTCCTGTGACCGTTGATCCGGTTAAGGCTACGGCCGTCCTGGACAAGGTGTCCGGGGGCTGCTGCGGCGGAAAGGGAAGGAAATAGGCTGGTCTCTCTTATGATTAAGGCAGCGGCAAAGGCGGCACAATGTTGAAAAAAACCGCCTGCGAGATTTGCTCTATGTCGGATCTGCGCATCATACATCGCCATCATATTATTCCACGTCCAGATCCGCGTTGCCATAATGGCTCCAACAACTTAGCTTGTTTATGTCCCAACTGTCATTCTCTTGTCCATGCGGGTGAGATTGTGATTCTAGGTGTTTATTCTTCGACCAACGGCAGATGTCTTGTTTGGCACAACAAGAATGAACAACCGCCACTGGCCAAAGAATGTTGGTTAGTGCGAGATAATCCGCTTGTCGTCACCCTGGGCGGTGGCGAGGATGACTTGCCGGACAAGGAATAATATGGTCGACACGAAGCGCCAGATCATAATTCACAGTGATTACGCAGAAGGTGACACCGAGGGTCCGCACCGTGATGCACGGGCGGGCGATGTCCTGGTGTCGCCCGACAAGGTACGCGTATACGACGGCGTGCCGATGGACGGATACCTGGAATTGTCGCACGACGGCATCCAGGCGAAAATCGAGAGTTCGCTCGGGACTGTGAGTGTTGACGGCGTGACGGTTGCCGCACATATCTCCAGGCACCTTGCCAGCGGCGCGGATTCGACCTATGTCGTGTCTGGAAGGGAGCCACTGCCCAGTGATGACGGATATGCCGTCGGCATGCGTTGGCTCGACACGGTTGGTGGCCAGGAGTACGTATGCTTCTCGAACGCGCCAGCGACAGCTGTTTGGCACCTTGATCTTACCGAGGAGCGACATAGGATCCTCAGGCAACTAATCCACTTTATCGACAACGGGCCAGCCAGCGGCTTCGCCTCCGGGGCGTACCGCGAGATGACGGGCACGGTTTTTCCCACAGCTATCGTGTGGTACGACCAAGTAGGTGCCGGAAAGAAGAAAATCGTCTCGAAGGAGATCACCTGGAACGGAGCGTTCCCGGCAACGATTACATGGAAGGTGTACGACACTTCAGAGGTTCTGCTGGCTACCGTGGTTGACATTCTGACATACAGCGGACCATTTGAGATTTCGAGGACGAGGAGTATCGCATGAGCATCGACAGCCCAGCCTCCATCCTGTACGATGCCGCCGGCAACCCTGTCGCGGTCGTGCTCGACGGCTCAATCCACCGCCTGGCCGTCGACGCCAAGATAACCGGCGGGGAAGACCCATCCATGGTCGTGCTCGACGGCGACTATGGGCAGAAGGTCAAGCCGACCGGCGCAAGGGGCTTCGGAGGATGGATTCCGGAGCCGACGGCCTATCCGACGGGTCCGGACGGCTACAAAACAGGCACGCTCCAGATCGATCCCGACGGCTCCCTGCTGATCCGCGGGCCGGTTCTCACCGACGAAAGATCGTTCCGCTGTGATTTCCCCGGCACATCCTTACACACTGTCCTTACAGGAACCCTTACTTTTACGAATGGCAACTCAACGGTGACGGGAAATGGAACGACATTCTCGTCCGAACTCAGCGCCGAGGACTACATAAGGCTTTTGGCCGATGGGTACCAGTACTATACCTTAGTGAAGAATGTTATTTCCGACACCGAGTTGCTGCTGGTTGATCCCTATGTCGGCAGTTCCGGCAGCGGCGTCGGCCAGAAGACGTTGTTTACTATAACGGGCACCCAGTTCTTCACAGTCGTGAATTCAAAAGTGACCATCCCGTCCGGTACAACCGCGAGCCAGTTCAACGGGATCTACAGGATGGCCGATTATTCGCCCATTATGGCGCATGCTGTTATAAACATCAGCACCAGGCAGGCCAACCAGTACGGCAGTTTCGGGCTTATCGACACAATAAACACCTTGGTACCCTCGTCCGTGTCGGCTGTGGTGTTTGATGGAACGGATGCCACCAAGGTCAAATTCAATACATCGTGCGACGGGGTGACGGAGCAAACCGATGTTATACTGCCGCTCGGATACACGACCGCCAACGAGTTGGATTACCAGATTTCTGTGTATCCGGAGGAGGCAGTCCTATCTATCGAAGGAGTTTCCGTAGCACGTCACAAAAGGCACATACCGAATCCATATGTGGTCCTGAACGTCTTTGCTGGCTGGTACAACCTGAATCCGGGGCCTGTGGTATCCAGCAATATGCTCATCGATCTCATATTCGTCTCGAACCACAACCGCCTACAGGTCTCGCAGACATTTCTCGGCGATACTCTTCCGGTCAGGATTGTTGAGGACGTACACAGCATCGTGGCAAAGCGAACAACCACGGCCGTCACGGAAGTCTCGCTCATTGAGTACACTGTTCCGGTAAACAAGACGCTGTGGGTTGTCGGATATTGCGTTAGTGCTGGCATCTCAACAATACGCGGCTATCCGGTTAAAATCGGTAAAGGATGGCCGCTACCGGATCCAACGAATCCCGGTGTGGTTGATGGTGGGCTTATCAGGTCGTTTCTGCTTGAGCAGAAAACGAACGTCTCTGAGAGTTTCTCTGTTCCCCTATATCTTGCGGCTGGCGGGGAGACCGTCTATATCTCGATCACGCCAGACGGCGTGACCAGCACGATTTGGCGGGCGCAACTAGACTTCATATTGAGGTAGCCCATGCAGGAACTACGTCTCAATTACGACGAATGGAAAGCGCTCATCGGCGCGTTGCCGATATTCTACATCGCGCTGGTTACGGGCTATCGAATCTGGGCGATCGGCAGCTCTTTCAGCATCGCGGCAGATATTTCATCCGCCGAGGATGTTGCCGATTTCGAGGCCACATACAAACCGACAGCCACTGCTGCTGGAAGCGCGGACGATGCCTTTCTCATGGGCTTGCTGGCCAACGGTGTTCCCTTTATCCACAAGGCAAGGGAAAATGTGGACGGCTACGCGCTGACTGAAATTGCGTCCCCATTGGATGAATACGGCAACCTAGCGGTGTCCATTCAACGGGCGGTCACTTTGACCGTACAACTCGACGGCTACTCGGCGGGGCCCCTGCCTGTGATGGTAGTTTCGCCAAACCGCACCAAAACAAGCATCGACGGCTATTCTACCACCTTCGTCCCCGTGAAATTGGTTTCGCCGAATCGCGTGGGTACCAATATCGATGGGTACTCTGTTGGTCACATTCCAGTGAAACTGGTATCGCCCAACAGGATAGGAACAAGTGTGGACGGTTACTCTGTCGCGTTCACTCCAGTCAAGATCGTGTCGCCGAACAGAGTAAGCGTTAGTATCGACGGATATTCCATCTCACCATTGCCGGTCAAACAGGGACCGAAAGCCGCCGGAATTGACGCTTGGCCTAATGTGCTATACGATGCGTCTGGAAACCCGGTCGGCGTTGTGCTTGACACAACGCTCTATCGCATCCAGGCTGATGCCAAAGTGGCCAAGGGTGCTACATCGACATCACTTGTTCATTTGGACGCAATTGACACAGTCTCCGGACGCGGCAGACTCAAAGCGACACTCTATACTGAAAGCGGAGACGCTGTCTCTTTCGGCTCCGTGCCTCCGAATCCGAGTTCCATTCGCAACGATTTTGTCAGACACTCCGGTAGTGATTCGCTCCTAATAAATGGGAGTGTAACACCGGTCGTGTTCACCTACGATGCCTATGCGACTCTCGACATATCGATCCAGGAGATCAAGTTTACGCTAGTTGCTAACTCGATCACATTTGGGTCCAACGCTTTTGGTGGCACAGTCGGTCCTCTGGCAAATGGTCTGCTGGTGGAGATAGTTGCTGGCGGCAACACGGGAACACTATACAACCTAGTTCAGGATGAAAGTTTTGTGAACTTTGCCAGTCCAGGTGGTTTCAACTGGACCGTATCAAGCAAAGACATGATGAGTACTTCCTACTTGGTTGGTGGTGGACTCAGATTGCTGGCTGGTTCGGGCGATCAAGTGCGCGTGACCGTCAGGGACAACCTGACGGCCGCTGGCACATATTTCAAATGCTTTGTCAAGGGCAACCTGCTGCCGATTTCCTGAGGTGATCCATGCCGATGCAAGTGTCCCTAAACGACCTTGATGTGGAAAACCGCCTGCGCGTCAGCCCGGAGCCCAGAGTCGAGGGTTCGCAAACCATTGTTGTGTCGCACAACTGGTGCGACCGCTGTACCTGGTATGGGCAAAGCATTCGCATCACGGGCGAGGAACTGGTCGACATGGGGGACGGATACAATTTCTCGTCCGCCCATCCCTACTGGATCGATCTCGCGCACGGTCGCCTGTACCGCGAGGATCTGATTTCCGCCACATACCTCCCCAAGGTGTATGTAGACGGCTACCTGGCCACGGAACGCGAACCTTTCGCAATTTCCGGCGGCGATTTTGTCGTGGACTATAGGAGCGGCGTCGTGACATTTGCGTCCGACATGTCCGGCAGGACCGTGACGGCCGACTACAGTCGCGAGAACGGCAGTATGTTCACCGTCGCCCCCAAGGCCGGCAAGAAACTTTGGGTCGAGAAAACCGAAATCCAGTTTTCGCTGGACGTCGTCCTCAAGGATACCACCCATTTCCAGGCGTGGGCCTACAATCCCTCCAGCCCGCCGAACAAGGTTCCGGTCACGGAGAAAACCACCTACAAGGTCGCCAGGGATTTCGTCGACGAGGCGCAGGGCGTCTATCCCACCGTGCCAGCGTTCGGAGGAGTTGGACGCGGACTCCAGATCGCCCATGTGGTGCTCCCGTTCAACTATCTACAGATCAAGGAGTTGAAGAGTTCCCAAGGTGTGGAGATTCGCGTGTGGCTTGAACATGACACGGAGTTCGAGGGGACATTCGGTACCGCCACATTCTACTGTACCAGCTTCAGCGAATAGGGGAGGAAAAAAATGGCCATCGTGATCGGATTTTCCACGTCGGACGGCTTTATCTCGAAAGCCATCCGCTGGTTCAGCAGGAGCGAAGTTAGCCACGCCTGGGTCTCTTTCGACTGCGGGGAACTTGAGCAGAGGCTCATCATGCATGCTACATCCGGCGGCTACAAACTCAACCACTGGCGGCGATGGAAAAAGGGCAACACAATTGTTGCCCAATTCGTCTGCCGTGAAGACCTGTCGGATGGTCTGAGAAAAATGGCGAAACAGCTTGACCACGACTACGACTACCTGTCCGTCATTATGATGATGCCGCGGCGATGGCTGGGCAAATTGTTCAGGAATCCCGTGCGCGACAGAAAGAAACTACACTGCTCCGAGGCCTTGGCGCGCCTGCTACAGGCGCATGGTTTTGCGAAAGATTTGGATCCCGAGTCTACGACGCCGGGCGATCTGCTAGAGTTCTGCCGCAACAGTCCCACCTTCGTGTCGGTGGGCGTATGATCGTCGTCGTTAGCGATCTACACATTGGCGACAACCGTGTTGATGGCAACCTGTCCTCCCTTTTTGGGACGATCGAACGCCTGGCAGCTCCGGACTCACATCTTGTCCTCAACGGGGACACGTTCGACCTGGCGGTTCTTCCCTGTTTCGACAGCCGACACCGCGAGTTCATCTCGGTGGCCAGGAAACACGGCCGGATCACCTATATCAAGGGAAACCACGATTGGCTCGTGGATGGTCTCGACGACGCACTTGCGCCGAACACCCTGTTCTGCCACGAATTCGAGGAGACCTTGGGGGGACGCCGGTTCAGGTTTCTACACGGCCACCAGTCGGACTTTATCTCTAATAGGCTGCCGCGACTGAACCGGATCATGATTCGCGCAAACCATTGGATCGCGGATACACTGGGTATCGACCTACAGATGAGGCTCCGTGCGACTGGCATTGGGCAGCGCACCTTGGAGCGGCAGGAGAACCGGATCGCCGAGAACAGTCCTGGGGCCCACGTCGTCGTGGCTGGGCACACGCACCGACCTGGTATTCGCCTGGTAGGCGGACGCATGTATGTCAATACCGGCGACTGGATGGAGCGTAGACATTGCTCCTATCTGCTGATTCGGAACGATGGGACGTTCGAACTGACTACGCTTGAGGGATAGGCCGTGCCGAAGACACAGATACATGGCAGCGATGTCGACATAGAAACCTCGATGCGGCTAGCTCAGCTGACGTTGGATGGCTATGGTTTCGACGGAAATGAGCAGCCAGAGGCGATGGTAGGTCTCGTCATGAGGAGCGGCGACAACGGACCCGTTACGCTCATGGTTGCGGCAGCAGACGGTTACATCGAACAGGTGGCGGCGGGACACGTCACCCTGCGCGGATTTACCTCCATCCAGAACAACGCCGAGGTTCATGGCGACTTCGCCAGCAACAAGCTTGCGAACGGCCAGGAGACGGATGTCAAGACCGTGACAGCCTTGGTCTCCGTTGCGGCCGCTGCGCAGCAGGCGACCTCCATCCAGATTCCCATAAACTCCGAAGTGTTGGGCGTGTCGATCCACGTTTCCGTGAAGCCGCCGGGTACATCCTCGATGGATGTTGGTGTGGCCGGATCTGCTTTGTCCAGGCGAAGGTATGGTGTGAATCTGTCAACTGACGCTGGGACGTCTCATCCCGGTATCGAATCGCCAGGCTTGTCATATCTTGCTGCCACGCCCATAACACTCTCCTTCAACATCGCCCCGTCCGACGGCAGCGGTCTCATCAGAATTACAATCCACTACAGGGCCATCATTCCCGCCTCGAGTTAGGAACAATATGGACAAACAGCAGGTCAGGACATGCCTGGACGCCACGTTCGCGGCGGGGGACAAGGCGGCCTACATGAGGCTGGCCAACGCCCGCTTCATGGCCTCCGTCGTAGAGGTATTGTGGGACATACGCGGTGAGATGGTTGCTCTCTCCCAGGACGCGACGGCCTTCCGGCAGTTGTCGGAGCGGATTGAATCGGCTCGCAAGCAGCCGGGTGTCCGCGGACGCTGCCTTGAGGTCTTTCCCGCCGAGAGACGCGCGCTGGTCCGTTTCGGAGGCATCAGGGAGGAGGTGACGGTTTCGCCGCACCTAGAGATGGAGAGTCTTGGACCCGGCACAGAAGTGCTGATACAGGGCAACCAGACCGGCGGAAGAACAATCGCCGACATCCGCATGGACACGGGATTCGACGGTTGTATAACGACCATCGCCGAGATGCTCGATGGATACCGCGCAGCGATCGACGAGAATGGCGCCAAGGTCATCGCGCAGATAGCCGGAGGCTTGGATTGCGTGGCCGGAAACACCGTACGGTACGATCCGGTGGCGCACCTGGTCCTGGAGGTTCTGGAGCGCGGCGAGATCGCGGCACTCCGACTGGAGAAGCCCCCGAAACACACTTTCGACGACATCGGCGGCTTGACCGAGCAGAAGCTTATGTTACGCGAACGGCTGATTTATCCTGTCATCTATAAGGAGGTATTCGTCAAGTACGGCTTAGAGGTAGCGAAGGGTGCGTTACTTTATGGACCACCCGGATGCGGAAAAAATCTGCTAGCAAGCGCTGTTTTCAACGAGATGCGCGTCTTGCGCGGTGGGAAAACGACGGAGGGCTTTTTTGTCATCAATGGTCCCGAGTGTCTATCCGAATGGGCAGGAAAAACCGAGCGGACGATTCGCGAGGTTTTTCAGAGGGCAAGGGAGGCTGCGGATAAAAGCGGATTGCCTTCCGTGGTATTCTGGGACGAATTGGAGAGCCTTGCCGGCACCAGGCGAGATTCGCCCACATATATGCCCGAGAAAACAGTGGTTCCCACCCTGCTGGCTGAACTTCAGGGTCTGGAGGAACATGGTGGCGTCGTTTTACTGGCGGCTACGAACCGCCCGGATCTGGTGGATCCGGCACTTCTGCGCCCAGGCAGACTTGGCGATGTTCTGGTGGAAGTTCCGCGCCCCAACAGGGGCGCCGGAGCCGACATCCTAGTAAAACATTTCCGCAGAGAATTGCCATCGACGCTCGCGGCGATGGTTGATCATGGGTTGGTTGAGCGGCTGGTTGCGCACATTTACGATACAGAGTTGCCGCTTGCGGCGCCGCGAGGCGGCGTGCTGAGGCGTGACTTGGTAAGTGGTGCATTGTGTGCGCAAATCGCAAAAGAACTCATACTTTCTGCCTGTTTATCAGAGATTTGCGGCACACAAGGACCTACAATGAAAGATGGATTGGCAGTGGCTGACCGGCTTATACTGGCGCAGATCCTTGCGCAGACAAGCGATAACGGCGGATCCCTACTAGTCCGACCACTTCAGACGGGAGGATATCCTGGCTGAAAATCTATCAATAACGAAGCATTAAATTGGAATATGAGCCGGTGCGATCACCGGTTGTGTTTTGCTTTCAATGGAAGGCAGTTGGCATTCCAGTCTTTGGTTCATGTTTAGTTAAAGGGAGTCGGCAGATGCCTCGGACCCAGATCAGAGGCACCCAGACTTGCGATGGTTCCATAACCTCTGCGAATCTTGCGGATGGTGCGGTTGTCACGACGAAATTACAGGACCTGGGTGTTACTGAGCAAAAGTTGGCCAGCGATGTGGCGACGCGCCTATTGAGCACGGCGTCCCCTGTTGGCCGGGTCCATTTTGGATATGCCATTCCCGCTGACACAGATATAACGATTCCTGGGATAATCACGTATGCCTCCCTTGCGGATTTCCTAAATAGGCTAGTCGTGACGCTAAATGGCCAGATGATGTATAACGGAGCTGCGGCCCCGGTAACACCGGATGATCCGACCGATGTTTATCCGGGAAGTTCGGACAGTCAAATCAGATTCTCTTTCGCGCTTGAGCGCGGCAGCAGAATCCAGGTGGTTCGCCTATGAGCACCGACGCAAAAAACAGGTACACGACTAGTGACATCGCCGTCGCGGCCTATTTAAAGCTCAAGGGTGTGCGGCTTGTGGATTGTGGGAAGGATGGGCAGAAATTTTCCTTTATTTTCGAGGATCCCAACGATAACTGTGGTGACCTCGCGCTGGAGTTTATCAACAGCGACTGCCGTCGCTACGACGATGAGATGCGGTCGCTGAAGAAAGTTTTGTACAGCAAGGGGAAGAGGGAGATTCACTGACCCTGTGTGAAAATTCATGTTCTTGGAGGGATAACCAACCATGTCTCGCAGCAGGTTTCGCGCTTCGGCGCTCGACCCCAATGATAGTTTTTCTTTCGCCAACGTCACTGTCGATGGATACTCCGGCGAAGAACTAAACGAGGGGTACCAGACCGGTATTGTCCTTAAGTACGGTCCGACAGGCGCAACCAAGCTGACGCTGGCCGCAGCCGACGGCGCCATCACCCAGAGCGGCACGGGCCTCGTGTCGTTCAACGGCAACGTTCATGCAAATAACGACATGCTGGTTCTCGGCAACTTCACGGTTATGGGTACTACGACCGAGATCGACACTGACCAGATGTTCGTGACCGATCCGATCACGACCCTGAACGCTTCGGGCAGCGAGCTGCTCAGCCAGTGGTCCGGTCTCTCAATCCGCGACGCTGACGGCTACAACCGCATCGGCTGGTCTTTCGATGGCTACTGGGCCCTCTCCACGGCAGCCGTGGCAGGTATGGACGCCAACCCCGATAGGGCAATCGCCTTCGTGGGCTCCACTTTCACCAATGGTGACCTGTCCGTGATCTCGTCGCATGCCGGTTCTGGTGCGCATAAGGTCGGTGTCTTTCCGACCGGCAACCTGATCTCCGACAATGTCCAGAATGCCCTCGAGGAACTACAGGGCGAGATCGATGCCCTGATCCCCGGTTCTGTCACTTCGGCTGAGGGCACTACGAGCCTCAACTGGACCATCCACAAGTACGATGCTCCGTTCACGCAGGAGTCCCCTTGCCTGATCGAGCACGGCGGGAACGGCCTTGGCAGCGAGCTCGACGGCTATCTTTGTACCATCACAGATCCGACCCAGCCCTACCGGATGCAGTTCAAGATGTACAAAGACGCCGTCCTTATCGATCCCTCCGTCCATATCGGTGTCTACGGAGGCGTCGAGGATCTGAACTCTAGCCTGGTGTTCAACGCTGGCACGGGCGCGGCCGCCAAAATCGCAAGCATCAAGCTGTGGGGTACTGAGGATAGGCTGATCTACGACGCCACCGAGCACAATTTTGCCGGTCCCGTCGAGATGTACAACAGTCTCCTGGTCGATGGCTACCTCGACGCCTACGGTAACGTGGCTCTTGGCGACTCTTCGTCCGACACCCTGTACGTCGGCGCGACTATCGTAAGCAGCCTCCTGCCGGAGAACAACCTACACCTGCTAGGCGACCCGACGCACCGCTGGATGGACGGCTACTTCGACTTCTTCGTCCCGACCTACTACACGCCGGTCGGCAGCAACTACAGCCTCGAGGGGCACCTGAAGGGCATTGACGCGAAGCTGGGAACCATTACCAACTTCACGCACGGCGCCTACATTATCACGGCTGGCGAGGCTGCCACTGACACGCTGGACTCGTCGCGGGCGGTCAACCAAGGGATCCAGGCGGATGTGGGCTCGCTCACGGACACACAGTTCCTTAACAACGTTTACGTCTACCTTGACGGCCAGCTGCTCCTGAACGATACGGCAAAGCGAGCCAACAACGGGGCAGTCGTGAACGACGTGGCCAGGGACAGCGCGACCCCCAGCCTGCTGCGCTTCAACCGCGACGTTAAGAAGGGTGCGATCCTACAGATTGTTATCACGATGTAGGCATGAGATAGGCACGACAACCTACGGGGCGGCGGCTTCCGCCGCCCCGTTTTCAGTAAGTGGGGAGGAAAGATGGAGCGGAAGGTATCACTAGATGACAAATCCTCGGAGACGATTGAGATGCTGGCCGACGTGTTTGACGACCTACAGACCGCCCTTGAGCCAATCCGAGACAAAGCGCTGGACGAACGGGCGCGTCTCGTGGGGTACGCCCAGTGTGCCGAGCAGATGATCAAGATCATCGCGGATCAGGTCGCGGGCCTGCGGGAGCTGGCCAAGAAAAAAATGGCCGCCCCGACGGCCGAGCTTGTTCCTAAGAGGCCGGACGGGAATCCGACTACAGCTTCGGCCTCGTTCGCAATGGGGCAGGAGAAGCCGACTGCGGTACAACCCGCGTCTAAGAATGGAACGCCGAAAAACGGACGTACGCGCATGAAGACCTTGAAGGAGGTCACAAGAGGTGGTGACAATAGCGCTTAGGAGTTCCGGGGGCGCGCTTGAGCACCTCCATGTCAAAGACGACCTCAGCGGCCAGGTGGACGGCTACAGTACCGTCTTTACTACCACCTTTGAGTACAAGTTCGGCAGCCTAATAGTGTTCCTCGGCGGCCAGGCGATGTTGAACGGGGCCGACAATGATTTCGTCGAAAGTGGCCCCCAGGAGTTTACCTGGGTCAACGACCTGATAGGCCCTCCAGGATCCGGGGTGGGCAGCTGCGAAACTACGATGTTCGCGTACTACGAGCGCGTCCTGCCGACATGAGGTGACTAATGGCCATTGGGCCCTTCAAGGCGGGAGATATTGTCCGCATTCCGCTGGCCGTCACATTGGACGGGAAGGCACTCGCGGTGGCGAATCCGCGCATCCAGCGGCTGATACTGCCAGACCACACTGATGCACCAGGATACCCGGCCGCGATGTCGGAAGCCGAGCCTGGCGTGTACTACTTGGAGCGCCAGCTGTTCGTGATCGGAAACTACACCGCAATCATACGGTGCGAGCTGGACGCAAGCACGCTGGAAGGGATCGAGTCGTTCAACGTCCAACAGCCCTTCGGATTCCCGAGGATAGAGAGGGCGTGCGATTCGTAAGTATCTGGAGGTGACCGTCGCATGGCGACAAGCTGCGAAACCAGGACAGTGATCATCGGCCATTCCATTAACCTCGAGATCAAGGTGCTGAACGCGCTTGGCCAGCCCACGGATGCCGACAGTGCGCCATGGGTCGAGATCAAGGACTCCAACGGAAGCACAGTGCGTCCGCTGTCGCCCTCGGGCGTCATACGTCTTGACACTGGCATGTACCAATTCACCTATGCGCCTTCTGGATCCGCTAGGACCGGTATCTGGACCGACCATTGGCGCGCCGTTGTGGATGGCTTTACCACGGACGCATCCCTACAGTTTATCGTGCTCAGCACGAATGCATCCATCGACGTGGCCGGTCTCCAGATCGGCGACGCTCCCTGTAAAGTCTACAGCCAGGCGGAAATCGCGGGTATCAACATCCTGCTGGCGCAGCTGAAATGCCGCCTAAAGAACAACGCCAAGGCGGAAACCCTGGACGAGTACGGCCAGAAAACCTTTGTCGACTGCCCGATCTTCACTGACGATGAGCTACTGTGCTTCTTGAATAGCAGTCTCTCGGAGTTCAACCAGACGCCCCATTGGACTAGCTTCAGCTATGACAGTTCCATTATCTACGAGCGCAACGCCCATGTGGTTGTGGAGGGCGCGTACATTGTTGCTCTTGCTGCACAGATGCTGGTCGAGGCAGGACGAGAGTTTACGATTAATGACAATGGTATTAGCCTTTTGCCGCCTCCGTTGTCAACCACGATGAACAACCAGTTCGGCGCCTTGTTGACGGCGCATACAGAACGTCTGAAGTATATCAAATGTAGTATGAAACCCTCACCTGTAGGCGTAGGTACGCTAAGAGTGCTTGCAGTGTCTCCCGCATTTTTGAGATTGAGACATTTGCGGCAACGTCAAATCATTTAAGAAAGGTTATAAAATGGAAACCAGTGTTCGGGGAAACGGCATTCTGGAAAATATCCGTCAATGATCAGACAAGGGAGCGCATCCTGTTGAAGAAGGGTTGGCGGCACATCTCAGTGATTTACGACGGTGGACACAACCCTATTTTTGTGCGTCGGATCGTGGATGAGATTGTTGCTATACTGCCGACAGATTGGGTCGGCAAAAGAGAATTGCGATGAGTATTTGTAAGAGAGCCATAGAGTACGCTGGGGTGGCCAATCCAACCACCCCAGATGAGATGCGTATCGAGATCCTCGGACTGCGCAACGCAATCAGGCAGGCCGAGGAGTTGATAAGCCGACACGAGCAGGCGATGGAGATTGCTGCCTACATGAGGAGGCTCGCCGCAGTCGGCCCGGAAGAGACGCAGAATGCTATCGAGGGAGAAGCTGATATCCGAACTCCGGAAGGAACTCAAGCGGAGCCTAGTGGCCCTCCGCTTGTGCGATAGGATGGAGGGATTTGGCTATGCCGATGTCGTCAGGCACTTTCAGGGACATGGATCGCCGGGAACTGGTAAAGCGCATTCGCCGGGAATTGAAGAACGAAAAGGCTATCCTCGAGATCCTGGACAAGTACAATCTTGATCCATCCATAATCGACCATGTGTCCATCAAGTTCGAGCCTCTGGATGTCTCGGCGAAAACTGTGGATGGCCACGTCATTCTCAACGAGAGGCTGCTTGATGGCGACTGGCGCGATATTGTCCGCTACGCAACCCACGAGTTGACCCATGTTGCACAACAGACCACCTCCGATATAGAAAAAACACAGGATCTCGATTACTTGGATGATCCTTATGAAAAAGAAGCTTTCCGGACACAAAGGAAAGTAATGGAGGAACTCTACGATCCGGAGGAAATACAGTCATATCTTGAAGGTTTGGTTGACCATCATGGTCTAAAAGGCAAGGAACGTCTCCGCAAGATCAGGGAATTGAAGCGGTAGGCTTAGGAGCACCATGGCCGCCTTCACGAAGTTCATGCCCGCCCCAGGGCAAACGGGGGTTCCGCGAACCGCCGTGGTAGGGTTTACTATCCTGGACGAACCGAACGGCGTCCAGATAGACACGCTTGCCGTGTCGATGGATGGCCAGCAGGCCATCTACGGGGGCGTCTTCGTGAACGGCTTCTCGGGCCGGATCTTCGCCGGATCCGGGACGCATGTGGTGGGCATCTATCCAAGAGGGCCAACATACCTGTCGGCCGCGACCGAGATCGACGTTGGCATCAGCGTCCTTGACGCCTACGACGCGGTTGACGCATACGATTACCAGTTCTACACCGCCGGGTTTGTGCCGCCGCCTCCGCCGCCCCCACCCCCTCCGGGCGGGAGAGCCTGCCTGACGGGAAGGCCCTCCTTTATCAGCAATAATGCAGGCCTTCAGGCCGCATTGGACCAAGGTACCGGAACCGAGGCCGCACTTTTGTGGAACGAAGCAGCTCCAAGCGACGAGAGCGATTTTGTCGTCTACAACATCTACCTCGCCACCAAGCGGGTCGATGTGTTCGGAGCGCCTCCTGGTTTTCTCGTAACGGCCCAACAGGCGACCATCGGAGGTCTGCCACCAGGCGACACGCGATACTTTGGGGTGCGCGCGTCCGAAGTTATACCGGCCGTGTCGAGCCTTGAGGGGTTGCGCCATGTCGGCCCAAACATGTATGCCTATCCATCGACGACTCTTGATGGGTATCTGCTGGATACCAATATGGCTCTCCAGGTGGCGTCAGTCGATGGTTTCCCCGAATTCGGCATCGTCGAGATCGAAACGGAGCTTGTCCGGTATCTGGAGCTGCGGCAATTCCCGCCAGCCTTGGTTACGGATGCTACGGGACGCGGATACCTTGGTACAATAGCTGCGTCGTATCCCTCCGGAACCCCGATTCTGCTGTGGCGGGGAAACGAGGACGGCAACACCATAATAGCCGAGGCAACTCCGACGTTCCAGAAGCAGAACTACGCCCTGACGCACGTGCTCGGGGATGGGTATGGTCCGGACGGATACAGGGATGGGTACGACGGATACGCCCCGGCGGACGGGTATTTTTTTCCGCGCCAGGTCAAGCGCGACGACATCACGACTGACGGGAGCAACAACGACGCGCAAGGCGACTTCAACCGCTTTGACTACTGTGGAACTTGGCGTCGGCTAGCTCCGGTTGACTTTTGGAAGGGGCAGTGTAGCGGCAGCTATTTCGGCGGGGTTCAGCTCCGGGACGGCCAGCTTGTTCGCGCGAACAACATCCAGGACCAGATGCTCCAGCGCGAAGAGTTGCTGCTAGAGACGACCGGGGAGCCGTTCGTCCTCATGCGGCGACTGTGGACTGGGATACGCTGTAGCTGCTTCATGCTACGGCGCGAGCATCCCGATGCGCGATGCCCGGTGTGTTTCAACACCGGATTCGTGACCGGCTACGAACAGTTCCTCAATCCGCGTAGGTCGGACGGGCGCATACTGGTTAGGGTCGACCCGGCGGTCGACAATCTGCTGATCGGGGACAAGGACGGGCTTACGCCCGACTACAAGCCAGGCAGCTGGACGATGGCGTTCCCGGCAATCAAGGACAGGGATGTACTGGTGCGGTTTAATACCGATAACACTGAGGAATTCAGGTACGAAATCCTCGACGTAACCCGTGTGCGCGGTTTTTTTGCCCAATCGGGGGTACAGAAATTCAACATGCAACGGTTCCACAAAACGGACATCGTGTATCAGTGTGTGGTAACAAGGGATTTTTCCCCATATGCTGATACTTTGGTCACCGGTGTTGCCGCAGCCCCCGGAATACAGCCACACACCCATTTGGTACATGTGCCACATGGTTCCAGCTTGGCACGGTTTAACGGAACTACATCCATAAACGCTGGTAGCGAAAGACACAGTCATGTGGTGAGGCAGGGCAAGGTCCAGATAGTTATCGGGCATACGCACACGCTGGCAGGATAAAGGAAAACTTATGGGGTCGGATATGTGAAAGCCCGTACTATTTTGACAGAACAAGGCGCGGCGGTTTCCGGGTGGGGTTGCCGCAATGAACGCTTACCGATGGAGGATTGCGCAACATGACATCTCAATACCCTGGAGCCATCGATGGCTACCAGAACATAAGGATTGTCAGGGATTCCATCGATGAGGTTTTGGCGAAGGATCACAACGATAATCGCAGCGCTGTGGTGGCGATTGAGCAGTCGCTCGGGATCAGGCCCCAAGGTACCTATGGCACCGTCGTGGCGCGGCTAGACCAGGCCGACACGGATTTCGCCACGCATATCAACGGCATTGATTTCAGGCATGTGGCCGACCACATCGACTATCCGGGCAGCAGCCCGTCCTCTTTTGCCGACGGCTACATGCTGAGCCCGGCCAAGCTTGGCCGGACCGTCAGCGAAATAGTGGCAAGGATCGGAGCCTCTACTCCGGCGGGCGCGAGCGGAGCCGACAAAATCGGCATAACTCCCTACACCGACCCGTACTTCAAGTACTCGCATCCCAGCGCCCAGGTCAGAGGCCAGATCCTCGGAATCCAGAACGACCTGGCAGAGAACGCCACATTACTTGAGCGCACCCTTGGGGCATTTGTGGTGGATGGGATGGGGGTCACGGATCCATATGGTACCGGCAACATAGCGCGCGTGGCTGCCGGGCACATCGTGAGCGACGGGCGACTCCTGCGGTTCAATGGCGGAGACCTGGCCGTACCTTCGGCCGGCAGTCCCACAATCTACTACGTCTACGCAGTGATCAACAATGGCAGCGTGTCGATCGGCATCGACGATGCCACCTTGCCCTCGATGGATCCCCTGAACCCGGCCGTGCTCCTGCGTAAGATTGTGCGTGACAGCGGCATCTGGGATTCCAATCTGTCGACAGACATTCGGCGCTATGGCATGTTGGTGAACAGCAAGAATTTCTTCTCCGTGGGTAAGACGCCCTCCGGAGGAAAGGACGGCTACGGATGCGATTTCCTGTCCTTGAAGGCCGCCGTTGACTATGTTAGGGCACTAACCCCCTCCAGCAAATTGATAGCGTCCTTGCGGATTGAGTTGGCAACCGACATCATCATCACCAGCGATTCCGAGCTTGAGATTCTTATCGAAACAGATGGCCTGGTGATCGATGGCTGTGGAAAACGGGTTATTGCTACCACGGGGGTCAGCCACGCCCTTTTCAGCATCCAGGCAAACAATGTCAAGATCGAGAACCTGACGCTTGTGTCTAATTGCTCAAGCCCTTTTCTGAGGTTTGCAGACCTTGGCACCACCAGCAGCGTAGATAACCTCCACATCAACAACTGTGGAATCGACGCATATCCTGGCCAGGCATCCGGCGATATGTTCCTCCTGTTCGGAGAGACGACCGGTGCCCTTACTGTTTTTAACGCCTTCATCACGGACAATATGGCAAACGTGGTGAACGGCGGAATCGTTTGCGCGGCTGTCAACCCGTACACCCAAGTTCTCCAGGACGCCAAGATCACCGGCAACATCATCCAACAGCAAACGCTGGCTGCGGTTGCCTCGCCAGGAATCCAAGCATCGGTGAACTGCGTTGTGTCCGACAACCTCGTCATCGGAGGTTTTGTTAGCGGCATTTGTCTCAATGCGCCCGTGAATACAAGGGTGTCGAATAACGTCGTCCTTGGAACGGACTATTCGACCGTTGCTATGCCCACTGGAATCGCCATTTGGGTCCCCGGACCTTCTGGAAATGGGTATGGTGCCTTGGTCACACAAAACATTATCAGGGGAGTCAACAATTTCGGCATCGACAATAATGCCGGGGCGCAGGCTGGTCAACTGACGTTGATTGCGAACAACACTATCGATAACAGCAACATTTCTACATGGTCATACGGGGCGTTCGGCATCAATGTCTATAGTTACGAAGTTCCTGTCCTGGATAATAAGATAATTTGGATGGGATACCCAATCTACCAAGCCAACTATGTGGTTGGGAATGATATCTATGGTCACGGAATTGCGGCAGGTGACGGAATCTTATGCGTGCCGAGTTCCTCCAAGATACTAATTTGTAATAACCGCATTTACAATCTCGTCATAGATTATAATCTATATCCGACAGGCTCAGCCATCAATATAAATGGTACAGATCAGGCAGTAGTGTCCGGAAACGAAATCCAGAACTGTAGCGTTAGTGGGGGCGTATATCTGAACGCTGGCATTACGATGGGTCGCGGCACGGAAGCAACAGTCCTAGGGAATGTGATTTCATACCCAACCATTGGAACAAATAACATGTTTGGTGTTTCAGACATTGGTGACAACTCGATTGTGTACGGCAACATAGTGACCAACCAACAGTATGGGGCTTTCTTTGTCAGTTCGGCCAATCATGTATCCTTTATTGGTAATAAGGTTTACAACTGCGGCGCGACAGGCATTGAGATGACGGATACTGCCGGAAGCATGGTTGTCGACAATCTCCTAGTCATCGATGATCCCACACTGAATCCAGGATCAGGTATCAATGGCTTCTCCAGCAACTGCGTAGTAGCATCGAACATCGTAGTGGGATACGCGGCCGGAAGTTACGGTATCGCAGGCAACTTTGGCTCTTTCCGGTCGACAGTCGTGGCCAATAATATGGTTCTTGGTCTACATGCTGACACCCAAGGCGCGATCATTATGGCTGGCGGATGGCGCGACATCTCCGTGGTTAATAATATCATATGTAACACAAAGGGGTTTGGCATCGACATGACTGGTTCCGCTCGCAGTATTGTCTCGGGGAACCTACTGCTGGGAACGCCAACTGGTTCAGGATCTGGAATTGACAAGGTTGGGCAATATTCCGTGGTCGCTAACAATGCAATCCTCGAATACGGCAATGGCACCACTGGGTTCGGAATCAGCCTACTGGACGCCTATTCCAGCGTGGTTATTGGCAATACGATTGCCGCCGGTCCCGACATGACCAAGGGTATTTATCTCGATGCTAATGTTGGATCCGTCGACAATCTGATCGCCGATAATATACTGAACGGTCTAGTGTATGTTGGAATAGACCTGGTCAGTCCAGCGGTAGCCGGTTACGGTGGCAGTTTCCGACACACCGTCGCAAACAATATCGTCATCGGGACAAGCCAGAATAATAATGCGCCCGGCATCGAGAACGCGGCCAGTCAGTCGGTAGTGGTTGGAAACCATATTGTTTACCCGAACGGTGAGGGTATCCATGTGGTCGGGAACGGCGCCCTTGTGGGTAACAATAGCGTGATGGAGCCACAGGGACACGGTATCTATTTTTACGGTGGAACTGGAGTCACAATCCTAAGTGGACTAGTTGTCGGCAACATTGTGTCCCAGAGCACAGAGAATGGAAGCGGAATTATAGTCGGAAACTCATGGGCTATCAGTATAACTGGTAACTACGCGTACGGCTTCATTACCGGAATCTCCCTATGGCAGTTCGATGGTGGCTCCAGCATTGATTGTTCGGTTTGCGGAAATTATATCCTACAGGATCCAGTTGCCCCTGTAGGATATGCTGGCATCTATGCTGACACTACGTGTACAAGTCTCAGCATTGTGGGAAACTTCATCTTCGGATCTCAAATAGGTATCGAATTGTTTTCCGGGGCTGTGCTAATTTCCTCGAATCAGATTGTGTGGCACAGGACTGTCGGTATTGAGGCTCATGGTATGGATGAGTTGTGTATCGTGAGCAACTTAGTGGGTCCGCCATACCCGCTCACCCTCACAGCCGACGGCATCGATTTGACGGGGTGTATCAAAACATTGGTGGTAGGAAACCTTGCCTACGCGCAGAACATCCTCGGTTTTGGGTTTGGGACAAGTTTTGTTATCGACAGTTCGCAGCCCTCTGACGGTCTGGTGATGACTGGCAATCTCGGCAGGGCGGGTGCTGCCGCCCCATCGGACGGCGCTGGCGGAAACTGGTCGAGCGACTGGGTGATCGACGACTGTCGATGGATTTTCTAGGAGATGGCGATCATGGAGAATATTTTTCTCGCCAAAAGGCTTTACAAAGACGGATATCAATTTGATGGTTATGAGGTGACTGAACATATCGACGGTTACCAGGTCAGCTCGGTTGTCTTGAATTCGTGTGATGTAGCTCGCTTGGAAAGGCACATGAGTAAGATAGAGTACATTGTTCGCAAAGCTGATGAAATTCCTGTACCACAGCGTTGCCAGGACTCTATGATGGAGAAGCTGTACCAAAGCCTTGCCGGACAGGTTATTGCCTTGGAGCCGACTCGTTTCGCGCGTTTGAGGGAACTTCTTACAAAACACGCGGCACTCTATGCCGCCATCAGCAATGCCGACGGCTACAAATAGTAGCGTCGCCGGTTTGTCGTTCCTGAAGGGGTTAATATGGACGAACAGTTTGTTACAGAGTTGATTGAGGATCTCGAGCATATGAGGCAGTTGCTTGACCGCTGTGTGAGAAGGCTGCGTTCGCAGGTGCCAAGTGTCGTTAGCACAGCGTCGGCACCAGTGCGGATTACCGAGCCGCAGAATGACATTCGCGCAGAAATCGAGCGCCAACGTAGGGAAATCATGTCGCAGGTGGAGCAGGTAAAAACGCAGGCGCTACAGACGGCTGCGGCTGCCCGCACCCGCAGCAGTATGCCAGCCGCTGGTGCTAGCGGTATGGGAATGGGGCTGGCGGGAATTGCTAATCTTGGATCCCCGACCCCCGAGGTTTTAGAGAAGCTGCGTCGCCAGATTACCGAGAAGATCCAAGCAGGAGATAAGCCGGAGAAAAGTAATGAAGGATAATAGCAACGGGAGTTACAACGGCGTACAGTACCCATCGCGTAAATGGAAACTCGTCCTACTGGTCGTGATCCTGGCGACCATTGGCGCTTTTCTGCCGCCGCTCATCAGTGCGTGGCTGCTGGGTGCCGAGAAGCCTATGGTGCTTTTGTCCGGCACCGAGTGGGTCAGCGTGATCACCTTGAGCGTGAGCGCATATTTTGGTGCCAACGTCTGGCAGAAACATGTCAAGAAGAGGCACCAGCTGGACCTTGAGGCCAGCGGCGTCGTGGGCGATGCGACCGAGCCGGCGGGCGGCGACGACGACAAGGAAGAGGACGACAGTGGAAAAGAGGCCTGAGACGGGCGTATCGCCAATGGAAATTTGTTCTGTGTGCGGACGGGAGAGGCGCGTCCATACAAGAAAAGATGGATTGCCAATATGTAAGGTCTGTAGACAAAAAGAGAAGAGACGGCAAAACACAGTATCCTGTGGTCGATGTGGCAGGATGAGACGATCACACTATGGGTTTTGCGCCGAATGCCTCAAAGTAGTCAGGCGCCAACAGGAGAAGTGCGCCATATGTAATGGCGAACCGGTGTATGTGAAACATGTGTGCCGATCATGCTACGACAAACAATGGCGAGCAAACAGACCGGAAATCATATGCGCATCTTGTGGGCGGATTTGCTTAGATTCCTCGCACAGGGCGCAGGGACGACCACTTTGTGTGGCGTGCTTTGTCGCCTTGCGAGTTGGGATATGCGTCGGCTGTGGCGTTGAATCACGAATTGCGAAAAGGTTGTTTGACGGCTCCATATGGTGTTGGAAATGCTACCGTCGACACAGGTCAAAAAAGCGCTGTGACATATGTGGGATGGATGGTTTGCTCGCAATCTCCAACCCTCCCATATGTCATCAATGCTATGCGAGGGAATACAACCGCAGACCGGAAGTGTGCGCGCGCAAAGCATCGGATCTTGCGCAACGGCGGCTGATGAATGCGGATGGCAACTTTACCGCCGAGGAGTGGTTGGCGACAATGCGCTCATGGGATTGGAGATGCGCATACTGTAGTGAAAGGCTGACAAGGAAAAACCGCTCCACGGATCACATTGTGCCTTTGACTAGGGGAGGTTCGAACAATGCGGACAATATTGTGCCATGTTGCCGCAGCTGTAACTCCCGCAAGAACAATCGCCTGCTGTCGGAATGGTTGGCATCAGAGGACTGCGGGCGCACATTGATACGAATTGCCGATCATCGGAGGACGGACTAATGTCCAACTCGAAATACCCCAATGGCCTCGACACCGATGCCGAGTTGCCGCGAGTAGATGATGCGATCACAGAAATCGGAGGTTTGGCTATCGACAGCCTCCGATCCGCCGTCTTCGCGATCGAGAAGGCTCTCGGCGTGAAACCGCAGGGAACGGCCGCCGACCTTGCCGGTCGGCTTGGCATGTCCCTCGACGCCAACGGCCACATCAAAGCCTCCGCCCTCTCGGGCATAGGGCTGGTGACCCTTCCGATCACTAATACACAGGTCGGCTCGGCCGCCGGCATCGAGGAGTCCAAACTCGACCTGAATTACGGCACTACCCTGCTCAAATCGTGGATCGATAGTCTCAGGGTTCGTGTGGACGCGTTGGAGGTGACAGTTGCGACCACCATCGCACACTTTGCTGCGCATGTTACCAGTCCGTCGGTCTGGGGGCGGCACAGGACCAGCGACATCGATGCCTATGATGTCTTCGCGGGTATGAACGCCCAAGGTGCCCTGACCAACCTCGACACGAGATTGAAGGCTCATATTGCGGATCTTGTCGACGCCCACGACGGCAGCGCAATCTCCCTCGACGCCAGTCGCTTTTCCTCGATCACTGCAACCGATGTCCAGTCGGGCGCCGAGCAGCTCGAAGCTCTACAATTGGTGGAAATCGTCCGTCACCGCGACCGGCATCACGGAAATGGGATACTTGGAACACAGGACGCCTTCCTGGCCGGAACCAGCCACGGCGAGGTGCTCATTGCCGCCTCGGCGACAACCGCCGCCTCGATCGGGAATGGCTTCATCAAGTTCGCAGTGGCGCCCAGCGCGCCCGCCTTCCAATCTATCTCGAAAAACGACCGAATCGATTTCGTGAGCGCCGGAGGGAAAACCTACACTTTTGTCATTAGTGGCACACAGAGTACGAACCAGGTCAATATCTTCGGCTCTATGCCTGTGTCCGGGGTTGGAACCGCAACGGTGTACAAGACTGCCGAAGAGACCTTGGAGCCCTCCGTGGCTATGGTCTGTATGCGCCAGGATACACTGTCGCCGCGGCCGTCTACTCTACAGATTGTCCACCCGTCCTCCCCCTTCATCATGAGTTCAGGCTTTCGCGGAAGCGACCTTTCGGCATCGGCTGCGAACATCCGACTGCTGTACCCCAACCAAGACGGAAGTGGGGATACCGGCAACCTGGATGTGTACGCCGCCATGGCTGCGTTCTCGGCCGTCAAAAGCACCTGGACTGTCGAGAACATCGCCAGGACGATCAATTCTCAGCTATTCTCACCGGGCATCGGATTACCAAGATATCCGTTGGTTGCGTTTGCCTACAAGGGTGAACTTACCTTTGCCTTTGACGCGCCCGGCGCCGACGGCTATGTCGAGATCGGTGTGCCTACCGCTAACGATGCCACGAGCACTCTCGGATTTGTGTCCGGCACGAAAGAATATGCGCGTTCTTCGCGCGATCTCTATATCGATGGATATGAGATCACTTCGGTCTCTAAACTTTTGGACGCTTACGGCCAGATTACGGCCTCCGATACAATCACCTTTACGTCCGTTAATCTGCTCGCACTCGGCGTTAAATCGGGGCATTTGGCAAGAATCACACCATATCACAAGGGCACATATGTCATAAGTGACGTCACATCAAGCACAATTGTCTTCGACAGCGCGAACGAGCACGACTTCACCAGTTCGCCCAGCGCGCTGAACAAGCAGATCAGAGTTATAGTATATGCGGACGCCTTCTCCGTCAGCACAACTCCTACCCAACACACATTGTACGAGGTTTTCCTCGACGGCTATGACGACGGGTATGGACCAGTGGCTGGGCTCAAGGCCTCGCCAAGAGTTGGGTATTTCGACACACCTGCTGCCCCAGGATCAGCGCTCAAAGATATCTTGGATGTGAAAGCTGTATCTCGCACTTTTGGAACGGCTTCCAGGCGTGTGTTTTTTGACTACTCCGCGCGAACGATGGTTCTCGGCAACCCGATCACCGGCCCTTCCATCTTAAGCCTAGGTGCCAAGGTTACAATGCCTTCCTCAAGTGGAGAGGGATTTAGGTTCACCCTATATGATACCAACGGCGTGGATTACTTGGAACTTGAAGTGGCAAGTGGCCTCCCTGGCAGCGATGGTTACATGGACGTTTCCGTGTATTCCCGTATCAGCGAGGAGCGTTTCCTACAAGTTGCAACCGTCCTACATGACGGGACCGCGTTCCAACACCTCGACGACAATAGGCAGTTCGGGAACGTAGGACGCCAGGACGTCCGTGATGATTTTACCCGCGACTACGTGTCTTATCCGCGCTCCCTACTGCGCGGCAATGGGGTCATCTACGGTTTTGTGGTCACCGGCAATGGAACGGGGACTTTGGCCGTCACGGGCGGTCAATGCTTGGTTGATGGTCAACTCAAATCCGTCGGCAAGACTTCGTTCACTATTCCTCTCGACGGGGCCACGGTGAACTATAACTTGTTCATGGACAGGGATGGCGTTCTGCGACTCATGCGGGACGACTATTTTGCCTCAGGCGTCTTGTCCACGCCTTCCACAGCTGAGTTGCTGACTAGCAGAACCGAGACCATGCTTGCCAAGGTGGAGGTAAGTGTCGCAAACACCATTACCACCATCATCGATCTCCGAAGGTTTGTTAACGATATTGATAGTAAACTCGACCTGTTAGTTGAGGAAAACAGCATCACCCATGGCTCTTTCGCCAGCCTGAAGGCCGCCACGGACTATCTGAATAGTCTACCATCCTCGACCGCCTGCTCCAGACGCATCAGGGTGCGCGGAGAGGTTTTCCTGTCCGAGAGCATCAGTATACCGAGGAACACGGAACTTGTGGGCGATGGGTACGGATCGGGCGGAACCTCGAATCGCAGCGCGCGCATTACATACTTGACCACCAACGCTGCTATACAAGGTAATGACGGCCTGGTCATCAGGGATTTGGCCTTTTTCCGAAGCGCGAATTTGCCCAATGGTTTCATCTACATGGTGAATCCATTCTCCTACCTTACGGTTGAAGGATGTACTTTCGAGTTCGGAACTGCCGACGTCAATAATAATGTCATGGTATTCGAGGCTAGCCTATCCTATGCGACGATCCGGGAGAATGTTTTCCGCAATGTTGCAACTGCTATCCAAGGGCAGAGTTTGGTCAACTACAGCAAAATTGACAACAACATTTTCGATAACTCTGACGGCACCAATGGTGTGTTTGTCAATGGCGTGTATATGAACCAAGCCTATGACGTCAGCATCTCTGGAAACACCATGCGTGTCGCGTCTGCCGCGATGGCAGCCGGCACCGCTTTCGTCCGTCTTGGTGCTGGCAGCGGCATTGTCCATTTTGTATGGATCATGGACAATTTTTTATTGTACTACGGAACACAGACTCCCGTAGCCAATATGGCCATGATTGATGTGAATGGAGCCAGCGTCAACACACTTGAACTACTGATTGAACGGAACTTTCTGGCAAACACGTTTTCCAATACCGGTTTTGCAGTGGGTATTCTGTGCGCCCCGACCAGTTCGACAGCAACTGATGTGACTGTACAGAACAACCATCTTTTCTACTTCTCGACCGTGAGTGTCGGGAAAGGCATTGTGCTGGGAAACTGCCCCTCGGCGATTGTCTCGGGCAATGTACTGATCAGTTGCCGCAGTTCGTTCAATATTACGGGCAATGCAGACCAATTTATCTTGGCAAATAACATCGTCCGGAACGGAATTGCGGAAGCTCTCGATACAACTTCCTGTACTAGCACTGGTATGAGTGTGCTAGGAAACCGCTTCAGCACCGATGGAACCGGTTATAACTGTTCGTTCTATCCTACCATTGATTCCGCTACAGTGTGCGGAAACATGTTTACATTCACCGGATCTTCTGGATACTCCTTGATGTTTCATTCCGGCACCAACTTCGTCATCCAAGGTAATCAATTCCTAGGCACTGTGTTTACAGTGTTTCCACAGTTGTTCATGAATGCGAACAACAACCTGGTGATGGGTAATATTCTTCGGGGAACTCCGCCAGTCGGCAGCTCCAGGATCTACGACGGCGGCACAGGCAATATCGAGATGCTCAACAAAGGACAGACATACACCGTGTGGGTATCACCTAATCGCGCAGTGTTTGCCTCCCAGTGGGCTATGGACATCAATAGCGGCTACAGCGGCTTTATCTCGCAGATTTCCGCGACAACCACAACCACCAACAACGAGGCTGCTTTTGACTTCTCAGCGCTCGATCTTCCTGCCGGGGCGCAATTGGACAAGGTTACGGTCTGGTACGGCAACTCGGGAGCAACTGGCGACATTACGTTCCAATTGTTCACGACGGACATTTCCACCGTTACATCCACGGCTATCAGTTTAGTTGTGGATGCGGTAGCAACCGGAGGATTCCCTGCTTCGATTGATGTCACGCCCACTTCGACACATTACATCCCTGCTGGAGGAACACAGTGGGACTCGCTGGTTGCTGTTGGAAAGAACGGAACCTCCTTCCTGAAGATAGTCTTCGGGATAAAGATAACATACATACTGTAGGAAAAAGACATGGCAGATAAAACTGGAATCCAGATGATCGAGGAACTTCTCGCTGGTATGGCGGTTCTGGATCGCCGCGTCCAGGTCGTGGAGCAACTCCTAAAGCAGCTGTTGGCCACAGCGAATTCAGGCCCGCCTTGCGCGGTCCCTGGCGTGGAACTCAACGGGCACCCAGCCAAGTCGCCGGGTGCCGATCCACCGGCCGGGCAGCCTCCTAGCATAGAGGGGATCGTCCCGGAGCCGCTGATCAAGGCGGCTCCGAACGCAAGGGTGGTTGGCAGGGTCATGGAGGAGGGGAAACCCGTCCCCGAGGTGAATGTGACAATCCATGACGATAGGAACAATGCTATCAAGAAAACACGGACCAACCGCTCAGGCGAGTGGATGGCGCAATTGCCGCCGGGTAAGTATGCTGCAGAGTGTTTTTTGGATGGGCGGGTGAACGGCAACGTGGTTTTCAATGTCGGGCAGGGCGACAGGATCGTGCGGGTCGGACAGCCCCAATAAGCACAACGGGAAACTGAGATGAGCACTTCGCACAGGACTTATAGCGACCTTTTTGAACTGGCTAATTTCGTTAAACAAACGGCGGTAGGGCAGGGCAAAAACCTGCTTATCGACTCGTTGCGTGAGCATTTCCGGCAAGACACGATCTACCGGTATAGCACGGACGCTTTCGGATTTCCCCTCACACCCGACCTAACCGATCTGCCCCCGGAGATTAGCGAGACCAGAACTACTCGCATGTTTATCGGGGACATCTTCAGGTATGACAAGCGGTACCTTCCCTCGATCACCGTCCGCCAGACCAGCGGTCGCTACTACGCCATCAGCTTCAATCAGGAGGGTACAACGCGCTACCGCGTAGACCTGGTGGTCGACGGATACGGCAACCGATCATTGGTGAAGGTGCCAACCCACAAGGTGTTCGCCGGGGGATGGGATCAGACATTCGAGGTGCTGATCGCCGCAGAGAGCACACTGGATCGTGAGGAGTTGTCCGATATTGTCTCCTCGTATCTCATAGGAGTGGCCAGACAACCCCTGCTGGATGCCGGGCTTTTCATCAGGACGGTTTCGTATGGTGGGGAAAGGGAGGAAGATTGGGCGAATGACAAGATCTACATACAGCCTATCACGGTAGAGACTTTCTCAGAATGGAAGCGAGAAATTCCGCTAGATAGTGTCGTGGAGACGATCAACTTTTGCTTCGAGTTCGGGATACTGGGCAGCGGCCGGTTCGACACTGTGGTCACCTTGGTCGATGCGCATAGCGCGTCCTAGTCGCGCGCCCACTCTCGTAGGGCACCACAGTTCCGGCATAGCATTTCGTGCCCCTCGAGCATCGCCCGCAGGTTGTCCCAGGACATATTCTTCACCTTACTGATTGGGAACACCTGGTCATTCTTGTGGAATTCGAACACCGGTGCGGGGAACGGCTGGCTACAGTCAGCACATACGCCTCCCTTCAATGCTACGGCTTTCTCAATTTTCTCTTCGAATTTCAGGTTCTTAATCTCATCGCTACAGGTTTTACAGTAGCTGAGGGGTTTTAAACCGCCTTTCCGGCTATGGAACTCGCAACGATCCTTGTGCTTCTGGCAGCGCGCACAAAAAGCTTTGCCTGGCTCGACTTCCACAATATATGTACGGCGGTTGTGTTGCCCCAACGGCGAGCAGACCGGACAGAAGCACCGGCTTGCCAAGTTCCAAATGCGCCCGTCGACCTCTACCTGTATCGGAAACTCTTCTCCGCAATTCCTACATTTTGGCATATGTCGCTCCCTTCTTGAGATTGTCCTTGGCCTGGAGCCATTGGTGGTTTTCGGGCGCGAAGGCCAAACTGATCTGCGACGCATCCGTCAGATCGAAACTGGACAGTCTGTGGCACATCTGGCATTCCTGCCTAGGTTTCGTTTTTGCGTGGCATGAGGAGCAGACCGGTCCGGCATCGGTACGTGTCTCAACGATTTGCTTTTGACCGCAAAAGACACATATCTCTTTGATTCTTCTTATGTATTCCTGATGTTTATAATATTGATCACACAGTTGTAATTTCTGCGAGAACAGGACAGCGACCTTGTGTTCACAACCGACACACATGGACATTGAGCACCTCCTGCTTGCTCTGATGCTGATTAATTGATAGAAAACAGATTATCTTTCAAATCCACAGACTATCTCCTCGCAATCTATCAATAAACATGTATCAGACCAAGGAAGGGCGCATCTGCGTCAGTTACGACAATTTTGCCGCCTGGAGGACTCAACCGATGGTGAATATACCGGGATTGACCGGGTACAACCAACCTGATGTGTTTTCTCGCTTCCGCACTCTGCGGCGCGCTGTCTCTATTCCTGGGGGTTTGCGCGTGCTCTCTATCATTGGTGAGGGCGAGCGTGAGGAAGTGCTTGTCGACTCCGCCAAGGGAGGTGGTCAAGACGGTTTCAACCCCTCCTTCACCGGCGTCTCGGACGGCTATGGCCGTTTCTTCAGGACGTCTGTGTATCCACTGATCCAGAACAGGACCACGTTGTACCTCAACAGCGCAAGGTTGCGCCTGCTTGAGGACACCATCGACATGTCTGGATTCCCCTCGGAGTACGATGCCAGGATCGACCCTACCACCGGCAAGATTGAACTCCAGAGCGCAGCCCTTGTCGACCAAGGCGGAACCCTCTACAAAGCCGGATCTGGCAACACGGGCGACGGCTATCTGAGTGGCATCACTCTGCTCGACAGGAACGCTCCGGCCGAGACCTGGACCATCCGCTGTACCAGCGTTCTCAGGGATAGTTACGGTGCGCCCCGTCGCGGACAGGCAAGTTTCAGCGCTGTCGGCAGCGTGAGCGGCCAATTGCTTGACAGTTACGGCCAGCCTTTCATCTGGAAAAGCGACGGCGTTACCCTCAGCAACAGCGTGCTCCGGTTCGCGATTTGGAATCCGACTGGCAGCGTCTTCGACGCAGGCGACCGCTTCACGGTCATAGTTTCCAGCAAGGTGCTCCAGGAGCGCGACAATCTCGAGGCCGACTACATCGCCGAACTCGACCTCAATGACCCTGAGGTTTTCACCGACCCGGCCAAACTTTACGACAAACATGGCCAACCATCGATGACGAATATCCTGTCCCTCGGCGCCCAGATGGCTTTCGAGAACGGGGCTACCAGTGTGATGGCCGTCCAGGCCAAGCCGCCTCTTCCGAGGCGTACGTCCGAGATCGTGCTCCCGGCCAAGGATGCCACGACCGGCCTCGGCGGAGCCAGCGGTAACGCCAATCCCGACGACCTGGTCTTTTTTATCACACCGCCGGGCAAGCCTGACCGTGGGACGCAGGCCCACTTCTTCATCATTGGAACCGACGGGACCGAGACCCAGGTGTTCCCGAATAAAGTCGATTTCTACGATCCGACTATCACGGCCGCTCTTGCGATCTACGAGGACACTGGTAGCAACACCGCTCTCATGGCCGATTTCATGGATCCGGCGCAGACCGGCATGCCATTCTCCTACACCATCGTGAGCGACGACAAGATCGAGCAGGATGGGACGGACGGCTACATCTCGATCTACGGCCTTAGCACGGGCACGTTCTACAGCCCATCGATCCAGCTGGTATCGGGCGATATCGGCAAGCTGCTCGACTTCATCAACGCCGACCCGGCCAACGAGGGGCGGTTCGAGATTACGGCGATCGTTGATCAGCACACTGCCAGGATTACCAGGATCTCCGGCAACTTCACCGCCGAGACAAATGTGCGCTGGCAGCTGCTCGCGGCTAGCGGTACCTCTCAACGCGTCCTGTTCACCACTGACCTGGCCCTCGCAGCCGGGCAGGGACTCCGAGTCACCTACATTGACGAGATGGATGTCGATTTCTACGACGCAAACTGGGCCGAGGTCCTGGACGAGCTACAAAAGCAGGATGTCCAGATCCTAGTCCCGCTGCCCACTCAGACCTTCTCGGCCATCCAGCAGGCTTTCCGCGTACATGTAGAGCAGATGTCCAGCACCTACTACAAACGCGAACGGGTGCTGTTCACCGGCGCATTACAGGGTCTGTCGGTCGACAACGTCACGGGTGTGTCTGAGGTCGCTGTCGAGGACATAGGAATTCTCGAGGGCATCCAAGGCGACGACCCCGAGGAAATCCTCGCGGGCAACATTGAGGATCTCGCCAACTACGACGTGGCCACCAACTTCGGCGATAGTTTCCGCGTGGTGTTCTTCTATCCGGATGAGATCGTCAAGGTAATCTCCGGCAGCAACGAGACGCTGCCCGGCTACTACATCGCAGCGGCGGCTGGTGGACGCGTGTCCGGAACTGCCAATATCGCGGAGCCGCTAACCTTCAAGACGCTGGTTGGCTTCACGATCCTGAACAGCAAGGTTTTCACCCAGGATCAGCTTAACAGATTGGGCGACCACGGCATTACGGTCCTCCAGCCTGTGACGGGCGGGGCTAAGGTTCTCCACGGCAAGACCACAACCCAGAGCGGGGCGCCGGAAGAGGAAGAGATCTCGATCGTCTTTATCCGCGACCAGGTCGCGAGGGTGATGCGCCGAAGTTTCCAAGGATTCCTCGGACATGCCGAGGATCCAACATTACTGCCGTCCCTGACGGCAAACGCTGTCGGAGTGCTCAACGCATTCATATCGCAGAATCTTCTCACCGCATACAGAAATCTGTCTGTTTCCAAGGATGATGTGGAGCCGCGTCAATACAATATACGGGTTGAAATCAGTCCGACAGCACCAGTGAATTGGATTTTCATCGATGCCAGTGTCAGCATTTTCTAGCTAAAGGGGCCAGGGGGCATATAGATGGCGACTGGATATCCCCAGACCGGCAGCCTGCTCTCCCCTACTCCGCATGCTGCTCTTTCCACCTTGATCACAGTGAAGGTCAAGGGGACGGCGGTCGGAGCCATCCAAGAATTGCGGATTGACCAGAACCGCGAGATGCTTGTGTGGGAAGAGATCGGCACGGACGGAGTGGTCGAGATACATCCAAAAGGCGCTGCGAAAATCACATTTAGCGTCACTAGGTTTATTTTCGACCAACTCCGGCTCCCAGAGGCATTCTCGCGGGGTTTCCTCAACCTACAGGCCCAAAGAGTACCCTTTGATGTCGAGATCGTGGACACCTTTGCGGGCGACGTTTCGCTGGCAGTTATCCACACGCTGAAGGGCTGCTGGTTCCGCCGCTACTCTACGCCGTACCGTGCGGACAATTTTCTGATCTCGGAGACAGCCGAGTTGACGTGCGAACGGATCATATCGCTACAGGGTACGGGCAATGTGGCAAACGGCGGCGCGCGTGGCATTTCATTCGAGTACGACACGATAGAGCGCGCGACAGACTTCCACGGCCGACCGGGTAAATTCGAGTCAGCTTTCTAGAAAAGGAAGAATAATGCCAGCAAGACTAGAGAGCCGTACGTGAAAATGTAATACCTACATTATAGTTGGAGGTACACAAAGGTGGTAGCATATCCGAAAACTGGCTCGACACTCCAGAGTAACATCAGCGCCGGTCTGTCCACACAGATCGTCGTGAAGGTAGGTTCCGACACGGTCGGGGCCCTCCAGGCGCTGGAGGTCCGGCAGAACCGTCCATTGGCCCGGCTCGTGGAACTCGGCCTCGACGGCACGTTGGAAATCGTTCCACAGCAGCGGACCGAAGTCACCTTGACGGTGCGGCGTATCGTATTCGACCGTCTTCGCATCGCGGAGGCTTTCGAGCGCGGTTATGTGAACATCAAGTCCCAGCGCCTGCCGTTCGACATACTGGTGATTGACCAGACCGGCGGCGACGGCGAGCTGGCCGTGACGCACCATTATGTGAATTGTTGGTTTCAAGACATCAGCACGCCCTATAACGCCGACAACTACATCATCACCGAGTCGGCGACAATCTGGGCCGAGGATGTCAGCAGCAGACTTGGCGCTAGCGCCAATGTAGCGCAGGGAGGCGCTCGTGACATGAAGCCGCAGATCGAGCAGATTGAGCGCGAGGCGGACATCGGCAATAGACGTGGTACATTGGATGCGCCAGGACTAATTACCGCAGCTTTCTCTTCGTAGTTTCCGAAGAATCCCCTGGCGGGCCTTCACGGCCCGCTGCAACCTTTCCCCATGGCGGACAATGAAATTTTCCCTCCCCGCCACAACTCGATTCACACGTCAGTCCAAGCCTATGATTGGGCCTGAGAAGGGGTAACTATGCCAGAAATTTCCCATCCCGTGTTCGGGAGCGTTGGCCGCGCCGAGCGGCCGGAGGCCCCTGCCAAACATCAAGAGGCGCCTGCGGCGCCCGTTGCGCAGCCGCAGGAGCCGCCCGAGGAGCCCACGATGGCCTCCTCCGACCTACAGTCACTTGTCGAGTGCGGCAAGGTCACGGACAGCATCGTGATCGACGGCAAAAGTTTCCGGATGTCCACCTTGGACGACGATGCCCAGGAGGCTATCATTAAGAGGTTCTCCGCCACGGAGAACTCCGGGAACTTTGTGGAGCTTCGCCGGTCCGTCGTGGCGGCGGCGATGGAAACCTTCAACGGGCGGCCCTTCGAGTCGATCTATCCCGCAGATGCCGCGCCGCAGCCGAGCGTGGCCGCCACGAAATTGGCCCTGATCCGCATGATGCAGGGCCAGGTGGTGGACAAACTCTACACCTTCTATGAGGAGCTGGTCAAGCGCAGCAAGCAGAGGGTCGATCCGGAGCAGGTAAAAAACTAGCGGAGGGGCCGTGGGCCCGGCTGCGCTGGAAGCTCTGTAAAGCCTTCCAGGTGCCAGCTGACGACCCCCTGTTCGACCGGATGAACAATCCGCAGTGGCTGTGGTACGCCGCGCAGTTCGCTGCGGACGACAAGGAGCAGTTCGAGCTGCTCCGCGACATCGCGGAGTACAATGCCAGCTTCTGGAACCCCGAGGGGGTCGACCAGGTCCGTCGGGCGCGCGAGAAGACCTTCGTCGTGGGCGACAAGGATTTCGCACGGCAGATCGAGGAGACCTTCGGCCGCAAACTCAGGATCCCGGAGCAGAAGGAGAACCTGGCCCTGCCTTCCGTGCCCGAGCGGCGGGAGCCGGAACGGCCGGATCGCCGCAGGATGCGGCCGGATGTGGACGCCGGCGCGTACTTGGACGCCGAGCTGGACGAAGTGAGATTCATCCCCACAAGGTGATAACCGATGGCCGATGGAGACCCCACCAACATTCCTGATCTCAATGTGCTGACTCGCATCCAGGATGTGATGCAGAATCTCAAGAATATGGGCAAACTGGAAGTTGCCGAACAAGTCAGTAATATTACAAATAAAATCTCGGAGATGACCGAGGAGCTAGGTCGCCTAAAACAGGGAGAGCAAGTTTGGAAAGACAAAAAGGCAGTTCTTGACCAGGTGACGGCAGCTTTTGACCGGCTGAAGAGCAAGATGGGCGAGACCGCGACCTTCTTTCTTGGCGCACAAGGCGATATCAACACCTTGCGGAAGAATCTTGAAGGGACGGCGCTCGGCGCCGGGGATTTCACAAAATCACTATCGGATCTGACAACCAAGATGTTGGGTGCGGGTGCCGCTGGTTTGCTGCTCGGCACAAACACTGGTCGGGCGTTGCTACAGCCCTTCTCTGACAGCAATATGGTTGCCAGCGTATTTGGGCACACCCTTGGCACACTGAACGAAGTGTTCCGCAAGCATGCGCAGGCGCAGGACCTGGTGAATGTCGGCTATCTGGCTTTGGGCCGGTCGATGGCCGACATCAGGGGGCGCGGCGACCTGATGATAGATGCGGTCCAGAAGATCACGGCCCAGTTCTTCATCGCCGGCGAGGAGCAGCAGAAGTTCATCGAGTCCACGCGCATGGTGCCAGGCGGGTTGGACGCGGTCACGACCGCCGTCAAGGGCGTCGGCGGGGGCGTGACCCAGATGGCCCAGATCATGCTCGTGGGGCGCGGAGCCAGTCTCACTTTTGCGGAGACCTCGCGGATCATGACCGAGCAGTACCAGAAGTTCGGCCAGATCATGGACAAGGACGCCGTCGAGAGCGTGGTCAAATTCGCGGAGGCCTCCAAGGCCACCGGCGTGCCCATCGGCATAGCGGTGAGCCAGATCCAGGCTGCGAGCCAGCCGCTGGCCATCTTTGGAACCAAAATCACCGAAGCACAGAGCATCTGGACGACATTCACGAAATCCCTGAAGGGCATCGCGCCGGAGGAGGTTGGCAGCCTCACGCGGCAGATTACCAGCAACATCGCAACCATGAGTCTTGGCGCGCAGGGTTTTGTGGCGCAGATGAGCGGCATGGTCCATGGCGTGACCGCGCTCGGGGGTGCGCTGCGGATGGAGCTGGCGATGCGCGAGCCTGGCGGCATGGAGCGCAACCTCGAGCGCGTCATGCAAACCATCTCGCGCATGGGCGGCGGGCGCATCATAACGCTCCAGGAGGCGTCCCAGACTCCGGCGCTAGAGATGCAGTTCCAGCTCCAGCGGCAGATGGTCGGGCAGATGCTCGGGGTCCAGCAGGGTCCCCAACAGTCCCGCGTGCTGGAAGTGCTCCAGAACATGGAGAAGGGCGGGGCCTCCGGAGCAGAAGCCACCAAAAATGTCCAGGAGCTGATGGCCGACGGGCAGAAGGCCCAGTCCGCGAGCACCACTGCCATGGAGAAGACGGCTATGGGCATCACCCGGACCAACTCTTTCCTACACGAGATTGTCGGCCTGGAGCAGACCGCCGGTCGCGAATTGGCCCAAATCGGGCGCGCGCTCGGCACCGCCGGGGTCGGCATGCGCCCGAGGGAAAGCGATGTCGCGCGCGCCACGCTGGCGGGCATGCGGGCAGGCCCGGCGGTCGCTGCGGCCGCTCCGCGCGCTTTGGAGCGCATGGGCGGCCTGGTCCGCACTGTTAGTAAAGGCGCCGAAAGAGGCTCGAAGGCCTTCGTCCTCGAGCGGCAATTCCGGGCAAAAATGACGCCGACAGGCGAGCCCATCGACCCCAGGCATCCCGAGCAGGCCGAGGCCGAACGCGGACTGGCAACAGTGCTGCCCACGGCCACCGGCAGGCGCCCGGAACTTGCGCCTGGTCTGCCCGTGTCCACCGGCAGGCGCCTGGAACTCGCGCCTGGGCCGCGCGAGAGGCGGGACAGGTTGGCGCGGACAGTGATGCCATTCGGGTTCGACCGCCCGGAGGAGATGGCTCCAATGGGGCCCGACGAGACGGCGCCGGGGCGACCGGGCGCAAGGCGAGGTGCGGCGGCCATGGCGGCGGAGGGTGAGAGGCCAGAGGCCCTGACGGTCACCCCTCTCGAGCCGCCCACTGTGGAGATCAAGGTCATATGTGAGAAGTGCCTCGAGAAGATCGTGGACAAGAAGCTACACCTTGGCAACCAGGGCGCGGCAGGCGAGGACTACGCCAGATAGCGTTTCCGGAGGACCGACATGGCCGAGCAGACGATAGGCAACCAGGTGTTTGTTGACCCGTCGCAGGATCCGGCGAACAATCCCCTGCGCGACAAGGGAACAAGCGCGGCAGAGGGCAACCCCCAGCAACCCGCTATTATCGCCAGCAACCCTCAGATGCCGACGGGCGTTCGGAGGCGCCAGCTTATGCGCTGGAAAGTGCCCGACCTCGGCTATATCGACATGTACATCAACCCGCAGCAGATGACTATCCAGGAGAAGAAGGTCATCACCAAGCGCAGGACCAAGGGAGGATACATCATCCAGTATTGGGGCGAGGAGCTTCCGACGATCAGTATCAGTGGATCGACCGGCGCCTCGGGCATTGAGGGCATCAACATCCTGCGCGACGTGTATCGGTCCGAGCAGAAGGCTTTCGAGAAGGTAGCAAAATCACTGGTCGACAGGCTGGGTACCTTTTCCTTGGGAAGCGTCTCTGGCATCATGAACGCCGTCTCTAACCCTGGCCAGGCCATAGGGAGCGCGCTTTCCGGTCTTTTCGGCTCCGGTGCCAATCCGCCGTTGCTCCCCACGTTGGGCTCCTTGGCTCTCGGGGTTGAATTGTATTTCCAGGGGTGGGTTTTCAAAGGCTATTTTCTCGATTTCTCGGTAGAGGAGAGCGTAGCTCAGGGTGTCGGGGTGTTCAATTACAGGATGAATTTCCAGGTCACCGACAGGCGCGGCACCAGGAAAAACTTTATGCCGTGGCATAAATCACCAGCCGATACTGATCCAACAACCGGCAAACCAATCAATTATAGGCAATCCAACTATGAGACAACACCTCTCAATTTCAGCGGAGAAGAATAGATGCATCGATGCTCCGTATGTAACAAAGCGGTCGAACATCCCGCTACGGTCAATCCGGTTCTATGTTTCCGATGCTATAACCACCTACATCCACCAAAAGTAGCCATATGCGACAACTGTGGATGTCTAAAACCATCACATAGGACAAACAACAAAACACTTTGTAAACGATGCTATGAGGTCTTGTTCCTAACGGAGACCTGTGTCAAATGGAACCAGGAGCGAAGTGTAGTTTTCCGCGCACCAAACGGCGAGCCCTTCTGTGCGTCATGCTACTACAACATGCGCACGCCTGTTGAATGCGGGTTTTGCCATCGCATGAAACCAAAACATACGGAACATGTCGTATATGGCAATTTGTGTAAGGTGTGTTATAACAAAACCCGCAGGTTGGAGGATCCGAACTTTGCGTTGATAGAGAGCCTGCGTTCTCGCGCACGTAGTGCTTTCAAGCGCTTCTGTCAAAGGGGAAAAGTCCGTTCGTCCAAAGAATATGGGATAGATTACGCAGCCATTGTGGCACACATCGGGGCGTGTCCTTGTTGCCGCTCCGACTATCATGTCGACCATGTGTTTCCCTTGGTGGCTTTCGATTTTACCAGACCGGAGCATATTCGTGCCGCTTTCGCTCCGGACAATCATCAATGGCTGCCGAGCCGGGCCAACCTGAGCAAACAAGACACTTATGATCGCTGTGCGTTCGGAAGTTATCTTGAACGCCATGGAATCCAAGAATGACGATCCTCATCTCGTCCACGCAGTCTGACCTGACATCCGGGGACGGGTTCGGCTCACTGCTCCGCGATTTCGGCGGCATGCTTGGACAACCCGACCTGTTCAGTTCGACCAATGGGGTCAAACTCCACGGGGGCGATCCCGACCTGGCGGCTTTCCAGAGCGCGGCCGGGAGCATCCTGGAGAGGCTGTACAGCGCCAATCAGGAGGTGTTTGACAAGAATTTCGTCGGCAGTGGGCGGCAGGTAATCGCGGGCGGGGCCACGGTGGCCGGGGGCAAGATCTCCCCGCTAGAGGATGCCGCAATCCTCCAAGTCACCAATCAGACCCCAAACTTGAGTGTATTAGTGAAGAAGCGGGCCTTCTCGTCCCTCAACCATTTGTATGACCCCACGCTGATGGACGACGCGGAACTGTGGCTGTTCCGGGCGACTAAGCGCCTGTTCGCCAGAAAATGCGCCGAGGTGGCCGACTATGAGCGGCTGGCCAAAATCAAGCGCCTCCTGGAGGCCGGTAGTAATGCCTCGCAGGCGTCCATAGGCCTAGTGACCGGCCTCGCAGCCGCGTTTAGTGACACCGCGCAGGCATCCACGGGGGGCAGCCCTCTTGGCGCCGACTCCGGGGTGGGCTTCTTCTCGTCGATGCGAAACCTACAGAAAGCCATCAAGGATCGACAACCAGTGGATGTCACCACCTGGTTCTACGATCCTGACGTGCCGTTCGACCCAGCAATGGGCAGCGGAAGTGGCGTGTTCGAGATCACGCTCGTGGCCTCGCTGAACACAAACCTGTCCATCGACGGAAGCGGAAACGGTAGTTTCTCCATGGATAACCCATACAACATCCTGCGGATCTCCGAGAATGACATCGAGATGGCTATTAGGGACACTGCCCTATCCAAGCTTACGAATGTCCTGGACAAGGCCGCCGGCCTGGCCCTTTCGAGAGCGCAGGTGTCTGACGCACAGCTCACGCGGGCTCGTAAGGAACGCAAACGCAGCCCCATAACTTTCACCGTGAGTGCCTCCGGACAAGGGGCCACTGGAACAATGGACGCCATCGGGATGACGCTCACGGCGGACAATCTCAATCTGGTGCCGGAGCCGCATTCGCTCGACGACGCCGAGAAGACGCTGGTCAAGGGTGTGTTGGCTGGGCTCGAGGCCTATTCTATGTCCACCAGACGCAACCTACTCGACGGATTGAGCGTGAGCGGAGGCGATAACGCGACGCTCCGGAACTCCATGTCCTATGCTAGGAGAATGCTGCGCAAGTTCCACGCGGGCAAACTGCTAATACAGCCAATGGACACCGTCTATGTTTTCATCGACGGCAGCACGCGTCGCTCTGGGGAGGTAACCGGGCAGGCGGACAGCCACTCTCCGCTGATGATCGGAGACAAGGAGATACCAGGATCCACGATGGAGGTCGTCGACAGCATAAGCGAGTCCATAGGCCTCCAGGACACTTGGCAGATCGACAAACCGTTGCTCAAGGCCGCTTGGGATAAGAGCGGAAAATGGCTTAGTCTCAGAGATTTCGAGAAGCTGTACGCGGTCTCCGGGGGCTCCGGCACACATGTGTTCGCTGGCCTTGTGAGCGACGCGACGAACACCTACAATGCCGAGGGTGGGCGCTACGAGGTGTCGGTGAGTGTCAACTCCAACATGGAGTGGCTGCGGCTATCCAGGTACAACCAGCAGCCTGCGCTCCAGCAGACCGAGGGTATTATCTGGGATCCCCTGACGCCCTTCGATTTCCAGGTCGACGAGGCTACGGGGCTTCCAACCGGGCGCGCAAAGCTGACGGACACTAACAAGCGACTTCTGGATTCTGGTGCCTTGTTTATCCACCGTGGCAAGGATGCTGGAAAGCGCGCGACCGAAAGTCTGCTCCAGAAGCAGGATGTCCAGCCGTACGGTGGTAGTCTTCTACCGGTGTTCGAGATGCCTCCTGGCCTAAAGTACCGCTGGAAAGAGGGCATTATCACGGCGGCCTATACAGCCTCGGCGGTGAACCCGCTCGACCCGACGATGACGAACGAGAACCAGCTGCGGCGCGACATTGGTTTTTTCGCATCTAACACAGCATTCGACACGATGGATGCTGCGAACATTGTCAGCCTGCTAGTTACCGGCTACCCGCACAATACGGCGACGTTCATCGAGAGCGCCTTGAATTCTGGAGGTTTTCAGCTCGACACAACGCTCAACAGCGGGAAAGACTATTTTCACAGTTTCCTGGATGTCCAGAAGTCCGTCAACCTGGTCCAAGGGAATTTCTCACCCTTTAAGATCATTAACGCCAATCGCAAGGACCTGGCGCAGATGATCTCGACCCAGCAGCGTCTAACGCAGACCTCGGCGCAACTAAAGCAGCTTAAGAACCAGTATGCCCAGATGAGCGACCAGCTGACGAATCTCACGGCCTCCTATCCAGACGAAAACGACTCCCAATATCTGAGAAGCAAAAATATATTGTACAAGAAGAGGCTCGATATAGCGGCTGACCTCCAGAAGGCCGAGAAGACTTTCAACAATCTCCTAAACAACAGCAAAACATGGCGAATTGCTGGTGACGACATCGGTTTCGACCTGACAAACCCGTCGGACGAGGACGAGGCGCGGCTATTCGGGGACCGATTCCTCTTCGTAAGCCAACGGCGGCGCGAGGATGTGATCTATAACCGCGACAAGAATTTCCTGATCGTGTCGGAGGAGTACGACAAGGACTACGACATCCAAGCGTTCGCGCTGAAGATGCGGGACAGACTGCCGGACATGTGGAAGAACCGATGGGACAGTGTGGAGGGGCTCTGTAAACAGGCGGCCGAAATGCTCGACCTGGAATTTTTTTGTAACACCCAGGGTCATCTTGAGCTGCGGCCGCCGCTGTACAACCGGACACCCCTGAGCGTCCTATCGACGATGCTCTCGCTCAACCGGAATGTCGGCGTCAAGCTGTTCCCAGATTTCCTAACGAAACTGGTCTCGAGTCGCACGCAGAGTCTGATACTGGAGATTATGGAGGCGGAGTACGAGATGATGCGGTATGCGGCCCTGCTTGGCGCGACCGACGAGAACGGTGCCAGGAATCTGATTTTCCAGAAAGGCATCGCTGACAGCGTACTGATTATCCAGGAGACCGATATCCGGAAAGCCATCCTGAAGAACGAGGTTGTCAAAGAAACGGAGCAGAAAAGGCTCCAGGAAATCATTGCGGGTAACACTGTCGCAACCCTCGGTTCGCAGAAGACGGGCATCTTCTCCGCTTCGGCGCAGGCTAACCTTTTCCTCAACAAGAAAGCGGTTACTGTCAGCCAAGGGAGCGCCATCTTCTATTCGGACATGGTACAACAGTTGGTGAAGCTGACCGGTCGGCCTTTGCGTAGCTACCCGTCGTTCGACGAGGCCAAGGTGGGTGCCAAAAAGAACGGTCAGTCGAATCCGGCCAGCGATGTCGCAGCAGCCATCGACCGCATTTCCGAGCAGGTGAGCCGCAGGTCCAAACTGCTCAGGGTGCTGGAGAAGGTCCTGGAGCAGAGTGTTGAGATAGCTTCGGTCAACGCTGAGGGAAAAACACAGACCGGGTTGGGATGGTTCAACTCAACAACCAAGCCCTCGGAGATGTTTGAGCGGTTGGTCGAGAATGACACCCAGCATGTGCTGGGGCACCTTTCGGGCCATCGCTTCATCATCGGTGACGAGAACCTTATATCGTACCGGATAACCGAGAAACCGCCCGCCCAGACGGTCTGTACCGTGAGCGGAAGCGCCGACGCCCTCGCCGGAGTACAGGAAGGCTTTTACAACGGGGCCTTACCGGCAGCCAGGGCCTTTGGCGCGGATTTCGATCTCTGGCGTCAGTACGGCTTCCGTGGAGAGCGTAATTTCGACAAGCCGTACTTCTACGACTCGGAACTACAGTGTGCTCCCTATGCCAAGATGGTCCTGACCAGGCAGCACAAAGAAATCCTGAACGGCGAAGCGGAGGTCGTAGGCAACGAGTTCTACCAGTTGGGGGATGTGGTATACCTGTCGGACGCACAATTACTGTTCTACGTAAATGCTGTTAGACATTCGTTCACGTACGAAAGCGGTTTCAGTACCACGTTGTCCCTGAGCTACGGCCATCCGGTCGGTGAATACATTCCCACGCCACTCGATGTCATAGGCAAAAGCCTGTCGAACCAGGCAAATCTACACACCGGATTCCGCGTGCGTAGGCAACCGTCAAGGAGCGACAGGGTGCTTGGTGTCGTGCGGTTCGCGTCTGGCGAGACCGGTGAGAAGGGTCTGCTTGGGGGGCAGGACGGCCAGCGGAACTACGCGGTGCTTTCGAACGTCCTACAGATCGCCAACCGCGAACTCGATTTCAACAAACCCGACACGAGTCCGCGCGTGTTCGTACTTGTGTTCGGTAACGCGTCCAACAAGGACGAACAACTCAAAAGGGCAAAGGCGGTTCAGAACTGGTTGGCCGTCCCCGTGGCGCCAGGTCAGAAAAGCGATGGCTTAGATTCCGCTATGGCAGTAGTTTCCGGCCAAAGCGATTTGGCGCACCAGGCGATTTCCAGCACCAGCCAGTTTCTGGCTCAGCTTGCCAAGGACACCGAACTAGGCAGCACGGACAAGGCTCTGCTAAAGGCTGGAGTGGTAGCCAGCGACCAGGCATGGACGCTAGATCCGGAGCTGGACCGCGTCGTGGAGATCAGACTGCGTCCAGCTCCGGCTGGCGGATGGCCACAGGGGGAATGACACATGTCGACTGATAGGCCCGTCGGTTTACAGGCTCGTTTGGCCGAGGTCATCTCGGTCGACCATGCCACCGGCGTGGCCCAGACCAGGTGGGTCGACGACGACGAAATTGGGCCGCTGATCCCGGTGCCGCATCCATTCTCCGGAATCGGCGGCGAGGGAGTATACATCGGCCTCAGGGAGAGGGCACTAATCGTCTGTGTCAGGGGATCGTACGGGCGATACATACCGGTTGCCGTGGTCCCGCCGCGCGCATCGTTCGCTTCCGACCTGGCCGACATCCCGGAGATGGCTTTCGACGACTCTGGCGTTCCTCTGATCGACGATGGCGAAATCGTTGTTCGAGGACCGACCGGAGCCGTGTTTCGGCTCAATGCCGACGGATCTGTCGCCATGCGCAACAGCCTCGGAGAAGGTTGGGCAGTAGGAGGAGACAACGACGAGGCGCATCGATGCGCGATAGCAAATCCCCCACCTGTTACGTACATGGTCTCCCAGGCGGGCCTAGAGGCCCATGGGCTCGTGCGGCGAGATGTTCGCCCGAACGAGGAGTCACTCGACGTCTCGATTTTCGACCCTATGTACGATCTCGAGGCTGAGCAACTGCTTGAGGAGGTTGGCCGCGATCCCACAAAGGATGTGACGCACGGCACGCGGCGGTCCACCGCCGGTGACGAGACGGCGGCAGCTACGGCTTTCCGGAACCCGCCTTTTGTGGAAAAGCGCCATATCCTGTACGAGTTTGGTACCGGATGGAACGTGGGCACCCAGCAGGACGAGAAGGGTCTGCTGGACGGGGCCGAGCTGCCGGTCAGGATCTCGATGGACAGGAGGGAGCGCCGCAGCAATGTGTTAAGCCTGTCGCTGTCATACCCGAACGAACTGATGGAAGCCGTGGACGGCACCCTGGTCGACATTTTCGGTAACCTGCTTGACATCAATAGGAACATCATCCAGCCGCCCGTCGGTGAGGACACCATGTCCCTCCTGGAGAGCCTACAGGAGAACGCAAGGCACACAGTAGCGCTCCATAGGGAGATCAACACCAGGAAAGGCTGGGCGTACACCGGAAACGCCATCCCGGATCCGGTGACGCCGGATGTCTCTAGTGCCGACAACAACGCGCGTGACCGCAGCCGCTGGTTCGTAGACGTGGATAAGGAGGGGTTGACCAAGATCAACATTCCGGCCACCTCCGAGACTGGTAATGTGCCGTGCCTGGTACGCTACGAAACTTCAAGCGTCGTCGATGTCGACAGTCACGGACAGGCCGGACCTGCTGCGCGCAAGGGGGACGACGACCCTAAGCGGCTTTTCCGCAGTGACCTAAATGCCGGTCAGCGGCGGCAGGACGTGTTCCTGGATCAGTTTGGGCCCGGCGGCATTACAGTCAAGCGCGTGGAGTCGCGAAACAGCCAGGCCGTCGACCTGTCCCCGGACAACCGGCTGGCAGATTATCCTACCAGCTATGTCGAGGGGGAGCAGGACAAGGGGCAATGGGCCGAACTACCCTCGAAAGTACAAAGTGGCACGGCATTCCACAGCATTGTGCGGACCGCAGCTAAGTTACTCGCAGTTTCGATGAACCAGATGTCCTATGACACCGTAAACAAAGACGCCGAACCACCAAAAGCGGACGGGGATGCGCTCAACAACCAAGTAATTCAGAGTTTTCTGGCGAGTGTTGGAATGCCGGTCGATCCAGACAAGGCTGGTTGCCCGAAAAACTACCCCAACGCCGGAGGTCGCAGCCTCCACGCCAACCTGGACGGAAGCGTCGAGCTGTCGGTCGGGGCGAACACGGTCGACCGCCTATCGTGGATCATGGACACGGCTGGCGGGATTGTGGCCCGTATAGGCCGCGACCGTTACGGCAGGAGCGCGATAGTTCATATGGATGGTGCGCTGGCCTTGGAGGTCGGCGGATTCGATTTTGTCGGACCGGAAGCCTCCGTCGCGGCCGACCGGCGCTTCTCGGACAGGGGCAAAACATTGCCCAAGGATGTCAATGTGTTCCGCGCCGGAAAGATCGTGATCCGCGTGAGGCGCGCGAATACGGCCGGAACCGGCCCGGACACGGACAATGACAACCTCGACCAGGTGATCATCGTCGACGAGAAAGGCGTGAGCATCCAGGCGACCGGCCAGCTCAGCCTGAAATCCACGATGGACATGGTCCTACAGAGCGGCGGCCAGATCATCCTGGACGGGAAAGCAATCAAATTCTACACTGATCAATATCAAAGGCTTGTCCTAAAGCAGCCTAGCCGAAAGCAGATATAGGAGCACGAGAATGGCGGCACCAGTCATACCGATTCTTTTTCCATTGCCTACCGACGGTGGGAGGGACAAGACATATCCGGAACTCGTGCGCTCGATGTCGTGTACCTGCCCGGCCGGAGCGATCATCAAGCCGAGCATCGCGCCGATCCCCGGGTTCAACCTTGGCGACATCATTGCCGACCAGTCCAAGCTGCTGGCCGCCTTGGCGGCGGGCTACAGCATGCTTACGGTGGTAATGAAGCTGGTCTCCTGTATCATCGACGTGCTCTGCGCCCTGATAAATCCCTTTTCGACCATCGCAGCTGTCGTGCGCCTGTTCGGCTCCTGCCTGCCGGACTTCATCCTGCTTCTCCCACAGCTGGCGATCCCGGCCATCATCCTCTGTATGATCAAGATCATCCTGGCCATCATTACCTACATCGTCACCGTGATTATACCCTTGATCCAGGACATCATCGCCAACGTCCAGGACCTCATCGATGCCATCTCCACGGGGAACCAGCACGCCATCCAGGCGGTGGCCTTCAAGATCGTGTCCATCCTAAAGGAGCTGTACAACGTCGTGGGCATCCTGGCTGCGCTCGACGCCGTCCTGGCCATGGTGAAGGCTCTCCTCAGTCTAGGCATCGGCATCCCGTGCGGAGGAGGCGGGGGATCCTGTAGCGGATGCGGGGAGGCCCAGTGCCCCTCCGTGTTCGACAACTTCACCCTTTCCGGCGCAGACGGCATGTTGACGGCCACGGTGGTCTACAGCGGCAGCCTGCTGAGCTACTTCCTGACCTTCACGTCGGCCGCGCACAACGAAGATTTCCTGGCCCTGCGGCCCTTCTTTCCGACCGGCGTCGACTACAGCACGATAACCGACAGCACGAAGGTGCCCTATCTGCTGAATTGTAATGGATATTACACAGTTACCTCCGTGGACGAGGATGGGGCCCTGTCGCTTTTCCCGCTGCCGCAGCAGCAGCACAATGACGGATACCTGTCGAGTGTGTACTGCTCCAGTGCCATTTCAACCCCGGTTGACCCCACCGGCCGGTACGCCAGGTTCGGCACACGGGCGGCCAAGCCGCAGTTCTCCTCTGGCGACGTTGGCGTGTATCTGGAGCTTCTGGATTCCGACAGTACGGGAGCCGCGAAGAACAACGGCACATTCAGGATCTCCTCGGTTTACGACGGCTACAATGTCGTGCTCGATCACCTCAGCGCAAGCGCGTGGGATGCGCAGGCCTTGTACAACCCGTCGTTCGGCTCGGGCTGGAAAGTCGTGTGGCGCAAGGTCTACGTGCCGTCCACGGTTGGCCCGAGGCCCTACACGCTGGTTATTAACCACGAGGAGCTGATACGGCGCAATGTCATAAGTGTGGGCTGCCATCCGGACGTTCGAACAGCCGTGAAGGGGGCGAAGAATCGCAGCCCGTACCTGGATGTGCCCATTCCGCCGCTGCCCGACATCGAAGGGCTGGCGGCTGCGGCCACCGCGTGCCTCACCGCGATAGCGCCGATCGACGTCGACTCCCAGTATGTCATCGACAACTATGGTAGCATCGCGCAGGCGGCGGTTACCGCAGGCGACTGCCTCAACAGCGCGCTTGGCACCCTCGCGTCTAGCATGGTTTCGTACGCTTCGGATATCTACCCAAGGGTATTCAGTCTTGACAAGTCGCTCCTGTCAGCGGACCGCTCGATCCAGATCGCCGGGGGAGACATCGTCGTAAGCGTCATCCCTATTGACATCAACGGCAACCGGCTCGCCGACGACCTGCCTCCCGGAGTGGTGGAGGTAAAAGTCTTCACCACCTTTGGTACACTGTCGGTGGTAGAGGAGATCCTGGACGATTCAGGTGTGTCGACCGGTGAATTCAGGGCTACTCTGACCAGTCGGATCATCGGAACGGCCGAGGTCACAGCTACCGTGGCCGACCAGTATGTCAGCAATTTCGACACCACATTGAATCCGCCGGACTATGTGCCGCGAACGCTCGAATTGTCGTTCGTCGACGCGCGCCCGGCCGACACCAAGCCGCAGGACACGATGGAACCCCTTGGAATCGCGGGCACGGGCGGGGTGAAGTAGAATGGTCACATCCTCTTCTTCCGGCACCATTTTCAAACTGGATCTCGTGAAATTCGCGAGGGATGTTATGTCCGAGGTGGATAGTGTGCGATCGTACCTTCCGGATGTTGGAGGGGATTCACAGCAGGCCGACAACCGGCCCACCGAATCCAGGGTCAACGCCTTTTTTAGGCTGATCGGTTTGCCGATGATCGTGTCGATAGCACCCGAGAACGATAAGGATAAATCGACCACCAAAGCCTCGCAACAAACCTTGACACCAGGTTTTGCCATGGGTGGCGAACCTCCCGGTGTCCTCGGAGACAGTAAGGACGCAAAGATGCCGGATCCGATCACCGGAAACGACACGGCCCTACAGACCCTTCTCCAGAGCCGGGAGAAAACACTTCTTGAGTTAGAGAGGGAGATAGGGACTGCTGACCGTGATCAGAGACGCGTGTGGGCCTTCTATACCCCGCTTAGTCTGTCGTTGGACGAGACAGATTTCGACGAGAAGGGTCTGCTGATGTTCAAGCGCATTTCTCCGTTCATTGTGTCCTATAGAAGGATATATCCGGCACAGAACGAGTTGTCGAAACCTTTCCTAGCGAATCCGGAAAGGGGAAGGACTCCGCTGGATTCTTCTCCGATCAGGCGTCCATTTATAGAGACGGTGATCAGAATACGCATTAGCGCGCTGGAGGGAGGTAACCAACAGCAGCAGGATTATCTGGCAAATGCCAGAGTGCGGATGCAGCAGCTGTCTTCGACAGCCGCCAATGCGCTGCCGGAGGAAGCCTCGGCATACGAATCATTCATCATAGACCAGATGTTGGGGTCGATCAACCAATTTGCCGACACCTGGGTTAATCTACAGCGGCGTCGCGAGTATATAACCACGGACACAAGCATTATCCTGAAACCGAAAACATCGTCGGCAAAAGCGAATCCTTTCGGAAAACAAGGCAATGTTGCCACGACGTTGGAATCCACCGGCAAATCGGATCGCGGCAAGCCGAATCTTATCCAGCGCCAGGCGATCCTGAACCGCAGTATTGCGGTGGACGAGGCCCTGATCAGCCTGCTGCCTACACAAGACGCGACCAGCCTCACTGGGGAAGAGGTAAAGAACGTCATGCCGAACGCACTCACAAACCCGTTCGTGAGTATGCTTAGGCAGCCAATCGACTGGCAAAGGAAAAAGCTAGCCGAAGTGAGTGCGCAAATTGATGCCATAACGCAGCGGGCTGATAGACTGCGCCTGGAACTCGAGATGATGACAGGTGAGTTTACTGGCCTCTCGTTACCAGATATCGTCTTTACCATACTGGCACTTTTCCTGATCAATAAGAATGATCTTATTGGTTTGCTGGATCAGGATACCAGGACGCAGATGTCCTATGACCCTGTACTAAAAGCGGCATTAGAAGGATCGAGTCCAACTGCCACCATCACGGCGGCGAACAACCTGCGCAATAAAGTCAAGGAACTGTATGCCGATCTGAACGAGGCGATCAAGCAACGCCTCGACAAAAGTAAGCGCACTTCGCGGAGCAGCTCGTCTCTGCCGAACGAAAAGAATTCAAGAACGCTCAACAACCAGGAAAACTACGAAGATTTCTTGAACGAGCAATAGGGAACGGGAGACTAGCATGTCTTTTGACCTGAAGATAGTCGGCAATGACCTGGCCATGAATCCGGACGGATCTATCCAGACCGTACGGGATAACGAGAAACTGAAACAGGACATCCTGAAAGCGATCCTGACGGCGCGTGGGAGTAACAGATTTCATCAGTGGTATGGCAGCACTGTGTCCGAAAGGACCATAGGTCAGGTGCTGGAGGCCGGGCAACTCGATGCCGAAATCCAGATATCGATACAGGAGACACTTTCGAACCTGATGTCACTCCAAACGGCCCAGACCAGGGTCCAGTACGTCTCCCCAGGCGAGACGCTAGCTGGTCTTGTCGACGTGCGCGTCGCCAAGGATTCGACGGATCCACGACAGTGGTCTATAACAGTCATAGCCCTGACACGCCAACTGACGCCTGTAGAAGAGACCTTTGTGCTAAGAATATGAATGGAATTTTCCGTGTAAACATATACAGAGAAGGATATGGCGAAAAAGAAAGAGTATCTGCTCAAGTTTGACGGGGGTGTGATTAATGGTCAGGTTTAAAAGCTTCAACGAGGTCGTGCTCTCCATGTTGGAGAGACTGCGACTCACACAGCCGCAATTGGACGACAAGCCGAACTCGGTGGCTAGGGACGTATTTGTCGACCCCCCGGCTTTCGAGATCGGCGAAGTTTACGAGGCCATGCGCGCCATTGCGCGCCTTCAGTCGCTAGCCAACCTGACCGGAAACGACCTGACCAATTTCGGTGCGAATTTTGGCGCTAGTCGTAAGACAGGCACAAAGGCAAGCGGGCAGGTCGTTTTCACGTTCCGTAAGATTGACACGAATCTGACCATACCGGTCGGCACCGTAGTGACCACCCGCAATGGCTTGAGTTTCGTCACGATCTCCAGTACTACCGTGCGGGTATCCGACTCCAACGCACTCCGGGCAACCGCAACCAGGTTGCGTGATGAGCTGGACACAGCTGGGATCACCGACCAGTACGCCATCGAAACGAGTGTTCAGGCCCAGAGTATTGGCTCGTCCGGCAACATAGCCACCTACTCGATCGTTTCCCATTCTGCATCCGGCGTCAACAGCGTTACGAACGTTGTGTCATTTACAGGCGGAACGGACGTGGAGACAGACGCAGCCTTCCGGTCACGTATCCTGGCTACATTTGCCGGGGCCAACACCGGGACATCCCTTGGATACAGGAGTCTGATTCTGGCCTTGGCAGATGCCATCGACGCGCTGGTAGTCGAGCCGGGCGATCCCCTCATGGTCAGGGACGGGACAACCACAACGACCGACAGCAGTGGAAACACCATCGTGGCGCAGCCAGGAACGGGCGGAAAAGTCGACATCTACGTACTGGGGGAGAACCTCCAGGCCGCCACGGACAGCTTTATTTATAAGGACAAGAGCGGCAAAAACGATCCTACCAGCCCCAACAACGACCATGTGCTCGGGCAATCGTCACTAACTCCGAACACCGCCCTTTCTCTCAACAGCAGGCGGCTGGGCGTGCTCTCCGAGGGCGAGGCGATCCCAACGCAACCTATCTCCTCGATTACATCGGTCATCGGCAGCTCCTCCGGGCCCAATTTTGTCGAGCAGTACACCGACAGCTCGGATCAACTTGTGGGGAACTATAAGCTTGTCGGCGACACCGGCGTGGCCCAAGGAAGCCCGTTTGGCCTCGATAAAATAGTGTGGACCTCGGATCGCATTAACATGTTGGCTGAGAGTCGCACAAAAGGCGCTTTCAACAGCGTCGATGGCCTAGCATACACTGATGTGCTCGGCATATCGGGGATTACGCAGGATGTACGTGTGACAAACGAGAACTCGTCCGTGTCGAGCGACCGCTTCTATGTCACGGTAAAACACAAGCCTGTCCGTACCGTGAGTCGTATTTTCAACCTCACCACAGGCGAGCGGTACACGATATCCGACCAGAACCCGGACGGGCAAAGCAGCGCACTGAATGAGACGGGACGCATCAAGATCTCGGGACGAACCCTGCCAACCGCAAGCGACACACTCCAGGTAGACTATACGTGGGTGATGTCTTTTGCGCCAACTGTCGAGTTCGACACGCTGGATCCTAAGGATCCGACCAACAACGCTCAGGACTCGATCGACTGGGGCTTCCCGAACTACATCAGGGACGAGTTGTCGTCGGCCAATCTCGACGCTTACGGCAAGCTGACGGTTGCCACGGCCTACCCGGTTGGGCGCCTGCTTGCGGTGAGCACTTTCCATCAGGAGACCCTGACGGTCGGGGGTACCTCCTCCAGGAAAACGATCACGACAATCAACACGGTTCTGAACATACATAGTATCAAGGACACTTCGAAAAGCGGGGCAGAAGTGTACAATACCCTCACAGCCGATGGCACCTTCTCCAACAGACTGATTGCGCTGCCAAGCGACTCGCTGGCTGCCCTCGGAGATCAAGTTGTTGTCGTGTATAGCACCACGGATCTGATGGACTCGTACCAGTCGGCTTCGGCCGTCGGAAAAACCATCACACTGTTCCCGTCCACATTGGTTGCCTCCGGCACCGCCGTCATGGTAGACTATGCGACCAGCCTGCTGAACATCCTACCACAGACGAACTTCACCTCGTTGCCAGTGGCTGGGGACGGCTACAACTCCTTCACGGGCATTGATGGATACCAGCCTATGCTCGACACCTTCGCGGGAAGCGTGGTTGTCGACAACAAGCGCAGGACCCCGACGCACCTGAAGGTGACGGCCGCCGCCATACCGACGCAGGGTACGTTAGAGTTCATCGGCATCACTATGAACAAGATCACCGGGATCTTTACGACTACAGCTGCCTCCACCGGCAGCGCCAACATTGTCGACCTAGCTCCCCTGATCAGGACCGCCGAGGGTCTTGGGCGTACGGCAACGATCCCCTCGAACATCGCAGTAGCCAGGCTTCTTTCACTGGAGGCGGTCTCGCTGGATATTACAGGGAATGTCAAATCGGTGAATACCACGTACGATCTCACAAACTACGCGTTGAAGACATCGCGTTGGGACCTGGCATACGCTACCCAGAACACCTCGCTCGGCAACGCGTCAATCCAATTGGCAGCCGTTGCCGCGAACACCAGCAGCCCGATCACAACCGGCAAACACTTGCGCGCCACTTTCTACTACGCGAAGGGCAACGACTCCGAACGAATGTTCTTCTCCAAGAATGGCTCACAGATCACGGACAAGGTTTTCGCAAAGGTGGCGTCCATCGGACGCGTGTCCGGTTTCACGAACTCCGCCGGAGCGGTCAGCGGGCGGTTTACCGTCGACACCGCGACACAGCCGGAGCAGAACGTCGCCTACGCGGTCGACTACAGCTACACGGCCCCGAAGAACAACGAGCGCATCACGGTGAATTACGAATACAATAAGCTCATCGGGGATGCTACTTTTGCCGTCGAGGAAGGGAGGCCGATCACGGCCGATGTCTTGGTAAAAGTAGCCGAGGAAGTCAAGATCGACGTAACCGCAGAAATCATCGTGCTCCCGTCGTACGCAACCTCGTCCGACACGGTCAAACAGGACGTGGCCGACAATATCTCGTCCAGTCTAAACGCCACGGCATTGAATACGACGCTGGATGTGTCCGATATTGTAGCCAACGCGTACAACGTAGCTGGCCTGGACAAGATCACAATCACGCGGTTCAACCAACAGGGACAATCCGGTACCGTCACAACTGTGGTTGCCGGGAAGAACCAATACCTGGCCGCCGGTACGGTGACCATAACAGTCAAGACGCGCTGAGGACCATAAGATGACAAACCTGCGAGCCAAACAGCTGATGGTGAGGAGCAGCACGACAATCGAGGTGACCTTCACGGCCAGCCTCGATCCTAACATCGCTCCGTCGAACATCACCATCGATGGGGTTGGTGGCACACCGTCCGATCTCGCGGTAAAGTCGGTCTCCGTGTCCGGAGCGAAGCTGACCGTTACGGTCAAGCCGATGATCTCCGGGGCTCTGTACGAGATGGTCCTGGCCTCGACGTCCACCCAGTTCTTTGTTGGCGCGCACGGGGAAAGGCTTGTCGAGGACGGCGCCACGAACCATCTGTTCTTCACAGGCATCGAGGAAGAGAGCGATGTCTTCCAGGCACTCAGGGATTCGCTGCCGCCCATCTACGATCCCAAGGGTGGCTCCCTGCTGCGCGACCTGATCATGCCGATCGCGCGGGAGATCGAGGCGGCACAGCACGCAGCGAACGAGATTGGAGCCGCCAACTACATCTCCGTAGAGGTGACGGACGAAGGGATCACAAGGGGTTCCGGGCCATACGACCGGTTCGCAAACGAAGGTGTCTTCAAAATCCTCAGGGTGGGCGCAACTGCTACCAGCGTCGGCACCAGCAAAACAATTACGTATACTTCGTTCCCGTCTGATCCTATTAGCCTCCAGCAAGATGTCGTGGCGGAAGAGACAGTATCGAACGCGTCCGGAAGTTTAAACAGTTTCGATGGTTTGTTGATCTCTCTGTCTAATGGACCTGTCATCAATGTGTCCTCTATCGTTCTGGTGCGAGGAACCTCACAGTATGTCTACGATATTACACTGTTCCGCTACGGCCTGGAGGAAAGTAAATACGACAGCGCGAATGCCTACTCAGCTTTCGACATAAAGAATAATCAGGTGCGCTTAAGCACTGCGGCTGTCGGCCCGAGTTTTCCTCTTCCCCAAGGAAACGATATCATCAAGATCGGGTACACATACAAGAGACTTGGCCGCATTCCGAGTGTGTCCTCTGTGTCTATCACGACAACCGTCAACGTGGTCAGGGAAAGTGTTCCTGCAGTTGCGACATCCTTTTTTCTTGGACACGCTCCAATTGTGAACAGGACAGGGGATACTGTCACTACGGGCGGTATTCAATGGATCAACCCGGCCGCCAATTTCGATCCCACCCTGAAGCACCCGGCATTCGTGACCGAAATACCTTTCAGCGAGTCCAGCCTACCCTCTAAGGCGGGAGAGTTTGCCGTCAACTACTCGACCGGGCAGGTGATTGTGTTTGGGGTGGATGGTTCAGGAACCGACGGAACAACCGTTGTGCCGCCAGTCGCGACCTACTGGTTCAAGCGAACTTTCCAAGACGGCCTGGATTATAACCTCTTTAGCGACCTGTGGGAAATAGCGGCTGTGCCAGGACGCGACCTGGAAGGATCCCCGGCTACAATTTCCTTCACCTATGAAGAAACCTTTGCCGAGGGTACCGATTTCCTGTTCGCCTCGCATGTCGAGCAGATCGACGAGCGCGTCAATAACAGGCTGATCGGGGATTTTGGGCTGACAACTGAGTACGGTCCTGTGAACGAGGTGTTCCGTATTTTCAACGAGACGACCGGCGAGTTGTATCGCGTGTCCCGAATCTCCGGAAACCAAGTGTTTTTCCAGGCTACAACTCCCCCGAGACTGGTCCAGATGGCGCGGGAGGCGGCATCATTCAACGAGCATATCCAGGCGCAGATCGTGGTTTCCGAGGAAGTGGCGATTCCCTCGAAGTCCTTCGTGGCCTTTAGGGTCGAATTACAGGATGCGAACATCGCCACAGCGACTGCCGATTATATAGGTGCCAGCTTTAACTCTTCGCTGCTGTTTTCCGACACCTCCACATTCGCGCGGGAAATGTACTTCGACCCAGAGGACACCGAGGGCAACAACCTCCAACGCCTACAACAGGTCGGGGACTACATGGTTAACTACGCCAACGGGGTCGCGCATGTAGCAGTACTTTCCGGCAGCAGCACCGACATCGGCGACGCCTCGTACCGTTTCGGCGAGATCCTGACGGCGAACAAGCACATCACCGAAGTGTCGAACCTGTACCGCAGCGCGAGCGCCAAAGCGGAGAACGTCAAAATCTTCACAATCGGTGCCATCGTGGACGAGACGGTCGAGATCGTGGACCTGGAGCAGGTCGGCGAATCCTCCGTGGACGGCAACGCCATCCAGGTCTCCAGCGGAACTGTCGAGGTTTCGCAGGACGCCATGAGGGTGCGGCACATTTTCCAGGTGACCGACCTGCGAACCGCCTCCGCGCCCGTGGACTTCGTGGCGGGGGCCGTGATCTCCTCGTCGCAACCCACTACGATCACGCTCGACCCAGACGGCGTGCCGGTGACCGACTCCGGAGCAAACGGCGTCGGCCTCGAAGTCCAGACGGACGGTTTCAGGAAATACATAGAAGTCTCAAGACTTTCCAACATTGTGTCCGGTCCAACGCAGCTTGCGACGCTGGTCGATAAGGTGGCCGACCCGGATTTCTTGGCCAGGGAATACTGGGTCATCGACATGGCGACCGGCCAGAACTACTTCGCGTTGGGGAACGACAGCTACATCGATGCCTCGGCCAACAGGATCTACCTGCCGAGCAACGTGCCTGACAGCGCCATCGGCACCTTGGTCGAGGCGCAGTACAGAGCGGCACTTCTGGACGGGGCTGCGGTCTTGGTCGACTATACCCCCGGCGACATCTTCATAGACTACACATATGTGGCCGACGAGATCCTGGTTAGCTACGAGTATGGCGACAACGTGCTGGATTGGAGCGTGTCCGATAACCTGTCGGCTGGACAGACGTACTATGTCAGCTACCGCTACGGCGCGCTGCGTGACGCGTTGCGTGACAATTTTGGCGTGCTCACTGGAATAGAAGAGCTGGCCACGGCCCCGCTTAGCCTAGAGCGCGAGTTGTACCGCGCTGGTCTTGCTGGGTCGCTCCAGTCCTTTTTGAAGGGGCCTACGATCCCCGCCATCCAAGCGTTGGTGAAAGCATTCACGGCCATCAACCCAACTATTGAGGAGTCCGTGTTTTTCGAATGGCTTGTCGGCCGCGACTACCTCAACCTACTGCCCATGACTCTCACTACGGCGCCGGACTCCTCCGAGGATGCGATGTTTGCCCCTGGCAAGTTCGGGTATGGACTGTTACTCGACAGCGCGGGCCAGACGGCCAAGTTACCAGCCACCTCCAACATGCGTTTCGCCGACGGTACGTGGGAATGCCAGCTGACGCCCCTTTGGATGGGGGTTGACAATGACGCCGCGCTTACTTTGGATCTTCTGTTCGACGGCTATAGGATGCCGTCCAAGGTGTTCATTGGCGCGGGCGGATACAGCCCGGACGCCATCCCGTTCACCATCGACCGCTCGGACAGCAGGGTGCTGGGTCGGCCGCTAGCGCTACACAGCGAGAACGGATATTTTATCTGGTACGACAGCACGGCTAAGAAATGGCGGCTGCGGACTAGGGGGCCGATCGACGAGCAACGGCTTTTTGAGGGTCAAATCACGTCCTCGGGTCAGTTTGGAGAGGTAACGGTAGCTTCCTCGGCGGACGGATACCTACCAGCCGACGGCTACGGTCTGGACGAGACCAACGACTATGTGAGATCCACCGACGACCTGCTGGAATTCTCGTTCTCGGTGGACGGGTACGATCTACTGAACCTCCCCCTGGACGCCTATGGCGACGGCTATTACGCGGCTTTTGACGGTGTGGATTTCCAATCGGACAATGTGCGCTACCTGTTCGACACCGGCGTCGAGTCGGCCAGGAACAGGATGTCGCTCTACAAGGATGGCCGTGGTTTTCTCAGATACCGTGTCTACGACTCGAATGGCCGCATGAAGATGCTTAGCGCGAACATCCGCGACTGGGAAGCCGGAGCAACACATCCTGTGGCGGTCGCCTGGAAACTCGGTACCGTGGAGCAGCGGGACGAGATGCACCTGTTCGTGGATGGCCGCGAGGTGCCGAACACCTACAGATTCACCGGATACTTGCCGGTTCCCGCGACAGGCGGCGTGAAGTACATGGACTCGGTTGGCGAGACTCTTGTATCCGGCGTCCCGGTCCCCACCGTGGGCGGCAGCGACATGATCACGGTTATCGGCTCGGATACCGTTTACTCCGCCAGCGCGACCTTCGGATCGGACGGAGTCGGGATCGGGGATCCCTTCGTTATCCTGGACTCCACGACGGATGGCGCCAACACCCGAATGTCCCCCTACGTTTTCGTCGCGGAGATTGTCGACGAAAACAGGCTGCGTCTGGAGATAGGTCCGGCCGGATCTGGTATCCCGTACCTCATGATATCCAGCTTGACCGGTGTCAGGTATTCCATCAACCGGTTAACGCTCGCCACGGTGGCCGATCCCCTCATAGAGAAAGTCCGCGTCTATACAGTTTCACCAACCGGCGAGGCGATGGAACTCAGATCCCCGAACGCGCTCAATCCCGACTACTCGTTCGATCGCGACGGATACCAGGACTATATCCTGCTTGACAATGGCCTTCCCATCGGTTGGGATATCGTGCTGTACTCCTACGGATTAACCCAGCAGAGAAGCAGGCAGTTCGCATATGTGTGGCCGTACAGGAGGACAAACCTCCTCAAGACTATCATGCCGCAGCCGACGGCCGTGTCTAAGATTAGGATTACGAACATCATCAGCAGGCGTGCAAACATCGAGGCGGGGGCCTTCGCGCTCGTGGCCACCATCGTCGGCGGCCACCCGGTCCAGATGCTTGCCTCCAACCTGCCGTTCTGCCAGCCCAGCGAGTCCATACACGGGCGTCGATTGGCTGCCACGATCATGGGCGACAACTTCGACTTCGGTGGCTTCAACCAGGTGACCATCACCGGCGACACTTTCGATGGGTACGGGGGCGAGACCCTCGCTTTTACGAATGTCGGCACGCTCGAGACAACCAGGTATTTCCTATCAATCACGAGCGTCTCGGCCGCCTTTACACCGCTCGACCTGTCCAGGTCGGCTGGGACGATAGAGATCCGCGAGGCCCTGCCGCTCACGCAGCAAGAGAACGGCGGTGACTACGCCCAGGTGCGGCTGTCGACCCTGGATCAGTACGGTTTGGACGGCACCCTGTCGGTGGGCGCAAACACCTTCAGTGACGGATATGCCAGATTCGGGGTCGAGGATATCAACCGGTTGATCTACATCGAGGGCGCTCCTCCGTCGTGGCCTTCGCACGTGTTCACGATCACCGACGTACAACTCGACCCGTCCGGAACAGTCAAGGACTCCGACACGGTGGTCGTATCTGGGCAGATGCCACCGGTCGGCACATATACAGGTCTGCGCTGGTCGGAACGGAATCTGTCCTTCGCCGACTCCGGATTCGCCAACGGCCTGATCACGCTGGAGATCGTCGGCAGCGGAGGCTTACCTTTCCTGCTGAGTAACTGCTGGTACCTGGTGGATTTCCCGAGCTATGCAATCATTCCGCTGGAAACTGTTCCGGAGACATTGTATGTGGGCTCCGACATGTTTGGGGCAAACCAGGCAGGAGCTGTTATCGACGAAATGCACAGTCTGGCCGAAATGCTGACCGACACCGGTGCCGGTGAGGTGTTGCCAAGCTCCGGTAGGAGTGTCACCTCCGAGGCGGAAAGTGTGCGCGAACTGACGCCGATCACACAGTCGTTGGCATTGTTCCACTTCAACGGATGCCTGAAAAACCGGGCGAGCTTCTACTCCAGCTTCTCGCGTTCGTTCTTCCAGAGTTCCAACAGTGTCAACAGCCTGTTCGGGCAGTCGGGTGTCTTCAATGGCCAAGGCGCGCTCTCGATGGACAATGCCGGAATATTCTTCAATAATGCCGGAACCATAGAGTTCTGGGTGAGCCCGATACTCGACACGTACAACGACCCGACCCGCAGGTACTATATCGACTTGAGCGCAGAGCAAACAGTAGTCGGAGACCCCATCTCGGCCCTCGTGGTTAGGATGCCGGTCAGGGCGCGATCGGTCGTTTCGGTAACGCTGCCGGATAGCGACACGAACTTCTTCACAGGAGGTTCACTGGGCGCGGATGGTGTGACTGTCAGGCTAGGGCAGAGGATTCCGGTACAGAGCCAGCCCACGGTCACATATATCCCGATCACCAGCCAAGGGGATCGCTTCAGCGTCTTTAAGGATGACAACGGGATGCTGGTCCTGTCCGTTACGGCCTCCGGAGTCGACTACCAGATCTCTGCGCCTGTCTACTGGAAAAAGAACACCTGGCATCGCGTGTGGATCGGATGGAGCCTGAACAACCCAGACAACCAGGACCGCCTGGTGCTTATGGTGGATGGGGCCGAGCGTGGCGTCATCAGGTACGGAACCGGCCTCAGATACGGCCTAGCCGGACGGTACGGTATGCCGACCGTCTGGGGACAAGCTCGCGCGGGAACGATTGCCTCGAGGAACATCCTGGCGGACATCAACATGACGGACTTCTTCAGCACCGTACAGATCGGTAACGACTTCTCCGGCCAGTCGCCCGCCATGGCTAGGATGGACAACCTGCGGTTCTCTAGCCAGATGAGGTCGATCCTCTACCTAGGCGGACGCGGGCCCGGCCAACTGATAGGGAACGACCTCCTGTACACAAGCAACGTGAACACGGCCCAGCCCGTGATCGAGGACGCATTGACTACGTTGCTTCTGGATTTCGACACGGATAGCAGCCTGGTCGAGTACCTTATTGCGGTACACGACAGCGCTGCAGGCATTTTCGATTTCTTCGTTACCGTCATCGACTCATTCAAACTGATCCCGAACCAGGACGTCAGGGACCTGATTAAGAAGCTGATCAACAGGTTGAAGCCGGCGCACACCAGAGCGTTTGTGGACTTCGGGGACACGGAAGATTGTTAATGGAACTTATAGAACTATTGGCGTGTATGTTTTACATGGGCTCGAAACCAATGATGTGGCGATACGCTCTCCAGAGAAACAGACACGACTGTCATACACACGAAATATCCCGATGTCTCGCCACTTTAAAAGTGTTTTGTGGGCAACGGCACAATTGGTCGACAATGTAGTTTTTCTGTACCAATTGTTTTACGAACCGAGAAGTTGAGTGTTTTTAAAGATCTGAATCATCTTTTTTGATATTTTTTTCGCAACCTGTGCGACGCAGAAACCCAAATGGCAAAGATGTTTCTAAAATCTATTTGCCTAGGGGCTTCCTTGACTAAGATGTTAAAATCCATCGGACTGCCTCCTTTGAAGTGTCTGGCTTACCGGTGGAAAATCGATGGAGGGCTGTCATGAGTACAACACGTCTGCCTGTGGATTTAAAAAGGGTGGCATATTACGACGGGCAGCAGCTCACGCGCGATGACCTGCGCGACGAGCAGAACCGGCACGTCGGCATCGACGCGGCCACGGTCGCTAACTTCCTCGGAAGCGGGGTAGTGAGCGACTCGGCAATTCCGCAGGTCCTTCTGGACACGGCGGAACTGAATCCCCAGCAGCAGGCGTTGCTCGACGCTTACTCGTTCGATGGGCAGAATGTCTACATCGGAACCGGACTGAAGCAGGTGTCGGATCCCGTGAATGGCGTGCTGCTAGCAGTCACGCTAACTGGCGTGGATCTCGTCGGCTCGATGGCGACCAAGGTAGCCATTATTGGCGAAACTTTCGGCGGGGGCCTTGTACACGACGAGCTTGTGTTCGAGGAGAATGGCACACAAGTTACGCGGGGGCGGTACAAAGAGGTGTTTGGCATCCTCCTCAATGACTTCGCAGGCAATCTATTCGGAAGTCTCTCCCCGGCAACCATCTATGTCGGCGGATATCAACTCGTGGGACGCTGTGTCGTCAGAGAGGCGGAGGCCTTGGAGGTCTCCATGGACACCCTGATAGCTTCGCAAACGGCTCAACCCAACCAGTTCTTCGGGAATTTCAAGCTCGGCAGCCCGTCATACACGCTGACTTCGTTATTCCAGGAGATCATTGGACCCTCGCATTCGCCCTCCGACCTTGGCATTAGTATTGCCTCGGTCGCCCAGCGGCAGATCGACCCGGACGACGTGACAACCAGGATAGGGCAGAAGTTCCTGGCCACAGGGACGAACATCCAAAAGATCTCGATACTCGCGTCAGTGCTAAGGGACGAAAGCACCCTGCCGGGAAACGAATACAATTGGTCGGGCCAGATCGTACTCAATCTCCTGGCGCTCCAGACGACAGTCGATTGTCCGGTGAAGCCGGTGCCCGATAACCTCGAGGATTTCGATCCGGATCCCACAGTGGTAGCCCAGCTGTCGCTGGATGCGACGGATCTCGTGCGGCAAGGTGTCGTGCTGGATGGTTACGCTAGAAAAATCGATTTCGTGCTGACAGAGACCTCGATCGCCGATCCGCTGATTTCCCCCATTGAGCAGGGGCGTCACTATGTGTTCACCATCGGGCGCGCAGGCAATGCCAACGTCGGCACCCTGCTGTTCGAGGAAGCGGTCCACTCCACCCTGAATGGCTACATGGTAATCTACGACGGTACCCAATGGGTCAACATCTATGAGAGCGACATGTGGTTCGAGGTCTACGGCGATTATGTGAAGATCGCCGACGGCATCGCCTATCAGGAGGGCGTCGGTGTGGAGATCCCACGCTTGGCAGAGGATGCCAGCGGCGTCGAGTCCCCGAACTACGTGGGCCTGGTTCCATTCGCAACCACTGCCAAGGACGCCAAGAACTTCGTCCTCATGGAGGTGGAGACAACCTACAGCGACACGCAGCAGGATCCACGAACGGGCAATCCGGTGTCCTCCAGGCTAGCGCCCTCCGCAGCCGTATCCATGGTTAAAGAGACGGATTTCCAGACGCAGCTTGCGGCGGACTTGGTGCCGCTCGCGCTGGCGCGTGCCACGGACGAGAACCCGAGGGGAAATCCCGTGTCCATATTGGGCACAACTACATTGGCTGGTGCTGTGTATGGCAACCACATACATGTTATCGCGCCGAACGCCGATCTGCTGTCGAACAACATCGTTGGCTCCATGTTGCTGCCGGACTCTGCCGAGAACAAGGAGTACCGCATTGTCTCTGTGTTGCTTAGCATGGACGCCTACGGCGATGTGGACGGTGACGGCGAGATCACATTCGCCGACCTTGCCATCGTGAACACTTGGCTACCCGACGGCTACGACCTCTCGGACCCCGTAGACCAGCAAAAGCTGATCGACGGCAAAGTCCCCCTGGACCGCGTCCTGCGGGCCGACGTAAACGGGGACGGGAAAGTGGATATCACTGACGCGACGCTCATCCAGGCCTTCCTGGACAAGAGCATTTCGACGTTCCCGGCCGGTTCCTCTTTCCAGCGTATACTTATCAGGGTGGAGAACAAGTTGAATCCGCTGGCGGCCCAGGCCGACATGGCGGCGGACAACCCAGATTTCACCACTGTTCCGTTCGTCTCGATTCCGTGGACGGTTGGCTACTTTAGGACATGGCTGCCTGACCGGATTGACCTGTGTGACATGCGTCGGTTGGTGCCGACCACGTTCACCGCTTTGCCAGATGGCGATACCTGCTACGGTGGCCGGAACGACTTCTTTATTCCCGGTAACCAGCTATTGGACGGCTATGTTATGGACAAGTTCGGCGACCCGCATCGGCTCGACTTCGAGGTTGCCCATCTGTCCCTGAGGATCCCTGTGACCGACACGCTGGGTAACCCTACAATCCTCGACGGCTATGTGGGATTCCTACTATTCGACTCCTTCGTGGCCGAATCCTCGCTCGGCAAAACTTCGGCAGGTTTCCAGGCCATGAAGTACAGTGACCGGAGTTTCGTCCAGATCGGCGATTTCGGGGCCGGGCGTGTGCGCATCACAGCCTCACTACAGTCGCTAGCGAACGCCTGGCCGTCCCCGTTTGGTGGGAATGTGGACGACCTGGTCGGAATGTACTACGACCCAACCACTTCGCTCCTGGTGCTACAAACCAGGAACCTGCTGAACGACGGCTATGGCAACCTACTGCCGTCCCAATGTATGCGGATCCTGGTAACTGTCTACCTGAAGAAGGCAGGATTCGCGAATACGACGCAAGATGTGACGGATGGCCAGATGCGCACCCTGTTGGGTATTTGAGATGGAGGAATGAGTCATGGCAACCGCTAACATCATCATCAACCAGACGGGCAGGCCGCCGGGCCTGCCAGACCAAAGCCGCGACGATCTGGCACTCAGCGTCCCGGTGATCCTGACCAACGAGAACAACTCAGGAGTAGTGGCCTGGAACTGGCGGCTGCTATCCAAGCCAGCCGGGTCGGGCACCGGCCTGGACACGCCAACTCTGTCATCCTGCCAATTTACGCCCGACCTGGCGGGGTCGTACCTGGTTCAGCTGGTCGTGAACGGTCAGACTCGGGCGACGGCGATCGCCGCCGTGAAGACGACATTCCTCGGACTGCGCATTCCGGCGAAGGGGGAGACCACCGAGCTGGGCGGCTGGGAGGCCGCCTTCCAAGAGTTGTTCCGACAACTGGAGGACGGCATCCAGTCGGGCGGTGGTACCAGTGACCGGACGTTGCTGTTTTCGGACGACACTCAGTTCACTGAGGTGGGCGACACGTTCATCACGAAGAAAACCTTCAGGGTTGTGCGCGACCCGGACAAACCACCAACACAGTGGCGGATTCTGGTGTCACTGTGGGGATCGTCGTCGTACGGCCTTGTTGAGTGTCGAGTGAACGCGATCGGAGAAGGTGGTACTGACACGGTTACGCTACCTTCCGTCTTCGGAAATGCCGAGATCGTGGTGGCTGCAAACCTCACCATTAGTAATGCCAACGAACCTGTAGGGTCGATCGTGACAATCGAGATCCAGTTAAGGCTGGTCTCAGGGGGCGGGGCGGCCAGCCTCCAGTACACCGACGTGTTTGCTCTCTACGCGGCGGCCTGACGGGCGCAGAATCTTCATGGATTTTGTGGTAATGTTCGACAAGAAATTTATGGTCGAGGGTCTTGTCTGCGTGTCTTCGATACTTGAGTATGGGCCGGACGCAAAGGTGTTCGTCCTATGCTTAGACCAGGAAGTGGACAAAATTGTCCAGCGGCATCTGTCGTCCGATCGCGTCGTTTGCATCCAACTCCTGGAGCTGGAGTACAAATACCCGGCCATAGCGGCCACCAAACCGTCAAGGCCGTGGGCTCCTTACACCCAGTCGCTGAAGCCCTTCCTGCCCGAGTACATCTTCAATACCCACGGAACCAAGGCGTTAACATACGTCGATTCGGACATGCTGTTCTGGGGCGATTGTAGTGAAATCGATCGCGAGATGGGTGACTGCTCCTTCATGGTGACCTCTAGGGGGCAGGACCCCCCTCCGGACTACGGGTATTTCAACGGGGGTTGCTTCTCTTGCCGCGACGACCGGAACTGCCGCTTGTTCCTAACCTGGTGGCAGGATCGGTGTGTGGAATGGTGCCTGTGGCAGACTGGCCCTAACGGAGCGTTTGGCGAGGAGGGGTACTTGAACATCATTGTTACTGAGCCGAATAGGTTTGGTGGCATACACGTGTCGAGGCATCCCGGCATTAATCTTGCTCCTTGGAACGTAAAAATGCATAAGCTTGAGAGTTGGAACGGAGGTTTTGTGGTAGATGGCCATTTCCCGCTAGTATGCTACCATTATCAGGGATTCGGCGGTATCAAATTTCCTTCCGCGATGCCGGTGGATATGATGTTCAAGAAACTCACTGCCCTATATGCCCCGTACCGCGACAAGCTGTCCGCTACAACCAAGGTGACGGCAGCCGTCCTGCCTCCGGAAAACATGGCACTCGATGGGCGGAAGATTTACCAGGAAGGCGGTGTTTACAGGAAAAGGATGAGGGCCAACCTCCTGTAAAAATAGGGAAAACACAAAGACTTCCAAATACACAACCGACCGTTTAAAAAGGAGTAATCTTCCCTTTTTTCTTTGTTTCTGCTGTCAAAAATCTATCAATAGATTGGCATTAAGGGCAAGATGCGACCTAGGATCAAACCACAGCTTGTAAACAAATGTATCCATTGTACTTGCAAGGTTATCTCTTCGCGATGTGATGAATGCCTTAGATACCAGCAGTGCTGTAGTTTTTTTTTTGAGCGTTTGGGAGCGCAACGGGACGTTACAAAGGGAACGTGGAGCAGGCAGTTGCCCTGTCCAAATTGAATGATGTCTCGATTCCAAAGGCGATACAGTGGTGTCGAGAAAACCGTTTCAGGATCTACATTCCTAGGGAATCCTTGGAGATTTGGTATTTCATGGGTTTTCTTGTCTGTGAAATGCTATTGCTACAAATGGGGCCCACAATGAGCGAATTGTCTAAGTATGCGGAACGAAAGCAGATTAACATCCGGTTGGAATTAGAACTCCACGATTTTCTAGTAGAGTACGCCAGGCAGAACTACAAAACCGTCACGGCCGTCGTGCGTGAGATGATAGCCGCCCTCTACCGACAGCACCAGGCGGCACAGAAGACTGCGGACGATGAATAGGCGCATGGACGCGATGGCTATGCTGATGGGATTTCATTGACGGTGCTTGCCGCCATGTACAATTGCGATGCGGTTGCGGAGCAACCGTGGATCGAAATTTAAATGACGCGCGGAGAATTTATCTCCGTGCCTTGATGGCTATATCTGTTCCTGCGGATAGCAGGAATACAACCGTCTATCAGCTTTGCTCAACTATGGATAAATCCAGATAGGCGGAAAGGTAGCAGAAAGCAAATGAAAGTAAGATGGCACACAATGGCCGGCACCAACCATTCGTGGGCGTTTGTAGCCCAGGCCTTGGCACGGGCGATGAAACAGAGTGGTCATTCTGTGTTCATCAAATCGACAAACGGTCTAGAGCATTTTCCCGAAGACCTGAAGCCTCTTCTTCTGCCGGGCTATCACAGCCACCCCTCGTTACCAGAGGTTGCCTTCCTTGGCGAAAAGGGCATCACCAACTCCTTGTCTGATATTCCCAGTTGTGACATAAGAGAGTCTCCAGACCAGAACAGGCCATACGACCTGGAACTCGCCTACACCATCCTCTACCAGATACCGCGTCGGTTCTATGCCGAATCGGCATGTAGAATGGTTATTTGGAACTTCGAGAGTTCAATCATGCCCCCTGGATGGCAGATGTATCATCGCGGCGTGGATTACATCCTACCATCCAGCCAGTACTCCTCAGATATTTTCCTCCAGAATGGTGTACCGGCCTCGAAACTTGTAGTTGTGCCGCATGGCGTGTACCGTGAGATGTTCCACCCCGGCATTCCGCCGTTCAAACTTCACACACAGAAGCGGATCAAGTTCCTACACAACGCAATCCCACACCACCGCAAGCTCCATGAACGCGTCATCGGGGCGTATCTTGACGCATTCACCGGGGACGACGACGTGTGCCTGGTGCTGAAGACCAAGTTCCTCCAGCCTTCCAAGGACAAGCCCTTCGAGGTCGACGTGCGCGAAATCCTGGAACGGAAACTGAAAGGCTGCCCGAATCCGCCCGAGATCGAGGTGATCACATCCTTCGTCCCCGATATCGGATCGCTCTACACTGCCTGCGATGCGGTCGTCAGTATGAGCTCGTGTGAGGGCTATTGTCTTCCTTTGCTTGAGGCCTTGGCTTGCGGAAGTGTAGTTATCGCGCCCCGGCATGGCGGCCAACTTGATTTCCTGGATGACAGGAATGCGCTACTCGTGGACACTGGCGAGATGAAGGCTCCCTTGAGTATGCAGTACTGGACGCATGCCCCGGAGGCCGTCGTGGGCGACCCTAGCGAGAGGCATTGCGCCGAACTCATGCGGCGCGTATACGCCGATCCGGCGGGGGAAAAGGCGCGCGTCGCCGAGGCAGCTCGCGTGACAACCGAGCGGTTCACGTGGGAGGCGGCAGCCAAACAGATCGTCGACCTGGCCGAGACTCGCATGACCGAAAAGGCAATTTCTCCGTCGCCCCGCAAGAGAAGCGTCCTGTACGTGGTGCCCTACGACATGGCCGGTGGCGGCGAAATGTGGGTACGCGAGACCATCAAACGCCTCGACAAGAGCCGGTACGAGCCGAGCGTTGTGTTTCCGCTGGGAGCGAGGCCCGAGCTGGTCGCCCTGTTCAGCGACCTCGGGGTGCCATGCGACGACCTGAGGAACCAAGGGACAGGCAATGCGCTGAAGTGTATGATCGAGTCCGGCAAACCTGACATCGTCCATTTCTACAACAGCCTACAGGTCTACAGCCTCCTTATGCGCACGATCCAGGAGGGTGCGTGGGGAGGCAAGCTGGTCGAGACCGTACACAGCGAACTGATGTGGCCGGACTCGATGATGAAGGTCGCCGCACGACGCGGCGTCTCCATGATCGTCGGCGTCTCCGAGACCATCTGCGCGCGACTTGCGCGCCTCGGCAATCCGAATGTCAGGCACCTTCCGCAGCAGGTCGCATGGGACCGCTTCTCCGTCCCGAGGGGCAAGGAGGTTCTCGGAGAGATGGGGTTACCCACCGACAGGTTTACTGTGGGTACGGTGGCGCGCCTCTCGCCCGAGAAGAACATCCCGATGGTCCTGGCCTGCGCCAGGGCGATGCCCGACGCGCTGTTCGTGGTCGTGGGTGAGGGCCCGCAGGCCACAGTCCTGAATGGAATGGCTTCCGGCCTCGCAAACGTGGTGTTCGCCGGACGGCGATCCGACGTCGAACGGTTCTATGCCGCCTTCGACGTCCTGCTTCTACCATCCACCATGGAGGGTCTGCCGCTCACGATACTCGAGGCGATGGCGGCCGGGACACCGGTCGTTGCCTCCAAGGTCGGTGCCATTCCCGAGGTGGTGTCCGACGGAACGAACGGTTTCCTGGCCTCCAAGGCGCAGGAGTACGTGGCGGCCTTGGAGAAGCTGCGCGACCCGGCATCCAGGGATAGCATGGGCAAAAATGCCATGGCGCTGGCTGACATCCTGAGAATGCGCGGCAACACCCAGAACATTAATACATTGTACGACTCGCTATTCAGGTAAGGTGGCGCAGGGACATGGATGAGATTAACCCTAAGTTGTGGGACGGCGACTTCGGGGAATTGCGCGAAGGTGAGGGCGAGGGCCGTCAAGGTTGCCGCTTGGAGGGGTCGAGCGCTTCCGCGAACGTGCCACTTATCGGCATTGAGCCCTGGTCGGTGTACCGCTTCCAAGTAACCTTAAGGAACGCGGGTGGAAGCGGTCGGCTGTGCTTTAATCTGCGCGTCAATGGCCAGGATTTTCCGCCCGCCATGCTCGACTGTCCAGCCGACCCGCTTTGGCGCGTGTTCGAGGTCGATGTGGCGACAGCCCGGTGCGTCAAGGGTACACCGGGCATCTTTAGGATCCATCGTCTTCCCGTGGATTCGGGAACGATGCTCGTAGGGCGTATCGCCGCAGAAAAGTTGCCGCATGGCGTCGGGCCCACACCTGAACCTAGGTTAGTGGCCACGGAAGGCAACATCGGCATCTGTGCGCCCGTCGCAAAATACGCTGTGTTGATGGAGGAAGGTATGGATGAGTTCGACCAGCAATTTTGGCGCGGTAAGAACCTTGTCGCCAAGAAGGACGATCGGGGCGCAAAATGTCTCTCCATGGAAGGCGACAGATCCATCATATTCGTGCCCGTCAAGGTAGAGCCGAACTCGGTGTACAGGTGCCAACTCGACCTAAGGCGCGAGACCGGGAATGGCAAAATCTACTGTAACCTCTACGCCAACCGAAGTTTTGATTTCCCACACATCTCCCTCGCGTGCGAGCTGGGCAGCTGGGGAACCTACGACATCCAGGTCAGGACCGGGACTTTTCCGCCCAACCTCCCCATTGTGCTGAGGTTGTGGCGGTCGCCTGCGGGAACCGGATCCCTGCTCGTGAAGCGCATAGCGCTCGAGAAGCTGCCGCCGGACGCGCCTGCCGAGGAGCCGAAACTGGTGGTGTCCTCGTCTGTCGAACGGCTTATGGTGGTCCTTCCGCCGACGGTGGAAAAGACGATCCCTGCGCCCAAGGGGATACGCGTGCCGCGCGCAAACAAGCCGCCCCCGATCGAAGTACTTCCACACCGCAAAAGAGTGCCCGACCTGCCCAACAGGCTGTCCTACTCGCGTTTTGAGCGGGAACCCACAAAAGTCCTCGTTGTGTCAGAGATGGGGGACGAGACGGCTATGCGGGAGGCCTTCGAGGCCATAGGTATCTCATGCGAGGGCGCAGCCATGGCCGGAAATGTATCGCGGTTCCCCGACATGGCGCAGAGCGCCGCCGCGAACTGGATCCACTTTCACATCCGCAGAGGAACACTCTTAACTCCGGAGATTGTCGATGGGATCAGAAACGCCAGGCCGGGCATCGCAGTCACTATGTGGGCGCAACCCGGATGGCCGCTTTTCGACGCGGCATTGCTCCGGGTTCTCCGCGCCGCCGATCTTGCGCTGGTTGGTGGTGACATCGAGCTAGCCACCTGGCGCGCTGCTGGATGCTTTAACGTCGAACTGTGGGATCCGGGTGCTACAAACTTGTCCCCTTCCGGCGAGGATTCTGGATACGATGTGGTAGCGGTGTCAGACGATCCGTCCGATCCACATTCAGATCTTGCTGCGGCGCTGGCCGGGAAGTTTGGCGCGCGTGCCGTCTTCGCGCCTAGGGAGGATGTTGGCAGGCGTGTTGCCCTGGGCGGAGTCGGTGTAGCAGTGTTCGCAGACCAATGGCCATCACGCAGCCTGTTCGGCCTCATGGCCACCGGAATCCCAGTGGTTGCTAGGCGGTCCCTTGGCACCATGGAGTGGTGTCGGAACGGAATCGACCTTCGCCTTTTCGACACCCCTGAGGAATGCGTAGCTATCGTTTCCCAGCTGCTAGACTGTCCCGAGGTCGCGCAGACTATTGGCGCGGAAGGGGCAGCCCTGGCTGCCACCCATTCGCGGATCGCACGCGCCAAGGAGCTAGCCACACGGCTCGGGTGCTTTGAGACAACCATGACCTGCTTTCCCAAGGACCGGACATCCTACACGTTCGGACATGTGCTCTGTGCCATGAAAGCGGCACCCCCGGAGCTGATGGGCCGCAGTGGCAACGGGGAGGTGGATGTTTCAACCGCTTCGTTCGCCGAATGCCGCGATCTTGAAGCCAAGATCATCAGATCCAACCCGGATCTATTACATATCCATCTGGAGGACGAGGACGACGGTCTGCCTTGGCGCGACCTGCTGATAGATCTCCGCAGGCGCATGCCGCATATGCTGGTTACAGTGTGGCATCATGGTGGCCAGGGGGTCGACAGGAGGATGATGGATCTGCGTTTCCTGGTTGACCACATGTTTGTCGGGGATACAGAATCGCTGGCACGCTACCGCGCGGAGTCTATCGTAGGCGTCGCGGAATGGAGTGCCGGGGTAGCCCCTTCGGAAAATCCTATAGCTTTCCGCGAGGCCTTGTACACCCTTGCCAAGAGTATGGGGACGAGAAGGGACACTTTCCTCAGGGGCGCAGACGGACAAATGGTTGACCTAACAGTGTTTATCGGCACCTGTAACCGGTACGACCAGCTACGGAGAGCGGTCGAGACAGCGCTTGCCTCGGCAGGCAATCGAACAATAGAAATCATCGTGAACGATGCCGGATCCACCGATGGAACACAGGATTGGATGCGCAAGATGGCAGTCACCGACAAACGGATTGTTCCAATCTTCTCCGGTAAACGCACAAGTTTCACACAGGCCTTCAACGAGGCTCTACAGATTACAAAAGGTAAGTACATCTGCTGGCTCAGCGACGATATAGTATCAGAGGGTCAGTCCCTATCCGACATGTGCTCAATTATGGACGAGATCGAACCCATGGACATGGGCGGGTTCTGCGTACGCAACTCCTGGGGCTACGAGTACACAGTCAGGAAGGACACCGGATTCTATTTCCCGCCAGTTGGGTGTGTATACACGGAAACCATGCGCAAACTCAACGGTTTCAACATGGACTATCCGTACTACTCCCAGGACACCGACCTCGCCATGAGGATGTTAAGGCTTGGCGGGAGGATCGTGGCTTGCGTAGGCTGCCGCCTCCTACACAACTGCCAGAACGACGAGCTGCGTCGGAGCAATTCGGCAAACCACACAAACGCGATGACGGATGTCAAGTATAACCTCGCGGCCTGGCGGCCTGGGGAATACGCCAAACTTCCCTATCCCAGCGTGCTTTTGGTTCCGACCGGCGGCTGCGGGCCAGAGGATATCCTCCGGATGGCAAGGGCTATCAGGGCCCAGTATTCACATTCGCACATGTCCGTAGGCGGCGAAGCCTCGGAACGTCTGGATACGCGCGGATCGAACTCCTTCCTGCGTAAAATCCCGACAGCCAATTGTCGGACGCCCTTCCTGTTCGACCTTGTGGTCGAGGTTGTGCCGGGCGGCGGCAATCTTGTGCGCCCATCCGACAGGTTAGATATACCTTTTGTGCGCAAACTCTTACAGGGATAAATATGGACTTCTGTACATACTTCGACTCCGCGTATCTGATCAAGGCCAAGGTGTGCCGACATACGCTGATATCTAGGACTCCAGTCAGACTTTTCGTGCTATGCCTCGACGACAAGGTGGCAGAGGTCGTGTCACATTGGCCGGAGACCGTGGCCATATCACTGTCTGATATCGAAACCTACCGCCCTGCCCTCTTAGGGGTAAAGAGCCGGAGGCAGTCCAAGGAATATTACGCAACGATTACGCCAATCCTGCCACAGTTCATCTTCGACCAGTTTGGCGTCCGAACACTGTTCTACACGGATGCAGACATGGCCTTCTGGTCACCAGCCGAGGAGATCGCCGAGGTCATGGGCGACAGGTCCCTGCTAGTGACGCCGCACGAAAACCCGATTGCTGTGGCTGGAGGGGCCGGCTTTTTTAATGTGGGCATCCTTGGATACCGAAACGACCACAACTGTCGGGTATTCTTGGAATGGTGGGAAGCTAAGTGCCTGGAGTGGTGCGAGTGGCGCGCCCTGCCTGACGGAAGATGTGCTGATCAGGGATATTTATCGATTCTCCATGCTCAACCGGACTGCTTCGCGGGTGTGGTAACCAATCCTTCTCCCGGAATCAACCTTGGTCCATGGAATCTAGCCCTCCACGGCACGGAAAAGAGGGATAGCATGATCATACTGGATTGTCGACATAACCTAGTATGTTACCATTACCATGGATATAAGAATATGGGGGGCACATGTGTAAATGACACGGGGTGGGAAGTGTCCTCCTGGAATATGAATCACATCTACCTCCCATACCATGACCTAATCTTAAGGGCACAGGCGGGGACATTATAGACATGGACTTCTGTACATATTTCGACAGCGCATATGCGACAAAGGGATGGGTCTGCCACAGGACACTGATCGACCGCAGCCCAGGATCCCGATTGTTTGTGCTCGCCTTGGACGATAAGACTCTGGCGCAGGCCGAGGATCTTGTGGGCAGGAGGATTGTGCCGGTCAGGCTGGCGGACATCGAATCATACTGCCCAGCGCTATTGGCTATAAAGGAAACTAGGCAGCTCAAGGAGTACTACGCGACGATCTCTCCGGTGCTGCCCTTGTTCCTGTTCGACCGGTTCGGGATGGAGACCGTATTCTACACCGATGCGGACATGGCCTTCTGGTCGGAACCGGAGGAGATCGCGGACGTGATGGGCGATAGTTCACTGATGGTCACCGACCACGGGTTCGAGCCGCCTAGGACAGGAGTGCGCTTTAATGTGGGAATCCTCGGCTACAGGAACGACGCGTACTGCCGAGAGTTCCTGGAATGGTGGCGCGACCGCTGCCTGGAGTGGTGCGAGTGGCGAACCCTTCCGGATGGGAGGTGTGCAGATCAAGGATATCTAAACATCCTCCACGACCAGCCCGGAAGGTTCAAGGGCGTGCTGTCGTGCCCACAGCCAGGCATCAACCTTGGGCCATGGGGGATAGGCAGGCATACGATTGCGGCCGAGAGCGGGCACCTGAGAATCGACGGCAGGCACAATCTGGTCTGCTACCACTACCACGAGTTCAGGATGACTGGACCAGACTCGTATTACCCGACTGGCTGGAAACACACGGCAAGCGACAGACGACTTGTGTATGAACCGTATTTCGCGCTGACTCGCCAAGCTATGTTCGGCACCATATGGAGCAGCAAATGAGTAAAGAGAAAGATTATCTCTGGTGGACTCTGCCTGAAGTTGCCGTCGAGCACGATAACATGAACCGGGCCTATTTCGAGAAGGGGGAAGCGGGCAAGTATCCGTATTTCGATATCCTACAGCAGGCAATGCGACTTGTTGACCAGCAGGATGCGAGAACGCATCCGCTGGCGTGCCTGGATGTCGGATGCGGCGCCGGGTGGCAGGCCGTATACCTGGCCAGCCTTGGCCTGGATGGTAGGTTTTTCTATGAGGGGATGGACATCTCGCAGCACATGTGCGAACGGGCGAAGCGGAACTATCCAGCTGGGACCTTCCACACGGCCGACATCATGGAGTTCGAGCCAAAACGCCAATGGGATGTTGTGATGGCCTGCGGCTCCATCGAGCACTTCTCGGACTGGAGGGCGTTCCTCGGACGCCTGGCCGGACTGTCGTCCGAATGGATCATCGTCCACAAGGTGTTTTTCCAGGACGGGGCCGACAAACCCACGGAGAGGATCACCTGCCCGACATATGCCGGCAGGACGCAGACCAGGATGGTGATAGACTACAGCGAGTTTGCGTGCGCCCTTGATGCGCTTGGCTACGCGGTTGCGCACCGGTTCGACTGGGACATGAGGGCCGTGAGCTGCGTGGTAGCGAGGAGGAAGTAACCATCATGGGCAGAAGTAGTCCCAAAAACAGGAGAGAATACAACAGGAAATACTGCCTTGAACACGGCGATGTGATCAGAGCGCAGAAAAAAGAGCATTATCTGCTCAACAAAGACAAAATCAAACAAAGCAGAAAAACCGTGCAAGGTCGATACAGCAGTTACAAAGAGAACGCCAAACGGCGCAAAGTGAAGATGGAGCTTACGTTTGAGCAGTTCGACTGTTTGACCAGCCAGCCCTGTGTGTACTGTGGTGGATGGTCGGAACTTGAACCCGCGCCATACACAGGCCTGGATCGTATCGCGAATGATCAAGGATACACCGTGGATAACTGTGTTCCATGTTGCGAGACCCATAATATGATGCGCAAACGGCTGCCCATCATGGCATTCCTGGATGCTGTCGTTGCCGTATCTGACCGAATGTAGGAGTAGAGCCAATGCCCAAAGTGGATTTTGCGATGATTGTTTTCAACAGTGATTATGTTCTGCGCGAAAACCTTGAGACCATTTATCCATGGGCTAACAGGATCATCATCACCGAGGGTCCGGTCATCCACTACCAGCGGATGGGCTTCACGGGCTCCACGGACGGCACCATCGCGACCATCCAGTCGTTCCCGGATCCCGAGAAGAAGATCGTCCTCATCCGAGGCCAATGGCCGGAGAAGGACGAGATGGTTAGCGCGCAGGATGCGCACTACACGGGGGACTTCGTCTGGCACGTGGACTGCGACGAGATCTACTGCCCCGAGGACATCGCCAAGGTCTTCGCGTATTTGGATTCGCATCCCGAGTGCTACTCGATGGGATTCCGACTGCGCTCGTTTTTCGGCGGTTTCGACCGTTACATCAGCGGCTTTGAGGAAAGGTGGGATACCGTCAGGATCCAGCGCATCGTCCCGGGCGTGTCGCGGTGGAAGAACCACCGCCCGCCCACGATGGTCTGGCCGCCAACCGGCAGAACCTGTAAGGAGATGGGCCACGTCGACTTCATGGCCACGGATTCGTGGGGTATCCGAATCTACCACTACTGCTCGGTGTTCCCGAAGCAGGTCAAGGCGAAGTCGGACTACTACCGCGCCTGGGGTGGCGACGGCATCATCGACCTCTGGGGCCTCTATGTGAATTGGATGCGCGCGCCGGATGACGCTGGTAGGATTGCCGCCGAGCAGCCAACCAAAGGGGTACAGGAGTGGATTCCGTCCCGCCGAGGTCCGGCGTTCACCGCGCCGTTCGTCGGCAAACATCCGGAAGCGATCCGGAAGGCCATGGACGCACTGAAGATGCGCATCCGCAGGGAAGGGGAAGAACTCGGCATCTGGTAAAGAGGAAAAAATGGACTACAATGACCTGAGAAGCAAGGTGATCTCCAAAGTGGGCAAGGGGAACGCGCAAGACATTCTAGAGCAACTACAGCAGTTCGAGCAGCGTGGGCTGCTGGCAAATGGCGTTGACCAGTGTATCGACTCGGTCAAGTTGGCGCCCCCCGTGGCCGGAGGACGCCGACAAACTCGATCTCTGGGGCAAGGCCGCCTTGGCAGCCGAGATCCGAAAGAATCTTAATCGCGTGCTGGGGGTAACGGGATGATCAGAGTCTTCTCCGACAAGCGGTTCCTGCCGCCGGGCTTCTGTTGCCATATTCTTCTGCCCTTCTGGGACCAACAGAAGGAGGTAGGCGATCCCGACGCCGACAGGTTCGACCAGTACATCTTGAAGGGCCAAGAGATTTTCCGGATGGAGTCACTGTTCGGGGCGGATCTTGCCGTCTACCCGGCTCCGCCCACGCGGGACCCGAGGGCCTTCCGGGAGTTCCAGGAGATGACATTCCCGAAACCGCTGGCCGTGTTTTTCAACGACGACTCCGACGAGATCCTGGAGTACCGCGAGGGGACGACAGTGTTCCGCACCTCGTTCTACCGCTCGACGCGGCGGCCTACGGAGTTCGCAGTGCCCGGCTGGAGCATGGACCATGGAAAATTCATCGAGCGCCCTTGGGCGCCGATCCCGACCGTCGGCTTCTGCGGCCAAGTGTACCCGCTCGATGTCCGTAAGGTGGCCCTTGATGTCCTGGAGGGTGACCAGAGGATTGCGAAGCGTTTCATTAGGCGCGGCCAATTCTGGGGTGGCTGGATAGCCAGTGGGCGGCGCAGCGAGGTCGGGAAGCAAGTGAGGAACGAATTCCGGGTAAACATGATGGACAGCGACTACATCCTGTGCGCAAGGGGTGGAGGCAACTTCTCCTACAGGATTTACGAGACCATGATGAGCGGGCGGATTCCCCTTCTGGTGGACACGGATTGCGTCCTGCCGTACGAGGCCGAGGTGGAGTGGCGCAAGCTATTCCCGACCGTGGACAAGGCGGACATCCCGCAGATCGGGGACGCGCTGCTTGATTACCACAACGGCATTGGCCCAAGGCATTTCGAGGAGCGCCAGCGGGAAATGCGACGGCTCTGGGAGGAGTGGATTTCCCCGGTGGGGTTCTTCTCCAACTTCCACAAGCACTTCAAAGGAGTATTGGTATGACTGGCTTCCATGGCAACAAGGTCCTCCAGTGCCTGGTGGACACGGTGATCGTACAGGGCGGCGTCACATCTTTCGTCGAGACGGGCACGCACTACGCCGCCACGGCGCTACATATGGCTAAACGGCACCCTTCGCTGCCGATCTTCACCTGCGAGATCGACGAAAACTACCACGCCGCCAGCCTGGCGACGCTACGGCCGCACGTGAACGCGCACCTTTCGAAAGAATCGTCGGAGAAGTTCATCGCGCGCCTGATCTCCGAGAAGGCGCTCGGGGACCTGCCGATGTTTTTCCTGGACGCGCACTGGTACGACTACTGGCCGCTGCCGGACGAGGTGGCCGCCATCGCGGCGCTGCCTCGCTTTGTCCTCCTGGTGGACGACTTCGCGGTGCCGGGGCAGTCGCACTTCGAGACATCCGCCGGCGGCGGCGGAACCATCGGCGAACACAGGACAAAACCGGACACCCGTCCCTGCGGGATGCCGCTGATCGAGTCGCTGCTTCCGCCGGATTGCGAGGTCGCCTATCCCGCATACGGGAAGCTAGAAGCCTACGGGACATCGAACACGCCGCACCTTGTGGGATACGTCGTAGTCGCAAGGGGGGTTTCCGGAATCGAAGCCGCCAAGGGCGACAAACTGCACACCTGGGGAGGCATCAGATGATGATCCCGGAGCACCTGCCGACCGACGAGGGCGATGAACGCCGCACAGCCGTGGTCGTGGCCAGCTGCTCGCGTTTCGCCCAAGTCTGGATGCCATTTTTCGCGCTGTTCAAGCGGTACTGGCCGGACTGCCCGTACCGCGTCCTCTTCGTGTCGGACGAAGAGAAGGCGGCGATGCCGGTGATAGAGGGTGTCGAGAACATCTCCTTTCCGAAGGACTGCGGATGGTGTACCAACATGATCCTCGCGCTTTCGCGGATACAGGACGTGGACCGGATCATCCTGTTCCAGGAGGATTTCCTGGTGAACGCGCGAGTCGACACGCACGCTGTGCGCCAATTCGTAAGGTATGCGCACGACAGGGATGTGGGGTGCCTGCGCCTGTGCCCATGCCCAGGACCGAACAGTAGATGGGAGGTCCCATGGCTCGGTGAACTTGGCCGCGATGTCGAATACCGCGTCTCGCTCCAGCTCGCCATCTGGAAACGCCAGGTCTTCATCGGCCTAATGAGGCTTGGCGAGATCCCATGGGCCATCGAGGCGAACGGGGCCGCGAGGTCGGCCGCCGTGGCGGAACCGTTCTTGAGCGTGTGGCGCGAGTCGGACGACATGCCGGGCGGTCCGGTGCGGTACTTTATCACGGCCGTCACACGCGGCATGTGGGAACGCGGGGCGTTAGACCTCCTGGAGCGCGAGGGCATTCCCATGGACGGAATAACGAGGGTGATTCCATGATCGACATCGAAAAGATGGCCTGGAGCCTTCCGGGGATCTCGGACGAGCGCGGCAACCTGCGCTGGATCGAGGGTGGGGCCACAATCCCGTTCGAAATCAGGAGGGTTTTCTACATGGCCGACGTGCCCTACATGGCAATGCGCGGTGGTCATGCCCACATAGCCGCCCACCAGTTCATTGTGTCGCTAGTCGGCGGATTCGATGTTGTATTGGACGACGGGAGCAGCCAAAAACAGACGAGGCTTAATCATCTTGGGGTTGGACTCTATGTCCCACCGATGACCTGGTGCGAGATCACTCGTTTCGACCATGGCAGTATCTGCCTTGTGCTGACATCCGAGCACTATAACGAAGCGGATTACATCAGAGATCGCACCATGTTCCTGGAAAAGGTGAAGCAATGAACGTTCCGTTCCTGAACCTGGACCGCGAGGCCCAGATGCTCATCGGCCTCGGCCTAATGGCCGACATCGAGGAGGTCATCCGGTCCGGGCGGTTCCTGTTCGGTCCGAAAGCCGCCGAACTCGAGATCCGGCTGTCCGAGATGTTCGGGCGGGAGGTAGTGCTGGTGGGCAGTGGCACGGACGCCTTGGCCCTTTCCCTGAAGGCTGTCGGCGTGGGTCCGGGCGATCTGGTGGCCGTGCCGGCTATCTCCGCCATCCCCACGGCTGTCGCCATTCATATGGTCGGGGCCGAGCCGCTCTACATCGACGTGGATGGCGGATTCACCATGGATCCGCGCAAGCTGGAGAAGATGGCGAACCACCCGCGCCTGAAAGCCGTCGTTCCGGTCCACCTGTACGGGAATCCCGCCGACATCGGCAGGATCCGTGTAATCTGCTGTGCCAACCGCCTGATCCTGGTCGAAGATTGCGCCCAGAGCCTTGGGGCCTACAGCCATGATCTGCCCTTGGGGACGCTGGGTTCGGCCGGAGCGTTGAGTTTCTACCCGACCAAGAACCTCGGCTGCATGGGTGACGGCGGCGCGGTGGTCGCGTGCGACGCCAACATGGCCAAGGCGATCCGGGAGCTGCGCTTCTACGGCCAGGAGACGAGCCACAAAATGGGGCGCTTCATCGGCATGAACAGCCGCATGGATGAGATCCAGTGCGCCATCCTGCTGAGGAAGCTCCAGCTTCTGCTGGCCCAGTTCGGCCGCAGGCGGGAGATGAAGGTAATGTACGACGCCGCCATGGCTGAGACCCGGTTCTGGACACCGGCATGGCGCGAGGGGGCGATGCCCCACCTGTACCCGATCATGGCCGAGGATCGCGCGAAAACGATCGCGGCCTTGGCCGAGAGGGGCGTCGGGACGGCGATCCACTACCCGTTCCACCTGATGGAGGCCGTGGAGGGGGCGCCCGGCGCGGGCGAGCTTTCGCAGGCCAAGATGTACGTGGGCAAGGTGATCTCGCTGCCATTCAACCCATGGATGACGGACGACGAGATAAAGCATGTCCTACAGTCGGTCAAGGAGGTGGGGGAGTGATGTACTATGTGTACGAACTTGTGGATCCCAGAAACGGCAAAGTGTTCTATGTAGGGAAAGGAAGCAAGAGTAGAGCAACTGATCACCAGCGCTATGTGGTAACGGAGAACAAGGAATACAAAGAACAAAACCCAAAAAGATTCAATAAGATAGCAAGCATACTCCGCTGTGGCCTTTCCGTTGAAGTAAGAATAGTACAGCGCTTTGATAACGAGGATGAAGCATATACCTTTGAAGAACAAAGGGTAGAGCACTACGGTCTAGCGAACCTTTGTAATCTTATGAAAGGTGGAAAAGCCGGTCCGGTCCTATTTGGCGAGAAAAATCCGATGTTTGGAAAGCAAAGACCGGATTACAGCAACATCCTAAAACAACGAAACTCGGAGAACAATCCAGCCAAACGACCGGAAGTGCGCGAGAAAATGAGAAATAGTTGGAACGCTGATAGACGAAAAAGATTCGGACACGAAGTCAGTGAAAGGATGCGGGGGCAAAGTAACCCTGCTCATCAGTCTGGCGTGAGACAGAAGATGAGTGAGCGCATGCGTACGCATCATCCCAGTGCCAAAATCACGGCTGATCAGGTACGGGAAATTCGGCGCAAGCATCTGGAGGAAAATATCTCGCAGCAGGATTTGGCCGTTGAATATGGCCTAAGTAAATCGGCTGTTTGTAACATCATCAATCGCAAACGATGGGGACATGTCCAATGAGACTCCTAGTGACTGGAAATTGTGGTTTCATCGGACAGAGTTTTGTCCGGATGTACAAGGACAAACACGAAATCGTGGGCATCGATGCGAAACTCTATGCCCACGATTGGCGGGCAGCTTTGCTTTGTCCAACTATGTTTGGGGATATAGCGGATCCTACCCATCTTGATGATCTTTTTAAGTATTATGGCCATTTTGACGCCATTGTGAATTTTGGTGCTGAGAGCCATGTGGACAACAGCATCAAGTCACCAGAACCATTCATACATAGCAACTTCATGGGTGTGTTTCGCTTGCTTGAGTTTTCCAGGAAATACCGAGTTGGAAGGCTGGTACAGATATCTACGGACGAGGTGTACGGGGATCTGATGCCAGGCGATCCGCCGTTCTCCAACCTCCATGAACTGAAACCTAGTTCTCCGTATTCGGCCTCCAAGGCGGCTGCCGACATGCTGGTTTTGTCGTATGGCAGGACTTACGGAATGGATGTAGTTATAACCCGTTCATCAAATTGTTTTGGTCCATACCAATACAAAGAAAAGTTTCTCCCAGTTGTGATTCTGAACGCCCTAAGGAACCACACAATACCAGTGTATGGAACTGGTACAAACCAACGAGAGTGGACCTATACGGATGACAACTGCCGCGGGATCATGGCCGCGCTGGAGCGCGGCAAGCCGATGGGCATCTACAACCTCGGCAGCGGGACGGAAGCCAGAAACATCGATATGGTTGGCAAGATCCTGGACATGATGGGTAAACCGCAGTCGCTTATCAAATTCATCGAGGATAGGAAAGGTCATGACTTCAGGTACTTCCTCGACTCATCATTGGCGGCAGCTGAACTTGGATGGCAAGCCTCGACACCGCTGGACTACGGTCTACAGCAAACGATCGACTGGTTCGCCGCGAATCCGACATATTGGGATGCCTAATGGAAAATACAGGCGCAAGATACTATGTGTACGAGCTTACCGATCCAAGGGATGGATCCATATTCTATGTCGGTAAAGGCAGCGGCAGGAGGATTCACATACATGCGCTCTCCGTGAAAAGACAGGACAGTAGGTACAAAAGGCATAATCCAAAGCTATTCAATAAGATATCGTCGATACTCTCCGATGGGGAAACTGTTGTAGAGATGATTGTTAGACGCTTTCATGACGAGGATGAAGCCTATGTCTTCGAGACTAGAAGGATATTAGATATTGGTCTCAACAATCTCTGTAATATCCTTCCTGGAGGCAAAGGTGGTCCTTCTGGAGATGACAATCCCTCAAAAAGACCAGAATTTAGGGAATTTATGCGTTCACTATGGAAGAACGAAGCATATAGATGCCAAATTACCGAGGCTTTGAGCAGGTTTTGGAATGATCCGGACAATAAAAAAATGATGTCCGAAAGGCTCAAAGCGATATGGACAGAGGAAATGAGATTGGCGTGGAGTGCGGCAATGTCAGCTATGTGGGATCGTCTCCCGGAGAGAAGAGCTGAATTAGCCATCCGAATGAGAGAAAACAATCCCTCACAGACCGATGAGGTCCGGCGCAAATTAAGCATAGCATGGACGGACGACAGGCGTGAAAAGTTCAGGGCAAAGATATCCGGTCTACACCATCGCTCAAAGACGCCGGAGACCAGGGCAAAAATAAAAGCTTCCTGGACAGAGCAGAAGAGGCGCAACTTGTCGGAGAGGATCAGGGCAACATGGACAGAGGAGAGGCGGGCTGCGCTCGGTAACAGGTTTCGCGGAACAACTGGTCCTAAAAGGAAAATCTCTGTCAATGATTCCTTAAGAATAAAGGATATGTATGCCTCTGGTATAAGCAGGAAAATCCTAGCATCCACATTTGACGTTAGCGTAACCACAATACATAAAGTCATACATGGCAATTTCACAGACAAACCCTCGCGGATTTCAATAGATGCGTCAAATATCGGCGCCATACAAGAGATGAGAGAAAATGGAGCCTCGTATAGGGAAATAGCCTTGGAATTCGGCACAAGTGTAGGAGCGGTAAGAAATTTCCTCAAACGTCATTTTGGAGGCATAATATGAAGGGAATAGTTCTTGCTGGGGGCACAGGTTTGCGTTTGGGACCCTTGTCAAAGGTGACAAATAAGCACCTCCTTCCTGTCGGACCGGTTCCAATGCTATTTCATCCAATCAGCCAATTCCTCGAAAATGGTATCGAGGAAATCTGTGTAGTTTCAGGACTGTTTCACCTAGGATCTGTTGTGGAACTTCTTGGAAGTGGCAGCCGATACAGATGCCAATTCACATACAAGGTCCAGGACGAGGCTGGAGGCATTGCTGAAGCCTTGCTACTTTGCCAAGATTTTGCGGGCGACAGCGATATTGCGGTTATTCTCGGTGACAATATTTTCGGGGAATTGTTGGATTTCAATAGATCAGTTAAAGGAGGCGTCCTATACCTGAAAGAGGTTCCTGATCCTCACAGATTCGGCGTAGCGGAAGTCGACCACCTAAAGCGCCTGGTTGATATAGAGGAAAAGCCAGAGAATCCCAAAAGCAATCTTGCTATTACTGGAGCTTACCTATATTCGCCAGCTGTCTGGGAATTAGCTGGGCAAATTAGTAGGTCGGCGCGGGGCGAACTTGAAATTACGGATATCAATAAGGCATTGATTTGTAAAGGTATTGTCGACACATTTGAAATGGGAGGATGGTGGTCGGATGCTGGAACGCAAGAGTCGTTTCGCAAGGCCAACCAGGAGGTGTGGGACAACCTATGCCCACGGCTCATGGACAGGATTTTGGGCATGTCGAAGGCATGTCGGGAGGAAAAGCGATGAAAGTATCGGTGGTTATATCCGCATGCGACAACAGGGTCCACCTGTTTGAACGGGCTCTAGACACCTGGGCGTCCCAGACAATGCCCAAGGATGAGTTCGAACTGTTGGTTGTAGACGACGCAGAACGCGAAAGCCTCCGCCAGCTGTGCCAAACTAAGGGTCCTGCCTGTGGGCTAAATATACGGTTCATTAGGATCGACAAGTCCAGGAGTGTGATCCCGGTAAAAAGCTTCATTCCGGTGCTGACGAACAACGTGGGTTTCCGCAAGGCGGCTGGGGAAGTTGTAGTCGTGACCGGCCCGGAGACGCTACAAGCATCCACCAACATGGAGATGGCCTGGACTATGCGCGATAGAACCGAATGTGCCTATGGCCTCGTTTTCCGGGCGAACGCGTCCGCGACAGACTATATCGCTAAGGGATGGGACCGACTGAGGCGCCTTCCGATAGAGCACCTTCTCCAGATCCCCGGGGCGAAGGACAACTGCGTCACGATGTCACCTCACCCACCGGCCTATTGGTACTTTATGAGCGTTGCTAAAAAATATGTCGAGCAGATAGGTGGAGTTGATGAACGATTTCTTGGTGGCCTCTGTGCAGAGGACGACGACTTCTCCAATCGCATGAGGATGGCCGGAGTTGAGCCTGTGTTCGAGCACAGAATTGTGGGGATCCACCAGGATCACTCAAGAGAAGACCACAACGACGGCGTCCACATCAACCGGCGCGAAGGTCTAGGGTACAACCTCTGGGTTCATAATTTCAGTCTAATGCAGGACAACTTGGTCAAAGGGGATCCAGTTGCGAACCAAGGGTATGATTGGGGAAGCTCTGACTTGACCATCATCGACGAGACGTACGGAGGCCGATGATGAAGCTACACATGGGATGTGGGACAGTGTACCTCAAGGGGTACATAAATATAGACGGCGCCCCTGACTATCTTTCCGACGAGTGCCCTACGGAACTTCTGACCCAGAATGCAACTGAGTTCGACCGGTACTATAAACAAGAGTTCTGTACACTTCCAGGGCATGTGGTTGCCGACCTGAAGCACAACCTGATGGAGCCACTGCCATTCCCCAATGGGTTCGTGGACGAGATCGTAATGTACCAGGTCTTGGAGCATATCCCAGTTTACGAGGTTGGGAAACTCGTGGCTGACATCGCGCGTGTGCTCAGGATCGGGGGCGCATTTATCGTGAGCGTTCCGGACATCAAAGAAACCGCGAAGTTGTTGGCGGCTGCCCAAACCGAGCAGGAAGAGGATTGGGCTATCAGACTCCTACACGGAACACAGAGAAACCAGTGGTCCCACCATTTCTGCGGATATGTAACTCGCACTCTCAAATCGCTCCTTGCGCAGCATGGCTTCTCGACCTTTGAGGATATGCCGAGCATCAACTTTTACCCAGTCATACACCTAAAGGCAATCAAGGGGGGATAAATGAGAGTCATGGTAACAGGTGGAACAGGCTTTCTCGGCACGCATGTCGTCGCCGAACTTGAAAATCGTGGACATATAGTTGATGCTTTGCCAACTCCTAGTGAAAATTCCGGGTACGACCTTACAAATATGTGCGATGTCGTAGCTGCATTCTCGCTCCCGATACCGCCCGATGCCGTCATCCACCTGGCCGCCAAGTGCGGAGGCATTGGGGCAAACATGCGTCGGCCGGGGGAGTTCTTTAGGGACAACATCTTAATGGGTGTTAATACAATAGATGTTGCGAAAACCTGTGGCATCAGGAAGTTCGTGTGCGTGGGTACTATATGCGCTTATCCGGAGCACACACCGGTGCCGTTCAAGGAGACTGATCTTTGGAAAGGATATCCGGAGCCCACAAATGGAGCATACGGTATCGCCAAGAAGGCACTTATGGTCATGCTACAGTCATACCGGCAGCAGTATGGCTTTAACGGGATCTACCTCCTACCGGTCAATCTCTATGGGCCTGGAGATCATTTCTCCCTGGAGGACTCGCATGTCATCCCAGCAATGATCCGTAAATTCGACACGGCTAAGGACGAGGGAAGGCCCACCGTCTCCTTGTGGGGCACTGGCAGTGCCTCCAGGGAATTCCTGTACGTCAAGGACGCAGCTAAAGGGATCGTTGACGCACTGGAACGCTACGATGGGCCGGAGCCGGTAAATCTCGGGAATGGGCACGAAATCTCGATCCGTAAACTGGCGGAGAAGATACAGGACACGGTCGGCTACAATGGGATCATCGAGTGGGATATCTCCAAGCCCGACGGCCAGCCGCGCCGGTGTCTCGACACGAGTCGCGCCAAGGAGCTGTTTGGTTTTGAGGCCAAGACGCCATTCCTGCTCGGGTTGATCGAGACATACGAATGGTGGCTGGCCAATAAGGCCGTCATCCTGGCGCAAGAAAATATGTCGCATAAGGAATAATTATGAAACATACAGCACTCATTACTGGAATAGGTGGACAAGATGCTAGTTTTATGGCCGAATTCCTTTTGGAAAAAGGGTATCGCGTCATTGGTTTGATTCGCCGTAACGCCATGCGCAGTCTGGGAAACGCGGCTCATCTTGAGAACGACATCGACATCGAGGAGGGAGACATCACGGATGCCACCTCGATGATGCGTATCATTCAGCGCTCTAGACCGCATGAGATCTATAATCTGGCGGCCCAGTCCCATGTAGGGACCAGTTTTGAGCAACCGGTGGCCACGGTGAACATCGACACCCTCGGGGTGGTTAATATCCTTGAGGCGATTAAGACCCTCGGGTTCTCAACCCGGATCTTCCAGGCCTCGACAAGCGAGTTGTGGGGTGACTCTCTTCCACCACAGAACGAAGAAACCGTCATGCGTCCGCGCAGTCCATATGCCATAGCAAAACTTGCGTCGCATTGGTTCATCAGGATGTATCGCGAGGCGTATAGGATGTACTGCTGCGCCGGTATTACCCATAACCATGAATCTGAGCGGCGCGGTCCGCTTTTCGTGACCAGGAAGATTTCGCTTGGGGTGGCCAACGTTCTGAAAGATCCATCGTACAGGATCAAACTGGGCAACATTGACGCCGCTAGGGACTGGGGCTACGCCCCGGATTTTGTAGAGGGGTTCTGGCTATCTCTACAGCAGCCAAAACCCGACGATTTTGTCTTCGCCACTGGCGAGATGCACACAGTTGGGGAGTTTGTAGAGAAAGCCTTCGCTAGGGCTGGAATAGAGGACTGGGGCACGTACGTCGAGGTCGACCGTTTCATGATGCGCCCATTGGAGGTTGAGAGCTTGTGCGGGGATCCATCCAAGGCCAAAGCGACACTTGGGTGGGAGCCGAAAGTCAAGTTCGAGCAGCTCGTCAAGATCATGGTTGAGTACGACTGTAAGCTGCTCGGTGTCGAAGATAAATTGCCGAAAATAGAGGGAAAGTAATGAGCCAACGACACCATTCGACCGTCGGAGTGTATATGCCAGCGCACAACGTTGTAGCATACATAGGCGACGCCATCAAGAGCATTATCGCCCAAGATTTCAAGGACTGGGAACTTGTGGTGCTGGATGACGCCTCGGATGACGGCACTTTCGAGGCGGCCATGAAGGTGGCAAACGACCATTGTTGTGTTCTGCGCAACGACACCCGTTGCGGCCTGATCGGAAAGCTGAAGAACGAGAGCATTGACCGCCTTTACAAACCTGAGTTTATCTGTCACGTGGGAGCGGACGATACGATCCCACCCGACTGCCTGTCATCGTTTGTGTCATTTATGCGTGTTAATCTAGACCTGGTGGCGGCCTGTGGTACATTCGACTGTTTCGATGACGCAGGGAATAAGTGGATGATGCCGCACGTCCTGGCAGACAAGGGCTTCAGCAGAGAGAGACTTTTGCGATACATGAATTTCTACCCACAAAGATTTTATAGGAAGGAAGCTGTTGAAATAGTTGGAGGATACTCTAACACCCTGTCGTCAGCGGTTGACTACGATTTAGCTCTTAGGCTCGACGAAAAGTTCCCGGGCAGACTGGGACGACTTGAGGGAAAAATCACCTATCACTACCGGCAGCACCCCTTACAGATTTCGAGGGCAGCTAGGTTGGAGCAAGATCTGAATGCCAAGGTAGCGCTCCAAACGGCTCTTGATCGTCGCAAAACCGGACAGGAGGTAGTGAACGACAAGCCGCCTTTCCAGCTTAGGGAGCAAGAGGGGCACTTCATATGGGGAAAGTGATGAGGAAAATCCTTGTTTGCGGTTCAGCTGGATTTCTGATGTCGAACATGATGCGGTACATGTTATATCGCACAAAGGATTACGAGTTCGCCAGCATCGACCCATTGCGGAACAAGGAGGACCAGCGCAATATCTACATGCACAAGAGGCATTCATTCCATGTGGGTGATGTCGGCAATCCCGAACTTCTGGATAGGGTAGTACGCATCGAGAATCCGGACATTGTGGTTATAGGTACCGGAACGCCGCAACCTATTTACTCTAATGGTGCGGCTGTCGAGGATATTGTTCTCCCGACAGCCTCTGTATGCGACCTTTCCAAGATCTACGGCTTCCGTGTTGTGCGGCTAGTACCAGATGTGGATATTACAGATATGGGTAGCAGATCCCTGTGGAATCATGTCGAGACCATGGTGTTTGATGTGAGGGGCACAGTTTTACGTATGCCAGTATGTTTTGGAAGGAGGGGTCGTGGCTTGTTCGAACAGGCGTTGTGTACAATCCTCTCAGGGCATGCTTGTTCAGGATGGAAACTAGATACTAGGAAAAGATGGTACGCCTATGCAGAGGATGTGGCTTCTATGCTCTGGTTTATTATGGAGAATCCAACTGTGCGCATTCCTGGACCACCTCCGATCCCAAACATAGTCAGGATGCCAGCCCTTGGATGCGCCAATACAGCGGATATGATTGCTATGGCGCATCCTGTGTTGGGGTGGGGACAACCCTTTACATATAATATATATATGGGAAAGGAAGAGCCAATATTACCAGGCTGGATGCCAGACTCTAAAGATCTTATTGATGCTGTTTTAAAAACAGCAAAATGGTATACAATGAATAAGTGGATTTTTGATACAGAAGGCTACATATCCCCTCTATCCGGAGGACGTTAAAGAAATATCCGCGTGCGCGAGCACTGTCAAGCGGAAAATGGAGAATACCAAGATGACCGAGGAAAAAACGAATCACGTCGTTGTGGAGGAAAGCACACGACCCGGCGCCCAGGCCGATGATGAATTGGAGCGCCACCTTGCGGAGCCCCCGCTGGATCCGGCAGTCCTGGAGCGTCTTCGCGCCAAGCAAAACACAGCAAAGGAGGCTACTGTACCGGCACCTGTGGTGCCGACGAAAACGGACCGTAGCCTGAACTTTGGAGTCGTCGGCCTAGGACAGGCCGGCTCCAGGATTGCTGAGGCTTTCCATGATCTCGGATACGATGCCTGCGTTATCAACACAGCAACGCAGGACCTGGAATTCATCGGTATGCCCGAGAACAGGAAACTATTTCTGCCCTTCGCTCTTGGAGGTGCGGGTAAGGAACTCGACAACGGGCGGCAGGCCGTCGAGCAGAATGCCGAGGCTATCATGACCAAACTACACGCGATGTTTGGTGACAAGAATCAGATGATGCTGCTTGCCGTCAGTGGCGGCGGCGGCACTGGGAGCGGCGGTGCTGAGGCCATCATTGGGCTCATGAGTACGCTTGGTAAACCAGTTGGTGTGATCTACGTTCTACCCATGGACACCGAAGATTCACTAACAAAGCATAATGCCGTCACGACATTGGGTAGGCTGGCCAAAATGACTAGCGCCGACACAATCTCTACTTTGATCGTGGTCGACAATGCGAAGATCGAACTACTGTACCCAGGATTGAGCAAGGCGGCCTTCTGGCCAGCAGCTAATCGGGCGATCGTTGAGCCACTTCATCTGTTCAACAGTCTGTCGGCTATGGCTACGCCGTACGATAGTCTAGATTCGATGGACTTCGGACGTATCTTCACGGCTGGCGACTGTCTGATCTACGGGATGATGGAGGTTCCAAACTACAGGGAGACAACCGCCATCGCCGAGGCTGTCATGAGCCAACTTGAAGGAAGTCTCTTGGCGGGGGATTTCAATTTGAAAGAGGCTAGATTCGGCGGACTTCTTGTAGTAGGAAGCCCGCAGTCAATGGCAAGTTTGCCAGCGGAAAACATCCATTACGCGGCCCATATGGTGAGTGAGGCCTGCGATTATGCGCAACTGACTCGTGGAGTGTATGAAATCCCAGACATTGGGGATGATGTTGTGCGCGTCTACACAATGTTTAGTGGTCTCGGACTTCCGGCGGCCAGGATCGACATCCTCAAGCAGGAGGCTGAGGACCAAATGCGGCAGATCCACGAGAAGGAGAAGACACGCGCCTCGCGGATGGAGGTTGATTACGGGGCTGGGGGCGGAACTGTTGCGAAGGCTCAGGAAATCCGCCGACTTATACAGAAGGACAAGAGTAGTTTCGGCAAGCTGACATCGAACGCCAACAGGCGTCCCGACATCATTGATCGCCGGAGGCGCTAAGCAGGAGTTCCTGTGCCGGTTCGGATCATCATCAATAATATTTGGTCGCGTATTAGCGGTTTGTCCGAGGCTGGCATAGGGCTCGTCGACGATCTTGACCTACAGCTGAGTTTCCATATTGAAGGCTATCAGTATATGCGGGCTTTCAAGCAGGGTTGGTATGACAAGGAGAGCGGCCAATGGCGACACTGGGATGGTCGCAGACATCTGCTCAACCAGAAGATGGTGTTCCCCACCGGGCTTCTGACTAGGGTCACGGCGTTCCTCGATCGGCGTAAGGTCGCGTACGAGTTGAGCGACCAGCGCGCGCCCGTCGTGGGTGGTGGGCGTTTCGATGTGGCCGGGCGCACCCCTTGGCCGCACCAGAAGGCCGCAGTCGAAGCGGCGCTGAAGGCCGAGCGTGGAATTATCCGCATTGGGACAGGTGGTGGTAAAACATACATGGCGGCAATGATGATTGCCGAGTACAATATACCGACGATGATATACGTCGTCGGTAAAGACCTACTCCACCAGTTTCACCGCGAGATGAGCAAGGCCCTTGGACGCAATAGTGTCGGTATCGTGGGAGATGGATACTGCGATGTGCGCAGATTTACTGTGTGTTCTGTATGGACTGCCGCCACAGCATTTGGACTGAAGTCTCATGTTTCATTGGATGACGAGGACTGGGCACCAGATATTGTGTCCATAGGCCCCAAAAGCAAGCGGGCCATTCAGAGTGCTGTGGAGAACGCCAACCTGGCCATTTTCGACGAGGCGCATTTTCTGGCGTGCGAAACAATCCAGGAGATCTTCAAGGCAAGCAAATGTTGTCGGTACATGTTTGGCATGACCGGCACGGATTGGAGGGATGATGGGGCAGATCTACTCCTAGAGGCCTCGTGCGGCGGGCGCATCTTCAATATGCCTGCGTCTAAACTTATAGAAATGGGGTACTTGGTCACGCCCAAGATAGCGCTGGTGGAGATGCCGCCGCTCGATGAGCCCTGCCCGAACAGCTGGAGCGCGGTGTACAGCCGCTACGTGACGCACAACGAAGTCCGGAACCAGGCGATTATTGATGGGGCGCGAAGGCTCATCAACATGGGAAGAAAGGTTCTGATCCTCGTGCGTTATCTTCCACATGGCCAAAAACTTGTCGACATGCTACAGGATTTGCCCGTATTCTTCGTCAATGGGAGATTGGACGGCGAAACCCGGCAGGCGGTCAAGGAGCGGTTCGAAAGGGGTGAACTGCGCTGCCTAGTGGCGTCGTCGGTTTTCGACATCGGCGTCGACATTCCGAGCCTAGACGCGCTAGTACTGGCCGGGGCGGGAAAGTCGACAGTACGCGTCCTACAGCGCATTGGCCGCGTTATACGGGCGGCGGAAGGCAAGAAGGACGCCATTGTGATGGACTTTATCGACAATGCCAAATATCTCGATAAGCACTCCGCAATCCGTATCGCCGTCTACGAGGCAGAGCCAGGGTTCAGGCTCAAGTTTCCGAAGGGGTTTGACCACGACTCGCTCAAACGGATCAAAAAGCTCAAGGCGAAAATCGGCTGAGTGTACGTGCGGCGCACGCAAGCAGGTGTCGTATGCCGGAGACGGGGTTGAATACCCTGTTTTCTTTTGTCCGTCGTGCGGCCCGGACAAGCGCAACGAGTGGGAGCTTTGGTGGAGTGAGTACAGACTCCTGTGGCAGGATAACAGTAAATGGGAAGAACCCAAACATCGCCTTCCGTGTCTGCTTGGGTTCTTCTGCGCAAAATACGCGGATCTGTACGGAAATCCGTTCCGCTTTACCTACGCTAGTCCAAATCCATACACAAGCAAGGATTTCATCATGGGCCGCCGCCTGCTCGCTATGTTCGATGGCGACGCCAAGGCGGCCAGGACCTATCTCAAGTGGGTTTTTGCGTTCAAGATCCGGAATACAAACTATGTGGTGAGCAGCCTTGGCTTCTTCGTGTCACAGAAATTTGTGGCTGAGTATATGCACGCCAAGGCGCGGTCGCGGGTGCTGCGGAGATCGAGCCCGCTTCCGACGGATTTCGTGGAGTGGTGCCTGGCCAACGAGCCGGAAATATTCGACCGCCAGGAGTTGGAGACATGGAATGACCTGAACGGCCTGGTAACGCACGTAAAGCACTACGGGAAGGATGACACCGAAAGCAGGGTGGTAACTGAGGCGGTCCGCAGGGGAATGCTGCCGCGCGGTCCAGATTATGTTAGGCTGGAGGACTGAGAAGATGGACATGATCGAAACGATGCGGCGAAGTGAAGCCGTGGAGATTTCGTTGAGGAACGGCCATGTGGTGTATGGGCGTTTCCTTGGGGTTTCGGGCAAGAATCTCATCTTGTGTGATCCGGACGGGGCGGTATTATTTGTGCCGTTTGCCGAGGAGAACGTGGCCTATATTAAGGTAGTTTCGGCCGATCCCGAGATCAGCCGGATGCTCGACCGTCTGTACGGAGACCGCCCATCCCACCAGCCGGTCGAGCCGCCAGAGGCCCAACCTGGTCGGCGGCTCCAGGATGAGCTGTCGCTGCGCCGTGTAGATCCGCCCGATCCTGAGCCGGGGAGAGTTGACGTACAGCCGGTCATCCTTGGCGGACTGCCTGCCAACCGGCACGCCGCGATCGAAGAGGTCAAGGAGAGGCATCGCCACTCCAATACATTCGGGTCGAGTCAGACTGCGCCCAGGCCCGCATATAGGCCGCGCATCCAGAGGGAAGACAAGGAAGAATGATTTCACAACGCAAGACTGAGGCCGAGAAGGCCCGCATAGTGGCGAACTGCGGCAGGTGTGGAGGGGTCGGCTGCGCGTACTGTCAGAAGTACTGTTCCTTCATAGACCGTATGTCCGAGGCGGGGATCCCGGTTGATTACTGGTTCCGCGACATGGAAAAATGGTACGGCGACCCCGATTTCGCAGAAGAATTCAAGGTTTCCTACCTATCCAGGATAGAGGCGGCCTACGCAGATGGTCGGGTTCTCTGCCTCCTTGGGCATAGGGGCGTCGGCAAGACTATGGCGGCGTGCTCGGCACTAAAGAAGGCTATCCTCTCCGGGTATTCGGCGCATTACACGTCGCTTGTCGACGCCGTTGATTTCCTCGTCTCCGGAGACGCCCACGACTACCGGCAGCTCCTGAAGTCTGTAGATTTCCTGGTGATGGACGAGGTTGACCAGCGGTTCTTTGACCACGTCAACAGCCGCGCGCTGTATGGGAACCAGTTCGAGTATATTCTTAGGACCAGGACGCAGAACCGGCTTCCGATGATTATGTGCTCGAACTCTGAACGGGTTGAGGACATCTTTTTCAACGACCAGGCGCAGGCGTCTTTTGTGTCCCTTGGGACACAGTTCTTCGCAACAATGCGCGTGGGTGGCCGGGATGCCAGACCCAAGGAGGGTGGGCAATGAGCGAGATTTCGCTGGACCTGAGGATGCTGGCGTACGCTCTTTCTGACAAAAGGATCCTCCTTGCCATGGCGACCACTGTGCGTGGAGAGCACTTCAATCCGGAATTTCGGGTACTGTGGGAGTTGGTCTCCAGGTGCTTTGCGAAGTACAAGGACATCCCCACGGCCAACGTACTTGAACATGTTGCCGACCTGGCGTGGGAGCAGCTAGTCGAGACATACCGCCGGGTTCTTGAGGCTATTCCATTGATCGACAGGCGGGAATATCCGGTCGACCTGGAGAAACTCAAGGCAAGGGCAAACGACAATATTCTCCGTAGGATGGGACAGCACGTCTACCAGAAGAACTGGAATGGACACGGGTTCGATAACCTACATGAGGCGAACAAGGCGTTACGTGAAACGGTCTCTAAGCTGGATCAGCTGTACAAGACGGAATCCTACAAGGAAGGCTCTTTGGCAGGGACTGCCTCCGAGGCCTGGGGTAAGTACCAGCGCACGAAACGTGATCCGGCCTCTGCCGCCGGGATTCATCTTGGATTTGCCGAGTTCGATCGCATCACTAACGGGATCAGGGAAGGCGAGCTTCTGCTCATTGGCGGCGAGTCCGGCACGGGCAAGTCGGCGCTCTCGATGAACATGGCTGTCAACGCGTGGCTTGGGGCCAACAAGGTGCCGACCGATCCGGACGCGGATCCTAAAAACTTCGCTCCCGGCCGTGCGGTGGTGTACTTCTCGATCGAGATGCCCTACGAAGCCCTTGAGAGGCGGCTCCACGCGTGCGTTGCAGGGGTGCCACTTTACGGCATACGTGACGGCACGCTAGATGTAGCAGAGGAGGCCCGCTACCTGGCCGCCCTTCGGTTTATACAAAAGTACCCGCACCAGTTCCACATCATCGACATACCGCGCGGCGCGACCATGCGGTACATCGAGACCAAGTACCTGGAGCTATGCCAAGACAATACCGATGATCCCATCCATCTGTCTGTGGTCGATTACCTGAACCTGATGTCCATGGACGGCGAGGATGAGGGCGGCCCTGATTGGCTAAAAATCGGGAAACTGGGCGAGCAAGCGCATGAGTTCACCCGCGTCCATGGTACGCCCATGATCTCTCCGGTTCAACTAAACCGCCCGCCCAAGGAGGAGGCAGCAAGGGCCGCGAGGCCGGATCAGGATCGGATAGCGCGCAGCCTGATGCTGGTCCAGAACGCTAATATGGTTCTAAACATCGAGAAGCGCAAGGATGAGCATTTGACAAAAGACATGAGAGTTCACATAGTGAAGATGCGCGACGGCGAACAGGGCCTTTTCACCCTACAGAAGAGGCTGGATGCCATGCGGCTGTTCGATGACCCCACGGACTGGACACCCGGATCGTATGAGGCTGGAAACAATTAGGCGGGGAAAAAGGCCATGCCGATATATGACTACATTTGCGAGGAATGCGGCCACGTCTTCGAGGAGTTTGCGCGTATCACGGATCCTCCGATTAATAAATGTCCGGCCTGCGGCCTAACGGGACGCGTATGTCGCCTAATCTCGAGCGGCACAGTTGGCACAGTAGAGATGAACGGTCGGGAGTACTTCAATCGTGTCTTAGAACCGGAGGCCAAGCGGATCGCCGAGAAGATTAAGCACGGGGATGATGCCGCAATCGCTGATGTTTTTGGCGAGGGCCCTCCTGCAAAAAAAGTCGGTTGAATTCCGGCTGCCCTGTGCGTATAATCTCTTTAAACAGGGGAAGGATTGCGTCCCGCTCCGGCCAAAGGCCGGGAAAAACCGCGAAAGGATGGAGCATGGAAGTGATCAACACCGGCAAAAAGGGCAAGAAGACCAAGGATCAGGAAGAGACGGCGGAGAACGGGGCGCTCGACCTTGTTGCCCTCATTGAGCAATGTGCGGCCGAAGAGGATCTTGAGCCATGGGAGGGCACGCTTCGCGATTATCTCCCGATGGTACAGGATGATTGTACACTGGCGGACACGGCCCACGCAAGGCTGTGGCGCATGATTGAGACAGTCGGCATCAAGTTCGACGACAAGGATGAGCGGAAAGAGCATCCCGAGTACAGCTTTTTCACCAACGAGTTGTTCGGCATCAATGACACGCTGGCCAGCGTCATGGAATATCTCAGGGCTGCCGCAGCTGGATCCGACGTCGCCCGGCGAATCCTGCTCCTATACGGGCCCACGAGTTCCGGTAAATCGCAGTTCGCAATCCTCCTTAAGGAGGGTCTGGAGAAGTTCTCGCGCACCAAGGCCGGGCGCATGTTTGCCCTCAAAGATTGCCCGATGCACGAGAACCCCTTGAACGCGGTGCCCAAGGCTGCGAGGGAGCAATTGAAGGCTAAGTATGGCCTCAATATTGAAGGTGACTTGTGTCCGCGCTGTGCCTACAGGCTCAAGACCGAGTTCAACGGCGACTTCATGGCTCTGCCGGTCGAGCGCGTGCTCCTGTCCGAGGCCAACCGAGTGGGTATCGGCACGTTCCAGCCGGCCGATCCCAAGTCGCAGAACCAGTCCGAGCTGACGGGCTCCGTCAACTTCGCCAAGCTGGCCGAGCTGGGCTCGGAGTCGCACCCGCTGGCTTTCGACTTCAACGGCGAGCTGAACAAGGCCAACCGCGGCATGATGGAGTTCATCGAGCTCCTGAAGGTGGACCGCAAGTTCAGGCACATCCTCCTGACGCTGGCGCAGGAGAAGCGCATCAAGGCACAGAATTTTCCGCTCATTTTCGCGGACCTAGTAGTAATCAGCCATAGCGTGTCTGGCGATATGCCTGTTCCCTATAGAGAGAATGGGTTGGTTCGATTTACCACAATGAGGCAACTGTGTGATGCCAACAACACCAACATCGAGGTTCTTGCTGCCGATGCCAATGGCAAGCCCGCATGGACGAAAGTGAAAGGATTCTATCGTCACCAGTTCTCTGGCAAAATGGTGAAGACCGTACAGGTTGATGGTGTTGTCAACACTACTTGGCATCATTCTTTGATTGGCAAGGCGGACAATGCGCCTTTTCTGCCCGAAACGCTTCAAGATGTCCTGGCATTCAGGAATGTTCCTGAACAAACCGAACTTGGGACATTCGATGTTCCGGTTCCCGATTCGTTGTCCTATTTACCCGTTAATACCCCAGGTATCTTGTCCACGGATTGCTGTGTTCCCGAGCAATCCTTTGCTCGTGTTAAACCAACTGGCAACAAGAAAAGTGATGGAGAATACGGCAAATATTGGATCAAAACTCGCTACGATTCTTGTTCCGAGGAAGCGAAAGACATTGTTGCTCTTCTGTGTTGGTATGCTACAGAGGGTCATGTCTCGAATGAGCATGCGATCATTTCCCAAGCCAACCTGGAAACTCTATTTTCCCTGAAGAAGAGAGCGGAGAGGGTTTCTTCAGCCATAGGGTCTGTGTTTGATCGATCGGATGAGGAGGATCACACTAGCCGCCTTCACCTTTCGGCAAGGGTGTGGCGGGAAATTCTTGAGCACAATTGCGGAAGATATAGCGAAAACAAGCGTTTGCCAGATTTTGTGTTCAATTTGCCTCGTGAGTTGCGTGAATTCGCTTTACGAGAACTCATAAAGGGAGATGGTCAGACTATGCCATCGTTCGCATCCTGCGAGGAATATGCCAAAAAGTACTTTGCCTTCAAAACGACAAGCATTATTCTGGCAGCCCAATTCTGCTATTTGGCAAGTTCGCTTGGGTACGATTTTGGCGTACATCATGGATATACGAAAAAGGGAAAGGATTTCTTTGGCATCAATTATCGGGAACGAACGAAGCCCATACTAAGGAAAAACAGGATCGAGACCGTTGAGGTGTCCGACAGCGAAGTATTCGATATCGAATGCGTGGACAATCATTCTTTTGTGGCTGGCGTTGGCAACCTTGTTTGCCACAATACGAATGAGACCGAGTACCTCAAGTTCCTCGCCCAGAAGGAGGAGGAAGCGCTCCACGACCGCCTGTGGGTCATCAAGTTCCCCTACAACCTGCGCCTCGAGGACGAGATCAAGATCTACGAGAAGCTCATTTCCAGGGCGGCCGGGTTCCAAGGTATCCACATCGCGCCACACACCCTGCGCGTGGCGGCGATGTTCGCCATCCTGAGCAGGCTGGAGGAGTCCAAGGACCAGAAGTTCACCCTGCTGACCAAGATGCGCCTGTACAACGGCGAGAAGGTCGACGGGGCCGGCAAGGAGGACGAGAAGAGGCTGCGCGAGGCTGCCGAGCGCGAGGGCATGGACGGCATCAGCCCCCGCTACATCGTGAACCGCATCTCGGCCTGCTTCACCAAGCACGGTCGGACCTACATCACCCCGATGGACATCGTCCGCAGCATCAAGGAGGGGTTCTCCACCAACGCCAAGCTGTCGAAAGAGGACATCTCGCGGTTCGAGAACATTATCACGACGGTGATGGAGGAGTACAACAAGATCGCAACAAACGAGGTTCAGAAGGCTTTCTTCCTGAATTTCGAGCACGAGATCAAGGATCTGCTCAATAACTACATCGACAACGTTGGTGCCTATCTGGACGATGACAAGATCCAAAACCACTGGGGCGAAATGGAGGAGCCGAACCACCGCCTCATGAGGAGTGTCGAGGAGAAAATTGGCATCACCGACGGCGGCAAGGATGCTTTCCGCCAAGAGGTGTACCGCAAGATGATCAAGAGCAAGAGCGAGACGGGCGACTACGACTACCAGAACCATCCGCGCCTGAAGGAGGCGCTACAGAAGCAGTTGTTCGAGGAGCGCAGCGACATCATCAGGCTGACGGTGTCCGTGCGGAATCCTGATGCCGATGCGCTCAAGCGGCTGAACGAGGTCATCAAGACCTTGAGCGAAAAATGCGGTTACACTCCGGAGAGCGCCAATGATTTGCTGCGTTATGTCAGCAGCATATTGGCGAAAAACAGCTAGATGGCCAATGAGATTTGTGCCAGATGCGGCAGACCGAGAAAAGTGGCCGAAAGAACGCCAGATGGTCCAATTTGCCACAACTGCTACAAAAAAGAGCACATTGAGCCATGCCGGTTCTGTGGGAAACAGAAAGCAGTTGCTGCCCGAGATGATAACGGCGCGGCCATCTGCGACAACTGTAACAAAGAACACAACAAATGTTCGTGTTACGTGTGCCATGAAGTTAGACAAGTTCGTGCGCGTGCGGAAAACGGACAGCCACTGTGTCTTGCTTGTCATCGTTTGACTAATCTTGGACAGTTTTTCGCATCGTACAAGAGAGGAGCCAGCCTGCGCGGTCATATATTCGAACTCACGTTGGATGAGTTTGAACAATTGGTGCGCAGGCCATGCTGGTACTGTGGACGCTACAACCGGGGAGAAATTTTCAGCGGCGTGGACAGAATCGACAGTTCATGCGGCTATGTTCGAACCAATGTGCTACCGTGCTGCGGCGAGTGTAACCTGATGAAAGGTTCCTTGTCCAAGGACGCGTTCCTTGCTAGCATTGTGCGCATAGCCAGACATTTGGAAAACAAATGAACGACTCCTACAAGGACATCTGGGAACTCCGACAGCCCGGTCGACGCGACTCAGAACGCCATAAGGTGCGTATCAGAAAGGCTATCAAGGAGAACCTACGGGAGCTGATCGCGGAGGAGAATATCATCTCCTCCGACGGCAAACGCAAGGTCAAGGTTCCGGTGCGCTACCTTGATATGTGGCGATTTAAATTCGGTCCTAATTCTAAGTCCAAGGATGTTGGTCATGGCGAAGGTGATCCTGGCGACATCATTGCCAAGGAAGGCAAGGGGAAAGGTAATAAGGCAGGTGACCAGCCGGGTGAGGAGTTGTACGACGAGGAGGTCGAACTAGCCGAAATCGTGGACATGATGCTGGAAGACCTCGGCCTCCCATGGTTAAAGCGGAAAGAGAATCAGGTCGAGATCGAGACAGAAGAGATGGTTTTCCACGACATCGCCGAGAAGGGTCTTCCCCCGAACGTCGACCTGAAGCGGACACTCATCGAGAACCTGAAGCGGAACTCTATCGCCGGGAAGCCCTCGTTCGGCAAGATTGTGCCGGACGATCTGCGGTACAGGGTGTGGGAGAATGTGGTAGAGAAGCACTCTAACGCATCTGTAATCCTAATCATGGACCGCTCCGGGAGCATGACGGACGATAAAAAGTATATCGTGAAGTCTTTCTTCTTCTGGATGGTTAGTTTCCTGCGCATGAAATACGGGAATGTGGAGGTCGTCTTCATCGCGCACGACACCGAGGCCAGGGAGGTGGGGGAGGAGAACTTCTTTGCCATCTCTGATGGGGGAGGCACGCGCATCAGTTCCGGGCTGGAGCTGGCCAAGACGATCATCGAGACTAGGTTCCCCACAAACATCTGGAATAACTACGTCTTCTCGTTCTCGGACGGCGAGAATTGGGATACGGACAACGAGCGCTGTATAGCCATGTTCAGAGAGTTACTTGGGATGTGCCAGGCGGTTGGATATGGGGAGGTGTCGTATACCGATCAGTTCTACAGCTGGTCCTCGTGGCGCGGCCACTGGTCGACCCTCCACGATGCCATTAAGGAGGCGGACGACCTAGTTGGGGAACCGAGATTCCTACAGGCGGCAATCGTGAAGCGCGAGGACCTATACGACTGCCTGCGTCAGTTTCTGGATGTCGACGGGAAGGAGAAGCCATGAGGGACAGTCGCATCGTTGACTTGGAGCAGCTGGCGCGCAAGAACGGGCTCGATTTTTTCCCGGTGGTATTCGAGGTCGTAAGCGAGAATACGATGAACAACGTGTGCGCCTACGGCCTGCCCACCAGGGCCAGGCACTGGAGTTACGGTCGTTCGTACGACCACCAGCGGATCTATGGGGAGATGGGGTTTTCGAAGGTGTTCGAGATGATCACCAACAACGATCCCTCGTACGCATTCGTCCTGGATAGCAACACGGAGGCCCAGAACCTCCTGATCGTGGCCCACTGTTTCGGGCACAGCGACTTCTTCAAAAACAATATAACATTCCAGGGCAGTGACCGCAACATGGCGCGGCATGCCGCGGAGCACGCCAACAGGATCGATGAGTACATCGAACAATACGGCCTAGATGCGGTCGAACGCCTGATGGATATCGGTTTCAGCCTCGATTCCCATATCGATGTCCACAAGGGGCTGTATCGTAAAAAGTACCCAAGGAGGCACATCGAGGAGCGCCGGGTGAAAGCGAACGAGTTCGACGACCTGGATCCAGCCAAGGCTAGGCGGCCCTCCATGATCCGCGAGGTGGTAAACGCCACCATGCCTCCTCACCCAGAGAGGGACTTGTTGTGGTTTTTCATCCAATATGCGCCATTGGAGGACTGGGAGCGCGACATTCTCGACATCGTGCGTGAGGAGTCGTTCTATTTCTATCCACAACGCCTAACCAAAATCATGAATGAAGGCTGGGCCGTTTACTGGCATGCTGAACTTTTACACCAATACAAGAATATCACGCCCGAGGAGATGATCGATTTTGCGCGTACCCACGAACGGGTTGTTCAGCCGGGAAACCCGTTCGACATTAATCCGTACTATCTCGGTTATAGAATCTACAAAGACATAGAGAAGCGCTGGGATAGGATGTATGCCGAGGGCGAATCGTCCATCACGGGCCGCCAGAAAATTTTCGAGGTTCGGCGTGACGAGGACGACGTGTCATTCCTGCGCAACTACCTGACGGCCGACTTGGTCCAAGAGCTGAAGCTATTCACCTTTGGGCGCGAGAACGAGGAGCCGGATCAGGACGAGGATGAGGAGGTCCTGTACGAGATCAAGAGCCGTATGCGCGAAGAAGTTGTCGAGGCCTTGGTGAAACCCCGGTACAATAACTGGGCACCCAAGATCGTGATCACGGACGCAAGCTCCGAGAAGATCTGCCTGCGGCACGAAAGTGAGGAACTGGGCACGCTCAATTTCCGGTACGCCGAGCATATGCTTGAGTACGTTTGGGAGCTTTGGGCTGCGCCCGTGGAGTTGCGGACCAAGGACGACAATGGCAGGGAGGTTGTGCTCCTGTTCGACGAGGCTGGATTTTCGCAGCGAACACTTGAGGAGGAGTTTGACCTCGATGATGATGGAGACGAGGAAAAGGACGAGGGTCCGTTCAAGAAGACCCCTTAGCGGAGGAAAGTATGGCAAGGGTTTGTATCACCGGGCACCGCCCGGATCCTTTTCTGGTGTCGCATTACCAACTTGAGGCTGTGGAACGTCTCGCTGGCAATGTTACCTGCGCGCTCAAGCGCGAGTACGGCGACGAGCTGATGTTCAACTTAGGTGGAGCTGTGGGCGCTGACCAATGGATGGGCGCTGCCGCCATTGAACATGGCGTGAAGTACAGCCTATTCCTGCCGTTCTTGCCACAGATCCAGGCCCGTTACTGGGACGAGCAGCAGCGCGACGAACTTGACCGCCAGATGAAGGGCGCCGCTAAAATCGTGATCGTAGATCCATCGGGCCAATACGACGTTGCCAAATACTACGAGCGCGACCGCCTGATGGTGGACGAGGCCGATTTTGTCGTGGCGTTCTGGGTCGGCCGTCGACGCGGAGGCACCTTTGAGACGATGAAGTATGCTCTATCCAAGTCGAAATTTGTACTCAACGCCATGGATCACCTGCGTCCTGTGTTCAAGCAGGACTTGGAGAGCGGATGGACTCCGCCACACTTGAGAGGGGAAACCGAAGATGAATAATGGGGTCAAGACCCGTCGCTACCTTGTGAACAACGAGGAAATCCTTGTGCTGATTGAATCCTGGCGGAATGCTAACCAGCACGAGAAAACCAAGCTTGCGAACCAGGTAGTTTCTCGTCTCGCCTTCCTTGTTCACTCCAAGATTAGGCTCCACAAGGGGTCCCCACTGTACGACGATCTCCTCCAGGAGGGGCGGCTAGGTATCATGAAGGCCCTTCAGGATTTCGAGCCTGAACGTGGCCGTAATTTTTTCATGTTCGCCACTTGGCATATTCAAACTAGGGTGCGCCGACTACTTCTGCGCGAGGTGCGTCGTTGCGAGTCCCCGGCTGGAGATATGCTGCTGGTGGCCAAAAGTGTCTCCGAGACCCGCGAGCACCTCCTAGCGCAGGAGACCGGCACTGCCCTTGAGAGTCGGGAGAGCTGCGGTGCTATTATGAAAGTGCTGAGTTTCCTGTCGGACAGCGACCGCAAAGTGCTAGTTATGCGTTTCGGCTTCGACGGCGAAGAGCCTCGTACATTCCAGCAAATCGGGAACGAACTTGGAATTTCCAAGCAGCGCGCACAGCAAATCGAAGCCGGTGTTTTGCGCCGTCTGCGCAGGAATAATGAGCTTATGGACCTAATTGGTGGGTAGGAGAGTGGTATGCCGATGATCTACTTGGTGGATGACATCGAATCCACTATCAAGAGAATGTTATCTGACGAGGAGCTGAGGGGTCTTGGTCTCAACAAGATCAAAGTGCGCCGAACCCTATCCTCGTTTAGGGGTGACGAGATTGCCGCTTCCGTTTTTCTCAAGAAATACGCCCTGCGTGATGCTGATGACGAGGTAGCCGAGCTGACCTTGGAGGAGGCCAAGGATCGGTGGGCGGTTGCCATCGCCAAGGGGGAGGAGCTGTTCTCTGGCGAGCGCAAGGAGGCTCCGTACTTCCGTGAACTGTATGAGCATTTCCTACCGGCTGGCCGCCAGATGTTTGCTTTGGGTAACAGCCAGATGAGAAACGTAACGTTCACGAATTGTCTGTCTGGCAGCACATTTGTGCCAACGGACGCAGGTTTACGGAAATTGGATGCGCTGTCCAAGACAAAGGTGCGCCTGAACGGCAAAAGCTATATGGCCAAGGTTTGGCGCACGGGATCCAAGCTCGTTAGACGGTTGGATACTGTTGAAGGGTATTTTGCCCTGCCGACTGGCGACCATCGGTTCCAATTAGTCGATGGATCTTGGCGTTCTGTGGACAAACTCCAGCCCGGTGACCGCATTGTGTTGGGACATGATAGTAGGCCTTTTGGTCCTTCTAATGAACATGAAGAATTGAGAGGTTTTGCGGCTGGCCTATTTGTTGGAGTTGGTACATTTGCCGGTGAAGGTTTCCAGGTCGCAAATGTGCGTCTGTTCGGGAAGAATTCAAGATTCTTGGTGGAAAAGATTGCCAGTTTGTATGGTGGCAGTCCTCTCTCTCATGCTGAACATATATCCTATAACAGTACAGCATGGGCGCGCGATATGTTCGAAAGTACAGGCATCCAGCACGGCAATAAAACGATCACTGATCGTCTCATGTCCCAATCATGGTCGTTCCTGCGTGGTTTTTTGCGAGGACTGTTTGATGCCAATGGATGTGTTATTGATAGCCAAAAAAACCACCAGCGGCAGATCGTGCTGGTCCAATCGGATCGCGACATGCTATGTCGGGTACAGATCCTCTTGTTGGCGTTTGGTATTCGTTCGGTCATATACAAGGGAGAATTTCCCAAGGGTGTTTTTCAGTGTCGACAAGGATGGTCTTTACACATTAGTAGACGTTCGTTCGAGACATTTGCCGAGTTCATAGGATTTGCGCATCCAAGCAAGGCGGCAAAGATGCGCACTGCGTTGAACCGTGCGCCTTTTAAGCCGGACATTTGGTATGCTCGTGTCAAAAGCGTAACGAATTTTCAACGCATGGATGTGTACGATATGAGTGTTTTTGGTATACATGCGTTTCCGGCAAACGGTTTGGTTGCCCATAACTGCTATGTTACCCAGATCGAGGATGACAGTATTGAGGGCATCTATGGCGCGGCCCAGAAACTGGCCAAAACATACTCGTACGGCGGCGGCATCGGACTGTGCGTGGGTGAATTGCGCCCTGCGGGCGCGCGTGTGTCGAACAGTGCGCGCCAGTCGACCGGCTCCGTCAGCTTCATGGAGCTGTTCTCGCTGACGACGGGCCTGATTGGCCAAGCGGGGCGCCGTGGCGCCCTAATGATTACCATGCCAGTATCCCATCCAGACGCAGAAGAGTTCATCGAGGTCAAACACGGGAACACTGACAAGGTTAAGTACGCGAACATTAGTCTGAAACTGACCGACGAGTTCATGCAGGCCGTCGTCGAGGACAGGATGTTCCGGCAGACCTACACCACGAAGCATGAGACGGTGTGGCGCGAAGTGCGCGCCCGTGACCTATGGCAGAAAATCATCCAGAGCGCCCGTGACTCGGCAGAGCCCGGCCTGATGTTCTGGGATCGCATGGTGACCATGTCGCCCTCGGAAATTTACCCGAGATTACAAGTCCATAGTACTAATCCTTGTGTGACGGGAGATACTTTAGTTGCGACGCCTTCTGGCTGGAAAAGGGCCGATTTATTCCAAAAAGGCGATCATATTTCTACTGTGTGTGGTTTCGGTTTGGTCGAAAGAGTAGAAACACATCATAATGTACCGGTCTACAAAGTAGAATTTTCAGACGGAACGATATTGAAAGTAACTGCTGCCCATCAGTTCCATGTGGCAAAAAAGGATACAAAAACAGAAAAATATCCAAGGAAATATACTCCTACCAGGCTAGATCAAATGGAAGTTGGGGATTTTGTAAGGGCTTCTGGTTTCGAATGTCCAGATCTGCCAGAAGGCCAATTAAAAGATTTTTGTGACGCTTTTTTGGCTGGTGTGTTGTTGGGAGACGGATGTTACACTCCAAAAATGACAGCTAGTAAAGTGGTAAAGATTGCATCTGATATCAGAGACAATAAATGGAACGAGCTACTAAAGAGCAAATTTGGAGAACGTGGTGTGATATTATCTTGCTACGGGGCGACAGATGGGTCATGTTCTTGTAGTCTTACCTCGCAGAATGGCGACTTGGTGAGCTTGGTGGACGAATTTGGTCTGGTTCACACATATTCTTATCATAAGCGTATTCCTGATCATTTGTGTTTTGGAAACAAAGAACAAATGCGAGGTGTTCTAGATGGTCTTTTCTCCACTGATGGAAATGTGAATCTTAGCGGAGACTCTCCACAGATAAGGTTGAAATCCACATCACGGTTTATGTTGGCCCAAGTTAAGAGAATGCTTCTGATGTTTGGCATATTCTCGTCATTGGGGAATGTCGGTAAAACTTCAATAATACTTGGGCGAAAAGTAAAATCACGAGACCGATACGAATTGGTTGTGAGCGGGCAAAGTGTCGATTTTTTCATCAGACGTATAGGGATCTCTCATCCAGCAAAGAAGGCGTTATGCCAAGATTTGCTTTTGAATTGGGCTTTGACTGGTAACACTTGGAGAGTAAAACTGAAATCGGTTGAGTTCATGGGATGCGAAACGGTCTATGATATCTATGAACCATCCACCGATACATGGATTACGGATGGAATTGTTTCGCGCGGTTGTGGAGAGCAGATCCTGGAGAAAGGCGGCGCCTGCGTGCTGGGCTCGCTGTTGCTCCACACCTTCGTGGTCGACCCGTTCACGCCACAGGCGCGATTTGACTTCGACTGCTTCAAGCAGATGACCAGGCGAGCCGTCAGGCACCTGGATAACGTGGTCGAGCTGAACTTTGGTCGGCATGCCCTCGAAGAGCAGGAGGAGGCGGCCCAGCTCGGACGCCGAATTGGCCTTGGAGTGACTGGCCTCGCCGATACACTTGCGGCCCTTGGCATCAAGTACGACTCTGAAGAGGCACTTAAGGCGGTCGACCAGGTTATGTCGGCCAAAAAAGACGCCGAATACCGTGCTTCAATCGACCTGGCTATGGTACGCGGGCCTTTCAGGATGTTTGATCCCAAGGCACACTATGAGCAGGGTTTCTGCGCCACGTTGCCGGAGGAGATCAAGGCGTTGGGACGCGAGCGTGGCCAGAGGAACGTTGCCATCTCGACCGTCGCTCCGGCCGGTAGTCTGAGTGTGATAGCCCAATGCTCAAGCGGTATCGAGCCCGTTTTCGCGCTTCGCTACAAACGATATGTCGAACTGGGCTCGGAACGAAAGGAGTTCTCCATCCGCCACCAAGGTTTGTCGCGCATGGCTGCAGTTCTGGGTAGCGAGACGGCACCGTGGTGCTGGGTCACGGCCCATAGTATCGACCACCGATTCAGGGTGGCTATGCAGGGCGTCATCCAGAGGCATACTGATGCCTCGATCTCGAGTACCATCAACCTACCTAAGGATGCCATGGCCGAGACCGTCGGCGAAATCTACATGGACGCCTGGAAGGCGGGACTGAAGGGAATTACGGTGTACCGTGAGGGCGCGCGAGAGGGTATACTTGTAACAGAGGAGTTTGCCCGGCAGGCTGGATCCCCGATGGACACCATTATCTACGAGGCGAGAGCGGAGGCGGGGGACAAGTTCTATATTCCGATCTCCTACACTGGAGGTGATGTAAGGAAGCCTTACCAGGTGTTCCTGATCAACTACAAAACCTCTGAGAATGACCGGTTTGCCAAAATGGGCAACGATTTGGTGCGTATGCTGCGCGAGAAAGGCGTAGAGGACGCTGACCCGAAGCGTTTCCAGAAGTACCTGGATCGGAGCACGACACAGCTGGGGAAGATTACAAGATTCCTGTCCCTCTCCATGAAAACGGGCCATTTTGAGGAGGCAGTCGAGATTCTTGGCGAGCATGGCACGGTTGGAACGCTAGCTGCCGAGCTATACAAGATTCTTCGCATAAGTCTCGCAAACGCGAAGGTTTTGTGCCCCAACTGCGGTAGCTCGAACGTCAGGATGGAGGAGGGATGTCGGCATTGCCTGGATTGTAGTTGGTCGGGTTGCGGATAGCAGGTTCTCTCATGAATATTCCCGTGATCGAACTCTTGGCACACATCTGTCTCAACAGGGAGGAAGCGGACTCCGAGCTTCCGCGCGCCTTCCGGAAAGTGGTGAAGCAGGGCCTCCGCAGGATGTTTGAGCCTATCCTTGGTTCGCAGGTCGGATATGCCATCGAGCATCTAATTGTGGCCGCAAAGGCCTTTGATCTGGTCAGAGAGGACGGCGAATATCTGATTGCCGTCATCAAACCGAAAGAGAGCCACATATGTCCGACGGAGCGAAACTGAAATGACCACCATCCTGGCGGATGTCGGCGACGAGCGGCAGGCCATCGACGAGGAGCGGCAGGCCTGGTTGCGGCGCGTGCTGGTTGCCCTCGGAGCCGACGAGGCGACCATTTCCGAGAACACGCTGGAGGCCAAGCGCCACGTCTCCAGCCTTGGCCTGGATGTAGAGGGGCATCCTGACGGATCCATCGATATTGCTCGCCTGGAGATCTCAGTTATTGCCAGCGAGGACAAAGAGGTTCCGATCGAGACGGGACGCCAGCTGGTGGCCCAATGGCTGCCGCCGAAGCTGCTGCGCGTCAAGGACAGGCCGAGGGATTATTACCGGATCACACTGTGTGAATGGGCTCTGCCTTTCCAGATGAAATAGGAGGAGAAAGGTGTCTTTTTACGTCAAGAACAAGAAAGGTGATTTTGTTCCCGTAAAGGTTGAGCAGGTCCTGTCAAAAGATTGGGCTGGCAAGTTGATCATGGTCCGGATCGGCAGCGACGAGCACCCAGCGGATGAGCAGGAGCTGATCGATGTGAATGACAGCCTCGACACGGCCACCGTGATCGAAATGCTGCCGGATACCAGCTTCCTCATCACTTCATTCGCCATTCAGTTCGACGTCGTCGGCAGTCTGGAGGAGCTGAGAAAACAGTACGTGGCCGTGCGGGTTACTGGTGATGACGATCTGTCCAAACTTGGGGGTCTCCAAAAGCACGCTAGGGAGAAACTGAAGGGAAAGGCCAAGAAAGTCGCCGTACTTCCGACGCCCTTGACCGTGGATGACTATCATGAAGTGATGAAAATCAAAGAACGATGCGATTTGCGCAGATCGCGCCGGGGGAGATGATCGGCAAAACCTACCAATATCGAAGCATTACATTGAAAGCAACCGCACCAGCGCTCGGCATCGGCCGAAGGAGGGTTTCGCCACCTTGACGAAACGATTCCTGATAGACACCAATGTTATTCTACATGACCCGAAAAGTATTGAAGTTTTCGCAGACAATGAAGTAATCATCCCCATTCCGGTGTTGGATGAACTCGACCAGATCAAGGTCCGCCCTGATGAAAAGGGGCGGAATGCCCGGTCGGTCATCCGTCGTCTGGACGAGCTGCGCTCCCTCGGCTCCTTGAATGCCGGAGTGCGGCTCCCGTCCGGTTCCCTTATTCGCGTGGAGTTAAACCACCGCGCGCTTCCGCAGCCCCTCATCGACAGTGTTGACAACCGCCTGATTGGTACAGCTCTAGGCCTGATACAAGAGAAGCCCGACGTGCCCCTTATCGTGGTGACCAAGGATATCAACCTGCGGGTAAAATGCGACGCTCTCGGCATCATTGCCCAGGACTATGAGCGCGACAAACTCGCCAAGATGCCGGATGCCCTTTACACCGGGTTCCGGACCCTCGATGTCCCCTCGTCTATCATCGACGAGCTGTATGTCAAGAAAGTTGTGAATATCGAACTGCCCGACGCGCACATCAACGAGTTTGTGCTTCTACAGTCCGTTGACCGCGAGAAACACAGCGGCATTGGGCGCGTGGTCGTCCCCAACTGCCTGGTTCTCGTCACGCCGCCCAACGAGGCGTGGGGCATTAAGCCCCGCAACCTTGAGCAGAAGCTGGCGCTCTCGCTTCTCATGGATCCCGAGATAAAGCTGGTAACCCTCGTGGGCCGCGCGGGATCAGGAAAGACCCTCATGGCTGTCGCTGCTGCGCTCCACCAGACCGTGGAGCGGAAGCTATTCCAGCGGGCGCTGCTGTCCCGACCAGTTCAGCCGCTTGGACGCGATATTGGATTCCTGCCCGGTACGGTCGAGGAAAAGCTCGCCCCCTGGCTGGCCGCCCTAAACGACAGCCTCGAACTCCTGTTTGCCAAGGATATGGAGATGCTGGAAATATACAAGCGACAGGGTATCCTACAGGTTGAGCCTCTCACATACATCAGGGGACGCAGCATCCCCAACTCCTTTATGATCGTGGATGAAGCCCAGAATCTCACCCTCCATGAACTCAAGACTATCGTTACCCGCATCGGTGAGGGAAGCAAAATCATCCTGACGGGGGACCTTGAACAAATCGATAATCCTTTCGTGGACTTCGCCAGCAACGGACTCACCAACGCCATCGAGCGTCTCAAGGACAAGGCCATCACAGGTCATGTCACTCTCCGCAAGTGTGAACGTTCCGAACTCGCCGAACTCGCCGCCGAAGTGCTCTGATTTCATTCTGATATATCAATAATCTCACATTTGTATGGGTTGTGCGGAAGTCTTCTAGGCCTCCGCGTAACCCGTCGCCATATGGCACGATTGGAATCGGAGACGCGATGGCTACCCCCCCTTTCCTACGGAATGCGTATCCAGCCGATCTTGCAGCAGGCGTGGACACGTCCACATTGGTTTCTGCCGATGTGCTAGACGTAGACCAGGATCTTGTTCCCTCGAGCATCCTCGTTTACATCGATGGCGCGTTGGCATATGATGGTGCCTCCGGATTTGTCGCGCCGTTTTCCGGGACGGTATCCACAACAACCGTGGATGGGTACGATGGCTACCATCTCTCTGTGGCCCGGTCAGTATCCTATTCCAATTCTTCGTGGATCATGGTGCGCGTGGTTGCCAGGGACACGGATGATCTTGTCCTGGATGAAATCTGGCAATTCTACACAGTTACGGTTCTTGCGGCCTTGCGACAAGGTCCGTACGAGATCTCGTTGGATGCGGAGTTCAGCGGTCCGATGATGTTGTCGACCCTACAGGACGCATCGTACTTCTCCCTTGACAGGGCTTATGTACGGGCCTTGGATCCCTTGCCGCCCGGTAGCGCCGCACCCATGGGCGTGCGGCTTTGGGTGGAGGGTTTTCGTGGCGAACAGCCTTTTACGCTCACCATATCTCCTCTGGTTCGGGATGTTGCGGGCAATGTTCTTCCACCAAGTGGTCGCGTAGCCACCATTCTTCCGTTTCAGTCCTCGGCTTTCCTCTCCAACACGGATGGGTTTGTGCGTTCTTGGCACGAAAGCCGCCTTATCCTGAAGGACGGCCTCCGGGCCTATCTTGCCGACACCCGTGGGATGGATGTGTTCGATATCGAGCACGGCCTCGGCAGGTCGGTGAAGTGGGCGCAGATATTGGACTCGTACGGGACAAGGGCGGCCTGTATCCTCGGGACGGCCAACTATGCTTTCGAAGATATGGAGCCCCCCTTCCTGGCCAACCGTTCTCCTACTCCAGGGGCCACGGGCGTTCCACTAGGGACGAACATTCTGCTTTCAGTGGCCGATCTTGTGACGGCGGTCGAGGTGACGGCTGTGGCTGTCTATGTGAACGGACGGTTGGCATTCGGTGGTGCGAGTGACGGTGGATGGGCGAACGGCTACGGCGGGCAGGTTTCAGTCGGCCACCAGATCATCGACATTCGGCTGTATCCTCCTGCGGGAGGGATTGTGGTTGGCACAAATACAGTGTCGGTCCTGGCCGCCGACCTTGTTGGGAATCTGCTGGATACCAGTTATACATTCACAGTGGGCGCCCCTCCGCCGACGGCTGGTGGATTCGGCACTGGCGGCTTTGGCACTGCGCCGTTCGGTGAGTAGGTAGCAAAAATCTGTCAATAATTCCGCATCAGATGGGGATATACGGTTCCGGATCGACCGGAAACGATTCCGTCAGGAGGCATAGATGAGGGATAAGGGTTCCATGGGATTGACCCAAAGTTTCCGCCTGATCCGGTTCAAGGACGTAGAGGGACTAGATGCGGAGGATCTTCTGGAGTATACTCCGGACGGCATTCAAGTCCGTTCAGAGATGCTCGGAAAAGTGGTCGAGGATGCTGTCCATCGTAACAAATGGACCAGGCGGGGGCTGACCAGGATCCTTTATGAGTGTTTCAAAGGCCACAGCGGTAGTACCAGTCTATATCCGGCCGAGGTGACGTACGGGCAGCAGAATAACTGCTTCGCCGCGCTTTTTGTGGCGGCAGACGACGCTGGCACGGCGGCTAGCCGCTCCATATCTGGAAACGCCTTGGACACGATCACGAAATCCAGCAACCAGATTTACCTAGTCAATGGAAATTTTACGGGTGCCGATGTAGGCAAACTGATCCAGATCACTGGTGGCACCCGGGAAGGCAATAAGGGTTTTCGGCTCATCACCCAGGTGCTGGGCGCAACCACTGTTGTGGTTACGGGATACGGCTCCTCCGGAGGTTTTGCCTCCAACGCCACGGAGAATTTTGGTGGCGTCGCCCTGTGGACCATTGTTCGTCCGGCGGATGCGCGTGTTGAATGGAATGAGTCGGACGGTCAGTTCAATACCAAGATTCCGCAGGGAAACGCTTCCGGCGCGGCTCTTTCTGAACGTGGAAGTAGGGCTTGTCTTATTTCTGATACGGCCGCAAGTACCTTTAGGCGAATGTCGATCGGATATGTTACAACTAATCCTTTCCGTGAAATTGAGTATGTTTTCTATGCCTTGGGTTCTTCTATCAGTAGGAACGTCACAGGCTCGCCCCTTGATAGTATTTTTGCTCAAACCAATACAATTACATTGACCAATGCGAATTTTTCGCCGAGCGATGTTGGTAAGATTTTAAAAATTTCTGGCGCATCAAACTCTATAAATAATGGGCAGAGGCGTATTACTGTCTATGTAGATAATACACATGTTAAGACAGATGGACAGTATGCTATAGATGCCTATGAGAATTTTATGAGCGCGCAAGCGCAAGATGGTTTGTATTCTGCCTCGGCAGAAACCGGATATAAGGGTCTTGATTATTTGCCACTAAAGACCATAGGTCTTTCCGAGGGCATAGCCTGTGGATCAAGTGAGACCTCGAATCGCACTGGAATTCACTCTGTGCTCGGAATACAGCCAACATTACAAGGTGTGTGTGACCGCATCTATGTTCATGAGGGTACAGGCCTCCATAAATATACTGGAGCTGAGACTCTTGGAACATTTGGTGATGGATACGTTCAGGACTCTTCTGTAGGTAATTTCACTGGTGATAAAATCTGTGATGGCTATGTACAGGGTGAAGGTTTAGATGGTTATGTAAACCTTGGAAGTAGGTGGATGTCTACGGCCGGTAGTAACCATATAATTGGACGTGTTTGGTCAACTACGACTGCGAAAAAACTCACAGGTATCCGCATAATTTTTCCGCTAGGTGAGAATAAGAATAATTGTCCGGATAGTTTCTTTATTCAGTATTTAGATGCCTCAACGGTTGGAGATATTCCTGGTAATTTACAGCCAGCAAATAATAGTTGCTGGACTACTATAGGAAGTCTTTATAGTAACCAGGGTGACACCATATTTTCCAATAGAGAGTATGGTGTAGAGTATACGTTTACCATTCCTGGCGGGGCCGATGCATATGGCATTAGATTATATAATCTGAATGCCTATTCCAATACTGCGGCTGTAGAAGTTGCGGAATTATATGCTTTTACAGCCGTACCTACTATTTTGATGACAGCGGATACGACGGACCAACTGCGCCTTGCGATTAAGGCTTCACCGTTGTCTGCTGATTTTCGGAACTTCTATCTTGGGTCATTATCTACAACTAGTGTCGCAACTTTGGTGAACACATTAAATGCACAACTTCGCGGCTATCAGATTGAGGCTGTGCGGTCCAATTTTGGATATTTATGGATTCGCGGTACTGTACAAGGCAATAATAGCTATTTGACATTAGATTCCATAGATAATGGATCTTCTGCAAACACATTATTAGGTATGCCAGTATCAACTATCCGTCGGGCCAAGCAGGGTGCGACGCAGGTTATCATGAAATTGCCTTGTGACGCATTAGCTATCATCTACAGATTTGCTATTTCGGGCGATTTACCCATGCCCTGAGGTGAAATTATGATAACCGGACATTTCGACCTTGTGCTTAAAAATGCCAAGGGACTCGTAGACGAGGATTTCCATGAAGCACATCAATATGGGCGACTACCTTATATGTTGGATAGTTTAAATACAGAACTTGAAGCCCATACCGACAATCTAGTAATGGACGGTGTTGTGCTATATCTGGGATATAATTTATTCCAGGTAACTGATACTGCAGGATCACAAATAAGTGTTTTGGCTACTAGTACTTCAGCATGGTTTAGTTGTATTTGTTTGCTGACAACTGATAGTGAGCCGAATTACACATCTGAATGGAATAGAACCTCATTTACTTTTCAGACTCCAAGTAATGTTCCGGAATCAGCTAACACCTCGAGTGGCGGTAAGCGTTTTAAAGAAGATGCCTCAGAGGTACCGGATGTAAGGTCGGATCAAGGCGGCAGGGAGGCGATTTTTTACCGTGACCGGTGGTTATACCTTCCATCGCAGGGAATATCATCCAACATCCGAAGTATACAGGCACATATGGCAAACAATCAGGATGGTGGCAATAACTATTATTTTGGACGTTCTGCTAGGATTCGCATTAAAGATGCCGGCGGAAATCCTATCATCATCAGTAAGACTTCAAGCCAAGTATTGCTTGTTGAGTATCGACTGTCGTTTGTAAGTATCTGATCACGTAGATTTGTACGGAATCGTTTTGACGCGAAGGTACCCTAGATGACAAGTCGCATTTCGATTTTTGTGAATGATTTCAATGACGATATACAGGATCTTCCGGTTATGTCGGGGAATGGAGTTGTGTCTGAAACCGGTGGGGCGTTGGTTGTATCTTCGGATGGCAACCATAACATGAACTGGAATTCATCAGGGCGCAACGGAAAATTACCTTATGTAACTGTCCCAATTATCTCAGAATTTACCAAGGTTTATTATGAGTTTACGGTAAAATCATGGACGACGACCAATCCAACTTATAGCCATTTTGTGGCAGCCTTGTTTCAGAGTGATGCCATTCTTTGGATTCTTGGATCCTCGGATGGTCTGAATTTTTGGGTGATGAAAAATTGGGGAACCGCAAGCGCAAGTATTGCGACCACATTACCCCGAAAATTTCGTTTTGTGTGGGATAGATCTAATCCAATCTCGAGTACGTTGACTGTTCAATACCAAGTTAGTGCCGACCCTTACATCTGGGCGGATATCGTCTCCAACCAGGCCATAAGTATGACGCCGATCGGGCTCGGTTTTGGTATCAAGAATACGAATACGTTTCCTGACTGTACAGTTCAATATGAGAATACCGAGATTTATGCCGAGAATGATCAATTCTCACTCTTGGATCAATGCGGTATTGAGGACTCTGTAGGAACTGGTACCGAAATTATTGGTACTGGCATTTTGTCGGTCGATAAACTACGCAATATTGACAATACTAATAGTGTTGAAGATGAGGGTTTTGCTCGTCTCGGCTTTGTACCAGCATACTGCCCATCAACCAATGATTTAGAGGGTCATCCATTTTTTTTGGATACGTTTGGTGCACCACGTCTACGAAGTGCCTTTTTATACGATGCGACACATGATCCTTGGAACAATCCATTTATTTACAATTTAGATGGCTATGGACGCGACGGTCACCATTATATTGGTGGTATACAACAAGTTACGATGGCTCCATGGGCCACGGAGGTCGTAAGTGCTGATCGCAGTTCGAGGTCTGACTTTCCCGTTCGCTCGCTTATTGTCATTTCTCAGAACGAACTAGTGATATTCGATCTGGACAATTGGCCGACATCAATTATGATGTGGATGCGTTTTAGGCTGGGCGACGCCTCCAATCAGTATCTGGTCAACAGGATCGTCGATTCGCTGCGTGCGGTCAGGATGCTCAATGGAACCCTGATGGTTGGATCCCAGGATAATGGTACAGAAAGGGGCGGGCTCTTCTGCGTGGATTTTAAGCGAACCGGAACGGACTTTTTTCTTCTTGTCCGTTCTGATGGATGGTGGAATGGAACCCTCGGGCGTAACATTACGCACCGCAACCAGACAGGTAACTGGGTCAGCCAAGGTACAGGCTTCAAGCTGGATAGCGAATACGTCCATTACATCGGTGCTGCCATCGACAACAGTCTGGCTAATCGCGAAAGGACGTGGGTAGTCGCTGGCTCAGAGGGTCTTATCAGGATTGTAGAAATCCTGGCTAATCAGCCGCAGTTTGACTACAAACCGGTTGGTACTTTGACTGGGCCTCTCAACGATCTCATCACAGGTTTGAAGTGTTCATTCTTCGACAGTGCCGGTTGGCTATGGCTTGGATGGGGATCCTATGTGTTTCGCGCGATAGCCGATTTCCGGGGAGGCGTAATAGTGATGGGCGACAATCTCGGCGGCTCCCCGGAGGGACGGCACCGTTATGTTCAACTCCTCCACCCATCGGAATTAGTTGTAGTCAAGTCTTTAACGCAAGTTAACGAGAGCATTTACGCGGCCACAAATGTAGGTGTGTACAGAATCAACAGGTTTACCATGGAGGCCTATCTCTGCTATACGATTTCCGGAGGTTTAGGGGGTGGAATGCTGAATCGGCCACCTGCCGGTGAGTTGCTCGGCGGAGAAGCTAAATACACAGAATGGGCTAAGGGCTTTGTGGTCAACCATTCTGGAAAACCCATCGGATATCTTGCAGTGGCCTCGGCGCAGACTACATTCTCCTCATCCTTACCTACGCATGGTAGCGGTGCTGTGACCCTAATCCGAACATATGACGATAGTGTGATAGACCGGCGGATACACACCGGGGTATCCTCTGGATTGACCGAAGACGGTGCCTGGTTCTTTATGCCTTTTGGCACATAAGGCAACAATGACTGTCCAGCGCATTCCAATCTACATCAATGATTTCAGTGATGGCGTACAGGACCTTCCTGTTCTATCGGGAGCTGGTTCAGTTTCTGAAACGGGTGGCGCGCTGGTCGTGTCGGCTTCCACTAGTCAGAATCTGGATTGGTGGTCGACATATCGCAACGGGAAATTGCCCTATATACCTATCTCGCTCTCGGACAACTACACTAGAATCTACTACGAATTCACCATTAGATCCTGGACGACAGCTAATACATCGGTAAGTGCGCTTGTTGTTGCTCTTTTCCAGAATGACATGACCCTTCTCTGGTTCCTCTATAGCCAGGATGGTTTAACATTCAACGTCTATAAGAACTGGAACACCAGTTCCCTTGGCAGCATTGTAACAACGCTGCCCAGAAAGTTTCGATTTGTGTGGGATCCGTACGATTTTAAAGTGACCGTACAATGTCTGACCACCGAAAGCCCGCCTACATGGACAACTGTCATGGCAGCGCAGACCATAGGCATGACACCTATTGGCCTCGGATTCAGCATTAAGAACTGGAATACTTTTCCGGCGTGTACAGCCCAGTACGAGGACACCGAGATCTACGCCGAAAATTTCCAGATGCTCGACACTGATCCCTTTGGCGGTATTGAGGACTCGCTTGTGTTTCCATCCCCCGGACCATCCGTTGGTAGCGGAGGCGGTGGTATCGGCCTAAATGGAGCGGGGCCAACCCAGGATGGATGGCAGAATAACGAGCCACTCCTTGGTTTCGAGGATGCTGGGAGGTTACTATCCGCAGGAGGCTCTCCGGATCCAATGTCGGGAATTCCGGACGGGGTGTTTATTCCGGAGCCAAGCGGGCTTGAGGACACGGTGTTCCTACCGAATGTCGGCGGGACGCCGGATTGGGTGACGGGGATACCCGAGGGTTCGATTCCGTCGAATCCGAAAGGCGGCGCGGAGGATAGTAGTTATATCGAGGCAACGGCGCCAACATATGCGAAGGAAGTTAATGACGTAGATGGGCGTGAGACACTTAGTGGGAGTAGCGTCCGCCAGGTTTATTTGTACGACGCCTCGCAGGACCCATGGTATACGCATGGAGCAGACTACTACGGGGCCGCACAGAATGGGAAGTGTTATTACAACGGGGTAGAGTGCGGTCCCGGCGCGTTCAGTGTGTCCGGCATTTTCAACGATACGGCCTGGTCAAGGCCGGGAGGCTATCTGGATGCGATCTCGACTGCGAAGGATAGCGAAATCAGCGTCCCATTATCTGGCACGGTACGTTTCACCAGTTCGGCAGCAGGTGGGTTTTCGTATACGCAGATCCGGAGCACTCTACGATGGTTCTTGACCGGCGATTTCGATATCCAGCTCGACTATAACATCGTATCGGTCGGCTTTGGCCCCGGCGACGGCGGCATCATCTTCGAGGCTTACATCGATCCAAATAACTACTTCTACGTCCGCAGGAAAATATTCGGAGGTGGCCGGTACGATAAGGATGTGAGGAATAATGGTGGTTGGACCTCATATGCTTTTGTATCTACTAGCGACACAAGTGGCAGTATGCGGCTCACCCGTACCGGCTCTGTCGTGAGGTCATATTACTGGAACGGCGCATCGTGGACACAGATTGGCAGTGACTTCACCATGACCTACAACAGGCCAATGTGGGTGAATGTTGGATACTCATTCAACCTGATCCCGACAGTGACGGTGCTTGAGGTGAGCAGATTCATAATCAATTCCGGAGCCACTACAAATCTGATCGGCTGGGCACGGGAGGTGGCCGGAACCTACCGGGGCACCTTGGCCGCTTTTCCCCCGCGTGCCCTTCTAGCCTCGTCCGGAAACGGGTTCGACATTCTTGACGCGGACACACAGAAGCTCTGGATGAGCTTTCGCAGTGCGACAAGTAATCTTGTGGGCGGAGATGCCAACTTCTACATCCGGCAGATTGTGGCCAAGGACGGTGTGCTGTTTGTGGCCTACCGCAACTTTGACTCACTGGGAACGGCCAATGGATGGGTGGCCTGGATCGATTTTACGGTGGACTCGGTACGCCTTGTGCGCGGACCGACCCAAGGTGACGGCGGGTTGATCTACAATGTCGAATTGTCAACGGGCATTTGGCCGAAAGACGCCTCCAACGGATGTATCGCTTTCAGGAATTCTGCGCGGGGTTATATGGCCTCGTTCAACGCCGACTGGGCTATGCAGCATTCGCGCGGCAATTGGTGCGACCTATTACACGATTCTGGGTTTCAGTACCGCGCGCTGGCGAACAACGGCGGCGCGATGATACAGAAATGGAAGAGATGGCGATTCGAGGGATTTGGTAATCAGAACTGGAGCACTCCGGACAAGGGTATCTCGACCAAGACCACTGCGATGAAATGGTTACTGTTTAATCCGACTACCAAGGCTCTCTATTACCATGATCGGAGCCAGCTCCATGTTGCCAATTTCGCGACTTGGAGCGCTGTTCTAAGCGGTGCTGGTGGTACTTGGATCGAAGACAATAGCTATAATCTGTCAGGAAGCGTCGATTCCAACACTGCAGTTGGCGAGGCCCAGGATAAAATGATGCTATACGATGGATATCTATGGTATCCGCGCGTAAATGGGGTATACAGGATTGATCCAGGAATCGGCATCTCCATGCTGTATTATGGCATGGTCGGATCAGGCGCCGTACAGGAAATCCTACCTGACTATACTACGGTGGCTTCGATCCACCAGTCAAGTGACGGGACAACAGCTTTTCTAGCTATAGGGATCCAGTTCATCCGTGACAAGCAATCGTGTGACCAGGTTGTGCTTGTGGATATTTCGACAGACACAATATATGGTGTAGGGGCCATTACTAAGGGCCGTACAACCTATGCGATGGCGGTGTGATATATGGGACGGGCGACCATCGCGGCATCATATTTCTGGGGCATCGTCAATCATACCATCATACAAGGAGATGGGATGGTTAGTCCCTCTCTGTCCTCTGTGACGGTGGGGGATCCTAATACGGTTCGTGTGGTATTTGATCGCACTATGTTACAGGACGGATATCTGTTACGCCTTGACAACTACGCCATCACAAAGACGGCCGATCCGACAATCGCCTTGGCGGTTTTCCGCGTGCTGTCCGTCGCCAACCGACCGGACGCAGTCGATTTGATTACACAGGACCAGGAGGCGGTCGCCTACAACTTAGTTGTGGGAATGGCTCCAGTCAGCGAACCTATCAGGGACGCTTACGGAAACCCCTTTACGCCTAGTTACATGGGTTTTACTGGCCAGGCGCCCCCGGCGACATCCTACAGTAGCCTCTATATGTTCTCAGGGTTTGAGGCCGGAATGGATGCCAAGACGGAAGAGAGTTGGGACCCCGATCTGGATCCCCCGTATCTTGCACACCTAGATCCAGCCGACGGATATATCAATGTCGACGCGAATCCGCAGATACATCTGGATATCCTGGATGCGATTAGCGGGGTTAACGAACTGTCGGTGTGGATCAAGATAAATGGGATCTATGCTTGGCTGCTCGGCATGGAGCAGCCCGGATTCACCGTGATGCGATCCACAGTCCCCATGGGCTACCGATACGAGATCAAACGCTCGCTTACGTTCGGCCCACATCAGTTGGTGTTGATCGAGGTGTATGCCGAAGATCTGGTCGGCATCCCCAACATTCTTTCGACAAGTTACTCATTTACCACAATTGGGAGCAGCCATACCCCATTCCTACGTAATTTCGATCCCACTCCTGAAATCGGCGGTGTGCCACCGTCGTACAGCTATTCGTTCGATCTGCTCGACGACTACGACGATGTAAACCCTGCCACGATCCTATTCTATGTCAATGGTGCCCAGGTTTACAGCGGAGCCACGGGACTTTGGACGGCGCCATATGACGGATACATAGGGCGCGTGGAGAATATCGATGGATATGACGGATACCATGTGCGGATCGACCATCCATCCTTCCCCAATTCTTCAAGAGTCAACATCCGAGTTGTAGCTTTCGATTTCCATGCCACAATGTTAGACCAGACCTACGGGATCTGGATTGCGCCGATGGCTTTTGCGCCGACCATTGATCCGTACGAGATTACCCTTCGCCTGTCTTTCAGTGGTGCGATGGATTCCACAGTTGTTCTTGATGCTTCGCTGTTCCGCCTTTCGGGCGGCGCTTATGTGCGGAAGGTGGATGCTCTTTCGCAATCGGAGCTACAACTTTGGGTTGAGCGCATGCTGGGACCTGGACCGTTCACCCTGACGGTGTCCAGCCTTGTTGCTGATAGTCATGGGGGACATCCAGTTGGGGACATTGTTCTGGCGGTTCCCGTATTCCATTCGGATGCCCTGTTCTCCAACAACGACGGGTTGCTGCGGTCGTGGCATGAGAATCGGCTTGTTCTAAGGGATGGACAGCGGGTGTATTTTGCTGGCCTGCGTGGAATTGATGTTCTGGACATTAGACTCGGAATGACGGCCGCCAACCGTTGGGCTCAGGTACTCGATGCGTACGGCGTGAATGCGATGTGCCTATTGGGCTCAATGGACGGATATGATTTTGCTACTGGGGCGCCCCCTGCTCTAGTAAACCCCGATCCTGCCCCGGACGTTGTCGGTGTTCCGACGGACACGGATATCCTATTCTCGGTCACCGAGACGATTATCGCAGTCGAGACGACATCGTTGGCGATCTATGTCGGAACCGCCCTCGTGTTCAGTGGCATAGGTGGCTGGGCCGGACACTGGGGTGGGCAGATCACAGTTCGCTCACGGGCGCTCGATGTCGAATTGTTCCCGCCAGAGCCGTTCGAGCCGGATTCGAGGATTCAAGTGAGGGTCATCGCCAGCGACCTGCTCGGCAACTTGTTAGACAGATCCTACACTTTTACGACAGCTGTATAGGGGACCAATAATGCCGATCACGATTCAGAACCAGAGCCCAGCCAGCGGCGCCTCGGGCGTTTCCACGACCGTCGATGTCCAGATCGACGTCGTGAGGGCGGCGCCCGTATTACTTTTGGCCGAGATCCAGATATACATCGAGGGCGATTGGGCTTTCGATGGCGGGAGCGCGACGCCTTTTCATGGTCAATACGCCGGGCCCGGCTCATTAGTGTCCCCTGTGGCGGACGGATACCGCATCATCCTGGATCGTCTTACCCCGTATCGCGAGGAGTTCGTCAACGTACAGGTGAGGCAGACCGGACAGGGTCCAGTCGGCGGCTGGTCATTTCGCGTGGGCAACAGCCCGGTTAGCGATTTCTACTTCTCCGACGGCTACGGAATCCGCAGGCTACACATGAGGCAGCTGGTGGGCGAATGGAAACCGTACGAGAACGCAAACACCGACGGCTACGCTATGCCGATCATCCTATCTGCGGCGGTCACTCCGGGCTGGCCGAGCGACAATGTGCGCACAATGACCGGGGCTCGCCCCGACGGATACCTTTTTCTCGTGTCCAGCACGGAAGATGGCGTGGCTGTCACGCAGAACGAGACGGGCGGTCTGCGAATTTATTCAGATGGCTATGACACGCTGTCTGCGCACATGACCGCGCAGGGAACTTTGTACCTGATCAACAGGACATTGAATAGGCTGGAGGTGTACTATGGAGCCGATTACAGGACACCAAACCGCCCGCCTGATTTCTTCTACGACACATCTTCCACGCCAACGCTGCTCGATGGAAATTTGTCGGCCCTCCATATTGCTGAGGGAAGGTCGACCGTTCTCGTGGGAGGGACGCGATTGTACGTCGGCTGCTCGCGATATCCCGACGGAAGCGGGGGCGGCATCACGAAGATCGAGACGTACGACGCCCAGATCGACGGCTATTCGGAAGGCCATGACGGCTACGGTCGTTCGTATACATATGGTATCGCTGGCAGCCCGACGGATTTTCCGATCCTCGGGGGCAGTGTGCCGGATGTAGTGGCGGTCGATTCCAACGAAACTGAGGGAATCCTGTTTGTTGCGACCAACGACGGCACAGAGGTCGGCGGAGGTCTTTCGCAGATGTCGATCTCCCGAAATGTCCTGCTCCTGTTCATGACCAAGGAAACCGGCCAACTACCCTCCAATGTGATCAAGGATATTGCAGCTCCATAAAAACAAATGGATGCGCCGGTGTGCGGGATGCCAGCCATGGCAATGTCGACCATTTCCGCCCCGGATGATTATCCGAGGATAGCAGAGGGGAAAACAGATGGACAATGGCGAGGCGGCCAAGCTGGCCGAGTCGGTGCTGACTCGGAAGATGGAACTAGAAAGGCAGGGGCTCAAACCGCGCCTCGTCCTGCTTGGCAACAAGGCCTTCAAACTCCTGGAGGCGGATTGGCTGGAGGCTGCCGAGGCGCTCCCTTGGGGCGATTCACTCGCCTACGAGCTGCGCATGCGCCGCGCTCAGCGTGGTACGATTTTTCTCGGCGACGGCAGCATATTCGGCCTGTGGGTGGTGAAAGTCGAAACGATCGAAGGGTTCCAGGTGTTCTGATGCTGATTCGTCTGAAAACACAGGAGGAGATCGAGGGATTCGCGAAAGCGGGTCGATTGGCGGCCAGAATTCTCGGCCAGCTGGCCGAGGAGGCCAAGCCTGGCGTTACGACAGGGTGGCTCGATAGGCTGGCCAGAGAGGCCTGCGTTGTGAGCGAGGCGGTGCCGGTGTTCCTCGGTTACCACGGTTTTCCTGCAGCCATATGCACCTCTATTGGAGAGGAACTGGTACACGGCATTCCGGGCGACCGGATCCTCCAGGAGGGCGATCTGCTGAAGATCGACATTGGCGTGGATCTGGACGGCTTCATCGGTGATACCGCTAATACTATCAGGGTCGGAAGGGCGCAGTCAGACGATCTGGACAGGATGTGCCTCGACTGCCACACGGCGCTGCTGCGTGGTATTGCGGCCGCTAGATCGGGGTGCGATTTAGGCGATATTGGCGAGGAGATCAGTTGTGTCGCACGGCAAGGAGGCTGGAAGGTTGTTGTCAACTACGGCGGCCACGGCTTGGATCGCGGGGTGCTCCACGCGGATCCATTCGTGGACAACGTCAGGGCACGCACACTCCGGCTTCGTCCTGGCATGGTGCTTGCTATCGAGCCAATGTTCGTTGCGGGACTCAATGCTGATACCAAGTTGGCTGCGGACGGGTGGACGGTGCTTGCAAGTGGTCCAACGGCACATTTTGAATACAGTATTGTGGTCTCCGAATTTGGGGAACCACGTATCCTTACGAAGATGGGGGAAGAATGAGTAGACCATTGTTTGTCACGTTCGAGGGAGGGGAGGGTTCGGGGAAAACCACACAGTTGGGGCTGCTGTCTGCCTGGATGGCCAAGCTCAATATTCAGCACGTGGCGACGAAGGAACCAGGATCGCCGCAATTGGGGGAGTGCGCGAAAATACGACAGTTACTGCTCGATCCTTCGAACGATCTCACGTCGTCGGCGGAGCTCATGCTTTTCCTCGCTGATCGCTCTCAGCATGTGGAAAAGCTGATCCGTCCCAGCCTGGCCATGGGACTTCATGTGATCTGCGACCGGTATGTCGATTCGACAAGAGTCTACCAAGGAGTCAGTCGGGGGATCGGCAGAAGTAGGCTCGACCCTATGCTCGAGTTTGTCACCGGTGGCCTGATGCCGGACCTGACATTTGTTTTCGATGTGCCGCCCGAGGTCGGCCTGGAGCGCGCCAAGGCCAAAGGGGCTGGCGGGGACCGTATAGAGCGAGAGGCGATCGAGTTCCACATGAAAGTCAGACAGGGGTTCCTAAAGCTGGCCGGTACCTTGTCCGAACAGGGCAGGATCGTTCTCATCAACGCCGCGCCGCCCAAGACGGTGGAAGCCATTCACGCGGAGGTGGTTGCCCACATGTCCAGGAAACTCTGGGTCGACGAGCCGACCGAGCAGGAGACGGACAAGGATGAGTAATACCTGTATCGTGGTGTGCGACAAAAAGTACGATATCGGGACGCGTGTCGTCCTTTGGGGTGAGCCGGGCGGTCTGTGCGCCTACGACACCAAGGCGTACGAAACCCAGGATCGCAAAACTGGGGAGATCGTGGTGGTTAAGGGGAAGCGGTACAAGTCGAGGCTCGCGCTCGGCGGAACGCCGAACCTGGAAAAGCTGAAGAAGATCGTGTGGCAGTTTGCTCTTCACCACTCCGGCCTGTACAGGTCGCGGGACACCTACGACACCCTCCAAGAACGTGGATTGTCCGTCCATTTTATACTGGACGACGATGGTACCCTCTACCAGTGCCTCGATGTGCGCGAGCGCGCCTACCACATCGGGGGCAACAACGCCATGTCGATCGGCATCGAGATCGACTCTCGCGCTGCTGCCGGAAAATACCCTGACGCCTATGACGAGGTCCACCAGAAGAAGTACAAGGTCGGCCCGCGTAGAGTCAAAAGCGACACTATCCACGGCATGAAGATGAAGGGGTTCGAATACACCGACGGCCAGTATGCCACGCTGGCCAAGCTGGCTAAGAAACTGTTGGAGATCTTCCCTCTCATCCGGCCGGATTTTCCACGCGGCGCCGACGGAAGTGTCATTAAGATGGAGCTGAAGGATCCCAAGGCGTTCAAAGGTATCATCTGCCATTACCAGGTAACCAGTACCAAGATTGATCCTATCGCGTTCGACTACGACCGGTTCCTGATAGGCATCGGTACCAACAAACTTGCCGTATCCGGCGGCGGCGGGGAGGAGCCGGAGGTCGAGACAGAGGAAGCGGTTCTGCCGCCAGCGGACCTGTCCACTTGGCTCGCGAGGCAGAAGGCTCTTAAGGCACTCGGCTACGATCCCGGAACTGTGGACGGCGTATTTGGGCCACACACGAAGGCCGCACTTCAGGCGTTCCAATCGGATCAAAGTCTCGATCCTGACGGAATCTGGGGCCCGAAGACCGAAGCCGTCATGCTAGCCACTATGGGGGAATAATGCGGATTAAACTGGCCGGATTCAACATGGACATCGAGTTGGTCGGCAAGTTGGCTAACCTTACATCCGATGTCCTGACCCCCGAGACCATCTCGGCCGCCTATGCAAGGATCAGCCGTGATCCGAGGCCGGTTGATGAGCTGCGCCAGGCGGCCATCGATGATGTTATCAAGGCGCGCGCCTCTAATGAGCAGATCGTTTTTGGCCTTGGCCACGCCTCGGTCGCCGAGCATGCGGTTTTCAATTTTGACATCATGGGTGTGTCCCGTTTGGCCATAGAGGCTGTTGAGCATGCTAGGTTGGTTAGTTTTACAGAAAAATCACAGCGCTACGTCAAGCTTGGCGAGGAGTTCGTAATGCCGCAGGAGGTTGTGGAGGCTGGTCTGGCGGAGCGTTTCCGGACCCTCGTAGCCGAACAGCACATGGCCTATATCGAGATCTTCAAGGCGATCTGCGACTATCTCCTGTCCAAGGCGCCAGGCGCCACAAAAGAGGAACAGAAAGCCATCGAGGGGAGAGCCAAGGAAGACGCGAGATATGTCACATCGCTGGCAATCGAGGGACAGCTCGGGATGACCTGTAACGCTCGGAACCTAGAGCATATGATCCGCCGCCTCCTGTGCCATCCGCTCCACGAGGCCAAAACTATAGGCGCGCTTCTCTACAGCGAAGCTCACATGGTGGCGCCATCGCTTCTCCGGTACCTGGAACCCACGCGGGAGAATCTTCAGGCGATGCTCGATCTTCGCAAATTGGCGCAGGAGGTCTCAGCACCTGTGAAGGAGGCGGGATGGCCGGAGAACGGCGATTCGCCGGTGAGACTGCTGTCCTGGGACGATGATGCTGACGTCAGGGTGATGGCGGCGCTAATTCATACCCATACAGGACTGGACATCGACAAGTGCGAACAGTGCGTCTGCTGCCTGGAACCGGAGCAGGAAGGCCGACTTCTCCAGGCTGTGTTCGGATCACTTCAGTCGTGGGATGCGGTTCCGCGAGCTTTCGAACTCGCGGATTTCCAGTACGAGCTGGCCGTATCCGCGTCCTGTTTTGCCCAGCTGAAGCGGCACCGGATGGCTACGCTGTTACCACAGGGATACGATCCTTTCCTAGGTTACACGGTTCCCTCCTCTGTGCTGGATTCCGGTATGGAGGATAGGTTCAAGGAGATTATGGACGCGAGTGCGGCCATGTGTGGCGAGTTGAGACGCCGAGGATTTCCATCTGCCGCTCCCTACGCACTCACACAGGCGCACAGGCGACGCGTTGTCGTCAAAATGAACGCTAGGGAGCTGTACCATTTCAGCAGGCTGCGCCAGGATCGCCATGCGCAGTGGGACATCCGCGCGGTGGCTGACTTGATGGTTACCGCAGCCAAGAAGGCCTGCCCGCTGACGATGTCCCTTGCTTGCGGCAAGGACGAGTTCGAATCCCAGAAGGCGGCGGCCTTGGCAGAGGAAACATGAGTATTTTGGCGAAAATCCTAGAAATGGCGGGGAGATACGAGTCCATAGTGTTGTGGTTGCTTGGGAATTTTCCGCCAATTGTCGACCAACTCTCTGTTTTGTCGATATTCTTTTCATAGCGCGGGAGGAAACCATGGGCAAAGTCCTGGAGTTCGAGTTCGATGGCGGGGGAATGTTGCGCTTCGAGCTTTTGGTGGACGGCAGGCTGATCATCCGTCTTCAGGCCGCGCATCCAGGCGAAGGGTTGAAGATCACCTCCACCTCGGTCGCGGTGGACCCAGGAAAGGTCGAGGTGATCCAAGCTTGGCTCGCCCGAGGAGGTGCCGAATGAGCTGGACTGCCGACAGGGAACGGCTCCAAGCTGAGGTGCGCAAGCTGGACCCGGCCATCCGTCTCACGACGAAGAATTCGTGGTTTTGGAAGGTGTTGGCCTGGATCCTGTTCATCATGAGTTTCGGTAAGTTTAAGTACAAGGATTTCCTTACCCGTTTCGCTACCACACTGGGCCATGTCCAGGCCTATCCGAAGGAGTGGAATACGGCATCAGTCGAAAGGGTGATGATCCACGAGAGTCGCCATAGCTGGCAGGCCAGGATTTGTGGATTTGGCATCCATCCCATAGTCGGTCTGCCAATCATGGCCATCCTTTACGGTTTCCTTCTTTTCCCTGTGTTGCTGGCGGTCTTCAGGGTCTGGTTTGAACTCGACGCCGACAGGGCGTATTGGCGTTACGGCCTGGCGAACAGAACCATGAGTGCGGACGGGGTGCGTTGGCGCGCGCAATCGTTCGCTGAGACGATCTCCAGTCCGGCATACATGTGGTCCATTTGGCGCAGATTCGCAGTATGGTGGTTCGGGCGCACAGCAGAGAAGGTGATCGCGGAGCGATCGAACATATGAAGACATACGACCTGGCGGTTGTCGGAGCCGGGCTTGCCGGTACCATGGCTGCGGTTGCCGCAGTCGAAGCCGGTCTGGACACCGTGGTGCTCGAAAAGGGGCATGGTCCGGGTGATCGCCGCAATTTGGTCAACGGATGGCTAGGACGGGCGCTGTACACAATGACCCGTCTCGATGTCGGAAACATCTGCCTCGAACCAAGAAGTGTGGCTGCGTTCAATACGGTGTTTGAGCTTTGCCGTGACGCCAACGGTGGAAAGCTGGAGAGGCACTTGGGCGGCAGTCACATCCTATCCGAGGATCTTCCCCTACAGGCGCTTGCGAGGTTGTATTACTCTGCCGACGCCGAGTGTGGCCGAGAACTGGCACAGCGCCTCCACAAGCGGCTGCTTGTGCCGGGGAAGACCGATCTCCTGTTTGGAGCCGAGGTAGAACGCGCGGAATGGGATGGGAGCCGTTTTTTGCTCCACACTAGGCGCGGCAGGTTGGCGGCCGCGCGATGTATGGTGGCAACAGGTGGACATTCGGCCGAATGGATTCGTCTCCTTTGCGCGTCGGTTGGCATTGAACCTGCCGCCGCCCATGCCAGGCTCGGGGTTCGGGTTGAGGTGCCCGAGAGACTGCTCCGCACGTTCCTCAGGGTGGCAGGCGATCTCTGCTTGTCCAACGGCGACGTTGTGATGGACGACATGAGAGTCGGCTCCATGGTCGGCGATCGCGAGGATGAGGGGCTCTTGTCGGCGTTTGCCCACACGCTGTCGGGTCACCGAGCTGAGCGGATAAGTTTTATGGTCAGCCTGGATTTCGGGACGGATCTCTCCGAATTGGCTAGGATCGTCAGGATTGTGAACATCCTCTCGAACGACAAGGTAAAGCGCGAGAGGGCGGCGGATTTCGTGGACGGCCACAGTGCCCTGAAGCATGTAGAGCAGTTCGACCCCGTGCGCGCAGCGCTGCGGGATCTTGATCGAATGGTGCCCTCCCTCCTTGGATACGCTACTGTCTATATCCCGGAGATGAGGATCGGCGGGGTTCTTCCGGTCGATGAGAAGATGAGAACAGCTTTCTC